ATTTCATAGTTATAATTATATATTTGATAAAAATTCCTCTTAGTATTATAATAAGATAGTAATATTCTTTATTTAGTGTGAGAGGAGGTGTTATCATCTATGAATAAAAGTTTTAAAGTTAGGATATATCCAAATAAGGAGCAACAGATGTTGTTAGAGAAAACATTTGGAGCATCTAGGTTTGTGTATAATCATTTTTTGAAGTTAAAGAGTTATTTATATCAAGAGTTCAAGATTAAGATTACTTATAATCATACTTCAAAAATGTTGACAGAGTTGAAAAGACAAAAACCGTGGCTTAGAGTTCCTGATAAGTGGGCATTAGGTAACGCTTTAAAAGACTTAGATACTGCTTATACAAAGTTTTATAAAGGTGCTGGATATCCTAAATTTAAGAGAAAAGGTGATAAAAACTCTTATCGTACTAATCAACGTGTTAAAATAGATAATCGATATATAACAATTCCTAAGGTTGGTATGATGCGTTTTAGAGACAGTTATAAATTAGAAGAATGTAATATTACTAAAATTTATAATATCACGATTTCTAAGACACCTAGTGGGAAATATTATGCTAGTATATCAGCTGAAGTTAATATTGAACATTTTGAGAGAACCAATCAAAGTGTTGGCATTGACTTAGGTTTAAAAGATTATTTAATTTTAAATGATGGTGAAAAGATATATAATCCTAGAATATTAAAGAGTCTTGAAGATAAGTATAGAAGATTAGCTAAAACACTTTCTAGAAAAGTTAAGGGTTCTGTTAATTATCAAAAAGCTAGAATTAAGTTAGCTAGGTTTCATGAGAAAATCTTAAATATGAGAAAAGATTTTCTTCATAAGTTATCAACTAAATTAGTTAGAGCATATGACATTATTTGTGTGGAGGATTTATGCTTTAAGGCTTTTATGAAGACTAATAAAGCTAAAGCATTTCAAGATGTTGCACATTCAGAATTTATACAAATGTTAGAATATAAAGCTGAGTGGTATGGAAAGGTTATTTCGAAAGTAGATAGATTTTATCCATCATCACAGTTATGTTCTAATTGTGGTTATAAGAATTCTGTGGTTAAGAATCTCAATATTCGTGAGTGGACTTGTCCTGTATGTGGTACACATCATGATAGAGATATTAACTCGGCGATTAATATTCTGAATGAAGGATTAAGAGTTTTAAATTCTTAGATATATAATTATAACCGTGGGACACATGGGGTTAGCCTGTCGTATCTGAATTCCAATGCTTTTATATTAATGTGTAAAAGCAAGTATTCTTGGGTAGGAACTTCAAATGATTTAAAGTCATTCGAGGATGTCAGAGGATTGGTGATGGTGACTACGACCATGTTGATATCGTAATGAATAGTTATGATGATGCTATTCAGCATGGAAGACGTTACATGGATTTAACATATTAATATTGTTATACAACTAAATAAGAGTAATAAGTACTTTAGATGACTTTTAGAGGTATGGTGCGTTGACATCATACCTCTTATTTTTTGAAAAAAAAATAACTTAACAAAACTTTACAACTTAATATAGATATGGTATACTATAAGTGTGGTAAGGGTGGTAATAAAAGGAGAATAGAAATGAAAAACTTTAAAATTTATGCTGTTAGTGGTGAAGATAGTTCCAAATATGAAATTTCATTGAATGAGTTAGTTACTAAAGGCAACTACACAGAAGATGAAGTTTGTAAGTTATTAGATTACATTGAATCTACTAAGTACAAAACTTTCAGATGGAAGTTAGTGCATAAGGATTCTATTCATGCTATGGATGGCGATGGGATTCAACACTATTTAGTAGATTTAAAATAATGTGTTATAATATAAGGAGATATAAAAATGAAAAAGAGCATATATAACTATCATAATTTTGTAGCTTTAAATATGGCAGAAGTTGAAGACTTTGTTAATATCCATGATGATGGGTATTGGGATTGTGAGCCTGTTAAGGTAGATGCAGATGTCTATGGGTTAGTTAAGGGTAGACATGCTATGCCTGTTACTGAGTATATTTTTGATGAAATTGAAGATATGTTCAATTTTGGTAAGTTAGAGATGGTTGCATTTAATAGTTTAGTTAAGACATCTGATACTCTTGTGTTGTATGTAACAGGCTTAACAGTAGCAACTGTAGCTGTATTAAATATGGCTAAAAAGTTAGGCTATAAAGATGTAGTGTTAAAACATTACAATCGTGATAATGGCTTGTATGAGAGTCAATGGGTATACTAGGGGGTAATAGTTATGGATGCAATTAATATGGTATATGGTATTTATCAGAATGGTGTTTCTGTTGGTTTTCTTTCTCATGATAGTTTTGCTGAGTTTTTCAAAGATGTGTGTATAGATTTAGTATGTCCGTCTGAAGAAAGAGAGTATATTACTGATAAAGTTAATATAGGTGTGAATTACTTTGAATTTGGTAAGTTTTTCTCAGATGAGGATGGTACTACATTATATAGAGTTGTGGGTAAATTTCCTAAGCGTGATATGGAAGCATTAGGGAAAGAGTTTTATTTCAATAGAGGTCAATAGTGAATACTGTTTTAAATCTTGTAAAGTGGTTAACTTCAAAATACAAAATTAAGGGGAATGAGGTTAGTGTTGCTGAAATTTTATATCATTATTTTAGTGATAAAGATTATAGTAACATTAATACTACATTAGATATCAAAGAGATAGTATCTTATTTGGATACTATCTCTTTAGAATATGATTGTTTATTAATAGGGAATGTATATCAATCATTGTTAGATGCTAGTCATAGACATAGTAATGGGGTTCATTATACACAAAAAGAAGATATACATAGAATCATAGATTATTTATTTTATAATGATTTGTTGGGTAGAGTTAAAGATTCAGATGCTAATGTATATAGCGATATAAGAGATTTAGTTTTCTTTGACCCTGCGTGTGGTTGTGGTAATATCTTAGTATATATTTATCACTTGTTGTTAAGTATTCAGCATGATGGTAATTATTCTGATTATATTAAACCTAATAATTTCTATGGGATAGAGTTAGATAATAGGTCAGCTTATATAGCTAGTTTATCATTATCTTTAGAGTATTATAGGTTTAGTGGTGAATTAGTTTCATGTGATACGATTACATGTGCTGATTCCTTGAAAACAGATTGGGGTAGTGTTGTACCTAAGGACAAGTTATCATACATCGTAGCTAACCCACCATTCTTAGGCTCTTCTAATATGAAGAAAGCATTAAAGAGAACAATAGAAGATAATTTCTATAATTTTGAAGGTAGAGATGGGTTAGACCTTTGTTGTTTTTGGTATATAAAATCTGCAGAGTTTATTCAAAATAGTGATATCAGAGCATCTATATTGTCTAGTGATTGTGTAGTTCATGGCACTATCTTATATAATACTTTCAACTATATTAAGTCACGATGTCATATTTATTATGATTTTATGTATGATACATTTGAGTTTAAGTCTTTAGAGACTTATTGTTGTGTATTGGGGTTCTCTTCTAAAAAGAGTGATAAACTTAAATACTATATTGATAGATATGGTAAAACTCATACGTATAGTAAACTAAATATTTATGGCTTAGGTACTGATAAAGATATTTTAGTAAGACCAAAGTGTGACATTAGTTTGAATCCTGTTAGTATCTTAGGTAGTTCAGATGTATATGATACAACTCATGTGTTTTCTAGCGAAGAGCGAGATGTCATTTTAGCAGATAATTCATGGTTAGAGAAGTATTTCATACTAGCAATTCGACAAGATTTTATATGCTCTAAGTGTAGTGACTATTATGTGTTTGATATTAATAGTTTCTTAGTTACTAATACAGTAGATTCTGTTTCACATATAGGTAGTATATATAAGATTGTTAAAGAGTATATGGATAGTGGGCGTAGCACTATTTATAAGGCTAGGAGTTTTAAAGAGTCTTGTTTTTGTATACCTCGGTTTATTTGTGATAATGATTCCCTTTTATCTTTTAGGTTATATGAGGGGAATTCTGAATTTCTAGGTAGTCATATGAGTTTTATACTAGATTGTGATTATGCATATCTTGCAATTTTATTATCAGATGTGTATTTAACCTTTATGAGGAAGTTCTGTAGTACATCATTTGGGAATATTAATTATAACAAGGATTTTCATAGTAGTTTTTATATTCCTAAACTTGATGATAATAGTAAGGAATTACTTAGAGATAGTTTTAAAAAGATTTCTAAGTTATTAGAGAGTTATATTCAAAGTGGTATTACTGTAAATAGTCTACAAAATGATATTCCTGATGATTTAATGGCTCTTCTTAAACATAATAATGATATTGTTAGGGATGTCTATGGTTTTAAATCTGATTCTGACTTAGGGTTAGGTGTATATAACTTATATCTTGATAACATGTAATATAGATTGGAGATACTATGTTTAGTATCTCTTTTTCTTATGTCATAATGCATTATATATAGAAGAAGATTTAATAGATATTATATTCATGGTACATGGTGGTATAAATGGTAATTTTGACTAAGAAAACAAAATATGACTCTATTCTAGAGGGTGTAAAGGATGTTGTTAATGAGACAGTCATGGGTGATTTACGTAAGATTGGTAATAGCAAAACATTTACTCCTTTGAAAAGGGTATTAGGGGGTAAATTCTATAATGTAGAGACAGGTTTTAGAGTTCATAAGATTAAAGATGGTACATATACATTAGATGTAGAGTATTATGTTGAAAATCATGATTTAGATGCTAGGCTTAATCTTATTGTAAGGTGTGATGGTACGTTTACCTCAGAAGATAAAATGAATGGTACGACAACTATTGTTGCTAAACAGATTATAGTACAAGAATTGGATGCACCTGTAACTACGTTAAATACATTTAAACCTTTTAAAGTTAAATGTGACATAACTGCAGTCAAAGATTTACAATTTGTTTCAACTGATTTCAAATCTGTAGCTGAGAAAGTTATTATTACATTATTTGATGAAGTATTAAAAAACAAAGATTTAGATACTAAACTTGCTAAAAGCACAGGGAATGCTAAAGGTTTCAGTACTGTTAGGGAATTTATGTTAGTATCGTCTAGGTAATAGATATATGGCTGACGAATATGGTAAAGATTGGCGATATCAGTTAGAGAGACAGCATAGTGTAAATAATCCTGTTATTGTCAATGAAGATATAGAATTACAGAGGAGAATGTTTTGGGAATCTGCGTTGCACACTGGTATTACAGTAGATTTTTATAATTGTAAGTATGAAAAGCAAGATTTCAATCAAGACTTAAATCTCATGTGGGACGATGCAATACGCTTGCCTGTTATTTTTGATGATGCTCCTAAAGTTAAGGTATTAAAAAATCTTGGGTGGTATACTGAGGATGATGAACGTCCTGAATTAGTGTATTTACCAATGTATAAAGATTGGATGACTAAAGAACTGTTAGATGTCAAAGAAAATTCTATTATTAGGTTGTATTACTTTGGTGGCATTAATACTGCAGATTTTAGGGTTACTGATAAGAAGATGGATAGTGTGTATGGTGTATATTGGGTATGTAAATTAGCACCTGAGCGTATGAATGATTTTACTATGGTTGAATTGAATGGTGAGCATTTCTTAAAACGTAGTGAGGTTAGACCTAGACATACAGAGTATATGACTAAACAGTTAGAAGATGGGTATAGTTCTGATTATGAAAAGTCCTCTGACTTTAGGACATATGAACACGATTCTTATGTTAATCAAATAGTTGATAATGACGACACAGAAGGTTCTGCAGATAGTATTAATTTTGCTAATACAGAAAGTAATAATGTAGGATATACTGAGGCTGAGGATAATATGTCTACGACATTTGGTTCTGTAGAAGGTAAAAAGTATATTGATAATTATGATATCATAGAAGATTACAAAGTACCTAAGAAAGATAAAAATACAAAGAGTAGCGATAAGGTTCGTGGTGGTAGATTTAATGTAAATTGAGGTTAATTTTTAATTATGAAATATAGTAGTGATTTAATCGTAGAATCTTTACGAAGTCAATTAAATAATGATGTAATTAATGAGGCTAAGGTAGTTACCTTTGATGGTAAAGTGAATCCTAACTTTGGTCATGCTGTTATTATGGCTGGCGGGGCAGGGAGCGGGAAGGGTTTTGCTTTAAAAAATGTAATTATGTTGCAAGGTAAGACCTTTGACGTTGATGAGTTGAAACAGTTATATGTTAAAGGTGCTAAGAGTGGTATCTTTGATGATGAACGTAATGGTGATTATAATTTTAAAAACCCTGAAGACGTATCTTTATTACATCAAAAAGTAAAAGATTTAAAACTTAAAGATAAGAGGGAAGAGACTTTCTTTAAATCTGTAATGTCAGATAAATTACCTAATATCATTTTTGATATTACTGGCGATGAAGAATCTAAGATTACAAACATAGCTAAGATGTGCAAGACTATTGGTTATAAAGTTTCCTTAGTGTGGGTTGTAGCTAATAGGGAAGAAGCTTTTATTAGGAATATGAGTCGTGATAGGGTTGTACCTGATACGATATTCCATTCTACACATAACAATGTAAAATCTTCAGTATTTAGTTTCTTAGAAGGTCAGGGTGCTAAATTCTGTGATTATGCATGGATTGTATTTAGTTCTGGTGCTAATGCAAAAGAGTTATCTGCAGAAGAGAAGAAAGCATTAGAGCAAAATAGGGTTATTGCACTAGAAAAGAAAGGTACTAAGTTTGTTGTGCCTGATAAAGTATATCGTAAAGTAATGGTTGTAACTGGTAGGAATGAAGTAGACCCTAATGCTCCCAAGAATTACTTGAGTCAAGACGATTTCAGAAAAGACTTTGATAATAAAGTAAAAGCTGTGCGTGGTGGTTCTATGGTGGTACGAAAACAGAGTTTTTAATAGAGGTATCAAATGAAGATACTGAGAAGTGTTGTTGAGATGGAACATATAGATGGCATCTATATAACAGTTTCTCAACATATGTTTAAATTAGGTTCTAAGAGAATACAGAAAGAATTAGGAAGTCAGTATTATATGGACTTCCTAATCTTTATGGCTGTAACTCTTGCTAAAGAATTTGAACGTGCAATAGATACTCAGAGGTATAAAGGTACTAAGTGGGCGCCGCTTTCCGTGTCTTATTTAACATATAAGAAGAGGATGGGTTTCTCATTAAATACGTGGGAAGCCACTGGGTATTTGAAAAATAATATCACTATATTTAAGAAGTTTAATAACTTTATAGCTGTAGGTTTTCAACAAAAACAAGTATATCCCAATAGTGGTGTACAAGTGAATATGATTGCTAGATATGTTGAATACGGTACAAATAGGAATACTATAAACGGTAAAAAAACTATGCCACCTCGTCCTTTATTTAGACCAATAGCTAGTTATATCTCTAAACATATATCTAGGTATTATAAGATGTATTTAAAAGAATTAGATAAGATTAAAAACAATAGAGTACCTTATCTATATCTTAGGAATAAGAAGGTTTTAAAATCTTCTAGGGGTAGAAGGTAACTACTTAACAAAACTTTACACCTATATATTTATATGTTATACTATGGGTGTAAGGTTAGATTAATTTATGAGGTGCATTATGGATAAACAAAAATTAATTTTAGAAGGATTAAAACAAGATTCTATAAATGAAGCTAGTTTAGGTAGATTATTTCAACATATCGGTAAAGACTTTATTGTATTTATTACGTCTGATAGACAAGTATTGGATAAATCAGAAAACAGTAAACGTAGAAAAGAGTTAGAAAAGTATATTCGTTTAGCTGGATTTGGGTATAATAAAGTAGTTGGTAGTTATAAAGAAGAGGAAACAGGGGATACTAAGAAAGAGAATTCTTTTGTTGTCTATGGTAAAGATGAAAAGAATATGCTTAAAGTGTTTAAACGATTAGGCGAGAAATATGAGCAAGATTCTATCTTGTTTATTGATTTAGAAGGTAACGCATATCTTTTATATACCTATGGTAGTAATAAAGGTGAAAAAGATAAATTAGGTAAATTCCGTGTTGGTATTGTTGGTGACTACTATTCCACTATAGGTAAAAAAGGTTTCAGATTTGAGGTAGATGAATCTTATCAAAAAGAAAGTTTCACTACTTTTAGTGGTATGTTGCACGAGAACTTCATGAAGTTTGTTAATAAATATGAAGATTTTGATATTAGATGGGAAAATAGATAGATGCATAGTCCTTTGTATCAATATGATTTGGCTATGTATGATAGGATACATAGCTTATATGATGAAGTGTTCTTCGCTGATGTAGATGAACAGTTCATAGCTAATGCAAGGGAACATCAAGGGAAAATAGTAATGCCCTTTATTGGTATTAGTAGACTTCCTGATTTCTCTGTGAATTATGAATTTTATAATGATAGTCAAGTGCGTAGAGGTTGGTCGAATCAGAAGGCTAGAGATGAAGAAGGTGTAGAGTTTAGAGGTAAGAGAGTTATGGTACATTCTTTACCTGTAATGCTACAATATCAGATAGACGTATATGCTACTAAACGTGATGTATGTGATGGTCTGATTTCTGAGTTGTTAATGGAATTTTCTGAAAGACCATATCTACGTGTTCAGTTCATGGATATTGGTGACCATGTACAAGAGTTTCAAATAGCACTAGAAGATGGTGTAAGTGATAACACGGATGTAAGTGGTTTTGCTGAGACGAATCGTTTTTATCGAAAATCAATTACAATTAATATTGACCATGCATATATCTATAGGGTAGATAAAGCATTTGAGATTGATAAGGTTGTTATTGATATTCATGATTTACCATTAGATGAAAAAGATTTAGATAAGATTAAACCTAATAATGGCTCTAATAATTCTTCTAGTCAAGATTTCAATACAGATGGTATTAGTCCTGGTGTTAGGACTAGGGATGAATTAAAATTAGCGAATGAAGAGTCACCAAATAACCACTTAAAAGTTTAATTTAAGAGGAGATTTAACTTATGGGAAAGTATGTTGAATACTATCAGCAAGACGTAGTGGAGTTACATGATGCTGATATATTATCTAAAGTTTTGACAGTAGATGAAACGGTTAATGATACTGTGGTTAGTTCTTTTGATGTTGTTTATAAGAGTGATTTTGATAGATTACTTAGACTATATAACTCATTAGTCAGTGGTATTCAAGATGGTAATCTGTGTCATGATTTCCATTATAATGTTGATAATATTAAATAATGGTAAAGCTATACACAATATAAGTGTATAGCTTTTTATATATAGTACTTGAAAACATTAACAATAAATATCTGTATATACTAAAGAAATATTCTATGTACAAAAGATGGGTAAAGTGAATAACTTATATTATAATATAAATTATTATCCGTTTTTGGGGGTATGTAATGGCTACACTAACAATGTTAAGTCCAGGTGTATACATGAACGAGGTTGACAAAAGTCAATATACTACAGACTCCTCTACTTGTATTATCGGTATGGTAGGTGGTGCTAGGTTCGGTCCTGTTGGTGTACCTACTTTGATTTCTTCACAACAAGAGTTAATTAAAACTTTTGGCGAACCTGTTGAAGGTGAGTATGGGTTATATAGTGCTTTAATGGCATTGACTCATGCTAGTCAAGTAATTTATACTCGTGTTGTACGTGGTGGCACAAAAGCTACTTCTGGTAAGATTGGTACTGATAAAGTTCTTTATCGTTCCGCTGTAATTGGTGAGGCTAGTAATGGTCTTAAAATCACTCAATCTGCATTGACTGGTGGTAAATTTACAGTTACTGTTAAAGACTCACAGGATGTAGAGAAAGAAAAGTTTGAAGATTTGACTTTGACTTCCTCTGAAGAAAACTTTGTAGAAGCTGTAATTAACGCTAAGTCAAAATTGATTCGTGCTGAATTACAGACTACAGGTAGTATCGAGGCAAAAGACTTTGTGTTAGGTGACGCTGTAAAAGGTGGCAACACTGGTTCTAATGCTCACGCTGGCAAAAAGGGTACAAATAAAGTACTCTTAGAGTCAAAATACTTTGATTCTAAATTAAATGGTTGTTCAGCTATTTTTAGTGCTATTGAAGAGTTCACTCAAACATTTAATGTTCGCATTGTAGATGAGAATGGTAATGTGGTTGAGCAATTCAGTACACTATCTCTAGACCCTAAATCTCCACGATTTGTTGAGACTATTATTAATAATGGTTCTATTCGTGTGAATGCTAAAGTTGATACTGACTCATCTGTTACATATCATGAAGATACATTAATCTTCAGTGGTGGTGATGATGGTATTCTTGGAATTACTGCTAGTGATATCATTGGTGACGTTTCTGGTGGTGGGTTACAAAGTTTCTCTAACCCTGAGACTGTTACTATTGATGTATTGACTGCTAGTGGTTGGAGTGATGCTAGTGTTATTAAGGCTGGTTTGAGTATTGTAGAGAACCGTGCTGATTCCATTTTCCTTGTAGACCCACCTTTTGGTATGAGTGTACAAGAAATGATTAATTGGTCTAATGGCAAGGGTTCTTATACTAATCAAAACGGTTTGGATACTTCTTATGGTGCTTTATATTGGCCGTGGTTACAAATTAGTGATAACTTCACTAATAAAAATATTTGGCTACCACCTAGTGGTTTTGTAGCTGGTCAATACGCATATAATGATAAAGTAGGTTTCCCTTGGTTAGCACCTGCTGGTTTAAATCGTGGTAGAATTACTAAAGCTATTAATACAGAGTATTCACCTACACAAGGTGAACGTGATGCTTTGTATGGTCATAGGAATGTGGTAAACTGTATCACTAACTTTATCGGTCAGGGTATTGTTATTTGGGGCAACAAAACTTTATTACGTCAACCAACTGCATTAGATAGGGTTAATGTACGTAGGTTGATGAGTTTCTTGGAACGTAGTATCGCAGCGAAGTCTAGGTACTTTGTATTCGAGCAAAACTATGATGCTACATGGGAGCGTTGGAAAACTCTTGTAGAACCAGTTTTGATTAAGTGTGCTACACATACACATGATTAAATTTATGAGTAAGTAGCACGTATAGTCCGCATATTTGGCAACAAGTGTGTGCCGAATGGTAACATTCGGAGATTCATTGAATTGCTGGGAACTCCTAAAGCTCAAACAACTACAACATAAGTTCTTGTATAAGAATTAAGCGTGAATGTGGCAAAAGCAGAAAAAATGTTTGAGATGGTATAAGGTGAAATAAAAGCATATCTCTTAGTGAGGTATGTCCTAAGTACTGTGATAATGGACAATCAGCATCCAAGCACGAAAGTGAAGGTTCAACGACCATCCCGAAAGGGAGTACACTATAAGCGATTGATAGTGGAAGTGGTGAAGGTCTTTATTGATAAAACGATAAAGATTAAGATATGGTCTGTGCTTGTATGAAAGTACAAGATGCACGTAGTGGTGCTGGCTAAGTGGTAGCGTACTTAGTTGAACAATCGTCCTTTTAAAATTTCATAGTTAAAATTATATATTGAGAATTTATATCTCCTTTGGTATAATAAGTATTATATAATATTTATTAGTATGAGGGGAGGTGTGACATCGTTGAATAAGAGTTTTAAAATTAGGATATATCCTAGTCAAGAACAGATTAGATTAATAGAACATACATTTGGTTGTGTTCGATATGTTTATAACTATATGTTAAATTTAAAACAAAAATTATATAAGTTTTTTGGAATTAATTTAAGTTATAATAATTCTTCTAAAGTTTTGACTGAGTTGAAGAGATGTAATGATTGGTTATGTGGAATAGATAGTCGTTCTCTTCAAGGTTGTATTAAAGACTTAGATAGTGCATATCAAAGGTTCTTTAGTGGTCAAGGTAAATATCCTAAGTTTAAGTCTAAGAAACGAAGCAAAAACTCGTATCGTACTAATAGTATTGCTGTTAGATTAGACATTGATGGTCGTACAATCAAGATTCCTAAAGTTGGTATTATTAGATTTAGAGATAAAAGTAAGTTTAGTGGTGTTACTAAGATTTACAGTATCACTATCTCTAAGTCAGCTAGTGGAAAGTATTTTGCTAGTATATCAGCAGAAGTTAATATCGAACATTTTGAGAAAACCAATCAAAATGAGGGCATAGACTTGGGATTAAAAGATTTTGCGATTTTCAGTAGAGGTGAAAAAGTAAAGAATCCTAAATTCTTTATTCATGCTCAAAAGAAATTAGCTAAGATGCAACGTAAGTTGTCTAAAAAGGTTTATGGTAGTAATAACTATCAAAAATATAAGGTTATAGTAGCTAAATTCCGTGAGATGGTAAGAAATAGGAGATTAGATTTTCTACACAAACTAACACTTAGATTAGTAAGAGAATATGATATTATTTGTTGCGAGACATTAAAAGTTAAGAATATGATGAAAAATCATACATTAGCAAAATCATTTCAAGATACTTCTTTGTATGAGTTTATAAGACAGTTAGAGTATAAGACTAGATGGTATGGTAAAACATTATCAAAAATAGATACATTCTGTCCATCCAGTCAATTATGTTCTAACTGTGGGTATAAGAATGAAGATGTTAAAAATCTCAAAATTCGTGAGTGGGTTTGTCCTAAGTGTGGTACACATCATGATAGAGATGTGAATTCTGCAATAAATATTTTGAACGAGGGATTACGAATATTAAATTCTTAGATATATAATTTTAACTGTGGGACACACAGGGATAGCCTATTAAATTTATCTGACCAATGGCTTTGTTTACATTGATTGAAGCTAAGTTAGATGTAAATAGGAACCTTGAGACTTCGGTCAAGAGAGGATGTCAGTAATGCTAAAAATAATGGTGGTTTATACGATTATAAGATTGAGTTGGAAGCAACTGCACAAGACTATGAAAATAATCGTATGCCTATTAGTATTTACGTTAAACCTATTAAAGCCGCTGAGTTCATTAGTTTGACTTTCAACATAATGAATTATAGTGCTAGTTTCAATTAATAAGGGGGATATGATATGAGTCAATTAAACGCCTCTTTCATGTCTATGGACTCAACGTATGAGGTTCAACGTACCAACAACTTTAGGTTCATTGTAGATTTAAGTGAATTCTCTAATAACACTTCTTCTTCAAGTGGTGATATTATTGAATTGGCTTGTGATAGCACAGGTCTACCTACTGTATCTAATGACCCTATTGAGTTGGATTATGGTAACTCACAAATCAAGGTAGCTGGTAAAGCAACTACCGACGATATTACAGTTGCTGTAAAAGACTTTATCGAACCTGACGTAGAGAATATTCTATGGCAATGGAGGATGAAGGTTTATAATCCTAAAACTGGTAAAGTTGGTTGGGCGAATAACTATAAACGTACATGCATGATTGTTCAATACGGTCCGAATGGAGAAGTATTGAGGAAATGGCAATGTGATGGTTGTTGGCCGACTAGTCTAGATTTAGGTGAATTAGATTATTCTAGTGGTGATAAAAAACAAATCAGCATGAACTTGTCTGTAGATACTGCTTATCTTGTACGTGATGGACAAAATACGCATATTTATGGTACTGATTAGTCTATAGGTATAGATGATAGGACATAACTTTGTTATGTCCTATTTTTATGTTATACAAGGTATTGACTTAGATAAGTACCTATAGTATAATAAAGTTGTTAGATGATGACTCAGACATGGGTTTTTAATAGAGCGACATTTTAAGCGATGTCGCTCTATTATTTTTATATATGTTTTAGGGGAAGCTTTTGGGGTTTACAGATTGAGATATTTGTGGTATATTTTAGACATTAGGTAGGAGTGGTTTACCTACCTATATATGGATGCTGAGATGTTTTAGTGCGTTAAGTCTGAGTATCTGTCTCCGTCTTGCTTTGTAGTACATTGTTTTTAAGTTTTCCTTTCGCATTGTACTACAGAATACTTATTATTTTTCTTATTGGAATATAGTTTTACATGATTTAGTGTGTTAGTTCACACTGCTCTCCTGTCAGAGTGTTACATCAATTACTTCGGCTCTTATTGATGTAACACTCTTTTTATGTTTTTAATCTTTGTTTAACTTTATTGATTATAGATTGTGGTGTTTTGTAGTTTACTATTTTATATATACAAAAATTGGAGTCTAATTTTTGATTTGTGAATTATAGGTAAATTTCATCTTATATACATAATAGGGATGAGAGTTGAGTAGATACATTTTACATCATATTCTACGGAATACATTAGATGGTTATGTGTAGATTGCACAGTACTTTATGATAGGGATACTAAAGCTAGTTACAGGTAATCATATTGGTATAGTAGAGGTGGTGTTCTATGAATTTAATTGAGATGTTATCTGTTTTGGGTATGAACATAAGTATAGGTGATGTTTCATTGGCAACATTACTTTTGCTGACTATCATACAAATATCTCCTATTGAGTTTAATCCTCTTTCAGTTATATTATCTATTATTGGAAGGGAATTAAATAAGGAAGTAATTGATAGGGTTGAAAAACTCGAAAAGTTTGGGGAGTCAAATAGTAAGGATTTAAGTCGTTTATCATATGAAATTTCTGAGACTAGGGCAATTAATGCTAGGTCAAGGGTGTTAGAATTTAATGATGATTTGTTACACAATGTAGCTAAATCAAAAGAAAGTTTTGACCATATCATGACTGACATAACTTATTATGAGCAGTTTTGCAGAAAACATGTTGACTTCCATAATCATGTATCTGATATGGCTATTAAGAATATAGAGGATATTTATCGTAAGCGGTTATCAAAGAATGATTTCTTAAAATAGATTAATAGTTGTATTTAGTATAGTAGAGATAGTAGTGATACTATCTCTATTTTTATTGTTAATTGTCGAATATGGTTACACTATATATACTTTTAGATAGTTTCAATACTTTTTGATAGTGTATATGTATAATACAAAAGAGGTTTAGAAGTGGAAGATAATAGATTTGATTTAGGTGCAGATGTATTTGGTGATGGTGCATCAGAAGTTACGTCTACAGTGGTAGATAAAGATATTAAAGAAGTAAGTAATAATACTGCAGAAGAGGTAAATGTGGAAGATACAAAAAAAGAAGATTTGATTGCTAAAGACTTAGAGAGGGAAAGTAAAGAAGCTGGTTCTAAGAAAACAAAAGTAGATTACGAGTCTACTGTGCTATTACCGTCTAAGGGTATTCTTTATAAAGAAGATGGCATCCCTGCTAATATTACATTACGTGGTATGACAACACGTGATGAAAAGATTATGTATGCAAGTCAAGGTGCAGATGTATTCAAGAAAATTTTAAGGAACTGTATTGTTTCCCCTGAGAATATTGATATTAATCGTCTAATTAGTGCAGATGAAATGTTCTTAATTCTTCAATTACGTATGGTAACATTTGGGGATAAGTATAAAGTACGTTCTACATGTCCTCATTGTGGTAATACAGATGAGCATGAAATTAGTTTATCAGATTTTGATATTATGTACTTAGATGATAACTTCACTGAACCTATTAATGTTGAGTTACCTGTAAGTGGTGATACTTTGTCATTACGTTTATTACGTAATTCCGATACAGAGTTTGTTGAAAAATATGCACGTAGGTTCGCTAAACAGTTTAATCAAAATTACAAAGAAGTTGTGTATATCTGTAGGATGGCAAAATACATTACTGCTATTAATGGTAAGGCTGTAGACTTTGTAGATGCTCGTAGTTATGTAGAAAACATGGTGTCTATGGATAGTGCTAAAATGCAGACAGTGATTAATAGTATTATTGTAGGTGTAGATACTATTGTTGACCATGAATGTACTTCTTGTGGTGAAATTTATGATTTCGCTATGCCTATTACAAGTGAATTCTTTCGTCCCACAATTAAGTGAGTTCAATTCAGACGAATATAATAATAAGGCTAGAGATATACGTTTTACTGCGTTTCGTTCTTTAATGAAAGAAGAGTTTCAATTAGCATACTTTGGGAAAATATCCTATGAATCTGTTGAAAATATGAGTTCACTAGAGAGACGGACGATGTATCAAATTTTGGTCGACCAGAAAAAAGAAGAGAAGAAAGCACAAGATGAGGCTATCAAATCCGCTAAAGAGAAAAGGTCTACTAGAGGGAGGAGGAGATGATAACCTCATCTTTTTTTATAGTTATTAAAGGTTGTATATATGGCTGATTTACAAGATAAGAAACAACTAAATAAACGTATACAACAGATAGAAGCAAGAGAAGCTAAGAAAGCTGAGAAGAAGATAGCATTACGTGAAAAGCGTTTTGCTAGGATGCTAGATTCTCAGATGACAATGTTAGAGTCTTTTTATAATACTACTAACAAATCGGCTCAGGGGATGCTTAGGGATAGTATGGATAATCAGCAAGCTATATTAGAAGATAGTTTAGCTGATATGAAACGTGAATTTACCTTATATGCAAAATATATGGATAATTCAAATCGTAAGTACTATAAAGGTATGATTCAAGTAGCGGATGAAAGTCTACAGACTATGAAAGATACTGTGTCTAAGCGTTTTGGTGAAATATCCGATGAGTTTGATGAAGAAATGATTGGTATGACCAATTCTTTTACTGATAGGATTAAAAGGTTCTCTAAGGGTGTTAGGGATGCCGCTGTTGCTTTAGAATTAACAGATATGGCTGATTCTGTAAAGAGTAGCTTAACAGATATCACTGACTCATTCATTGATAATTTCCGTGAAAGAAGTGCTAAATTAAATGGCAATATCTCTAAGAGTGATTATCAACGAATGATAGGTGGTGTGGTTGACTCATCATATGCTATGGGTAGGAACGAGGCATCTGAACTTGTTAATAGTGTCATGGATGAGATGGGCATGAAGACTGCTAAACAGTTAGACCCTTATATTAAGGAAGTAGCTAGTTTACATACTGCTATCGATGCTAATATTAGTGATTTATCTAGTATCATTAAAATGGATATCAATAGTGGTGGTAAGGGTGATGTGCTACGTGAGATGTCTAATATAGCTACTGGGTTAGGTGCAGATAAAGACTTGACAGTTGATAGTAATGCTATGTTATCTTCAATGAATGAACATATTGAAGATTTATATGGGTTATCTAAAAAAGATTCTGTTAAATTTAAGGGTATGACTAAGTCATTAGCAATAATGGAAAGTATTCAACAGCAACAATATAATAAGGGTGTAGAAGAAGCTGGTGGAAAGATTATTGAATGGTCTAAGATGTCAGTTCCTGAATTGTTAAAGGATGATGATTTTGTTAATTTCATGTCTAGGACTGGTATGAGTGCTGAAGATTTCAGAGGTGCTATTGATAGTGGTCATGCAGATGAAGTTATGAAGTCAATGCAAGATGTATTCGTTGCTAATAAAGATGACCCATTCGCATTGAATCAATTAAGAGAGTCAGTAGGGTTTAGTTCAGATGCTGTAGCACAGATGTTCGCTAATGCTGATAATTTGTCAGACGACTTGAAGAAGGTTTCTGATAACATTAATAAAAACTCGAATTTAACTAAATCAAATTCTGAGAGTATGGCTGGGTATGCAAGTGGTCCGATAGAAAAATTGGGTAATTGGTTATCTGATTCTTTCCCTGTCAGAATGGTTTCTGACTTCTTTGGTGAGTTAGATGTTAAAGCCGCTAATATGGCTAACTACGCTATTATTGCATATACAGTAGCTAATCAATGGGGTGATGTTAAATCATTACTTAAAACTATAGCATCTCCAATGAAAGGATTCGGTAGTTTCCTTAAAGGTGGTGGCTTAAAAGCATTATTTAGTTCAAAGGGTGCTTTAAGTGATGGTATAGCACGAGGTTTAAAATACGTATTTACTGGGAATGGTTCTTTTATTGCTCTTATAATTAAGAAGTTCAAGTCTGTATTCTCTTGGATAGGGAAAGTATTTTATGCTAATGCTCCTGATAAGATGATAAAAGTATTCTCTAAGATAGGTTCAAAGATGGCTCCTGTATTCTCAAAATTCTTTGGTGATATATTCACTAAGATAGGAGGAACAGGCATAGGTAAACTTGCTAGCAAGATTTTTGGTGGTGGAGTATTCAAATTCTTAGGAAAAGCAATACCTATTATAGGTGGTTTCTTTGATGTTATATTAGATTTCTTTAGTGGGTTAAATAAAGCAGATGAATGGTTTGGGAAAGACCATAACTTATTACAGACTATCTTGAGTGGTTTAATAGGTGCTATCTTTGGTACTGGCAGTGGCATCAAAGGTGAAAAGACCTTTATGGAAAATCTTCTTGAGGTACTAGGTGGTGTAATAAAAGGTGGCGTTGCTGGTTTTGCAGTAGGTGGTCCGATGGGTGCTATAGCTGGTATTATTTTAGGTGGTATAGCGAGTGCTATTGGTGGTGATAGAGTTGCAGAAGCTTTCAAATCACTAACAGATTACATCACATCTATTCCTGATAAGATTATAGGTGCATTTAGTACAGCTTTTGATGCTGTTCATGATTTAATTGCTGATTCATGGGTTGGTAGTTTGTTAGGAATGGAGAAAAATAACCCTAATAAGTCTACTACTGATAATGTCACTACAGTTGCTAGTGCATTGTCGTATTTGAATCCTTTCGGTTTGGTAAATGGTGTGTTGAGTACATTTGGCTCACATGCAGATGGGTTATCAAATGTTCCTTATGATAACTACCCTGCTTTCTTGCATAAAGGTGAGGCAGTCTTAACCTCACAACAAGCTGGTGCTGTTAGGTCAGATGGTGGAATACCTGTTGGTGGTAGTTTCATTGACGCTTTAGGTTTAAATGGCGAAGTTGGTCAAGGTCGTTCAGTGTTAGAGAAAGTATTTAGAGGTGTATTTGGTATCACTGGTCAAGACACGTATGGTGAGGGTGGATTGTTTGGCAATATCTTTAAACACTTATTAAATATGGGTACTGGTGGTATTTTAGGTAGTTTACTTGGAGATAGTGGTTCTATCTTTGATAAATTAAAAGAGTTCTTAAAAGGTGGTTCTTCCTCTAGCAGTGGTAGTGTTGGTGGTGGTAAGCCAGCTGGTATGTCAACTGGTAATGGTGATGGTAAGAGGATTTGGGACTTTTTAGCTAAGGCTGGTTATTCTGCTGAGGGTATAGCTGGTATACTAGGCAACTTGCACGAAGAAAGTGGTTTTAGAAGTGGTGCTATACAAGATGATGGTGGTACTACAAATGAATCCTTATTACAACAAATTACAGCTAGTAAAGATGCTTTCTTGGCTCATGAAGGTGGATTCGGTTTAGCACAGTGGACTGATAAAGGTCGTAAGAGTGCTTTATGGGATTATGCTCAATCTAAAGGCACTAGTGTTGCTGATTTCCAAACACAACTTGAGTTCTTATTAAAAGAATTACAAAGCAATTATTCAAGTACTTCAGACGCATTAAAAGGTCAAATCTCTGTAGATAGTGCATCTGATATTTTTGGTAGAGAGTATGAAGGTTTTGGTGCAGATTCAGCCGCTAGTAGGTTAGAAAAATCTAAGAAGTTTTATGAAGAAAATACAAAAGGAACTCCTCAATATGCTCAGGGCACTCCTTTTGTACCAGATACACAAGTTGCTCTTATTCATGAAGGTGAGATGGTTGTGCCTGCTGATAAGAATCCTTTAAATACTAATACTACAAGTACAGTTGTGTCTGATTCTAATAGTGGTTCAGATGATGTAGTAGATGCTATTAAATGGCAAGTTATGAGGTTAGAGAGCAAGTTAGATACATTAATTAATGTAATAGCGAGTGGTTCTAATTATCGTGGTAGTGGTGTTAGTTCAGATGCATCAGTGAATAATTTATTGAAGGTTTGAGGTAAATAGATGGCTAATGACTTTAGTTCTGACAATTATTCAATGTCAGTAGGTAAAAGTGGTGTAACAACGATGCAATGGAATCCTACTAATATAATTCCTTGCTATATTGTTAATCTAGTTACAGGGACTAAGATTAATTTTGCTACATTACCTACAGACGTTTCTGAGGATTATGGTGCTAGCTTTGGTCAACAACAGCCTATGGGACGTTCTTCGCCTTATTTCAATTATGAGGGGAGTGAGGCAAGAACTGTTTCTTATAGTGTAACTTTACATAAAGATATAGTTCCTGATATGGAAAATGTTGTATTAGAATGTAAGAAGTTAGTATATCCTAAATATACAGGCAGTTTAGTAACACCACCTTATTGTTATGTAAGATTTGGTGCTATGATAAATATTACTGCAATAGTCAATTCAGTAAGTATTGAGTGGGGTGGTGCGGCTGGCACTATTCTAGGTGATACATTAGATAGTGAGTCTTTAGGTGGAAATAGTTCTCCTACCTATTCAGATGTTCAAATAAGTTTTAGTTTTACTGAGATAAGGGCAAGGTCTTTAATGCAAGCAGATAATGTGTTTGATGAAGGTCCTGTGAGGTAGGTGTTTTAGTGAATAAACCGTCATTAATTAAGACAGAGATTACACAGTCTTTTAAAAGTAGACAAGATAAAATATCCAGGTACTCAAATTTAAAGAGATTAGTTAATCTAAATGGCGATACATATATAGAATCACCTAATAAGTTTGAGATAAAAGAAAGTAATCGTGATATATACTATGCTGTTGAGAAGGGGTATGAAAATAGGTTAGATTTAATTTCTAATAAGTTTTATGGTACTCCTTTGATGTACTGGGCAATAGCTGTTATGAATCATATAGATAACCCTTTAGATGTACCATCTGGTGTAGTTCTTAGAATACCAGCTATAGAATCTATTTACGATACTGGGGTTATTCAGATATGAGTGATTTCAAAGAGAGTCAAATAACAAGAGATTTAAGTGGTCATCAGCCTTTGTACGCTTTTATAGATTTGGTGATTGATGGTCATAATATCTCGTATTTTGGTAATAAAGATTACAATGAATCAGTTATCAGTCTTAATGTGGAACGTAAAGGAAAGTCGAATCAAGATTTAGCTGGTTCGACTTTTGACATTGAGTTATATGATGATACTGCTTTACGTATAGAAGAATTATTAGCTAATGCTATCCCAGCTGGTAAGAATTGGAAAACAGCTAAACAGTTGAAAGATACAGGTAATGCTGTTACACAGGGTAATGTAGATTGGCAAAACTCTGAAAATAAAAAGAAAGATGAAGAAGCTGAAAAGGCTAATACGTATACAAAAGAAGATGAAAAGAAAGACCCTACTCATAAAGAAGGTACTAAAAAGAATGTAAGTGCTAAACAAGAGGGTAATGTTAGGTGTCGGTATGGTTGGTGTAATAGAAAAGGTCAAGTTATTGAAGATATATCTTTAATAGGTAAGGCTTTAAAATATACACTCAACTTTGAGGGGCCTGCCTTAACTTTAACTTTAAACTGTGTAGCTGAATCAGATGTTAATTCTACTAAGAAGTTAAATATGACCTTTGATGTAGCTACTTATGGTGGCAAGCCATCTGAAATTGTACGTGCGATGTGTCAAAAAGTTGGTATTGCTATTGGTAGAATTGTAGAGACTAAACCTATTCTAGGTGAGGATGGTAAACCTAAGGAGTTTAAGACAGAGACTAAGAACATGAGGGAGTTTATTTCCGATGAATTGTTAGAAAAGTCTGAGCCTTTGGATTCTGATAAGCCTGGGTATCGTTATTTCACACAAGTTGTAGATGGTGTAGAGAAGGCTTTTTTCGTACCGAATGAAATGTATGGTGATATGACTGTTGTTACCTATAAGAAGATGGAAGATACTACTTCTTCTACAAGTGCAACGACTGCTAATAGTGGTGGTAATGCTGTAGGTAATGAAGCATATCTAAAAGTTATGGGTGTTTCTTCTCATGTATTAGGGAATAATCGTTCTTCAGATGTTAGTGTAGTTGGTAGTGGTAAGGTCATTTTTGTAGGTGATTCTAGGGTTAAAGATTTAAGTGTGTCAATACCTATAAATAAGGACATAGCATATATCTATGATGAAAAGGCTAATTATAGGTGGTTAAAAGATAATATAGATACAATAAAAAGTCAGGCATCTTTAGGTAGTCGTATTTATATGATGCTTGGGTTAAATGACTTAGATAATATCATTAATTATGTAGATTATTATAACTTATTAGCACGTAAATTTGAGTCTATGGGTGTTCAGTTCTTTGTTGTTTCTGTTCTACCTGTATTCATGGCTAAATCAATAATCAAAAATAGTAAGATACAGGATTTCAATCGTGCTATATCAGATAATCATTGTAGGGAACTTCATTATGTTGATATATTTAATTCTATTCTATTGTCACTAAAGAGTAATAATACTAAGGAAGATGGTATATCATATAATAAAAGGTTAATGCAAGATGTCTATAATCGTATCATCTATTATAAAGAGACAATTAATAGTGATAGACATTATGATGTAGCTAATAAGGGTAGGATAATCAATGGTGTAGAATTTACTACTCATAGTGTTCCTGATATGCTTAGTCGTTCTTCTTATCAAGGCAATGTATCTGAGGTAGAGACTTATGGTGATGATGCTTTCATTGAAGAATTGATTACAAAATATGTAGCTGTGGCTTTGGCTGAATCAGATTCAGAAGATATTGCTACATTGTTGTCTGATTTAGATGATTTACGTAAGTATTTACTAAGTATTCAAGAAGGTTCTTTAAAGTCACCTCTAGGTTCAACTGCTACAATAGGTAATGTAAGTCCTTTGAGTTCATCTGAAAAGGTTTCTAAACCTGATATGAATAAGATAACTCAATCTTTCATGAGGATTTTTGGTAAAGATAAAATAGATGGGGATATTACTAAGTATATTGATTTAGTTAATAAATTTAGTGGTTCTATTCAAGGAAAAGACTCAAAGACTATAGATGATTATGCTAATGTATTTAAAAGCATTGTAGGTTCTAGTAGTGTTTCTAAGATAGTATCAGATGCTGTTAAACTTATTTCTGAGAATAGGGATAAAATACTTAATAATCAAGAAAACAATAAGACAGCATTATATGGTGGAATAGCAGATAGTCTTTTAAATACTCTATTACCAAATCAATCACCTAACATTAAAAAGATTCGTGATAAGATTACATCTGTGATGTCTTTAGATAATGATAAAATCAGAAGTGGTGATTATGGAGAAATAGAATCTCTTATTTCAAAAGAATTAGGGATTAACAATACTGCTATTGATACTTATGTAAAGACTGCTAAGACTTTAGTTGAGTTGTATAAGAATAGGGAGTATTTTGATATCAAAGATACTCGTTTCATGGCTAAAGATTTACTGACAAGTGTTGTTGGTAAAGAAAAAGTAGAGAAGGTACAAAAATATGTAGATACTGCTCAAAATATCTACAAGGCATTGAATGGTGCTAAAGATGTGACTAGTGTTCAAGGTGCTATTCAAGGATTATCAGATGTATTAGGGAAGAAGTCTAAGATTTCTAAGTATATAGATACTGCTAATTCTATGTTAGACATTGTCAATAAAGGGCAAGTAGGGACTACTATTTTTGATACAAATAATGGTATTGGTAATATCATTAAAGGTCGTTTACCTCAATTAACTAAGCCAGGTTCTCTTGGTGGTATCGTGGCATCTACGACTGGCATTGCTAATGTGTCTAGAGATGAAGTTTTAAAAGCGAATATACCTAATAGTGTTAATAGTGGTGTTGTAGGTCTTAATGGTGCTTTAAACAATGCTACAAAAGGTGCTAATATCAATTTAGGGAATGATGGTATCACAGATGAAGAGATGAAAAAAGGGGTACGCTCTATTACTTTTGGTGGTAAAAAGCAAAAGATGGAGATTTGTGGTGAATTTGAGATTTATACAGGTCGTAGAGATAGTCAAGTAATTAGTTTCTCGCCTGAGTTTGAGTCTGATAAGATTGCTACAGATAAAGTACCTACAAATGCTTTAAGTATCGATTCTGTTCGGAATGAGATGCTAGAGTGTACTATTGAGGGTATTGGTGGTAGTCTAGCAAGTGATGCTTATAAAGATAGAGCAGAGTCAACTACTGGTGTTGGTGTAGTACTAGGTATGAGTGGTTCTTCTTTTAAAAACTTAGAATCATCAGCCGCTAGTATGTGGTCTAGATACTTTAGTTCAGTATATGGGGCTAGTCTTGAGATAATGGGCAATACTAAAGTTAAGTTTGATGGTCATATCAAGATTGCAGTCTATACAAAATATGGTTTTTTACATCATACAAGTGGTGTATATCATATTCAAGGGATTACGGATACTATTTCAGATGGTATGTTTACTACTTCTTTGGATTTACAAAAGAATAGTGATAAAGCTAGACAGAAGTTGAAAGGTGAAGGTGCAAAGAAATTGGACGAAAATAAAATCAATGATACAGATGGTAAATATTGGGTTAAACAGGGTAGTCATGTTACTTTGGAGGGTTGTATTAAAGACGTACCTAATGCTTTAGATGACTTAGGTAAGTGGTTCTTCGATAGAACAGGTCATAAGTTAGTATGTACTGCTGGTACAAATGGTAAGCATTCAAGTGGTCCGCATAGTCATGCTAATGGTTGGAAGATGGATGTTAATGATTGGTTTGGTCCTGAAGGTTTGTCTGGTGGTTGGATTATCAATAGTGATGATACTCCTGGCAGTTTGTGCTATGAATTCATTGAGTATGGTAGGTCTATTGGTTTAGGCATGAATTTAGAGGACGACCATATTGATGTTCAAATGGATGGTACTGAGTGGAATGATAATAACCCTGGTGGTATACACAATAGCGGTGGATATAGGGGTTAATCTATATGTCAGTAAATAGTAATGACTTCTATGGTAGCCTACAGGCTCCAACTGAGTTGGGTGGAATATTCCGTGCTAGGGTAGAGAATAATGTAGACCCTCTAGGTATAGGTAGGGTTCAAATACGTGTACCTATGATACACCGTACTATTTCAAGTGGAGGTACTTCTACTGAATCATTACCTTGGGCGAGTTATTGCTCTTCTATTGGTGGTGGGTATAACTATGGCTCTTTTATTGTACCTGAGATTGGTGAGTATGTATGGGTGATGTTTGAGGATATGGACTCAAATAAACCTGTATACTTAGGTTCTGTATTTGGGACTGATTCTACTTTAGAAAAGAGATATGGTAGCGAAGAGACTATTGGTGTGTGGAGTGGTGTTGTAGGTGCTAATGAAGTACCGATAGAATCACAGCGTGAATCTCCTACTCATAAGATGATTTATAAGTCAAGACATGGTTCGATGTTGTATTTTGATACAGACGATGCGACCAATTCTGTTGGTATAGAAGATGCTAATAGTCAGAAGTTTAAGATTTCTTCATCTGAGGGTAAAGAATTTATTCTTATGGAAGGTGAGAATAATGTCTTAGTTAAGATACATGATGGTAAGATTGACATAGGGTATGAAGGTGGTAGGGGGATAGAAGTTATTCCTAATAGTGGTAATATTACATTAAAAGCAAGTGGTGCTACTATTACAATATCGGATTCTATTACTATGTCAGCTGATAGTGTAAGTGTAAAATCTAATTCATTCAAGGTAAATTCTAATAGTATACGCATGCAAGCAGATAATGTTAGGATTATAGAAGGATAACTCTTTACATTTATGTTATTGTATGTTATACTTTTAATGTAATTAAGTTTCTTTTCATTTTCTTAATTACAGGAGTTTATTTTGTACATAAACTTCGCTCCTTTCAAATATGAACACAGTTCAAAAATAGCGTACTCATGTAAAGTGGGTACGCTATTTTTGTGTTAATTTAGATATGTGAATTAATTATATATTAATGGGAGAGGTATGTGAGTAAATAAAAATTAGTGGCATAGGTATAGGTGATTTTATGGCTTTTTACTACAATCAAGAATTTAAGAATACAATAGCTGGTAGTGGCTTATCCTTGTCAAAGACATTTAAGCAAAACTTTAGAGATGGTAAGGGAATAACGAATGTAATAAGTGGTGAAGATAAGATTAATGAAAGTATCTATACTATATTATCTACTAGGGTTGGTGAAAGATTTTTTCTACCTGAATTTGGTAGTAGGTTACATTTAGTTATTTTTGAGCAAAATAGATTTGTTGCCCATGATTTAATTTCAATTTACATAAAAGAAGCTTTAGGAAATTGGGAAAAGAGAATCGTTGTAGAAGATGTTAGTTTAGGTAGTAATTGGGAAGATTCTAATACCGTACCTATACATATAACATATCGCATAGCTAATAGTAATATTATGGGTTCATATGTATATCCTTTTAATAAGTCTATTGATGGTGTGGATATGTATGAATTAGGTGGTGCTGTAAGTACTACATCGTACTAGAAAGGAGGTAAATATTTGGCTAGTAGTAATAATAGCTTATCATATACAAATAGGGATATTGTTAGCATACGTAAAGAGTTAATAAATACTATACCAAAGTTAACAGATAAGTGGACAGATTTTAATGAATCTGACTTAGGTATTACACTTATTGAATTGATGGCTGGTGTTCAAGATATGCAAAACTTTTACTTGGATACACAGGCTTTTGAGACGTATTTAGATACTGCAGTTCAAGATAAGAATGTAAGAGCGTTACTACGTTCTATGAACTATCGGATTCCATTAGCTAAGTCATCCGAGTGTAAGGTTAGGATTGTATTTGTTAATAATGACAATAGGGAGATAACAGTTCCTAAATACACCTCTTTTACAAGTAGTATTAATTCGAGTGTAGTAAATTTTGTTGCAAAAGAGACAATTACAAAAAGTGGCTCTTTTGATTATATAGATATTCCTGTTGTGGAAGGTATTGCTAGAACTGTTTCGTGGTCAACGGATGATTTAAAGTCAAATAAAAATGTTGATGGTGATGTATCAAGACGTATTTATTTGGGGTATAAAAATGTTTCAGATGGTTCTGTTGAGATTGTACAACATGGTAACATTTGGAAAGAGTGCGATGATGCTTTACTAAAATATGAAGGTGGCAGATGGTATTCTGTTCATGTAGATAGTGATGGTCAAGTATATGTATTAATGTCTGTAAATTTCTTACAATTAGTAGAAGAGGGAGAAAGTTTAGATATTAACTTTGTTACTACAAATGGTATTAATGGTATCATAGATTTGGATACGATTGATACTATAAATATGAATTTACAGGATGTACAACGTATTTATAATACTACAAAGTCATATGATGCATCTGATTCTCCTAGTAGTGCTGATTTACAAAATATGAAGGTATTGGCTAGACGTAATGCTGTGACTATGGGTAGGTATATTACCTTAGAGGATTTTGAGACAGCTGTATATGAACAGTCTTATGTGTTCCAAGCTGTTGTTAAAGATTGGAAGTACTCAGATTATGTAAACGAGCCTTATGTTATTAAGGTATGGGCAGTTAATACATTAGGGGAGTCTTTAGGTGAGTTGACTCGTGAAAAGTTAAAGAAAGAGTTAATGTCTAAGGCTATAGCAGATGTGACTGTGCAAGTACTAGAAGTAGAGTCTGTAGATTTTAATATCAATGTAGATGTTGTATTGTCTGTTGATAATGAGACTGCTAAGGAGAGGTTACGGACTGAAATAATTTCATTCTTAAATACTACGTATCGAGCAGAGAATATGTCTTTTGGTGAAAATATATCTTATTCTCTTATGACTTCAAGAATTAAGGCTTATTCTCCTTATATTAAAGACGTAGTTGTACGTACTCCTAGTAAAGATATAGAAGTAGGAAATATTCAATTTCCAAGGTTAAATAAAATATCTGTAAGGGTAGTAGAAGAGTTATAGGTAGAGGTTATGTATGAAGTTAGTTGATAGAATACGAAACAGTCGATACATGACGTTAATACCTGAAAAATATCGAGAGAATGATGATTTCTTAGTATTTTTCTACTTGTTAATACAACAGTTTGATATTAATGAAGAGAACATACGTAATTTCACAAAGCTAATCAATAATGATAGTGTTCCTATGAAATTTCTTCAAGCATTAGGTGCATATAATAACTATACATATCAGCACTTAGCAAAGAATGATTTTAATAGAGAACTTTCTATGCGTATGTTTGATATATGGGAGCAGAGAGGTTCTAAAAAGGCTATCATTGACGCCGCAACATGGGGTGATAATGTAGGTTGGGTTGGTGGTGATTTATGGATTCCGAATTATTATACTCATACACAGCCTGCTACATTTGAATTACCGAGGGATAAGATTTTTAGGCATAGTGTGTCTAAGTTCTCTAGTACTCATGTATTTCAAGATGGCAGAATTTATATGCCAGGTGTCATTTTACTATCTGTACCTAATTTAACAAAGACTGTTAAGAAGAGAATATATGATGTAACGCCTGCTGGTAGGAAGTACATTTTCCAAGTAGAATCTTCTTTCTTTCCAAATGATGGGATTGATAAATTAGAAATAGGTTCTTATAATGAGTTATCATTCTATAAGAAGATGAGGGTATATCCTAAGAATAAAAGCGAAGAAGTTCCACCTTATGATAGGGATACAGATATTGATTTCACATATGAGGTTGATATGCTTGTCGATATGGAGGAACTGTGGGATATATTAATACATAGTCAGGTTAGGGGTAAGAAATATCATAGTGGTCATTTAACTACTATTACAAATAATGAGTATATCATGAATATGGCATGCTCGACTCTCCCTATATCAAATCTGTCTAAGAAGTTTTCTATTGATGGTAATAATAGCTTAACAGATAGTAGCTATAAGAAGTCTAGCACTGGTGAATATTTAGATACTTATAATAACAAGGGAATAGATGCAATTCATAGGGATATCAATTCTATTTATGATAATAACATTGATTTAGATGTTCATAGAGAAGTTAGGCTGACAGCTGTTAGAAGTGAAAATTCATCTAATCGTTCTGGCGATGGTAAGATGAGTGGTATAGAAGATGGTGTTATTGATGCTTTTGTACATGCTGAACCAATTTTACCTAGTGACTCTTTATATTCTGTAGATGATGTAGCTGATTTACGTGATTGGGAATATCGTGATGCTTTTTACTCTCATGGTGTAGAGTTAAATACTGATAAGAAGTGGGCAGATAGGTTAGAATTCACGCATACATTGTTCCATAGTATCTTATAGTTGTGAATTGATTAATATATAATAGTATAGTTTTATTTAATAATATTTAATGGGGGAACATTAATTTGGCTATTTGTACATTAAAAGCACATGTTTCTAGGGCATTAGATTTTTACAATAAGGAAGATATATATTTTGCTATTGGTAAATCTACACCGTGGAGTGCTAGTGATATAGATAATTTTGATGCATCAAGGGATTATGAAAACAATCCCCCTGTTCCAAAGAATACAGATGATATGAAAGAAATTGTAGGTTTTAAAAAAGCTGAATTTAAAGCAATGGTAGTTCAAGATGATAATGGTTCATTGGAATATCGTGGTGTAAATTGGCGAATTGTTTCACCTACAGATGCTGTTACAGAAGGTGCTAGGTGGGTGTATATTTCCACTGAGTTGTCTTATGATGAATTACCAACTGATAAGCCTTATCGTCAAGTAGGCATTTATACTGGTTTAAAGAAGTCATCTTCAGTACAGGGTAATGTATATAACTTATTACCTAATCAAGTAACTGATAAAGGATTATTAGAAGTTATTGACTTTAGGAAGCCTGTATATCGTGATAGTGATGTTAGGGAAAAGTTAAAAATCATTTTAGAGTTTTAATTTTGATAGGAGACATAGATGAGTATTGTTTCACAAAGTCCTTATTATGATAGGTATGATGATATAAAATCAGACCATCGTAAGGCTGGTTATACAAGAGTATTAGCTATCCCTGGTAGGGCAGAACAGGCATCTGAGTTTAATGAGATACAGTCTATTCAAGAAGATTATTTATCTAGGATTGGCGATTCCTTATATAAAGATGGTTTTGTTATTAGTGGTTGTGAGGTAAATATCGCTAATAATTACATCACTATTGGAAGTGGTCGAATTTACTTAGGTGGTTTAATTCGGAATACAGAAGAAGTTAGGTTAGCAATTACAGGTATCGGTAAAGAAAAAGTAGTAGCTACATTAGTTACAAGTGTTGTAACTGCTACACAGGATAGTTCTTTACGTGACCCTGCTCAGAATGCTGAAAACTATAATCAAGTAGGTGCTAATCGTTTGAAGCAAGTTGTTTCATTCTCTATTATTAGTGATAACAGTGCTTTAGGTGATTATTCTGCAGTAGTATATAACTTAAATGATGGTGTAGTTGTTAAAGAAGCTAAAACAGATAATTATTCTATTTTAAATGATGTATTAGCAAAACGTACATATGATGAAAATGGTAACTATAAAGTGGATGGGTTGAATCTTCAATCAGTAACTGAGGATGAGGGAGATAAGATTCGTTTATATGTAAGTGATGGTAAGGCTTATATTCGTGGTTATGACGTAACTAAGCCTGCTATGAGTAGTATTTTGTTGAATAAATCTAAATCTACTCGTATTGTTACAAGTGAGACTCATTACTTCAAATCTTCAGTACGTAAATATAAATTATCAAATTCTCCTGTAGCTAGTATTCAGAACTTTACAGCTAGTGTTCTTGTTACTGGTGAGCGTAAATTTAGGGGTAATGTTAAAGGTGGTCAAGAAGCTTTAAATAATACTCCTGTACAAAGTATTGTTAGTGTATATACAAAGAATGCTCAAAATAATAAAGAGACTACTTATGTAAGTGGTAGGGATTATTCTTTATATTCTGACCAAGTCGATTGGTCTTTGACTGGTGATGGTGCTACTGAGCCTGTACAAGGTACTACGTATTATGTAGATTATATTTTTAACTACTCTATGAGGGAAGGTACTGATTTTAGGGTTGAAAATACAGTTGATGGTTCTTATATTGTATTACTAGATAATGGTAATAAACCAACTGAAAACTCTTTAATGTATTTTACATATAACTTCACTCTTGCAAGGAGAGATTTAATTCTTCTTGATAGTAGTGGTTATTTAAGTGTAATTGAAGGTACTCCTGATAGGGTTTCTGATTTAATCATACCTTATAATGGTTCTTCAGCTTATCTTGAATTGGGTTATGTAGATATTTATCCTACGGATGCTTTAGGTAATAATGCTAGTGGCACTAAAGTATCTAGTGTAACAAATTATGATGGTGTTAGGTTGACACAAGATAATTTGTTAGTTATGATGAGACGTATCAATAAATTAGAAGATAGCATTGCATCTCTTGATATGGAACGTAGTATTGAGAATGGGGAAGATTTATCTAGTCTATATGGCTATTTTACAGATGGTTTTGAAAATATCAATAAATCTGACTTAACATATACTGATACTGGTAGGCGATTAGCATATACTGCATGTATTGATTATGATAGAGGTGAGTTAACTACTTCTGCTACTATTGGTAGTGTTGATTTATCTATTGATGATAGGTCTAGTGATAGTTATGCTACATTTGGCAATATCATCGCCGCACCTTATAAGAATGTATTAACAGTGAGTCAACAAATGGCTACTGGTACGATGAATGTCAATCCTTATGCTAGTTACGGTCCGCTATGTAAAGTTGAGTTAGACCCTGCTATTGATAACTGGGTAAACACAAATAAAATTAATGTCTTTAATACTGTTGAAGATGTTAAATATGATACTACAACTAATGTATATAGTCACGGTTATTGGTCTAGAAATGCGACTAAAAATTTACGTGATTTCTTGCGTACTGAAAGAAAAGAAACAACTACAAAAGGTGATACTACTGTTTCTAATAGTACATCTGAGTCAGTTGCTAAATCTATCTATGAATACATGCGTGTAAAAGATGTAAATGTTAAAGGTTTTGCATTTGGTGCTAATGCTCGTAATATTAGGGGTTTATTTAACGGCAGACCAATTAGTTTAGTTCCAACAGGTAATAGTACTGCTGGTACAAATTATGCTGTAGATGGTAAAACATATACTACAGTTAATGCAGATGGTAATGGTACTGTAACATGTAAATTTACTGTTCCTGATAAGACTCCTTGTGGTACAGTAGCTTTCCAAATGCAAGCTACTAATTCTGGTGGTGAGGTTCATACTGGTACTGCTAATTATACTGCTAATGGTACAATTTTAACTACTACTGTAACAAATACAACAACTATTACACAACATTATAAAGTATTAGTTGAAATTGATAATTTGTATGCTAATGACCCATTGGCTCAATCTTTCATTATGGATAATGTGTATGATAGGAACTTAGTTAAGTTAGATTTGTATTTTGCTAAAAAATCTGCTACACGTCCTGCTGTATTGCAAGTACGTAATATGGTAAATGGGTATCCTGGTGAGAAAGTATATGCTGAGGTAGTCATTGACCCTAAGGATGTTAAGATTCCTACAGATGCGAATGTTCCTGTTGCTACAGAAGTTGTATTAAATCAACCTGTATATTGTTATGCTAAACAATATTACTGTTTCGTAGTGTTATCTGATAGTAACGATTATGAAATGTATGTAGCTAATATGGGTGATAAATTGTTAGGTAAAAACGAGCAATTAGTAGTTAACCCTTATGCTACTGGTGTACTGTTCAGTTCTTCTAACTCTAGTACTTGGACAGCACATCAAGGTACTGATTTAATGTTTAACTTGTATCGTACTCAATATACAGGCAATGGGGAAATTATCTTTAATAATGTTCCTTTATCTGATATTACAGGTATTATGTTAGACGCATCTTATGAAGTAGATAGCGATAGTGATAGTAAGAAAGTTTCTTCTAATCGTACTGGTTTGAAATGGTTCTATCGTTTCACTAAGACTGGTGTTGGGGAAGTTCCATCTGATTGGTTAAGTATTGATACATTAGTATTTAGGGATTTACAATCTTATGCAAGGAATATAGATTTAAAAGCTGAGATTACGACTGATTTCAGTACTTCTCCATTTATTGCTAGGGATAGGGTTGCTTTAAGGACATTCCTTGATAGTAAACAATCTACGTATATTTCTAAGTCTATAGATGAGACTAACTTCGCTAACCCTTATCAAGCGTTAAAGATTAGTTATCAAGCCGCTTTACCTCAAAATACTTCAATGGAAGTATTCTACATGGATAAAGAAGATGGTGATTGGGTAAAACTTTCTACTGATAATACTACTGTTAATATTGGTGGTACATCAGTAAAGAGGGTATCCTTAGACTCTATTACAAATGTAGATGAAGAATTCAAGCAATATACTTGGAATATTAATAAGATTGATAGTATGGTTGCTAACAATCAGTCTAGGGGTTCTAAGTTCTTTAAAATTAGAATTGACTTAAATACTACACAAGCATTTAATCGTCCTAGGGTTAAGAAGCTTGCTTGTATCTTCAAGGAAAAAGAATATAGGACTTAATCTATATTTTTAGTGCAAGTTTCTAACTATATATAGTATTGATAGCATAGAGATGTGTGTATTACACATCTCTATCTTTTTATTACGTCAGATAATTTGGGGGAATATATGCCTGAAAGAGTACAAAATATGTTCTGTACGATGTTTAGAAAAACTGAGGAAGAACAGAGGAATTATGATGCAAGGGTTGCATTAAGTGATGCTAAAAAAGATTTAGAAGATACTAAAGAGAGTTTAGCTGAAACAACTGCGACTTTAAATAAAGCAATGAGTTTAATAGAGTCTTTATCTAGCGAACTTAATACATTACGAGAAGAATTAAAAAGTACAAAAGAGGACAAATAAATGGGTGTTTTAAAACAATATAATTCAGATTCCATTGACTGGAATATCGGTGCTTTATACGCACATGATGATTACATACAAAAACTATTTATAGTGATGAATGAGTTAGGATTGGTTAATCCTATAAAATATGTATTTGGGACTATACCAACTGTATTAGTTGGTGGTAGGGTAACTCCTAGAGATGCGACTATGGAAAATGCTTTCAAATTGATTGATAGATATAATCAATTAGGGGTTGGTTGTCGTTTAACATTCTCTTCAATGTATGTAACAAAAGATGAATTAAAAGATAGTGTTTCAAATCAACTCATGCAACACTTAGAAGAAAACAATCAAAAATATGGTGTTAGAATGAATGGTATTATTTTAACCTCTGAGTTATTAGGGGAATATATTTATAATACCTATAATTCTTTAGAATTAATTTCTTCACAAGTTAAGCCATCAGTTGAGGTTGGTTTAGGGAATGATACTGTAGAATATTATAATAGGTTATTTGATTTATTTGATATTGTAGTAGTGAATCCAAATAAATGGTGTGATGCTAAAATAATTCATGGGTTAAAGCATATTGATAGGGTTGAATTTATTACGAATCATAGGTGTTTTCCTGACTGTCCTAAGGCTGGTGAGCATTATAAGGCTCAGGTTGATTTAAGTAAGAAAATGTTAAGTGGTGGTGATTATTCTCTAGAAGAAGATAAATTAGATACTATTAATACATGGTGTCTAAGTGTTAGACAGAAGTTTCCTTTATTAGGTGTTTCAATGTCTGATTCAGAAATTAATTTATTAATTGATAATGGTATTAAACATTTTAAATTAGAGGGTAGAGATAATGATGCTTTTTGTTTCTTGAGGGATGTAGGTGATTATATTTTTAATCATCAATATTTTTCTAGAATAGCACATAGCATTATGGGTGAGGCTATATAAATATGTCTACAAGAATTGAGTCAAAAGATGGTGAGGAACTATGGGGGCCAGACACGTTTGGCAAGTATTCTATTGATAAGATACGAGTGATTGCTGAAATAATGAAGGGTGTTCTAAAGGACAATCCCATTACGTTTATTAATAAGTCAAAGTCAGACGAAGACGTATACACTAAAACAGAAAGCAATACACTATTTATTTTGAAGAGTGATTTCAATAATATTGCTGGGGATTTAGTTAAATCTTTGACATCTAGTTATTTAAAAGAGTTAGCTAGTACACAAGGTGTAGCGAGTGCTACAGATGTTAAGTTACTAGAAAAGGTATCAAATTATTTAACAAGAGCATGTTTTGGTCAGACATATACAGAAATTAAAGACTTAGCGAGTATGAACATTGTACCTATACCAGATAGGTTACAACAAGTAGAGACTCAAATAGTGTCAGCTGATACACGCATTAATCATACAATGGGTGTTGTGTTCGAGGTCAATAGGGATGGTTCTTTCTCTAGTGTATCTAAAGTTGCTACTAAAGAAGAAGTAAAAGCAGTTAAAGATGTATTAGGTAGTGGTGATATTACAGTACGTAGTGCAAAAAACATTATTGATGCTGTAAATCGTCTAGATAAAAGCATAGTAGCTTTAGAGTCTATATCTGATTTTGTAAATACATTATCTACTACTGTAACTACTTTATCACGTACAGTAGATAGGTTAGATAAGTTAATAGGTAGTGATTCATTAAAGACAACAAGTAAGACAGTTATTGGTGCTATTAATGAATTAAAGGGTTAAGAGGGGTAATATTTAGTGGAAATTAAGCCTTTTAAAAAGATAGATGGAAATGGATACTCCTTTAGAGAGATATGGAAGATTTATGATGAACAGTTTAATATTCTTCGTGATATCGTACTTTCTCTAGGAGATAAATATCAAGTAGATAATGTTAGTGGTAGTGATGATAAAATCATTACACTAGATATACCATATAATAGTAATCAAGTATTTGTTTACTTTAATGGTGTGTTGCAATGGAAAGATAGGGATTATAGAGAAAATTCCTCTACTGAAATTGAGTTATTATTTGATAGAAAAGCAACAGATGATTTACGCATTGTTACTATTAAATCTAATGTAATTAAAGAAGATTTACATCAATATTTACATGATATTGACATAGTAGTTAGAAATGCTAAAGAACAATATGATTCTGCTAGGAGTCTTGAATCTAGGTTGGTAGAGTTATATTCTGCGTTACAACAAACACATTCACTATATACTAACAGTAGCACTACAAGTCTTGTAAATGATTTAACAAGGTTAAAAAGTGAATATGAAAAAGTTAGCGAAGGTGTTAAAGCATTAGATATAAAACTTAAAGACTTAATCAGTAGTAGTGAGTATGTATTAGCTACTTTAAACCTTGATAGTCTTAAAGAGTTAGTAAATTCTATTAAAGAAAATTTAGATGAATTGTCTAGAGAAAAAAGTTTGGATATTGTATATCCAATGTACGGTTCTAAGCAAGATGGTGACGATGCTAGTGTTAATGATGTAGGTGAGTGTACATTTGTTGGGATTGATAAAAAACATTGGTTTATGATTGATACATTCTCTAAGTCTGTTGGGGATGGTGGTTATTACTCAATTAAACGTGCTATGTCAGCTAATAAAATTACTAAGTTTGAGTTTTTATTAATAACACATTGGCATGAAGACCATTATGGGAATGCAATTAGGCTTATTAAAGAAGGATTAGTTGAGAAAGTTTATGTACAAGACGTAACTAAATATCCGAGTGGCATTAGTGGTATTTATGGGATGTCTTTCTCTGATTTAAAAAGAGTATATGATGAGCATAAGACAGCATCAGGTCAGAAGAATATTCCTTTTGAGACAGCACCTAGTGGAGTTGTGGATTTTCATGGTGCTAAATTAATGTTTCATAATAATGATGATACAGCTATTGCAAAGCATAATTCAAGTTGGGTAAATGGTAATTATAATAATACTTCAATATGTTTATTAGTTTCATATATTGGTAGGAACTTCTTAGCACAGGGTGATGGTGATAAGGAAGTTATGAAGGAGTATTTATATATTCTACCGTCAAACATTGATTTATTAAAATCTAATCATCATTCAATGGCATCTATGCCATTATCTTTTAGGAAATTAAACCCTAGAGATGCAGTTATTACTGCTAATAAATATCAATTATCTTCTTCTACTCCGATGTTTAATTATCAATCTTATTTATTTGATATGGGTTCTAATGTGTATTTTTTAGCGAATCAGTCAGAAGATATACATATCACATATAGTTCTTTGTATTGGGATATAGAGTATAATAAAAATATAGTTATTGGTCATCCTGATAATTGTGCTTTTTTATCTGGTGAGTCTGGTGGTCATATTTTTGTTGATTGCAATTATAGGGGTAATGAAAGTACTGGAGATAAAGATAAGCCTTTTAAATATTTAGAGGATGCAGTTCGCATGGCTCATATGAACTATATGAAAGAGATTCATGTTAATATTGCTCCTGGTGATTATACAAAGGGTGTAAATAATTACAACTTCGCTAATATTAACACCTTAAAAATGATAAATTTACTTTTATTGGGTTTAAGAGGTAGGGTTAGATTTGTTAATACAGGGAACAGTTCTGCTACTTTACCTACTATTCATGTTTCTAACAGTGATTTTGTTATATTTGAGAATATTACCTTTAAAGATGGTGATATGTATACCTCAGATGTAGTTAGTAGTTTAGGCTCATATGGGAGTACTTTAGTTACAAATTCTACTGTTAATTTCATTAGATGTAATTTTGTAATCTCTAACAATGAAATTGTAAATAAAGAGAAGAGTAATAATAATTTTAATACTCTTCATGTTGATGCCTTTTCTTCTAAAGTAAAGTTAGATTCATGTACTTTAAGTGGGAAGGCTAGATTTGGCATTCGTTCAGCAGAAGGCTCAATAGTTAATGTTGTAAATACTATGACTGTTGATGATTCTGTAAAGACTGTTTATTATGCAACAGATGGCGATATTACAGTTAATGGTGTTTCAACTAAGAACACATCTAATGAGTCAACTGGTGGTGGTGAAGTTCGCTTTCAAGATGTAGCAACAACTCCTACATACGATAAGACCACAAGAGGTCAGTTTGTTGGAACACAACTATCTAAAAAATATGGTGGTCAATTGGGATACATCTCAGATGGTAATGGTGGGTATGCATCAGTAGACCATTTTAATCGGAGTGGCAACTTAAACAACAGACCTAACTTTGAAGGTCAATTCGCATATGATAAATTAAGTAAAAAGATAGGTTTCGCATTAGGCTCCGCCAATCAGTCTGATTGGCTTGAATTAGCATCTAAGGTAGATGTTAAATCTTCTACTGGTGTTAAAGAATGGAGAATCGGTGAGATATATCGGTATGGTGATTTAATTAGGACTTCCAAAGGGAAAACTTTTTTAAATATTAGCGAAGGTAGTTTTCAATATTCTTCAAATTCTGTGTTAGATTCCTTTAATGGCAATCCTTTAGATATAGTTCAGTATGGTACTTATAAGTTAGTGGCAATTGATACAACTGATAGGGGTTCATATATGATGTCATTGTTACACAATAGACCTAATAATATGCAACTACCTAGTACAAATGCAGAGATGAATAAATTAGGTATTTTTGCTAGTTATTATAGTAATAATGTGTTTAAAAATCAGCCTACAAGATACGGTCAGCTTATAAACTTACCATGCTCTATGGATAATTCTGTTGAATCTATGCAGTTATGGATTGAACAGTATTCTGGACAGTTATATACTCGTGGTGGGAATAATGAAAATGTTATAGCTGATACAAAATTTCAACCTGTATACCCAAATAATTTTGAGGACGTAGATGTTTTATGGCATAGTTTTGTAGCAGATTTTTCTGATATGGGTGAGAAGAGATTAAAAGCACCATTATCTGAATACAAGAAAATGTATATAGTATTGACTGGTGATGAGAGCAATGAGTATTTAGAGTTTAATAGCTTTGATATTGGCATATTGCGTAAGATGTCTTATGGCAATGTAGCTAATAAGTATTATAGTGGGACTAGTTTTATTAAACTTTCTACAGGTAATTATTGGTGGGGTTTAAAGTTGGGTGCTACATTTAGCTCTACTAGGATGCGTGATGTTTTTGCAGATGCTGAGAACTGTAGATTATTAAGTATTATGGGATGGCCGAGGATTCATGGTTATGATGCATAGGTAGGTAAAGAATGTATAAAATTCCTTATAGAATGATTGAGATAGTTACATATAGTGGTGAGGTATTATCATTAGAGGATATACTAAAATCACTATCAAATGTACCTATGTCCTTGTACACAGGAAATAACGACTTTACTAAAGAGAAGATAGAAGATGTAATCAATTACCTAAAGACTCATGGTGGTGGTCAGTTTACTATTCCTGAGAATCCACCTTATCATAAATTAACAGTCGATGTTCATAGGAATAAGTTTCAAGATTACGTAGTACATTTTTTGTATTATGATTATCGTTACCCTATAGGTACTGAGAAGAGACCTTATACTGGTGATAATTGGCAAGCTGGGGATATCATTTATAATCTAGATATTTTAAATTCAGATGATAAGTGTACTCTATGGTTCTGTAAAGAGAGTGGTAATGATACTTCAGCTGGGAAATGGTCACAACAATCAATATGGCAATTATCTTCTAGTGAGATAGATGGTTTAGTAGTTTCTCATGTAGGTTCTTCTATCGGTCCGCTTGTTAAGAAAGAAGTAGGCGAACAGGGTCCTGCTATGATGTCTAGTGAGGTTACTAAGCAGTTAGATGCTAAAGTGCCTGCTAAGGTTGAGTCTGAGGTTACTAAACAGTTAGCAACAACTGTTCCTACTCGTGTAAGTTCTATTGTTGAGACTAATTTACCTAATGAAGTGACTAAACGTGTAGATTCTGTTATCACTCCTATTATTAATGCTAGATTGGGTGCTACTTTATCAGAGGCATCTGTTACTAAGTTGATTAATGATAAAGTAGACCCAAAGGTCAAATCTATTACTGATACTGCTCAACAGACAGTTAATACTAAGATTAATGAAGCGACTTCTACATTAAATAATACTGTAAACAACTATATAGATGAGGCTAAACATAAATTAGGTGCTATTACTACAGTAACTGAGAAAGATGTAGATGATAAGATTAAAGAATCTTCTAAGGCTATTAATAGTAAAATAGATAATATTGTTACTACAAAGTTAGCTAATCTTAGGACTGGTCATAGTGATATAGTAGCGACTGAAGAATATAAAATGGGTGCAGATGGTGTTGTTGATGATACTGCTAAGTTTGAGCAGTGTGTTAATGATGCTAGGGGGAAAGTATTAATTATTAGTCCTGGTGTGTATAAACTCACTAAAAATATATTTATTGGTGAGTGTAAGGACGTAATTTTATTGGGTTCTTTTAATGCGAAAGTTCCTTTTATTCCTAATGATGACATGTTTGTGACTGCACCTAGTAATATTGAGTATATAAGCACGATTGCTCTAGATACAAATAAAGTAAATCAATGTCAAGGTTTTGCTTACAATTCTACTAATAATGAGTTTGTATTAGCTACTATCAATTCTGATAATACAAATCAGATATTGTACATACTAGATGGAGATAACATTTCCACTGTAAAGCGTAAGGTAGAATTTAGTGATATTGAGAAATTAGGTCATTGCAACACTATGACATATAACAAAGATACTTCTACTTTGTATGTATGTAATGGAGATACAAATTCTAATCCTTTGAAGATGGCTAAATTAAGTAATACATATTCTTTAACAGGGGTACATACTGATTCTTCTAATGTTAAGAAATATAATTTTGCATATGACCCTATCACTAAGTGTTATTGTTCAATCATGCCTGGGAATAGGACTAGTAGTTTACGTCATGTATATATCTTAGATACTAACTTTACTGTTATTAAAGAATTTGATGTTGATTTCTTAACTAAAGATTTCAATAATAACGGTGCTATGTTCTATGATGGAAATATCATGTGTGCTAGTATCAATTCTATTTTACAGTTTGATGTGTTTGGGAATACCAAAACAATTATAGAGATTGATAGTTCTTATGAGATAGAAGACTTTGATATTAAAAGTGGGTATATTTATTTTAGTGTGTTAGAAGGACATAAAGTACATATATTTAGGGGTATAAGTAATAAGTTTAATGCTGTTCATATTAATAATATGAAAGTAAACCGTTTACTATTACCTAACAATTCACCGTTGTCTGGTTTAACTGCAGATGGTAAAACATTAAGTCTTGTTAAGGTAGGTAGTTCTGGTTCTTCAGAGATAGGCGATAAGACTGCTACAACTGTAATTGTTGGTAAAGAAGTTAAGACATGGGATGGTGGCAATGCATCGTATACACTACTTTCTACTAAACATTATGGGGAAGCTATTTATTCTAAGAAACAAGTAGATGATTCTTTTGTTAAGAAGTCTGAGTTAGCAAGGACTAATATTACGACTCGTCCTGATTATATAGGTCAAATCGCTGTAGTAGATGGTAAAACATATATAGCTGTTAGTACACTTAACGTTGTAGATGGTTGGAAAGAGTTCGCAAGCGGTCCTGCTGGTGCAGTTGATAGAGTACGCTTTAACAACGGTGCAGAATTGTGGATTGACGACTAATCTTTAATTTTATATTCACAATTCATATCTTAGAGAAAATTATATATAGGTAGTGTTACAACAAGTAGGGGGTAGTCCATGAAAAGAAATGTAATTTTTAGGGGAACTACCCCTACTCTTGAAATTAGAATGGGTAGGGGTATTAAGGTAGAAAATATAGATGGTTTGACTGTTTATGTTTCACAGGGTATCACTATACTAAAGAAAAAACTTGAGGATGTAAAAATTAATAAAGCTGAGAATCTTGTATATGTACCTTTAACAGAGTTAGAGACATATATGTTTAGCCCTAGTGTTATTAATGTACAGATTCGATATAAGCTACTGAATGATTCAAATATATACAGTACGCATATTTATCCTTTTAGGGTGTTAAAGCAGGTGTGTAATGAGGTATTTAACGAATGAATGAGGGTATAATCAAGTCTAGTGGCAACTTTGGTAAGGTTAGTATTAACTCAGATTATGTTAATATACAATCACAAGTTGGTGGCACTGGTAGTGGAACTGCAGAGACTTCTAATAGGGTAAAAGTTACTAAAGAAGAAGTAAAAGATATGCTAAAGGAAAAACAAAATAAATTAGTAGCTGGAAGTGGTATTTTATTAAATGAAGATACGAATGAAATATCTGTTTCAGCAGACAAGGTAGTTGTTAAAGAAGGCGAGAATATTGCTGATTTAACAGCTTTGTATTTATTGGCTAAAGGTGAGAATTAATGGCAGATTTAAAAGATAATTTACAGGGTTTAGCGACTCAGTTAGGTACTGATATTAAGGGTATCAAAGCATCTATAAAATCTACAGACGATAAAATAGGCACATTGGGTTCTTTATCTACTACTAATCAATCTTCTATTGTTGAAGCTATTAATGAGGTAAAGGCTAATATTGTTACTGCTCAAGGTGGTGCTATTACTGAGCAAGCTGTAGATACTAAATTACAAGCTAAACAAGATAAATTAACTCCTGAGGGAAAAATTTCAATCACAAAAGATAATGGTACTGGTTTAACAAAAATTAGTGTGGATTTATCTGATTATGTAGATAATACTAAATTAATTACTAAGTTAAATGATTACACTACTACAACAGGTTTACAAAGTAAACTAGATACTAAACAGAATAAATTAACTGCTGGTAGTGGTATCACATTAACTCCAGATGGTACTATTAAAGCAAGTGTAGATTTAAGTACTGTAGCGACTAAACAAGAATTAACTGATAAGATTAGGGAAGCAGTAACAAATCTTGTGAATGGTGCAGATGCGACTATGGATACTTTTAAAGAAGTACAAGAAGCATTAAAAGCTGATAAGACTGTGACTACTGCGTTAACTTCATCAGTAGCTAATAAACTTGATTATAGTCAAGCACAATCTTTATCTACTCAACAAAAACAACAAGCATGTGCTAATTTAGGTATTGGTGACCCTACTGTTGATTTAGTGTCTGTATATACTACTGCACGTGATAGTTAGTGGGTGACTGTGTATGGGTGAGACTAATACTCAGTTAGTTCAGAGTATATCTACATTAGCACAGACTATGGGTAGAGATGTCAAAGACATTAAATCCAACATTAGTGCAATTTCATCTGGTATTCAAACACAGAATTTTGTTACTAAAGATGAGTTAAAGGTTATTTTAGATAAATTAAAAGAGATTAATTCTAAGTTGTAGGTGAGGTGTAGTATGATAGTTGATGACATTGTTAATGAGATTGACAAGTTTATTACAAAGTATAAAAATTTAAAGACTGAAAATCAGACTTTGGCTCAATTAAAGACTGATATTAAAACTGCTCTTAATAGTAAGGGTATTATTAACACTACTGAGGATTCAGAGGTAGTACAGTCTATTAATAATTATAATCCAACAGGTAGTTCTAGTAGTGGTGGTTTGGATGCTGATTATCTGAAGAGTGTAGGTTTACTGCCTGTAAGTTTTAGTGGCACTCCTACTGAGAAAGATTTAATTGTTAATAAGTTTATAATTCAAGACATTAAAAATAATGCTAAATTCTATTCATCTGACTTATTGAGTGATATTTCTATAGAACTTGATGGGGATAAGGTCAATGATTACAACCTAACTAATATAAGGTCTAATGAATATACTCCAGCTATTGATAGAGATAAATACTGTATTACTACTGATGGTTATTATGTTAATAATTTTAGTTTTAATGAAGATGGTGCTTATGACGTGTCATTTAAAGCAGGGAATCTCTCTTTTAAGAAAGTTTTAAATTATACACTTGAATCTATAGATTCTATGGAAGATTTCTTAGTGTATGCCGTTAATCTTAAATCTCATCGAAATGTATGTTATGATTCAAAGAAAATTGAATCATTAAATGGTATTAGGGTTCAAAATTTAGATGATGAAGCTTCCTCACTTGTTAATTTTGTGTCTAATAACTTAGATGGTATGGGTGGTAGCATTGAGTTGCTTGGGTATGTATATAACTTGAGGACAAATAAGGCTTATTTATTAGATACTGTGTGGTTATCTGGTGATTACATTAATATTCCTAGTGAATTTCATGAGAGATTATCAACAGTAGTTTATAATAATAAGATTGAGGTTTTAACAGATTCATATTCTTTTGCTTTATTAGTTCATGGTAAAAGTGCTGAATCTTTCATTAGTGATATTGATTATCAAGAAGGTGATACTTTAGCGTTCGCATTTTATAAGTTAAGAGATAGTGAAAAATCACACAAATACCCTGTAGCATCAGTAGCTAAATACATGAAAAAATCTGTTAGTGCTATCAGTGCTGATAATTAAGTTATAGGTGGAAAAGATAGATTTTTAGATAGATTTTTGATAGTAGATAACAATTAAGCATACATAAGATATTTCATATAATAGATAGTATTGATGAGAGGTGTATCTTATGGACTTTAAAGGTTTAAAAAATGTTACACCTATCTTCCAAACACTATTAAACAATGCTAAGAGTGGTATTCCTAAGAAGATTCAAGTTTTCATAGGAATACTTGCTCTTATATGGTTATTACCTATTGTACTAGATATAGTGTTTGTCATTTTAGGTGTATTTTATGATTATAAAGCTGAAATGATACTTAAATTTTTACCGAGGTTAGAACAGTTGATTAGCATACTCACTGGTGTTTCGGCGGTTGCTTGTTTAATGGCTATTATAGGGTTATTTACTGATTCTGATAGTGATGGTATCCCTGACTCTATTGATAAAGATAACAGAACACCAATAACGAATAACAGTGTTCAAGTCAATGTTGGTTCTGATAGCAGTAAAGTACCTAAGCTACCACTACACATTGACAAGTAGTAGTTTATCAGATTGGTATTGTTAGTATGCGTATGCTTTATTAAAATGTCAAAATAGTAAGTCTATCAAGAAATTGGTAGGTAGTAGTAATTTTTAATTACTCAACAAAGGAACTGAATTGCTGGGAACTCCTAAAGCTAGTTAAACTACAACGTGATATCTAATAATACGATATGAGCGTGAATGTGACGAAAGTAGAAAGAATTAACTGGATAGTATAAGGTTAAATCCTAAGTACTGTAATAATGGATAATCAGCATCCAAGCCCGCAAGGGAAGGTTCAACGACTATTCCTCGTGAGGGAAGTACACTATAAGCGGTTGATAGTGGAAGTGGTTTCGCCTAAGTCATATAATAATATAATATGATATGGATAAGATATAGTCTGTGCTTGTATGAAAGTACAAGATGCACGTAATGGTGCTGGCTAGGTAGTAGCGTACTTAGTTGAACGAGCGTTCTCTCAAAATTCAATAGTTATAATTATATATTTGATAAAAATTCCTTTTAGTATTATAATAGAGACATTAGGTTGCTTTATTTGGTATGAGAGGAGGTGTTATCATCTTATGAATAAAAGTTTTAAAGTTAGGATATATCCTACTAAAGAGCAACGTGTTCTTTTAGAAAAGACATTTGGTGCAAATCGATTTATTTATAATTACTTTCTTAATTTAAAGAGTAAGTTGTATGATTTTTATAAAATAAATCTTAGTTATAATTGTTGTTCTAAGACTATGACAGAGTTAAAGAAAACTAAAACTTGGTTAAAACAGGTAGATAGTGTTTCTTTACAACAGACTCTTAAAGATTTAGATAGAGCGTATCAAAACTTTTTCAGTGGTCGTGGTAAATACCCTAAATTTAAGAGAAAAGATGATAAAAACTCTTATCGTACCAGTGGATATTATATTAAAATAGATAATCGATATATAACAATTCCTAAGATAGGTAAATTATGTCTTAGAGATAGGTCTAGATTAGAGAATAAGAATATTCTTAAAATTTATAACATAACGATTTCTAAGACACCTAGTGGAAAATATTTTGCTAGTATATCTGCTGAGGTCTATATTCCGTGTTTTGAGAGAACCAATCAAAACATAGGTATAGATTTAGGGATAAAAGATTATTTAATTTTAAGTAATGGTGAAAAGATACATAATCCTAGAATATTAAAACATTTTGAAAAGAAATTTAGGAAGTTAGCTAAATCTCTTTCAAGAAAAGTTAAAGGTTCAGCTAATTATCAAAAAGCTAGAATTAAGTTAGCAAGATTTCATGAGAAAATCGTTAATATTAGAAAAGATTTTATTCATAAATTATCAACTAATTTAATTAAGGCATATGATATTATTTGTATAGAAAATCTTAATATAAAAGGATTAATGAAAAATCATACATTAGCTAAATCATTTCAAGATGTTTCATTGTATGAATTTGTAAGACAATTAGAATATAAAGCTATATGGTATGGTAAAGCTATTTATAAAGTAGATAGATTTTATCCATCATCACAGATATGTTCTAGTTGTAGTTATAAAAACAAAGATGTAAAGAATCTCAATATTCGTGAGTGGACTTGTCCTAAATGTGGCACACATCATGATAGAGATATAAACTCATCGATAAATATTCTAAATGAGGGATTGCGACTTTTAGAAGTATGAATATATAATTTTAACTGTGGGACACACAGGGATAGCCTACTGTCTGGATGTAAGACTTTTTTAAGGTAGTATTAAAAGAGCAGACCATTGGGTAGGAACTTCAATGACTTTAAAAGTCATGAGAGGATGTCAGAGGAGATTTTTCGTGATAGGTGATTTGAGTAAAGAATATGAATCTAATGGCGACATTGGTGCTATTTCCACTGGTGAGGGTGATTATGGTGGAAAATCATATGGGATGTACCAATTAGCTAGTAATGTAGGTTCAGTTGATGATTTTATTGCATGGGGGTTGAACTCTGATTACAGTTGGATTGCTGAGGAGTTAAACAAATATGTTGTAGGTTCGTATGAGTTTGATAACGCATGGACATATTTTGCGAATAACGATTATGATAATTTCTATAGCATGCAACATAGTTATGCTATTTATAAGTACTATGATGTTTCTGTTGAATTGTTGAGGGAGCATTTATTTAACATTGAAAATCATAGTGAGACTATGAAGGATGTAATTTTTTCACGTGCGATTCAATATGGCACAGGTAATATTGTAGAAATGTTTGAAGATGCTCTAGTGATTATGGGTGAGAAATTAAATCTAGAGTTAGATAATCTTTCTTTTGTAGATGAGAAACGATTTGACTACGATTTAATCACATCTATCTATGATGTGTGTATGACCACAGAGTGGAATAACTCTCCTCTAAGGGAAAACTTAAATCATAGGTTTAGGGAAGAAAAAGCTAAAGCTATTCAAATGTTGTCTGAGGAATTAGGGATATAGGTGGTAATTTATGAGTTTCATTGATAAATTGATTGACTGCATTCGAGTATTATTCTTAGGTAAGAGTATTGATTCTGTTGTTAATCATACTCGTGATGAAGTACAGAATACAGTAAACTCTACTTTAGAAGATACGAGTAAAAGAGTAGATGATACTATAAATAATACTTCTAATCTAATTGAAGATAATATTGAAAAAGTTAATTCTGAGGTAGAAGATGTAGTAGCTAATTCTAAAAAATTAGGTATTAACATCAGGAAGAAATAGTGTATAATAGAGGTGTACGAAATAAGTACACCTCTATTTTTGTTTTAGGAGATTAATTTATGGGTTTATTTGACGTTGATGGTATAGGGTTTAAAAATAATAAAGAAAAGATTAAAAAAGAAAACTCATTTAATATGGGTTTAGATATATCTGAGGTAGACAATAGTTTAGTTAATACAGATAAGACCAGTGGTAGTGATTTTGATAAGACTTTAGTTGGTGAGATAAATCCTTTAGTTAAGGTAGATGTAATTAATAGTCATTTTAAGTTAAGTGATTTATTACGTGAGTATGGGTGTTACATTGACGGTTCTACTATGTATTGTCCTTTTCATGATGACGATATCACAGGGAAGCCATCTGCTAAGTATCATTCTGATACTGACTTATTGTATTGTTTTTCTGAAAATCGAGTATATAGTGCATATCATGCGTTAAAGATTCTATTTGGGAAAGATGTAAATTTCATATTTAAGAAGATATGGTCAAGTTTATCAAGAGAGGAAAGGCTATCCTATATTGGTAAGTATGATGAGAAGGCTAAAGACATTGTTATAGAAGATACAGGATGGAATTATTATAACAAGAATATATTATCTGCTTTTAAGTTAGGGAAAGTTACGTATGAACAGTATAAAAATGCTTTATATAAGGTTCTATCATTAGTACAAGAATAAATAGTATGAATTTTAAGTAGATAGTTGTTGTAAAGATACTTAAAATTAAGTATAATAGATGGTGTAGAAATAGAATTAAACTACAGCATCTATTTTTTTATTTAAAGGAGAATTTAAAATGGCGAATATTACTGCAATTCGTCTACCGAATGGTAGGGTTAAAGTTACTAAATCTGATATTAGTAATGTAGGGGAAGAATTTTCTTCTTCAGATGAGTTCTTTAATAAGTATCAAGTAGTCAATGAATCTACTGGCGAAGTGAATCAATGTATCTTATTAGAGTCTATTAATGGCTAAGAAAACACCTATTATAGGGAATGGATTAGCTGTAATACCAATACATACTAGGGGAACTAGCAAGAAACAAGACAAACGAGTCATAGACTATGTTAATAGTAGAATGTTTTTAAAGATTCTTTCTGAATATGCTGATATAGAAGAAATGGATATAGTATATCTAACTGGTTTAGGTGTTATGTATCAAGATGATATACTTGATGGAGATGTTACTATAGGAAAAGTAGTACTTAAAGCAGATTGGTGTCATATTGTTTCTGAGGAATTATATAGGTTATGTTTATCTTTGGGGACTAATAAGATTGTACTATTAGCAACAAGTGATAAGTTTTTAAAACTTGCTAAGACTCTACGGTCAAGGGGTATTATTGTAGAGAATCCTATAATGGGTGTAATATCTGAGTGTTATGCTATAAAGATGTTATTTTCTAAGACTAAGTTATGGATAAACACAAAGGGGGATTTTTCAAAGTGATGAAAGAAATACCTAAGTTACTACAAGACTTGCGATGTGATGTGAGTGACTGTGTATTTACTTTAAAATTAGTGGGGAGTACATTTCAGTCTAATGCTCAAGCTATATTACAGACAATCATGGATGCGAATATGGTAAATAGGGTATTGATAGAATTAGTACGTGAGCCTGAAAACATACATGATAGAAATGCTGTTAAAGTTATGTTGTCTGTAGATGGTTATAAAGGGACATATCATGTAGGGTATGTTTCTATGGATATAAGTGAGACTATTAGTTTTCTATTACAAGACGAAGACTTATGTGTACATATTTCAGATGTATTCATGAGTGGTGGTGGATTAGATTACTATGTAGGTCTTATGTTTAATTGTAGATTTAAAAGAAAGGAATAAAACCTATCTATGGCTAATGAGAAAGCTAAGAGTGATTATAAACATTGGGTTGGGGCTGTTCCTAAGGTAGAAAATTGGTATAAGAATTTTAACTTTGTGCTAGTTGAAAGTATGGAAGATTTAGAGAGTATCTTTAAAGATAAAAAAGATTACTATATGGCTTTTGATACTGAAACAACAGGGTTAGATTTTGAAGAGATTGACTTGGTAGGTTACTCTTTTTGTTTAGATGGTAAGACGGCTTATTATGTGCCTGTATATCATTTTCAATATGAAGGTAATCTAGGGGAAGAATCTGTAAAATTCATATATGAGCGTATGTGCGAAGCTAAAAAGGTTTTCATGTATAATATGCGATATGATGCTCGTATTATGGAATATTATGGGTATAAAGAAAATAAAGAAGATTTAGATAAAAGACGTTGGATGTATGCTAAGTTTGATATGTCCAAGGTTGATTATTATGATGTGTCTGTCCCTGTATGGTTAGCAGATACGAATCAGAAATACCCTAGTTTGAAATGGTCAAGCTTACATTTCTTGGGTATTGAGCAATTACATTTTGATGAAGTAATAGAAAACGCTGGTTCTTTCTTCTATTTAAACCCATCTGAAAATCAAGATACAGTTTTCTATGCCGCCGCAGATGCTTTGTGTACATTTTTACTAGCAACTGCTACGGTCAAATACTTCTCTGAGGGGAAATATTCTGCTAAGTTCGATAATTTGATGTTATATCCTTTGTTACATTATGAAAATGAGAAGATTTGGCTGGATGGTGATGTACTAAAGAATCTGTATAGAGTTGCTACTGAACGTGTTGATAAAATGGAACGTGATGTGTATGCGATGATTGGTGGGCAGATTAATTTAAACTCACCTGTTCAAGTAGCACAAGCCTTTGAAAGGTTAGGTATTGATACTGGAGAACGCACCTCAAAGGGGACTATGTCTGTAGGTATTAAGATTTTAGCTGATTTACCTAAGGAGTATGTTGAGAAGTTCCCTGCTTTAAAATCATATATTAATTATAAGAAGACAGCAAAACTTTTATCTTCTTATATTAAACCTTTAATGAAGGAGTACGAGAGTAGAGGTTATTGTCGTTTTGCTTATAAGACAACAGAAGTACCATGTTTAACTGAGGATAACTATGTGTATATTAAGGGTAAAGGATTAATTTCTATTAAGGATGTAGAAGTTGATGATTTAATATGGACTCAATATGGTTATAAAAAGGTACTTTGGAATAATAAGAAGTGGTCAGATGAAATATATCGTCTAACACTAAAAAATGGTACTCAATTAATTGGCACTGGTCATCACCCTGTGTTGTTAAATACAAGTAATAACTTATCTGATTTAAGTTTATGTTGGAGTGGCATTTCTAGTACTAATGTAGGTGATACTGTTGTTTGTAACTCACACTCTATTGAGAATGAAGATACTTTAGTTTCTCTACCTAGTTATGTGTGTGAGGGACGTAAAGAAGTAACTATACCAAAAGTTATGGATAAGAAGCTTGCTAGATTAGTCGGTTTCTTAGATGGTGATGGTTGTTTACTTAGTGATAGGGTTAAATTAGCATTCAATACAAAAGAAACAGAAATTATTGAATATTATATTTCATTAATTTCTGAGGTCTTTAATATTGAGAGTGGAAAATTATATCATAGTCCTAATTCCAACAGTTCTGATTGTTGTTTCTTTTCAACTGATATTGTTAGGTTTTTAAAATCTATTAATGTTAGACAGAAATTGTCTGATACTGTATCTGAATACATAAAAAATTCTAGTTATGATATTTGGGTTGAATATCTATGTGGCTTATTTGATTCAGATGGATGTTTATTGAAGAGTAAGAATTTATTTGTACCATCTATTAAAGGTATTAAGGGTGGTATGATAAAAGACGTACATCAAATGTTACTATTCTTAGGCATCAATTCATCTTTACATATTCGTCCTTCTAGTGAGGGGAATAAAACACAATATGAGATTAGAGTAACAGGTGATAGGGGAAGAGGTTACTTTAGAGATGTTATTGGCAAAAATCTAGTTCATAATACGAGACGAGATAGAGCCATTAATAATAAAGTAAATGCTTTCTATGATATTCATGTAAATAGTGTTGCATCTGTAGAGAAGTGTTTAAATGTTGGTGATTATGTTTATGACATTGAAGTAGAAGATGTTCATGAGTATATAGCTAATGGTATTGTTACACATAATACAGGTCGTTTAGCTTGTGGTAAGGATGGGAAGAATTCTTTCTTCAGTCCTATTAACGCACAATGCGTAGTTGGTTCATCTGAACTGTTTACTGATAGAGGTGTCAAGACTATTAAGGACATTTCAGTTGGTGATAATGTTTGGGATGGTGAATCTTTTAGAAAAGTTCTTAATACTTATAATAATGGCATTCAAGATGTTTATAAAGTTACTTTGTGTGATGGTAAGACTTTGATTTGTACTGATAAGCATCAGCTATATAGTAGTGTAGTTTTTTCTGCTTTTAGAGAACTTAAAGACTTGAATGTTGGTGATTCCGTAGCTATAAACATTAATTCTGTTGATATTGGTTTTAGTAATAATAATCTCAATACTCGTAACTCACTTGATTTTGACAATGTAGTTGGTTGGGTTAAGATAAAGTCAATAGAGTATGTTGGTAAAGAAGAAGTTTACGATATACATGTAGATGTGACTCATCGATATTGTGTGAATGGTTTTATTACACATAACTCATTACCTAAGCCACATGTAAAGATGGAAGACGTATTTGATTTGGGGGATAGGAATTTATTCTCTAAAAAAGATAATATCATTATGGGTTATAAGTTTGTTTATTCTTCTTATGATGAGGAAGGAAAACATATTGTACCTGAAGACCCTACTTATATAGGTTGGGTTGAGGGAATGGATGATGATTTGAATCTTCGTATGGCTATATCCCCTAAGATGTTAGAAGATAGTGGTGATGATGAATTTCTATATTGTAGCTTTGATTACGCCGCTGAGGAGTTGCGAATCGCAGCGAATTTAAGTCGTGAGCCTAATTGGGTAGAAGCATTTACCTCAGGAAATGATATTCATAAATCAACGGCTTGTGCCATTTGGGGCGAAGAACATTATAATAGGGATTATCGTAAAATGGCTAAATATGCGAACTTCTCTATTTTGTATGGTGCTAGTTCTCATTCATTGTATGCAGATAGTCGGTATGGGTTTAAGTCTTTACAAGAAGCAGAAGATTTTTATTAAGATGTCAAAATAACAATCATGTTTAAAGTCATGAGATATATTTTTGGCAGAATAGTAAGGGTGTTGGGAAACTAGCATCTAGTGGCGATTCTTACATCGTCCAACAAAGACAGCTGAATTGCTGGGAACTCCTAAAGCTTGAATAACTACAACGTGATGTCAATATTTGATATGAGTGTGAACGTGGCGAAAGCAGAAAAAATATTCAAGATGGTATAAGGTTAAATCCTAAGTACTGAAAATAGTGGACAATCAGCATCCAAGCCCGCAAGGGAAGGTTCAACGACTAGACCTCGTGAGGGTCGTACACTACAAGCGTTTGGTAGTGGAAGTGGTGTCGCCTAAGTCATATATTTGTATGATATGGATAAGATATAGTCTGTGCTTGTATGAAAGTACAAGATGCACGTAATGGTGCTGGCTAGAAGTAGCGACTCTAGTTGAACGAGACCTTTAAATGATTTTAAAGAATATGGTTTTACGCATGTCCAGTAAAACAGTTTTACTAGGAAGTTGTTTTTATATTAAAAATATATTATAATCGCCTTGTAGTATAATAGGAAGTGAGGTGATAATAATGTACTTAACGATAAAACAACAGGTAAAGCACTTAACTAAAGAAGAATATAATATTTTAAGAGAATTGTGTAGAATATCAAAGAACTTAACGAATCAAGCAATTTATAATATTAGACAGCACTATTTTCAAGAAAAACAATATTTAAGATATGAGTCTAATTATCATGAATTAAAGGGTTGTCAGAATTATAAGTTGTTAAATTCTAATATGGCACAACAGACTCTTAAAAATGTTGACTCAATGTTTAAGTCATTTTTTGCTTTGATTAAGATAGCTAAACAGGGTAAGTATAATTTTAAAAATATTAGGTTGCCTAGTTATCTACCTAAAAATGGGTATGCTAATTTAGTTATTGCAGAATTTAAAGTTAAAGATAGTATTTTAACTATTCCATATTCTAATACTTTTAAAAGAGAAAGAAGTAGAACTAAAGTTCAAATTAAAATCTCTAAAGTATTAGAAGGTAAAAATATAAAAGAGGTTAGAATTATTCCTAAATTTAATGCTAGGTTCTTTGAAATTCAGTATACATATGAAGTTCAAGAAGAAAATATAAATTTAAGTACAAACAATGCACTGGCTATTGATTTAGGTGTAAATAATTTGTGTACTTGTGTAACTAACGTAGGAAAATCCTTTATTATGGATGGAAGAAAGTTAAAATCTATCAATCAATTCTTTAACAAACAAAATGCAATGTTGCAATCAATTAAAGATAAACAAAACATCAAAAAGCAAACAAAACAACAATTCTTAATTTCTAGAAAAAGAAAGAATAGAGTTGATGATTATATTAATAAAACATGTCGGTATATCATTAATTATTGTTTGTCAAATGATATTGGTACTTTAGTTATTGGTTACAATCAATCATTTCAAAATAAAACTAACTTAGGGAAAAGAAACAATCAAACTTTTACACATATACCTTTTGGTAAGATAAGAGAAAAGTTAGAGTATTTGTGTAAGTGGTATAGTATGAATTATATTATGCAAGAAGAGAGTTATACTTCTAAAGCTAGTTTCTTTGATAATGATGAGTTACCTACTTATGGTACAGATAATCCACAAACATATGAGTTTAGTGGCAAACGTGTTAAAAGAGGTTTGTATCAAACTAAAGGTGGTTATCTTTTTAATGCAGATTGTAATGGAGCATTAAATATTCTTCGTAAAAGTAAAGCTGTAGATATTAGTGTCTTATGCAGTAGGGGCGAACTGGACACGCCTAAAAGAATAAGGGTTTCTTAGTAGACCAAACTTCTTAATAAGATAAATTTATGTTATCTTTAAAATTATATGATTAAAATCATGTGAGGTTCAGGATAAGTATAAGAAAGCCTTACCTACATTATTTCAATGGCAAGATAGAATTATTGCTAGTGCTAAGAGAAAAGGTATGTTACAGACTTTCTTTGGTAGACCTCGTAGGTTACGTTCTTATTATGAGAATAGGCAGATAGGTTTTGCTAATCGTAGTGCTGGGAATACTAGCGTACAAGGTGTTGCTGGTGATATTCTTAAAATGGTAATGATTAAGCTATGGAAAGTAGTCTTTAATAATGAAGAGTTTAAGAATGATGTTTCTTGGAGGGTTGCTATTCATGATGAAATAGGTTATACAATACGTGCTACTAAGTTAATGAGAGCATTGAAAGTTATTAAAGAAACACAATCTGTTAAATTACCAGAATGGCCCGTAGAAATTATTACTGACCCATCTGTTGGTTGGTCAATGGGTAGGGTGTATGATTTCCATATGGTTGAAGATGATTCAGAATTAGGTTATCATTTTGAGCCTGATTTAGCATAATGTTTATAGGGGATTAATATGGAAGAGTTTATTTTTGATAGTTTGACTCTTAATGACTTAGTTAAATATGTTGATACATCAAAGGTATTTAATATTACTAAGGCTGAGTTCAATCAAGCTAAAGTATATTTAGCTAGTTATGAAGATGAGAAGTTAGGTAATGCTGTTGAGCGTTTAGATGTTGCTTATCATGTTGGTAATAAGTGGTCTTTAGTGGACATGTCTAAGGTTGAAGGGTTCAATGAAGTACCTCTTAGTTGGTTATTATCAGATGTAGGTGATATAGATGATTGTCTAGTCATTTTACGTAGAATGTCTAATATGGTGTTGGATAGAAATAATTCTAGTTTATCTACATATATTTATCATATTGTAGCTGACAAATATGGGTTTATCACTTCAAACGCTTTGATGAATGGTAAACTTGCAAGATTTGGTATTAAATTAGACGGTTCTGTTGATGATGTTCTACAAGTAATTAATGATACAGTAGATAATGATTATGATAAGAACTCTTTGATTAATTTTATTAAGAGTGGTGTTGCTAATGTGTGATATGTTAGAGTTAGTTCAGTTAGGTAAGAATGTTAGGTATATTCGTGTTAATATACTAGAGACAACAATATCTGAATTCTCTAATTTAACTGGTATTAGTAGAGATGTGATTTGTAGGATTGAAGATTTAAGATTGGGCAAGAATTCTAAGGCTTGCCCATCCGTATCTACGATTCTAAAACTGTGTAAATCACTTAATGTAGATATAGGTGAAATTATGGGAAATGATATCTCTTCAAATACTATTGTGTTAGCTGACTTGAGGGAGGTTGTTTCCAATGGCAATTAGTGTTGGTAGAACATTAAATGAATTAAAGCAGATGTCATACGAATGTGGTTTAACTATCTCACCTAGAGAAGATGGTAAGTCTTTGAAAAAGGAAGATTATATCTTACCTATACGAGAGCATAACTTATCTATTAGGTATGGTTCAGTTGATAGCACTCCTAAACATTTACAATTAATGTTAAATCTAAAATCACCTATGCTTGCTGGTCGTATTGATTCTTTTAAAGAAGAGCAACAGCAAGAGGTGTGGGATTCGGATAATTGGTCTATGGAGCAAAAGTTAAATGGTGTAAGGTGTTTCATTATTAATGATGGCACAGGGATTCATTTATATAGTAGGCATAATAGTGATATTGATTTATTACCAATAGAGTTTACTGATAAGGTAAAATTACCTAAAGACTTTATGTATGATAGGATAAATAAATCTTTTATTTTAGATTGTGAGTTGACATCTGATAATCCTAATATTTGTACTGTACTAGATGGATATGGTGTAGATACAAGTTCTCAGCTACAGGCTGTTACTTCTATATTAGGTTCTAATACTGATAGGGCATTAGATATTCAAGAGTTTAATGATTTAGATTTGGTGTTTAATGCTTTTGATTGCATCTATTGCGATAATAATTGGATTATGGAGACTCCTTTATTTAAACGTAGGGAGTACTTATCTGATATTATTGAAATGTTAGATTACGCTAATTTCAATGTTAGACCTGTTAAGTATGTAGTAGAGAATAAAAAGGAATTTTATAAGCATTTAATTGGTTTAGGGTTAGAGGGTACAGTAGCTAAACGCTTAGATGGTGTATATGTCCCTGATACAACTCGTAATTTCAGGGGTTGGGTAAAGTGCAAGAGGTCTTTGTCTGACTCATTAAGTGCTTTTAATTCTAACTCTTCATTAAGTGCTTTTGATACTTTAGATGATGTGAGTGGAGACATTACTTTCTCCTTTGGTGATACAATCGACGCTTTTATTACTGGGTATGAGTTAGGTAATAAAGGTTCTGCATTTGAAAACATGATAGGTTCTGTCTGTGTTTCTGTATATGTGGAAAAAGAAGATGGTACACAAGAAGTCAGAGAGATTGGTAAGTTTAGTGGTTTTAATTTAGACATGCGTAAGAACATGGGTATTGTAGTTGATGGTAAGACAGTACTTAAACCTGAGTATTATGGTAAGGTTGTAGAGATAGATGGGCAACAAATCACTAAAAATGGTAGGTTCGCTCATTGTGTATTTATTGGTTTTAGGTATGATAAATTAAAAGATGCTTGTATTTTAAAAGAAGAATTTTTAAAATCACAAGTGCTATAAATTATACTTGATTTTGAGTATAAGAAGTGTTAAGATTTTATTATCTAATGTTTAATGGGTGTTTTATGGATTACAATAAATTAGATATGAATGTGTTCATAGAAAAGCTATTAGAACATGTAGAAATGTGTCCTTGTTTGTTGATAGGTAAATATGTTACTGAGTTTAAGAAGGTATATAAAGATACAATAGAACGTGTCTATACATTAGATGATGTTAGGTATCTTATTGACGCTTATGATGGTATTTCTAATATTAACAGTAAATTCTTAGTATTGGATGGCATTGGTTACTTATCACATGTAGGGCAGAACTCTTTATTAAAATTTATAGAAGAGTCTAAACTTCCTATTATTATATTGTCATATGGTGATAAAATCTCTCCTATAATCATGTCTAGAATGAAGATAATAGTTAAGAGATGGGATGTTGTTAAAAATCTCAATTTCTCTAGTGTTGCAGATACTATTTCATATATTAATGAAAAGAATTCAACTAGGGAAGAGAAGATGTCTGAGTTTGAAGAAGTACAGGTAATGGCTAATATGTGTCCTAGTCTGTATTCTATTAGGCAACAGGCTGGGGATAAGTATGGGTATAATAATAGTAGATTAATTAATATCATGGTTGGTACTAAGATACGGTGATGTGTATGGGCGATTATAGCTTAATTAATAAGGTGGTTAAAGTTGAAGATGCTAAGGAAGGTATCAATTATCTAGACTTAGTGTGTTTCATGTACCCTAATTATGAATTACGCACAGAGTTTAATATCTTAGATGGCAACAGGGATATTATTTTTGTAGGGAAGGTAAATTCGAGTGTTGTTTCTTCTTTAAAGGAAAACACAAGAAGTTTCATAGCAATTAATAATATTGGAATTCAAGATATTGATTTGACAATTAGAGATTCTGCTATTAAAGTACTATATGGTAAGTTTAATAAAGAGCCTAGTGAGAAGGTATATTCTACATTAAATTCTATGTCTGACTATGATTTCATTAAGTATTTTAAAACTTTTTGGTTTCTAGGTAGGTCAAAAATTGATAATGTAGATATATCTTTATGGGATTTATATTGTGTATTAGGTAAGACTCGTCATGAAATTTTAAAAGTATATTTAGAGTTACGTGAGTCTTATTCCGATAGTATGATATTCAGTGGTGTGTTATCGTTTTTAGAAAAGTCAAGAAATTTAGAAGATGTTGTCGTCAATAGTTCTAAGTATCTTAGATTATTAGTGGACTTTAATAAGTCTTATGATAAATTGATAGTACCGATTATTCAAAGAGTTTACACTATGGAGTGTAAAAATGATACAGATAGGGAATATCGGACTTTATGGTTATTAATGCAGTTGGGTAAAGGAAACATAGTATAATGTCTATTCTTGAAATTGAATTAGAAATGAATAAAGTGGCTAAAGATTTACAAGATAGAATTTATAGTGTCTATGATTCTTATCTTGTAGAAAACAAGCGAATCATAGATTTACCAACATATGAGGCTTTATATCGTAGTCCTAAATTACAATATGAGGTATCAGAAAGATTAATACGTACTATTGATGTATTAAATGATTTAAAGTTACGCATTAGTGTAGTTAATAAGAATTTATCTGAGATGAAGAATTTACAAGTAACTACTAAATCTGATTATCAGCTAGTGGCAAATCTAAAGGCTAAGGTAACTAGGTACTATGATGAATTTAATGAGCATAAGTTTCAGATTTCTGACTTAATAAAAAATGCTAATAATAAACTTAACACGATTAATGCTGTTAGGTTTATTAATGAATAATATTTTGTGTTATATAGGAAAGGAGATTTATGGAAGAGGATGTTTTCAAGGACAGATTAGTTCAAGAGTTGAAAGAGTATTTTCCAAATGATAATGCTCTACAGAACTTTTGTAGACTTATTGTTATGATGCGAGATAATCCTGATTATGCCTTATCAGATGTAGATAGAAGTGTATTAAGGAACTCAATCAAGGACTTATCTGTTTTTACTTCATTAGGCATTTACACTAAAGTACTAGGTAAAATGAGTAGTGATGTAAAAAATCAGTTGGATGTTACGACTCGTAGAAAAGGTGTTAAGGCTCAAAATAATGTGAGTCATAATAACGTAACTGCTACAGTTTATGAGTCAAATCGTTTTGATTTAGGGTTTAAAATAGAGCCTACTAAGGTATCGCATGTTGATGCAACTCCTAAAGTAAACTCTGTTAAAGAGTATTCTAGTAAATCAAATACATTTAGTTTAGAGGGGGTTGATTTAACCTCAAACAACTCTATTAGTAGTGATATACCTACATATGATACATATACAAGTTATGATACATATGATGATGTTCCTACTGTAAATGTAGATGATTTAGATTATTAACTTAGGTATTTAGTGATATGCACTATTACAATATATTTTTTATTTCCAAGAAGGAGAATAATTATGTCTGAGATTGAAAATTTTGACGCTATGTTTAGTTCAAACAATGAGGTTGCAGAAGCACAAGCTGAGCCTGTTAAGAATGAAGTAGCAACTGCACCTACAACTAGCATTGCAACCCCTGAAAGTTTTGTAATTAGCCTTGACGGTGTAGGTTCTCAAACACTAGGTGAGTTGGGTATTAAACCAATTTCTTTTGGTGATAGGATTCAACGTGTACCTATTGAAAAGTATAAAGCTAAACAAGGTAACATTGATAGAATTTCTATCATTTCTGAGCAAGTTCTTCCTATCAAATATCATTACATTGAAGGAAAAGGTTCTTATTTGTGTACAGGTGGTAAATGTTGTCAATTAATGGGTGACCCTGCTGTACGTTATATTGTACCAGTTTGTGTATATGACACTACTAAAAATGGTGACCCTGCATCAAGTAATATTGAGTTGAAAGTTCTTTCTATGGGCAATGAATTGTATCAAAATATTGGTATGATTGCTAATACTGGTACTGTACGTAGCTTAGGTGGTATTACTCATGTTGATTTGTCTGTGAACTGTACAGATGAAAAATATCAAAAATTAACACTTATCCCTACTGGTGAGGCTAGTTGGAGAAAATCTGCTAAGGCTGTTGAATTCTTGAATAATAAATGGCAAGAATCTGCTAGTGAAGCATATAGAGCATTGGCACGTAGTGTAGATGAAGCTACATTTATTAAAATCTATGATGAAGCTACATTTGGTGCTAAACCGTCAGATGATATGAATAAAGGTTTTGGTGGTAGTGAAAACTCCTTTGGTGGTTTTGGCAATTCTTCAAGCAATTTCGATGATTTCTTTAAATAATAGGTAATTAATACATAAGGGGGAAATAGAGGTACGTAACAACTTAATTTGGTGATGTACCTCTATTTTTATAAATATATGGTTATTTTAGCTATAGACCCTAGTTTCAAGGCTTTATCTTTTAGTTTATATGATAGTGTTTCTAAAGATGTATTTATTGATACTGTATCATATCCATTAGGCACTTCTATTGGTTTTGAGAAAATATTTGATGCCGTTCATGTTCAGTGGTATCAGTTAAAGAATAAATTAGATACATATCTCAGTGAAAATAATCTTTCTATAGATGTTGTGATTTCAGAGATTCCACCTCCTGTTGGGAATTTTTCTGCTGGTTTATATGCGTTGGATTATACGATTCTAAATAATATATTTGAGCGTTATACTACTATAACGGATTTATATATTTTATCTCCATCTTTTTTGACTAAGGTTCATGGTAGACGAGGTTATAAGAAGAGTGAAAGTACTGCTTTGGTAAAATATTTTATTGAAGACGTATTATCTGATAGTTTCAATGTTCATATCCCTGATAGTGTATCTCCTAAGGGGAGAGTTTCAAAGGGTAGGTTAAATAACGATAAAGCTGAATCATTTATCTTTTTACTAAGAATGATAACTAAATTAGATATTAATGGTCTTGCTAGTAGGGTAAAAAGTGAGGTAATAGGTTTATCTCATGAAGGTGAGAAATTGTTGAGGAGCAGATAAGATAATGGCTGTTAAAAAAGAAAAATCATCTGTAAGTGAGTTCGCAAAACGTGTACAAAAGTTATCTAGTGAGTATCATTCTTTAGATGCTCCTGAGTTTGTTAAGAGTGGTTCAGTTGTACTAGATTCTATTTTAGGTGGTGGCATTCCTAAGGGTGTATTTATCCTTTTGTCATCTGATAGTGGTTTAGGTAAGTCTACTGGTGCATTGCATGTAAGTAAAGCATATTGTATTCAGAATAAAAAAGTTTTGTATCTAGACTTTGAGAGTGGTGTTAACTTAGCACAGTTAAACTCAATGGGTTTAACTAAGTTTAGGTATGATGCTAATACCAATCCTGATGGGAACTTCTTCTTATTCCAAATTCAAACATTTAGGGAAGCAGATAAGATTTTAGATGAGTTGGTTGAAGACGTAGATTTGGTAGTTATTGATTCTGCTACTGCTATTTTAACTGAAAAGGTTAAGGATTCTTCTTCGGAGGATGTACTTCCTGGTATTGATAGTAGGGTTATGTCTACTTTCTTAAAACGTCATAAATCAACTAGCACACGTGCTGGCACTTCATGGATTATCGTTAATCAATTACGTACTAAGATTGCTATGGGGTATGGTCAACAGACTTCAGAGGTTGAAGCTGGTGGTAAGGCTCTAAAATTCTACCCTGATATTCGTTTAACAATGAAGAAGGCTTATAAAGGTACATTAGAACGTACTGAGCAGACTGCAGTAGGTGAGCAAAAAGTTCCTTTTGGTGCTATTTGTGAAATTAAAGCAGTTAAGAATCGTTATGAACGTCCAGAGATTCCTTTAAAATTAGCGATTATTTTTGGTAAAGGGATTTCTAATGAGTATGCTTATTATGACTTCTTAGAGCAACGTGGTAAGATTGTTAAAAGTGGTGCATGGTACACAATTAAGTTAGGGGATGCTCCTAAAGTACAAGGTATGAATGGTGTTATTGAATGGATTAACGCTAATCGTAGTATTGTAAAAGACTTTATTGAGTCAGAGGGTGGTTATCGCTTATTGCTTAATGAAGCAAGTACTGTGGATTTAGTAGATGAATCTTATGACGAAGAAGTCTTTGATGGTACTGAGGTGTTTGATGAACCATCTGAGGATAGTGGTGAGGAATAATGTCAAATAAATTAACAGTAGATATTAAGGATTTTCAGTCTTTAAAGAAGGCTTATATTGAATTAACCCCTGGTATTACTGTAATTACTGGTGCTACAAATAATGGTAAAAGTGCTATTATTCGTGCTATAGATTCTGCATTATTTAACTTAGGCGATGATGCTATGGTCAGAGGTGGTCAACGGTATTATGGTATCAAAATAGTTAATGATACTCATAGTATGCTCATGGCTAGGGATAATGTAGGTAAGAATGAAAAGACTGCGTATCAGTTTGATTAGATGTGCTATACATTCGTGATTTAATTCATGAGTAAATAGCACACATAGTCCACGTATTCAGTGATGAGTACGTGTCGAGTGGTAACACTTGGAGATTCATTGAATTGCTGGAAAGTCCTAAAGCTAACTGAACTACAACGTGATATCTGCTAATATGATATGAGCGTGAGAGTTGCGAAAGCAGAAAAAATTAGTTGGATGGTATAAGGTGAAATAAAAACTATATCACATGATATAGTCCTAAGTACTGTAATAGTGGACAATCAGCATCCAAGCCCGCAAGGGAAGGTTCAACGACTATCCTGAGAAGGAGTACACTATAAGCGATTGATAGTGGAAGTGGTGAAGGTCTTTTAGATAAAAGATTAAGATATAGTCTGTGCTTGCATGAAAGTGTAAGATGCGTGTAGTGACGCTGGGTAAGAAGTAGCGTTCTTACTTGAACGAGCATCCTTTCAAAATAGAATATGGTTTTATATATTGAAATTAATCTCCTTTTGTAGTATATTAATGATATAATTACTACGAAAGGGGGGTGCATCTTGTGGATAAAATTTTTACTAAAAACTTTAATAAAAGTTTTAAAGTTAGAATTTACCCTAATGAAGAACAGAAAATCTTGATTGATAAGACATTTGGGGGTGCAAGATATGTATACAACTATATGTTGAATTTGAAACAAAAGTTGTATAAAAACTTTAACATCACATTAAGTTATAATCATATATCTAAAGTTCTAACTGAACTTAAAAGACGTAAGACTTGGCTTAAAGAGGTTGATAAGTGGTCTTTACAAAATGCTCTTAAAGACTTAGATTTTGCGTATAGAAAGTTCTTTAATGGTAGGGGTTATCCTAAGTTTAAATCTAAGAAACGAGATAAACTTTCTTATCGTACTAATGATTACTTATTCTTAGAACAAGATTCTAGAAAAATTAGAATCCCAAAAGTAGGTTGGATTAGATTTAGAGATAAGAGTAAATTTGATGGTTTGACTAAAATCAATAATATTACAATCTATAAATCGTCTAGTGGGAAATATTATGCTAGTATATCTGCTGAGGTCTGTATCAATAATTTTGAGAAAAGCAATCAAAGTTGTGGTATCGACTTGGGATTAAAAGATTTTTGTACCTTGAATGATGGGACTAAGTTTGAGAATCCTAAATTTTTAGTTAGAAATGAAAAGCGACTTAGATTACTTCAAAAATCATTAAGTCGTAAAGTTTATGGTTCTAAAAATTATGATAAAGCTAGGTTAAGATTAGCTAAGTTTTATGAGTATATAGTTAATTCTCGTAAAGATTATCTTCACAAAATATCATTATTTTTAGTAAAGAATTATGATATTATCTGTGCAGAAACATTGAGAGTTAAAAATATGGTAAAGAATCATAAATTAGCTAAGTCAATTAGCGATGTTAGTTGGTATGAATTTTGTAGTCAGTTAGAATATAAAGCTAAGTGGTATGGTAAACAGTTTGTACAAATAGGTACATATTTTGCATCATCACAGATATGCTCTACTTGTGGGTATAAAAATTCAGATGTTAAGAATCTCAATATTCGAGAATGGACATGCTCTAAATGTGGTAAACATCATGATAGAGATATCAATGCATCAGCTAACATTTTAAATGAAGGATTACGAATTTTAAAGTTAGTATAATTTTCAATATATAAGAACCGTAGGACATATGGGGATAGCCTACTGTCATAGTGTAAGACATATAGTGAGTTTATACTTAATATATGCAACTGTTGGGTAGGAACTTCGTCACTTTAAGTGGTGAGAGGATGTCAGGATGGTACTGTTCAGAAAAAAGTAGGCAGAGGTCAATTAGAAGAGGTTTCACGTATGTTTAATATACGTGAGGTCAAAATGAATAATGGTACTAAAATGAAGATTAATTTTTGGTATCAAAATGATAAACCTTTTCTTATGGATAAGACCTCTGGTCAGTTATATGAATTCTTATCATTAAGTTCTTGTGATAACTATGCTAGGGTTTTAAAGGCTTTGGGTAGCGATGTTAGGGTGATTAATTCTGATATTAATACTATAACAACAGAGATTAATACATATAAGTCTTTAATTAATGATAAGAAAGACTTCTTAAATAAGAATGATGGTTTTGATACTGTATATCATGATGCTTTAGATGTAGATAGTAAAAGTAAGTTGTATGATGAATCTTCATCTATTTTAAGTGAGATTGATGATTTATACTTATTGATTAATAAGTTAAATACTCGTAAATCTAGCTTAACAAGTAAGTTATCAAATATTGATATGGATACTGTTTCTAGCACTTATGGTATTATAGAATCATTACATAATACATTAAACTCTCTAGATACTGTTATTGGTGATATTGATGGTGGTTCTTTGAGTGTTTCTAGTCTTTCTAATATTGTTAATACTACAAAGAGCAATATAGATAATGGAACTAATTTCTTATCTGAGTGTTCTAATATGGTTAATAGTATAGATTCTATTAATAATACAATAAGTATTGCTAGTAGTGTTCTATCTGAAATAGATAGTATTCTTAATGCAAAAAATACATTGAGTAGTAGGGTTACACAGATACAAGATTCTGTAGTTGGTGATACTGAGGAACTATTAAATACTATATCTTCTATTGGTTCTAGTTATGATAAATTAGGTATAATGGAGTCTAGTTTAAAAGACTTTATCAATGCTAATGATATCTTCAATAGATATAAAGCTAAGGTTGAAGAATTAAAATCTAAGGTAGAAGATAGTAATAAAGAGTTTGAACAGTTGAAGGAAGAGATAGGGTATTGTCCTTATTGTGGAAGGGATTTTTTATAGATGGCTACATTAGAAGAAGTAAAGGCTAAGTTTAGTAGTGTAGAAAAAGTAAATCAGTCTTTAAAAGACGAATTAATTAGGACTGAAGAGCAACTAAAATCTGCTGAGGAAGCTTATAATAAAGCTGTTAAGAAGTTATTTGAATTAACAGATAAAGATACGATTGAAGATGCTAGGGTATATATCTCTCAAATGAGAGAGGATTTAGATACTAAGTTAAATGATTTGAATACAAAATTATCTGAGTATCTAGATAAAGATGGTGAGTGATATGTCTGATTTATCTATTGTACGTAGAGTCATTGAACATAAAGCTATGATAGATAGTGCTAGGAAAGATATAGATAATATGACTCATTTAATCAACACCAAATCAGAATCTTTGAAAGAATTAAATAACTTAAAAAATCTAAGTGAGTTTTCATTTAATTACTTAGATGTCTTAGTTAAAGAAGAGTCTGGTAAGTTCATTAAACATTTGAATAATATTCTTGATTTTGGTGTTAAATCTATCTTTGATGATTGTAATTACTCTATTGAGATTAGGGTATCAGAAAATTCTAAGGCTACAATTCATTTAGTATATGATGATGAAAGTGGTGTAAAACTAGACCCTGACATTAAAAATTGTGGTGGTGGTATTCGTACTGTTGTTGGTTGTTTATCACAAATCGCTTTCATTACACATTATAGGTTAGAACCTGTATTGTTTATTGATGAAGGTCTAAGTCAGCTATCTAGTCAGTACATTCCAAATTTCATGGAATTAATTAATCAGATGGCTGAGAAGAATGGACTGAAAATTCTTTTGATTACACATGACGATAGATTCACTTCTTATGCTGTACGTCATTATGAAGTATCTAAAGGGAATACTAAGTTGTTGAGGGGTGGTGAGTTAGGTGAGTGATATACGATTAAAGTTAAATGAAGGTGAGAAGATTGCATTTATTTCAGATGTTCATGTAGATAGCAAAATGCCTGACTCACGTGTTGATGATATCATTACAACTCTTAAAGATAAGTTAGTAGATATTCTTAATAAATGCATTGCTGAAAATGTTAAGTATGTATTTTTTGAGGGTGATGTTGTTAATAGGGTTCAATGTCCATTTGAGCCTATTACAATGTTAGCAGACATCTTATTACGTTTTAGGAAAGAGGGTATGAGGTGTTTCTCTATTCTAGGTAATCATGATATAGTTAGGAACTCCTTAGAAAATTTAGATAAAAGTCCTATTCAGATTTTATTTAAGTTGGGTGTTCTAGAGCATATTAATTTAGAGACTAGGGTTATTATCAATGATACAGTATTATTGACTGCAGTTGATTATACTGAATATCCCATTAAGGCTGATAAGTCTTTTAGTAATAATATATTATTAGCACATATGTTCTATGGTAAGAGTGGTTTTCTTTCAGATGAAAAACATAATCTAACAGATACTAATATATTAGATTTGGGGTATGATTTAGTAGTGTTGGGGCATGACCATGAAGATTATAATGATGTTATTGTAGGTTCTACTAAGATAGTTAGACATGGTTCTGTTCTTAGGGGAACATCACATAACTATAACTTCACAAGAAAACCTAATTTCGTTGTTATAGATGATATAAAGAATCCTAAGGAAGTTAGACGGATTGAGATTGCTCATAGGGATTATAAAGATGTTGCTAGTGAGTATATCTTAAATAAGAAAACATTTAGTAGCATGAATGCTTTACAAGATGTATTATCTAATCTAGCTGATAAGTTAGTAGATACTACTGAGACGGATTCTGATAGGATTTATAATATTATCATGGGTGATGAAAAGTTACCTAATGACTGTAGGGAATTACTGTTAAAATATATTAATGAGGTTTAGTGTTATATGGCTTTTAAATTAGAAAATCAATATACATATTTATTTGAAGATTTTCAAATAAATCATGGGTATGATATATTCATGCGATATCAAGACACTAACACTAGCGATGATGAGAGATTGCATTTAGAATCTATTGTTAAGAAATGGATTTTAGATAAAAATTATGAGGTAGCTAGGTTAATTTATAATGATGATTACATGTTATATAACGTAAATTCCTTAATGTCATTAAGTATTTCAGATATTTATTCAGATGGTGAGTTTGGTGTTAATAGTATTGGTGTTTCTGTATTACAAACTTTCTTCACTGAATTAGAGGATGTTGATAAAGTAAAAGGTTGTTGTATGAGAGATTTTTGTAAGAGTTCAGAAAAATCTTTTACACGATATGTACGTAAGCTTTTGAAGTATGGTAAATCACCTAATGATATGCGAAGTATGTTCGCTTTTGTTGGTGCAGGGTACTGTTCAAATTTCAGACCCGCTACTGCTAAAACTATATACGAGTTATATGGAAAAGATAATTGTAGAGTGTTAGATACATCAAGTGGGTTTGGTGGTAGATTATTAGGTTTCTTTACTGCTAAGAATACTGCAGAGTATATAGGTATAGACCCTAATACTGCTGATAGTTGTAATAAATTTATTGAATTTATGCAGATGCGTTTTGGCTTAACTAAGAAAGCATATGTTAATAGAATTGGCTCTGAGGATTTTACTATAGATAATTATCCTCAATATGAGAATTATTTTGATATTAGCTTTACTTCACCACCATATTTTGATACAGAAAAATATTCAAAATCTGATACACAATCATATGTTAAATTCAATACATATGATTCATGGGTAGATGGGTTTTATATGGATACAATTTATAACAGTTGTAATGCGTTAAAGTTAGATGGTACTTTTGCTATTAATATCTTTGAAAAGGTAGATAATATCAAAGAGTATACTGAAGAATTTCTCAATGATTGTGGTTTTTATATTGTTAAGGAAGATAAATACTTATTACGTGTTATGAGTGGTACTCAAAAGGGCGAAGATGGTGAGTTTTACACAAGGAAAAAAGACTACTTTAATTATGAGCCTATATGGGTAGCGAAGCATTATACAGAGTTATTAAAAGATGGTGTTATTACACATGATAAAGCTGTTGAATGTTATAATCGTGTAAAAGTTGGTAATAAGAAGATTATCGTTTAGTGGGGGATACAAAAGATGGGCGAAGATATGATGTTAGATGAAGTTAATGAATTTGAAACAGTTTTAGGGTTAGATGATAATACTGATAGTGGTGTAGAAGATTCTTTTATTGATGAGTTTTCAGAAGAGATACATATTTCTATTCCTACCAAAGAAATTAATACAATTTTAAATATTTCTAATGTATTAAAGTCTGGTGGTGAAAACTCTTATGAAGGTAAATTAATTACATTCAAGGTGGAAGAAGGTAATGTTAAATTTATGTTATCAGATAACAAACGTAATATCTCTAAGTTTGTTAAACCTTTGAATAGTGATAAATTTATTACTGATTTTATCTGTTTGTCGTCTGGTTCTTTGGCACGTATTGTAAAATTATGTGGCAATGTGTTTACTGTAATTGAGCGTACAAAAGAGTCAGATGGTGGTGTAAATAAAGAATATACTATCGCAGTACATGGTGGTGAGGTTAGGGTAGATAATTATAACTCAGACGAATCACGTTTCAATCATACCTACGATGCTACTTATAATCACACTTCTAATAGGGAGAATTTAATTTCTTATATTAAGAGGTTGTTTAATTATTCTCAGACTGCTGGTGGTAGGAGTCGTTTCTTATCATTTAAAGATAATACAATTACTGTAGAATCTTATAATAACATGGCTAAATTGACATGTGATGATAACTTTGGTAGTGGTTTTAGACTACATTTAGCTGATTGTAAATTATTAGCTTTATTAGCTAACTCTGATAGTGGTGATAACATTTCTCTTAATTCAAAAGGGGATTTATACTGTGGTGATACATTTGTATTTAAGACTGAGGCTTTTGCTTTAGAAGATAATTCTATTCAGCAATCTGTGTATGGTCGTATGGTTGTTGATAATAAATGTGATGTATCATTAGACCATTTACGTAAAATCATTGATTTAGCTTGTAACTTGCCTGAGACTACTGGTGATATCAATATTACATTCAAAGATACTGTTAATATTGAGATTATTTCACGTAGAGGGAATTCTACTATTAAACTTGATGCTTTGGACGTGAGTGGTATCTTTGATATTGGTTCAATCTCTATGAGTGCAAATGCTATTAAACAAGTATTAAGTACATTTAATGGTTTTGATGTAGCTACGTTGCGTTTAAGTCTTGATGGTATTGCTTTAGATAATGATACAGTAAGTGCTTTCACATTGAAGAAGGCTTTTTAATATTAGTATTTTCAGTTCTTTATATATAGCTTTAGGTGATATTTTTTCATAATCAGTTTTAAGTAATTTCTAGAGGTTAATTAAACATGGATAGAGAAATGAATAGGTTGTTAGGTTTCTTGGGTACTAATGTTGATAGTAATGTTGGTATCGATTGGACTTGGACTGAGTTGGTTAAACATGCTGAACAAGGTGATAAATTCTCTTTGTATCGTTTAACACAATTAGCACGTCATTCTACACAGCCTGAAGTTAAAAAATATGCAACAGAAGCTGTTGCTAGGATTGAAAAGTTGGTAGAAGAAGCCGCTAAGTTGGAAGCTAGTCAAGTTACTACTAAAAGTGGTATCTACTTATCTAGTGAAGAACATTAAGATTCTTTTATTTGAGGTGTGGTTTTATATCACACCTCTTTTTATTTGTAATATTTTGTAAAGTGTGGTACAATCTATTACAAAGGTGGTGATTTTATTATGAACATATACATAGGTGATTTTCCCTTTAGTAGGGATATTTTTAAAGATGTTTCTTTAGATAAGATATTTGATTATTATAAATCTATTGAAGACTCTTATACTAGAATTGATAGGTATAATGAGATTAATGAAGAGATTTGTAGTACTCTTAAAGACATAGTTTCACTAAAAGATAAGGTTATAGACTTAGAGAATGAAAAACTAAGATTATTTGGTGATAATTCTTTTTATTGCGAAAGTAAATAGCTGTAATATTTTGTAATATTGAGTTGACTTAATTTAGTGTTGGTGGTATATTATGGATAACAGTAATGACATGAAATTTACTGCAACATTTTCAGACGACAAAGAAGGAAAAGACTTTAAAGTTGGATTAGAAAATGTAGTTACAGAAGATGGTGTAAGTACGTCTGTTGAGTATGATGTCTTAAAACATGATGTAGAGGCTAAGTTAGACTCAGAGATTGGTTCTTTCAGTTACTCTACGAATAAAGATAAAAAGACAGATATCAAGATAGAAATACCTACTAAAGGGTGAAATATTCTTATTTAGTATGATGAGGAGGTGGTGAGATATTTTGAATAAAAGTTTTAAAGTTAGGATATATCCAACTAGAGAGCAACAAGTCTTGTTGGGAAATACATTTGGTGCGAACAGATTTGTTTATAATTACTTTCTCAACTTAAAAAGTAAATTGTATGAGTTTTATAAGATAAACTTGAGTTTTGCTGATTCTTCTAAGGTTCTAACAGAGTTAAAGAAAACTAAGACTTGGCTTAAAGAAGTTGATAGCAAATCTTTGCAACAGACTCTTAGGGATTTAGATACAGCGTATCAGAACTTTTTTAGTGGTAAAAGTAAATATCCTAAATTTAAAAAGAAACAAGATAAAAACTCTTATCGTACTAATCAGGGTATTAAAATAGATAATCAATATATAACAGTTCCAAAGGTAGGGATGTTGCGTTTTAGGAGTAAGTATAAATTTGATGGCAAGAACATTCTTAAAATTTACAATATCACTATTTCTAAAAGTTCTAGTGGAAAATATTTTGCTAGTATATCTGCTGAGGTCTACATTCCATGCTTTGAGAAAACCAATCAAAGTGTGGGTATTGACTTAGGTTTAAAAGATTTTGCGATTTTCAGTAATGGTGAAAAGATAGGTAATCCTAGAACATTAAAGAGTCTTGAAAAGAAATATAGGAAATTAGCTAAAGTTGTTTCAAGAAAGAAATTTAATTCAAACAATAGAAATAAGGCTAGAATTAAGTTAGCTAGATTTCATGAGAAAATTGTTAATATACGTAAAGATTTTCTACATAAGTTATCAACTAAATTAGTAAAAGATTATGATATTATTTGTATTGAGACTTTACGTGTTAAGAATATGATGAAAAATCATAGACTCTCTAAATCATTTCAAGATGTATCGTTTTCTGAGTTTATAAGGCAGTTAGAATATAAAGCTGAATGGTATGGTAAAATAATTTCTAAAGTAGATAGGTTTTATCCATCTAGTCAGCTATGTTCTAATTGTGGCTTTAAAAACAAAGATGTTAAGCATCTCAATATTCGTGAGTGGGCTTGTTCTGAGTGTGGTACACATCACGATAGAGATGTTAACTCAGCGATAAATATTCTAAATGAGGGATTAAGGATTTTAGAGATATAAATATGTAAATATATAATTATAACCGTGGGACACATGGGGATAGCCTACTGTATCTGAATTCCTCTACTTTAAAGTTTAGATAACTTTAAGGCATGTTTTCTTGGGTAGGAACTTCAATGACTTCGAGTCGTGAGAGGATGTCACCTACCAAGAAGTAATTTAATTACGAAAGGGAATATACAATGGATGAAAAAGAACTACTAGCTAAAGTAAAGAAGTATAAGGATTTAAAAAACAAAATCTCTATTCTTGATGCTGAGGTAAAAGAGTTAAATAAGGAGTTAAAAGATATTCTTAGGGATAGTGGAAAAGAAGAATGTATCATTGGTGGATATGTTGTCAAATTACAATCTATTTCTAAAGATAGGTTTAATTCTAAACAGTTTAAAGATGAGAATACATTCTTATATTCTAAGTATATTTCTACTGTAAATGAAGAGCGTTTACAGGTTACTGGTGGAGATATTAATTAATTATCACTTTACAAAACTTAATTTGTAGGGTATAATTATATGTGTGATTGTGGTATTATACATAATCACAATAAGCTAGTTTTGTATTTGTATTTGTATTTACGTTTTAGATAAACTATTAATACTGTACTAGATGGATTAAACTTTATCAAGGTTTTGTAGTTACCTAGATTTCACTAGCTATTCTAAAAACTACTATATGGAAAGGTGTCCGAGTGGTTTATGGTGACGGTCTTGAAAACCGTTTCACAGAGATGTGACGGAGGTTCGAATCCTCTCCTTTCCGCCATAGGTCTTTAGTGTAGTGGTAACACGCTAGACTCCAAATCTAGAAACAAGAGTTCGATTCTTTTAAGACCTGCCAATTTATATAAGGAGAGATGGCAGAGTGGCTTATTGCACTTCCCCGCTAAGGAAGAGTGGGATTATTTTCCCACCGTGAGTTCAAATCTCACTCTCTCCGCCAAATATGACTCTATAGCTCAGGTGGACAGAGCAATGGTTTCCTAAACCATGTGTCGGCAGTTCGAGTCTGTCTAGGGTCAGGGTTACTGGATAATTTACCTTGACGTGGTGTAACCTCTTTAAACTAAAGAATTATCAGTATTTATTCCGATGTAGTCCAATAGGTAGAGACAGCTGACTGTTAATCAGTGTGTTGTATGTTCGAGTCATACCATCGGAGCCACGTGAGGAAATTGAGTTAAATGTTCTCTTTTTCCTCCAAAACATTGCAGAGTTATGAGTACTCACAGGGAAACATATACCCTGTGTTAGAAGGTTTGAGTTCTTCCTCTGCAACCATATGAACTCTTAGCTCAGGGGTAGAGCGGTCGGCTCATAACCGATTGGTCGTTGGTTCAATCCCAACAGGGTTCACCATTAATATTTTAATATAGTATTAAAAGCAAAGGAAGTACAAAAGATGGAAAGAATTACAATTTTTAAGGGTTATACAATTCCTGTTGTTATTAAAGTTGATGAAAAGCAGAAAGTAGTAACTGCCTATAACACTCATTGTGAATTCTTAGCAGAGAATGCTTTTGCTAAAATGGTAAAAGATAAATCTCAAATAATGTACTTTGATTATAAAGCTAATTTTTATAGTCTTATTCGGATGAAAAGTACTTATAAAGCAAAAGCACGTTGTCAAGAAGGTGATGTGTTTGATGTCAACATTGGTAAGGAGTTAGCTAAGGAAAAGTTAGCTAAGAAATTACGTTCTTCTATTAAAAAGCGTATAAATGCGATGTTATTAGAGAATATGAAATTACATTCTGGTGTATTAGCTAGCAGTGGTTACAAAGAACTATAAGAATATAATAAAATGATTAGAGAGTGTATGTTTTACGTACACTCTTTTTTATATAAGAGAAGGGGAATATGTATTATGTTGTGTTTAGTGGTTGCTAGAGATAGAAATGTTAAATTAGATAGTAAGTATACAATTAAAGATGCTATCGAGCAGGTAGATATGTTAGGTAACAAGATGAACCTAAAAGGAACATTACGTTATTATGGTTTATCTTATGTAGAAGATAGGTCTTTCTTTTCTAAGTATAAAGATTGTTTTCATATGAAAGATATGAGGTCTTTATATAACATTACTTTAGGTGAGTTACTTGAATATAAGAATAAACTAATATATTCAGAATAGGGGTATAGTATGTTAAAAGTTGGTGACAGGGTAGAGCATAATACATTTGTTTCTTTTATAGGTGAAGTAGTGGAGATTCGTCCTTATGAAGATGAAACAAATGTAGCTGTAAGGAATGAAGAAGGTAATATCTTTTGGGACGATATTACTACATGGGATTTACTCCCTGATTCTGTGATTCATTATGGTAAGATTGATGATAATTTTGATGGTGAGACCATTGATATTGATGCTGTTATCGACTTAGGTACTTTAGAAGGATAGTCATTTGTTTATATATAGTCTTAGCGAACATACGATATAAGAAATTATATTAATAGATTTTATTAGAGTACAAAAGGGGAAGTAACATATATGAGTTGCGTTATCTCAGATGTTACTAACAATGCAACAAATACAGCTAAGATTGTAGGTTATGTGGTTAGTAGTCCAGAGATTCATCATAGCACACATGGTGAAGATTTCTATGAATTCTCTGTGAGAGTTCCTAGGTTAAATAGCAGTGCATCAGATATTATCAAAGTTGAAATATCTGACAGGGTATTTAACGTAAATAAAATACAAGTAGACTCTATTGTTTCTGTGGAAGGACAATTTAGGTCTTTTAATGAGCATAATACTGATACTGGAAAGATTTCTTTACGTTTATTCTTATTTACTAAAGAAATTGAAGTATTAGATTCTGCAGATGATTTTACAAATAAGATTGCATTACATGGTTTTATCTGTAAAGAAGTAGTACATAGGAAGACTCCTGGTGGTAGGGAGATTTCAGATGTGATTTTATCTGTAAATCGGTTATATAATAAATCTGATTACATACCTTGTGTTGTATGGGGGAGAAATGCTAGGTATGTGTCAAAAATGGGTGTAGGTACAGAGATTGAATTTTGTGGTAGGATTCAGTCAAGGGTATACACTAAGAAATTTGAAGATGGTTCTACTTTAGAGCGTGAGGTGTATGAAGTATCTGTATCTGACGTTACAAAGATTAGTGATTAATTAGAGGGGTTATATTTACTATGGGTAGCATATTGTCAGATGCTGTAGATTACAGTAATAAAGTAATGTTAATACGAGGGTATGCTTCATATTATACTGATTCTGATTTAGTTAAAATCTTTAAGGTAGATTCCTTAGATGATATATTAAAAAATAATACCTATGAAGAGATACGGACTAAGTTGTCAACAACATTGACAAATATTAGGGATGGTGTCTTTGATATAGGAGATGTGGTTACTATTAAAAAGCCTTTACGGTTTGAGGGTTCATATAAAACTGTTAAGGGTGTTATTATTGGTAAGCATATTAGATATCGAGATGAAAATTTAAAAGATTATTACACAGAATTTGATATTATCGTACAAAGTAATGTGTATCATGATGGATACAGTTATACTATTTATAGAGAAACAGAAGAGTATTTACGGTTAGAAAGTAAAGACATTGTAAATAAACTATACTTGCAAGATACGTTAAAACGAATAAGTAGGATTGATGTAGAGGTTTTAGTATAGTTGGGGGTAGTTTACATTGGTAAATACGAATCTAGGTAGTGGTCTATTAGTATCTCCTTATGATAGTAGAGACTATAAGTTCAAGGACTTAGTTAGGTTAGGTTCTGTTAATATTCCTTATGAGTATCAGAGTGATACTTTTCCTTTTGTATACAATCAAGGCTCTTCACAGATGTGTTGTGCTTGCTCTTATAGTGCAGTTAGATATTTACAGGAGTCTGATAATAGTCAATCATCATTGACATTACCTTTATCTCCTGCTTTTAATTATGGTCTTAGACCTAAAGAAGAGAACTTTGAGGGGATGTATTTACGTACATGCTTAAAAGGTGGCACAGATATTGGTTCTGTGTTGTATAATGACTTGCCTGGCTTTTATACAACAAATGAGGCTTTAAGTCTTGTAGAGAGTAATATGGATTCTCTACGCACAAAGGCAGATGAATTTAAAATAGACTCCTATTATGTGTGTAGTTCTAGACGTGAGATACAAGTAGCTATTGTAACTACTAAGGCTATAATTACAGGCATACCTATTTTTGATAGCTTCTATGATGTAGGTAGTGATGGTATTGTAAAGTATGATTCTACTAGGGACGTAGTAAATTATGGTGGTCATGCAGTAACTATCACTGGTTGGTCTTATATTAACAATAAATTTCATTGGAGATTATTAAATTCTTGGGGTAATGATTGGGGCGATAATGGTTACGCTTGGTTACCTGAAGATTATCCGTGGATTGAAAACGCATATGCTATTGTTGATACGACAACTAAAATGAAGTTTGACGATTACATCATGAAATATTATTGATATGGGGGTAATAGTATGAAGTTCACATATAAGCCGTCTTTTACAAGGATTTTAGTTATTCTGTTTTTAATATTAGCGTTTGTATCTATGGTGTATTCATTGGTTATGGATGCGTATCTTCATTATAAAATTAGGTCTGGTGACTTAGAGTTATACAATATAGAGTCAAAAGTTATTGATGGTGAGATTTCACTTAATGTGTTTGAGCGGATTGGTCGAGTAGATGGATATGTATTATTATATGATACTCGAACAAATTTAGTATATATTGGTGATGAGCATGGGAACTTATCTCCATATTATGCTAATGGTAGTGGGAAATTAGTAATGTATGATAAGGTGAATAATCGCTTATTATATTAGAATATTATAATAGAGGTTAGGACTAAAAAGTAGTCTTAACCTCTATTTTTATTTATGGACTTTACATTTCTTTACACATATGGTAATATATGAATGTACCCTTTAGTATTGTTAGTAAGGGTGGTAATTTTACAAAGGAGGTAAATCAGTCAATGAAAAAAGATTTACAAAGCAAAATTGATAGTGCTTTAAATCTAGAAGATATTCTAGCACTAGAGAATGGTTTACACATTGCTGAAAATGTAGTAGGAGATGAAATTTACATTTTCAGAAATGAAGTAGGGAATGGTTACAGTATGATGTTCCGTACTAATAAACCTAATGAATTGTATGTTGAAGATTTTGACGAAGACGGCAATTTAATTAATGTACACTATGATAAAATTAACGGAGAAGATTAAAATGGATAACAACACTATTACAAACACAATTAATACATCTGAATATACACGAGTATTAAAAGGGATGGTATTTATTTATAATATTGATGAGTCAAAAGATAAAAAACAATTCAATACTACTAAATATAATCGTTCTGATTATGCTGAATATGGACGTAGACCTTGGGTGGTTGTATCTGATAATAGAACGATTGACCAAATCTGTACAATCGCACCTATGTCTACTGGTCAGTTTGGTAAAGGGGATAAAATCAAAACGCATGTAGATTTCAAGTTAAATGGTACAAATACATGTATTATGCTTGAGCAGATGCGATTTGTCAATACACATGAATTAAAAGATTATGTAACTATTCTAGGTAGCAATACTCTGAAGTTAGTAGATAATGCTATGGCATTTCATTTAGGATTACGTGATTATATCCAAGACGTTAAAACTATTTCAGCAGAAGAGGTTAAGATTGTAGATGATACTAATGGTGATACTACAGCTGATATTCTTGGCAACAATGGGGTTACTAAAACAGAAAATACTAAAGAGACTAAAACTGTTTCTTATGTTGAAAAACGTGGCAGAAAGTCTAAATACAATAAAGAAGCTTTAAAAGTAATTTTATCTGACTACAATACTTTATCAGAGGAAGATTTCTGTGATAAATATAAATGTCGTAATCATAAAGCATATCTATATAAAGGATATTATGTAAAAAAATTATATAAAAGTAATTTCAAATAAGACTCATATGTAGTATAATAGAGACTAGATAATAATCAGTTATCTAGTCTTTTTACTTTTACGAAAGTAGGTGATGTTTGTGTGTGATGAAATTAGGTCAGATGTGGACTTATTATTAGAGGATTTAGGTAGTGTAGAGTTCTCTAATCATGAATGTCTTGTTATGTATCAAGATAATCTATGTAAAATAGCTGATAAGGATTACATGGTAGAAGATGGTACATTGTTATTTGAATCATTAACGGATTGGCGAGAGAAGGCTTTTAATGCATATCAATTAAAAGAATTATTAATACGTAGTAGGAATACTATTAATTCTTTATTATTTACTGCATATGATGGTTCTACTCACGAGTATGTACAAAGTTATGCTACAAATAAGTATAGTGCATATGGTGAGAATACAAGGGTTATTGTAGTAGGTGATAAAACTAAGAATAGGCATACCATAGAAAATCATGAGTTAGACATAGAAGTGGGTAGGATATATGAAGATAAGATTACCAAAGACTTCAATAGGAAAAGGTACTAATACATGGTTAGGTGGATAGACATAATACTATTACTAATCATAATAATGATAGGCATATCAGTAGCATATAGGTTATTGATACCAGTAGTACTATTAGTAAGTGTAGTGATTCTGACTACACTATAATCAAAGCATAAGAACATACAAAAAGATAATATTAATACTATTCATAATATAATAACTAATGATATTAATCATATAGGAGATAAACATAATAATGAATATAATTAATTTCTTCTAGCGAAGAAAAGAATTATATTTTAGTAGGGATGGATGATTAATATTAGTATCAGTTAATGAATTGATTGAGAATATATTAATGGATAATATTAGTTAAGAACACAGAAAGATATGATATTAAAAGAGAAATTGATATCATAGGACTGATTGATATAATTAAGATTTCATTAAATGGATTTCATTAAGTAGAGTTCATTGAGTTCATAGGAATGGATTCATAGGAATGGATTCATAGGAATGGATTCAGCTGAGTGAATTAGTGAAATAAATTTAATGAACTGAGTTAATTATATTAGATTGGATTACATACGATGTGGAATAGTGGCATATAGAGAAGGAAGAGATAATATGTGTGGTTGTATGTAAGAGAGGGTAGAGTATAGGAATGGAAAAGCTGTACAAGAGAGTAACTGTGTTAATTAATTAGGTTAGTAATATAGGTTAGAAGTGTTACTATAGATGCGAGGATAGCTAATTAATTAATAGAGATGGTAAGAGATGAAGTGACACTATGAAAAGACTAAACGTAGACAAAAAGAAGACACGATAGAAGACAATAGAATAAAGTGATTTGTAAATAGTGATTTGCGTAAATATTGATTAAAGAAAGGGTGGATGGAGTATGTTAGATAGGGTAGAAGGTAAATTGAGGGGACGAATTGAAAATTTATTAGGGAGATTAGAGAGGGTAATATTTGGTAATGTGTATGTAGAAGTAGGGGTGGATATCATAAAGATAAAATGTATAAAAACGAATAGGGATGAGGTAGATGGTATCACATACCTAAAAGAGGTAAAGGGTACATTATTGATTGATACACATAGTGATTTAATGAAGAGTGATGCTACTGAATATTTGTTAGAAGATTTAGCTGAAAATGGTATAGGATTATATGAGATAGGATACACTACAGAAGTATATCGTAGTGAGGGAGTCACATTTGTATTAGATACAAAGCGTAGTGATAGTGTGTGTGAGAATGTAGGTAAGAGGTTAGGTTTGTTGTGGTATATGTCTAGTACTAGGGATATGTTGCTAAGTGAGATACATAATAATAAAGAAATTGCTGATAGTGCTACAGGTGGGGAATTTTATGCAACACATGGGTATCAAGTAGTCAGTATCTATACTAGGAGCAACGTAGAGACTATCGTAGGTAGTGATGATTGGTATGATATGAATGATTAAATAAAAGGTGGATTAAAGAATGAATACAGAAGATATCAATACTGCATTACATAGTGTGGTACAAAAAGCTATAGCAGATATAGATGATAGATTGCATAATAAAGACCTAAAAGACTTATTAGGGAGAATAGTAGCTAAGTATGAGAAGATACTCTTTGGTGATGTAGGGATATGGGTATATGGTGATAGGATAGAGATGTATAGTCATGTCAGTATCAAGAAGACAAGGTATCAATTACAATGTAAGGGGTTAGTAGTGGTAGGGTATAATGCTAATACTAATCGGATAGGTAATATGAGACGTGTACAATTCACAAAGAATAGCTATGTAAAGATAAATGATGCTAATGAGTATGAGTTAGGTGATAGGGTTGAAGAAGTATCTATAGGATTAAGGGATAGCGAAGGTAACGAATTAAATCATGGCAGAGTTATGGAAGTATTGGGTAAGTTGAGTGATAGCTATGATTTAGTAGGAATACATAGGATAGAGATACGTCAAGTATAAAATATACTAAAAAGTGTAAGGAGATTTATATGGATATAGTAGAATTAGTAAAAGAGAAATTAGGTAGTGTAATCTTTGGTGACGTATCTATTACGGTAGGTTTGGATATAGTCAATGTGTATTGTCGTCATTGTGTAGGTGATGTCGAATATGGTGGTAAGACGTATCGTGAATGGGACGTATCAATGATACAATTACGATTAAGTCAAGGGTTATTGGATGGTCGTAAAGATTTATATGATGAAGATAATGGTATAGAGATAGTGAGGCATACTATTGAGTATTATAGCTATGATAGGATGCAGTATGTGTTAGATATAGTTGATGATAAGACTGTGTATAGGGATGTAGAGACACGTAATGATGTATTAGGAGTCATGGTTGACTTAGCTAGAGAGGTAGGGGTACATAGTATAGTGGATATATCAAGTCATAATTGATATGTCTATGTATTTTTAATATTACTTAACAAGTGTTAACATATATTTCTATTAATTAACATTACATAATAATACTATACAGATATGTGGTATATTGGTAGTGGTGGTTGGTTGTATATCACTATATATAGTAGAACCTAGTAGAAAATGATAGATATTTCTACATGATGTTGTGTATTATATGTAGTATATGGAGGTATAATTGGAAGAGATACAAGATACGGTACAACAAGATAATATGGTAGTTGAAAACATGGTATTAAAACGTGATGGGCGTTTAGTAGTCTTTGATAGTGGTAAAGTATTCAATGCTATGTTAAGTGCGTATAGTAGTTTACATGATAGTATAGATAGTGAGTATATTACTGTATGTAATGATGCTATTAATGCTATATTAGATGAATATGAGGTATTGGACGATGCAGTATTGGGTGTAGAAGATATACAAGACATAGTAGAGAATACGTTATTAGATAGTAAGTATAATGATGTCGCTAAAGCGTATATCTTATATCGTGAAAGTCGAACAATGAGTCGTGAGACGACTGTAGATACGGTAGTAAGTGAAATTTTAGAAGACAGTAATGATTATTGGTCTACAGAGAATAGTAATAAGGATTCAAAACTGTTAACAACACAACGTGATTATATGGCTGGTGCTATTAGTACTGATATAATGCGTAGGAAGATATTACCTAGGCATTTAGTAGAAGCACATGATAATGGTTTGTTGCATATCCATAAGAATATTGTGGCGTAACATCGTAAGGTGTTATGGAAAACCTTGTGAACCTCTAAGAGGGTGTAGAGATAGTATAATATTTATTATATAGTATGTAGGAAATGACATATTAATATTTCTGCTAACAGGGGAACTATGTAGTATTTTGATACGGTATTACATACAATCCTGTGCCAAGTTTTAATATTTTAGGAGTATTGTATGCGATGCAAAAGATATTTTTATGAGTACTTAGTGTATGAAGATGGTAGAGTTTATTCTGAGAAGAGTAAGAAGTTTTTAAATCCTGATTTAATTACTGGTTATGCAACTGTCACTATGTATAATAATGGGAAGAAGCTTAGGGAAAAAGTTCATCGTATTGTTGCTAAGTTATTTTGTGATAATAGTGATGGATTTAATGTTGTTAATCATATAGATGGAAATAAACTTAATAATCATTATACAAATTTAGAGTGGTGTACTCAGAATCATAATAATATTCATGCAATACAGACTGGGTTGAGGAATGTATCATTAAGCAATTCTAGGCGATGGTTAGATGATGACTTTAGGAATAGGGTTTCCTCTAAGATATCATCTACTCAGTTACTTAGGGGTTGTAATAGTGGTTCTTCTAATCCAAGATATCGTTATCAAATATTTTATAATGGCAAGTTATTGCAACGTAAAGAATTAAAAGATGTTCTAGGTATATCTCAAAGTTATACAGATGAGTTAATACGTAGAGCATCTAGTGGGTAGATTATAAAGTTATTTAATGATAATGGTATAGTTATTAAAGATATTAAAAAAGGTCAATCGACTATCGAAACAGCATTAGAGTGTCAATCACCTAATGGAATGGAGTAGAGTAGAGTATTATTGAGATATAATACTCGAAGTGCAAGGCATCCTTATATAAGGATGATGATATAGTCAGTTACATATATAACGGATATGGATTACGTATCAATGAGAATGTATAACTGTTGTTTAATTAATTTAGAAGATATGTTACAGAATGGCACTGTAATATCAAATGTAAAAATTGATAAACCACATAAATTTAGTACTGCGTGTAATATAGCGAGCCAAGTCATCGCCCAAGTGGCGAGTTCTCAATTTGGGGGTCAATCAATTACATTAGGGCATTTATCACCTTTTGTAGAAGAATCTCGTAAAACATTTAGGAAGAAGTTTCCTACTGCTAGTGAAGAATTAATTCAAGAAATGGTTAAGAGTGATGTAGAGGCTGGTATACAAACATTACAGTATCAAGTACTGACCTTGATGACTACAAATGGTCAGGCTCCATTTTTAACTGTATTTATGAATTTAACAGATGTAGAAGACGGTAGTTCTCGTGAAGATTTAGCATTGTGTATTGAGGAGATGTTAAAACAGCGTATACAGGGTGTAAAAAATACAGATGGTGTATATATTAGCCCTGCCTTCCCTAAGCTGATTTATGCATTAGATGGATGTAATATTACTAAAGATAGTAAATATTTTTATTTAACAGAATTAAGTGCTAAATGTAGTGCTAAGAGGTTAGTGCCTGATTATATCTCTACTAAGGTTATTAAGAAGCTTAAAAATGGAGATGTATTTCCACCAATGGGTTGCCGTTCATTTTTAAGTGTAGATACAGCTAAAGAGAATTTAGCTAAGGCTAAGAATTGGGATACACATAAGTATCATAAATATTATGGCCGCATGAATTTGGGTGTGGTAACACTTAATTTAGTAGACGTAGCGTTAAGTGCTAAGGGTAATATGGATAAGTTTTGGGAACTTATGGGAGAGCGTTCTGAATTAGTACATGAGGCTCAGTTGATTCGGTATAAACGGTTAAAAGGGACTCGTTCAGATGTAGCACCTATCTTATGGCAACATGGTGCAATTGCACGATTAGGTAAAGGTGAGGTTATTGATAGGCTTTTACTTAAAGATTATGCTACTATCAGTTTTGGTTATGGTGGTTTATGTGAATGTTGTATTGCAATGTTAGGTAAATCTAATAAAACAATGGAAGGACAACAATTCTGTAAAGACGTATTAAACTTCATTAATAAAAAATGCGAAGAGTGGTCTGAAGCAGATAACTTAGGGTTCTCACCGTATGGTACACCTATGGAGAGTTTGACATATCGTTTTGCTAAGACATTACGTAAGCGGTTTGGTATCATTAAAGACGTAACTGACCATGACTATATTACAAATTCATTTCATCTATCTGTGAGGGAAGAAGTTAGTGCGTTTGATAAGATAGCTATTGAGAGTCAATTCCAAGAATTAAGTTTAGGTGGTTCTATTATTTATACAGAAGTTCCTAACATGCAAGATAATATAGGTGCTGTGATTCAGCTTATTCAGTATATGTATGACCATAGCATGTATTCTGAAATAAACACTAAATCAGATTACTGTTCTTGTTGTGGATTTGACGGTGAAATGATAATCAAAGGCGAAGAAGGTTCATTATATTGGGAATGTCCTAATTGTGGGAATACTGACCAATCTAAGATGAACGTGTGTCGTCGGGTTTGTGGTTATCTGGGTACTAATTTCTTTAATCAAGGTCGTACAGCGGAGATTAAAGATAGGGTATTGCATTTAGATTAACAATTCTATTAATAGAATAAACTATTGTAAAGTAGTGTAAATTTTGGTATACTTTAGGTGTAGGTATTAGACTTATACCTAAAGTATATTTTTATTTAAAAGGATGATTTATATTATGGGAAATATGGAAAAAGAAGTATATGTGTTAATGACTACATCAGATGTATTTAGTTCTCCTTTGTTAGGGGTATATGCTACTAAAGAAGAAGCTAAGGAAGCTTATAAAGAAGTACAAGAAGAGTATGGCTTAGAAGATTTTGAATTAGTTATTGAGCGTACTGTATATACGTTTAGATTTAAGGAGGGTGTGTAGTCATGACTAGTAATGATTTTATTCAAAGTTTACTAAAGAGATATTCTATATACTTGTTTGGTGGTAAATGTACTATAGTTGTTATGAATGGTGCTATTGTTATTTCTTGTAAACAGAATGATGACGGCATTGAATATACTGCAGATTATGTCTTTGAATATGATGGTAAAGAGACTGCAGACTTAGTAGGTATTGATGTTAAGATTACTGATACTGTAAATGGGATTGAATCTTTTAGTATTCAAGCTAAAAATGCTTGCTATACATACAGTACTTTACAGTTTGTAGCACAGATGGTTATTGATAATGACTTAGATTTAGCACAAAGTGCTGTGGTTATTATTAAAGGTGAATAGGGTATAAAGGTATGGATGTAAAAGATATTTCTGATATACAAGAAAGCAAAAAGTATAGTCATATACGGATTGTTGATGGTCTTAGTATTAAAAAGCACAACATTTTACGTAAAGTTATGACTGAGTTTGATGAAGATTTTAAAAGAATGGCAAGAGAGGAATAGTATGCTAAGTGTACATGATGTTATATGCATTCATGATAGTTTAGTCAGTACCTATGGTGGAGTTCTTGGTATAAGAGATAAGGGTTTGTTATCTTCAATTATTAAAGGTGTGTATCAGACTTATGGTGGTATTGAATTATATCCTACAGTTTTGGATAAGATATGTCGAACCTATTATATGCTTGTTACGAATCAAGTATTTCTTGATGGTAATAAAAGGACAGCTACTGCTGTTTTGTTAGTTCTTTTTTATATGTATGGATATAAAATACTCAGTCGTTTTTATGTAGATTTTTATAAGTTGTCCTTAGATGTTTCTAATGGCAAGGTTTCATATGAAGATGTAGTTCAAATATTTGTGGGAGATTGATTTATTATGGATATTGAGCGATATAAAGAAAGGTTTCTAGATAGACTAGATACTATGTCAGATGAAGAGTTACGACAGATTTTTGATGATGTTCTACGTGACTATGGAGATTCTAATTCTTCTATGTGTATTCCTGTTATATTTCCTACTATTAGTTATGATAGGACATATATTCTTCTTTATAAAAGAGGTAGTATATTAAGAAAGAGAGGTAATATTCTTGAGGTATGCAGGAATCAAGGAAAATGATATAGTCGATGGTGAGGGTGTATGTGTCTCTTTCTGGGTGCAAGGCTGTGAACATCATTGCCTTGGTTGCCATAATCCTGATACATGGGATAGGAATGGTGGGTTAGAATTACCTAATACATACATAGATGATATCATTAAGCTATTATCAAAGAATGGAATACTTAGAAATTTAAGTATTTTAGGCGGAGAGCCGTGTTTACCTCATAACGTGAGTATTGTGTTACCTCTTCTTAAAAAAGTTCACACAGAGGCAAAATTCTCAAAAATATACCTATGGAGTGGTTACACTTTTGAAGAATTAATGGGGAGAGATGATACTCGTGAATTATTACAATATGTAGACGTGTTAGTCGATGGTAAATTTGAGTTAGCACATAGGGATATCACTCTTAAATTTAGGGGTTCACCTAATCAGCGTGTTATTGACGTTCAAAAGTCTTTATTATACAATATAGTTGTATTATACCAGTATGAATAATATATAAAAGGAGATTATATTATGATTAAGCTACAAAGAGATTATTCTATTATGACGTATGTAGATACATTTTCTATTTTTGGTAAATATGCTGAAGCATTTTTGGATTCATTAGTTGAGGATATTGATTATAAGCGTGTGAGCGATTTACATGGTATGGTTGTCATCGTAACTAAAAAAGAAAAACATAAGATTTCGTTTATTGTAAATAATGTTCGATTTGATTATCGAGATGGCAATTTGTATTTTGGTACTTTTTTAGATGCTTTACGAGAAAGACCATATATTCTACAATTATTAGTTACTACATTGAATGAAATGTTATATCGTTCAGACGTTACTATTAGTAATGATAATTGTATTCTAGGTTTGATGAGTGCTTTTGTTTTATTACAGGGTTGGTTTAGTGATGTTAGGATTTTAGAGATGGAATCACAGCTTAGACGTGAAAATAATTACGAGCATCGTAAAGAGAATAAAGAGTTTTGGGATGAATATTTTTTCTACAATCCTAATGATATTTAAGGTGAGGTTTACATGGTAATAGGTTTAATTAATAAGATTTTACATTATTTTGACTTAATGTTGGTGGCTATTAATAGCACTGAGGATAACTTTGTTAAAATTGGTAACGATTTAGAAAAGACTAAAGAAGTTGCGACTAAAGTAGTACAAATTAGTCTTGCTATTAGTGAGATAGTCGTTCTTTTGTATAAAGTATATGGTGTATTCTTAAATACTTCTACAGTATTACATAGTGGTGCTTTAGGTTTAGGTGAGGAAAAGAATAACTCTTATAAAGCTATGAAAGACTTAAAAAATAATGTTGATATGGATTTATTACAAGCTGTATTAGAGGATAGCACAACTGTTCCTGATAGTTTTATTGATAAGTTGTATGTTGATGTAGAAACATATAAAGATAAATTAAATAGTCGCATTGAAGCACGTAGTGATAACTAAATAATTTTGGGGGATTAAATTATGTTATTATATTTTGCTTTAGATGATGAGAGTACTTGTTTTCATTCTTCAAAGATTTTTAATGACCTTAGAGAGTTATACGATGAATTAATTAACTATCGTAATAATGTACATTATGTGTATAGCACATCTCTATTTGTTTATGATACAGTAAGCAATAAAGAATGTTCTATCATTATTAATGCTAATGATATTAAATCTCTATCATTTGAACTTTTAAAGTCATATGTTGATATCTTTAATGATTACTATTATAGGGAAGGTAGGTTCATTCAGACTATCAAGTGTGAGGTTAGTGGTGATGATTGTGGTAATTTTGACTATGATACTGTGACATTAATTTTTGACGATTCATCTGAATTGGTACTATAAAATAATATTGTAAAGTAGATAAATACACTAATTTATAGTATAATAAACTATATATTAGTGTATTTTTTGTTAGGTGGTGATGACTTGGTTGAATTAATATTAAAATTGATAGGTTGTCATTTATTAGGTGATTATGTATTACAATGTGAATTCATAGCTACTACTAAAGGTAAAAATTACTATCATCTATTTGTACATAGTTTCTTATATTGTGTACCTTTTTATTTAGTTTTTGGGTTATCACTAAATCTACTAATCTTATTTGGTATGCATCTTATTGTAGATAATTTAAAAGCTAGATATGGTGTGATTACCTATGTAGAAGACCAAATAATTCACTACGTAACTTTAATTATGTATTTATTATAGGAAAGGTTGGGTTTTGGTTTGAGGTTAAGTCTATTAAGTGGTAGTGTTTCTACTAAACTGTTAAGAAATGATGGTGGTAGGGGTTTTAAAATCTGTTCTAGTGGTGTAGAGTTTGATTGTAAATTACCAACTAGAAGTACTACACATAGTGCTGGTTATGATTTTTATGCTCCTTATGATGTAGTGATTCCATCTTTGTGGAAACAGGTAGGGAAATATTTATTACATTCTTTGTTACACTTTTCTTTTAATGGATATAAAGAAGTCATTAAACCTACAATGATAAAGACTTATATTAAGGCTTATATGCTTGATGATGAGGTTCTTTATATCTATAATCGTTCTTCTAGTCCAATTAAAAAAGGGTTGATTCTATCAAATTCCGTGGGTGTTGTGGACAAAGATTTTTTTGACAATTTAGATAATGAAGGCAACATTGGGGTAGCTTTTTATAATTTCTATCCTTTTGATGTAACTGTTGAAAAAGGCGATAGAATTTGTCAAGGTGTATTCTCTAAGTTCTTAAAAGCAGATAATGATAGTGTATTGAATGCTACACGTAGTGGTGGTTGTGGTAGTACTGGTAAATAGGTTTTGGTGGTGTAGATATGGTTCTAAATAAAGTAGAGATTTCATATATTGATATAGAATCTAACAATATTAAATATGATACAAAGAAAGCATTGTCTATGATTTTAGATGATAGTACATATAAAGAAGGGACTTCATTTATGATTAACCCTAAGGCTTTAAATTCTTTGTTAAAGGCTTTAGAGAGTGTAAATGCTGTGGATAAAGTAGTCATTGTACCATACATTTATAAAGGTGAGTGCATGTATATTATCACTAAATGTTTTGGCAAAGTAGATGCTTTGTTATGCTCTGAGTAGGTGATGGTATGAAGTATTTTATTTCTGACTTATACCTAAGTAAAGGTGGAGTTAATAAAATTTCTGGTGTAGATTCTTCAGTACATAATCATTTCTTATTTACTGTATGGAATACATTCATTACAGATGACGATGAAGTCTATATTGTAGGTGGTGTTGGTGATTTATCGTTACTAAGCACTTTAAATGGTAATAAGATTGTATTACTCGGAAAATCTGACTTAGATATCTTCAATCAATATGTATCATCTGTTTCTACAAAAAGGGATGCTATTCTTGATAAAGAGATGTATCAAACATATTGTAAGAATGAATTTAATGTACAAGTCTTATTTAGGGATACATTAGAAGTTACCTTATGTACAAATGAAATAGTTCGACTTTGTGTAGATTATGAAAACGCTACTATGTCAAAGATGTTTACATTAGCTAGTGGCATTGGTAATTACCAAAGACTTTTTGGTAGTGGATTAAATCTAAATTCATTGGTTAATGGATATAAACCTGTTTCTGAGTATGATATCATTTCAAGTATTCGGAGGGGTGCAGATGAATTACTTTACTAAGCATAAGGCTAGATTTATTGAACTATTATCTTTATTTATTAAATGCTTGTTATTTTACATAGCATCTATAGTATTTCTTGAATCTTTTCTTTTTGTAATGTGTTTGATTCTTACTACAGATGCATATAATTCATTTAGGATGTTTGTAAACATGTTTGAGTTCTTTTTAACTGCATTGTTTATAATAATGACTCCTATTTCATTCTTTTTTCTAGTATTTAATATAAAGTTTTAGGGTACAGGAGGTGATGGTTAGTTGGTAAAAGGTAAGATACTATTCTTGTGTGGCAAGGGTGGTACTGGTAAAGATAGTGTAATGAGTAGTTTATTACAACAATATCCAAATGAATTTGAAAGGTTTGTGTTAACGACTACTAGACCTATGCGTGATAGCGAAGTAGATGGTGTAGAATATCATTTCTGCAGTATGGAAGATTTTGCTAAACGAGTAGTAGCAAATGAATTTTGTATTGTAGAGCATTATAGTTCTGCTGAGGGTGCTACAAAATATTATGGTGTAGGCGAGATTCCTACTGATAATGATAAAGTATATGTGTTGTGTGGTACTAATACTCAGTATGATAAATTACGTGAGAGATATGGTGATAGGGTAGTAGGTGTGTATTTGTATAATACTGCTTATACTAGCTTAACTCGAATGCTATCTCGTCTTAGGGATAGAAAAGAAGTAAATGTATTAGAAGCTTGTCGTAGGGTTTTATCTGATAGTCAAGATTATATGTACATGGATTTCAATGCTTTTGATTTATTAATTAATACTGAGAATTGTACGTTATCAGATGAGGTAGCTTTAGTTCATAAGCTATTTGAATAGAGGTGTATCTATATGAGAGTAGCTTATATTAGTGATATTCATATTAATAAATTAGCATCTACATATGGCACGTCTGAAAATCTATCAGATTATTATCATAGCATTTTCTTACAGATAGTTAAGCAGTGCGAAGATATTGATTATCTTATCTTTAATGGTGGCATCTATGATAACTATGAAAAGTTGATTTCTTTTGTTGAATACATTCAGAATCAATTTCAATTAAGGGATTTAAAGACTATTGTACGGTTTAATGTTGCTAATACTGATTACTATAGCAATACAAGTGTAATAGATAAAGTTGGTCGCTTTTATGAGATAGATACTATATTTAAGAATCATAATCTGTATCTGCCGAGGAATCCTATTATTACTTCTAATGTATGGTTATTTGGTATTGATACATGGTATGATTACACGTTGTATCGTGGCGAACCAATTTCTTTACAAGAGATAACAAAGAAAGATAACCGTAGTAGGTTTACTAGGTTGTTTAAAGAGCGTGTAAACTTTGATAACTTCAATATTACTGACACTAGTGATTATGCTTTTGGGTTAGATAATACATTTGATGTAAAACATACAAAGGATTGTGTGGATGCTTTTAGATACATGTGCGATAAATATGATAGAACTATTGCACAGCCTGTACAGAAGATTGTATGTGGTTATTTCTACAGCAATAGTCTGTTCTTGAGTGATAACCCTAAACGTGATGGATACTATGACGCTTTTAGTGGTAGCTTAAAGTTTGATGATACATTCAAATCTCATGGAATTACAGAATATGTTTGTGGTAAGAATGGTTCTTATCGTAGTCATGTTAAACGTGATGGGATTTTATATAGAAATAGTGCAACTTCTCTTAGGAAACGTGGTTTATTTGTAGATGATTGCATATTAGGTGATGTATTGGTAGTTACTTATTGATATATGTTATCAATACTGATTTGGTTTAGGTTCTGGTGGTAGCTTATGAAGATTATAGACGTAGATAGCATACTAGAGAGTAAAAAGAGTGTAGCTTACAACTCCAATAATGAGAGGTATCTTTCTAAATTAGAAGTGTTAGAAGTTCTATATGATGAGTTACCTAGTATTTGTGATTTACGTGCTGATTCAATACTAGATGCTAGTAAATACGTTCAATTAGCTAGACATTATTCATATAAAAATTATCGACTATTTAAGTATAGTGATATAGATAGATTAGGGTTACGTAAATCTTTGACTCCTTTTCATCATAACTTTATTAAGAGTATGGGTGGTGCTGTATTAGTTATATTTAATACATTAAACAGTAAACCTATTTCTTGTGTATTTAGGGGTATATCAGAAAAAGAGTTTATTGATTATAGTGCGTTACAATCTATGTATGGTTTTGATATGATGGATTCTAATTTTACTTATGGCGATTGGATAATTGTTGTAGAGGGTTTATATGATGCAGATGTGTTGCGTTCTGTATATCCTAATGTATTATCAATGCAGACTTCAAATGTAAATGCATTACAAGCAGAGATTTTATTATCTTTATCTAATAAGTTCATTGTTGCATTTGATAATGATAATGCTGGTCATATTGGTTATGATAAAGCATTACATCGATTGAAGAAAGATAATACGATTGTACAAAGGTTAATGCCTTATGGTTCTGATAAAGACGTAGGTATGTTAGAAGAATTTATATCTAATTATGATGAATATAATAAACGTAAGACTTATTATATAAATACGATACAAGAGTTAAAGAAGGGTAGTATACTTGGATGGTAGAAACAAATAAAGATACAAAACAAGAGAAAAAAGTAGTAGCTTTTGCTGACAAAGGTAAAAAAGAGTTAAATCAACATATCAAACGTAAAGAGTTTGTTGAAGTCATGGAACAAATCTTTGAACGTATGAATGAGACAAATCATTATTTAATGGAAGATATTAATACTATGTATGCTCAACAAGTATTTCCATTTCAAATTGCACATGCTGTTATTGAAGAATTGTTGGTAGAAAAAGGTATTCTCACAGAAGAAGAGATTAATACTGCGTTGGAAAAACGTAAACAACAATTATTAGAAAAAGCTAAGGCAATTAAGACGGATAATGAAGGTAATGAAGAACTAGCGAGTAATGAAGAATCCAAGGAGATGGAAAACACAGCTGTTCTCAAAGCTATGTCAGATACTGATACTACAGAAGGATAAATAAAAAATATAAGTTTACATAATGCATAGTTGAGATATACTATGCATTTTTTCTTGTAGTGAGGTTTATATGAGTGAAGATAGAGGCTTTAATAGTAAAATACGTATAAAGTTTCCTAAGGGTTATGGTGGTAAAGATACTACTTTTTATCGTCCATATATTTATGATATAGGTGATGTTAAAAAAGGTTCAGATTTTTCAGATGATTTTAAGAATAATGGCTTATTAGTGCATCCAAATAATGGTGGACTTCATCGTTTTCAAAATAGGTATAATGACATAAAAGATTCTGCTAGTGATTTTAATCATAGTCGGTTTTTATGTTGTAAAGGTACAAATGGGTATAGAGGTGTATTTTCTGCTATCAATGAAAAGATGTCAAGTTTTGATAACTTTAAGGAGATTAATGAAGCTATTGTAAGCATGCCTTTTTCTATGTTTGTAGATAACAAGACATTTATCAATAAAAAGAATGTTAAGTTTGATAAAGGGACTCTTAAATATCGTGATTCAGACGGCATCGTGTATACTGCAGTAGGTGTTAGGTCATTAGAATCACAAAATGAATTACCGAGGTTTTGGGAATCATTACCTATATATGGTTCACCGTTTAATTTTAATTATAATTTTGATACAGATACGACTTTTTCTCTTAATCGTGATGATGATTTTTTCATGAATGATACGTATTCAAGTTTTATGTTAATTTTGAAGATGCATATATGGGTATCGAATAATAATAGGCAAAGTAATAAGTATTCTTTCTGCAGTTTTCTACCTGTTAACTTATATGATTTATCATTATTAAATAATAAGAATACAAGTTCTAGGTGGTATGTGCGTGCCGCTAGAGGTACTAATTCTCCTTTTGATTTTAGTTTTTATATTACTAATTCAGCAAAGGCAATAAGTAGTAGTGAATTAGTGTCAGATCGTATGTATGGGTATAACTATAATAATATAGCAAAAGGGTTATTACGTGATAGGGTATCAGCGATTGCTATCAATGATGTAATATGGAAGACTCCTAATAGCGGGATAGGGACAGAGAATTTTATTATACCTAGTAATGTAATGGCTGTATTTAATAGTGAGACTAATACAGCTGGTACTGTTCGGTATAATATAGATTTAGATATTACTTCTTATTATATGAGTGAGCGTAGCTATCGATATTATATGTATGGTGATGGTTTATCTTTATGGAGGACTGCATCAAATACTGCACAGGCTGTGAATCCTTTAGATGTGAATAGTTTACAAAATGCACAATTTAAAGTTAAGTGGTATCCATATGATAAGACTCGTAATGATAATGAAGGTCTATATAGAAATGGGTATATTTTATAAGTATGTCATAATGTATATCTAATATATAAAAGTATAGGTATATTGTGTACTTTAAAGTAATTAGTAAATTAGAGTAATTTTGTGTAAAACTGCGTAATATTGCGTAAATTTACATAGTTATCAATATGTAAGGTTTAGTAATGTTGTGTAACGTGAAAATATACAAGATATAATAGTTTATGTAATGATATAGATAATATATTAAAGTATAACTGGTAAGAGGTAGGTTACGAGGTAGTATGGAAGAGTTATTTAAGGATAGGGAGATTCGTAAGTATATTAATGAATCTCTAGCGAATGCTATGTATGACGATGTAGATACTAAAACATGCGATATATGTCATACAGAGTCTAAATCTACATATGAGATAGATGGTCATATAGTATGTAATCATTGTATTGATTTCATTAAGTTTTTACGAGATGATTTTGATGTATTACTTAATAGTAAACAATCTGTATGGTCTAATGTACAAGATAGGTATGAAGCATTAGATGAAGGGTATGTAGTACCTAATATAGAGAAGTTATATGACACGGCTAAAAAGTCATTTGGTGGTGATATCACTAAATTGGTTAAGTCTTATGGTATTAAGGCTGATAATCGATTATTAGATAGGTTATATAAGGGTGAATTATTTATACCTAATACTGTGTTTAGTACTGCTGGTAAGTTTAATCGTTTCATGGATGACTTTGAGATTAAATTCATGAGGGCTGATAGTGCTAAACATTTGGTAGATGATGCAGATGGGTATAAAGCATCAGTAGAGGTAACACGTTCTAATAGTCAATTTAGTAAGGATAATCAAAGCTATATATTAGCTAACCCTGATATGATTAATCAAATTAAGAAGCCTTATATGCGTAATAATGATGATAAAGTAGCGTATAAGAATGTATCTAGTTTATTAGGGAATAGTACAAATAGTAATGTAGCTAAATCTAGTGCGACACAAACACCTAGTAGTGGTAGTACTATAGGTAGTGGTGTGAATACGAGTGCATCTGCTAATACTAAAAAGACTAAGGCTAGTGGTAATCAAAATGATTTTGAGATTCCATTAGGTAAAGATGGTTTTGTATTACGATATACACGTAATGATACACAATCTAAACTACAGAAAGGTGTAGTAGAATATCAATGTAGTTTCAACTATAAGACTAAGACCATTAGTAGTATGGGTGTAGAAATTATTTCTATTGATGATTTTGATGAAATTACTAAGAATGCGTTCAAATGTACTAAGTTGTATAAGCTATTACCATTCTTAGATGATAGTGGTGACTATATTGTAGACATTGATACAGATGGTATTATTACGCATCTTGAATTACTTGTCGATAAAGTACAAAAAGAAGGGTTTGTCTTTAAGATATTAAATCATACTAAGTCATTTGATAAAGATACTGTTAAGATTATAGACCCTGCTGTTGTGACATCATATAGTAAGTTTAATGCATATATTTCTAAGTATATTCTTATGAGTATAGGGAAAGATTTCAATGCATTTGTTAATGCTAAGAATAATACTATTTATACGTCAATAGGTAAAGTAGAATGGTATTTATCTGATTTGACTGATAATGGGATTGAAGTAGAATTAGTATATGTAAATAAGAGTGCTAAAGTAGAGATTACTAAAGCAACTGATAATGTAGGTATAGTAGATTTATGTTTACGTGGACTTATTATTCGTAATCAAGACGTATTTGATGTATTGTTTGGTAATAATGCATTTAATTCTATGAGGTCAAATAAGATTACTTCTAAGGCTAATCCTAATATAGTAGTGGATTGGGTATTTAATAATATGACGATTGATGCATTTATTATTAGTGGTAATTTATCGCTACAGGGTAATTTTGATAATACCTTTATACCGTCATTTGTAGTATCTAGTTGTAAGACATTATATAAAGACTTAGAGCGTTATACAGATGATGCATTATATCAAGGTGGGTTCGTTCAAAAGAATAATAATGCTATCATTAATGCATGGTCTAAATATCGTGATGCGAGTGATACAAGACTTAAAGTATTATATCGTCAAATCGAGAATAATCTTAAAGATACATTTAGTAATTTGGATGATAGACTTGAGTATAAAGTAGAGAGTCTTGTTGTTACTAATAGTGGCAACATTGTATCTTGCATATTCTCTATTACAGATAATGATGGGGTATATCAAGATTTAGATACTATGGTTAAGGACTTGTCATTAAAAGTACCTAAATATTATGAAGTAACGAATGCAACTGATAATGATGGTTCTTATTATGTACAATATACTGTAACAGATGAGGATGATGTTGAAAAGTTCTCAGATGACATTGAAGTAGCAACACTTGAAAGCGTATTTAGGTTATATGCGACTGAGATTAATGAGGGTTGTGGCTATAAAGTCATTGCTGAAGGTAAAGCAGTTCCTATTGATGCAGTAGATAATGAATATACTAAAGAGGATTCTACAGAAGGTAGTGATACTGATACAGAAGAAGTAGAAGATTCAGATGAGGGAACAGATGTAAGTGGTGTATCTACACCTAGTGGTTCAATTCCTAGTACAGATGGTAGAGGTGTTGGTTCTTTGGATACTAATAAAAAGAAAATAGATGCTATTAGTTTTGATGATGTAGTAGTAGAGAAAGTTATTTCTGAATCCGCTTTTAAAGTTGTTATGAAGAATGGCAAAAAGGTTAAGGTTAGAATGACTCCACGTGAGGAGAAAATAGCTAAAGAGAAGCGTAAGGCTTATTACGAAGAGCAAGTTAAAAAAGGCTGGTGATAAGGTACGTTCTAGTAAGGTAGGTAAGCAGAATAAAAAATTAGGTCATGACCTTGCTAAACGTGCTGAGGATAGTAAGAGGACAGAATTCCGTAGAAAAGAAAGAAGTCATGAATTAATGAAGTCTAAGAAAGAGCAAATGAAAAAGCTCAGGAGTGGTACTGCTAAAGAGCGTAGAAGTGTAAGGAAAGAACTGTCTAAGTCTAGGTTAAGTGATAGGACTTTATAATAGTAATATTTAATCATACTGTACTGTATAGTTGTATAATTGTACAGTACAGTATTTTCATATAGAAGTAAATTATTGTAGGGGATAATAATGAAGATTGTATTTACCAATAGTACTAACAGTGGTAATATAGATACTATTGATGATACTAGGTATAATATTTCTGAGGGTAAGGAAGTAGATACAACTGAAACAGACGATGAGGTTGTAGACGATACTTCTAAACAAGAGGAAGAGGATATGGGTACAGAAGATACAAATACTAATAAACTTAGTCCTGAGGAGTTAGAAGCTTTACGTGATGGTAAGGCTATTAAATGTCCTGAATGTGGGAGTACATTAATTAACATTCATAATAATGGTGAATCTTATTTTTGTACTGAATGTGAGTATTCTTGGGATGTACGTGATGCAGATGACGATGGGTTAGACGATGATATCGATGATTATATTGATGCTATGGTCGAAGAGTTAGATGAATCATATCAATTAATAGGGAATACATATACATTAGAAGATGGTAGTAGTGTATATATCATTTCTAATGAAGGTAGTTCTTTTAATGTATTGGATATCAATAGTACAGATAGGTATACAATACAAGAGAGTGTATTACTAAATCAAATAAAGGGAAAATAGATTGTGAGTACTTTATATCTCGATGATGATATGATGGAGTATAAAGATATATTCCTACAAGCTATTCAAGACATAGAGGATTTAGGGTATCATTTTAAACCTACATTATTAATCAATGCATACAGAGGTCGTAGTAAGAAATTACTAGGTATTACATATTGGTATCATGATGATACTTGTTTGATAGAGTTTAGCGTGTCTAACCATGATATACATGTATATGATTATGGGACACATCAAATTACAAGTAATCAATTAGCGATTAATACAATATATCATGAATTAGCACATGCAACTGTAGAATGTCACTTTAAAGGTCATAGGAAAGAATTTAAGAAATTACGTAATCAGATATTAGAATCGTATAAGGTAGATATAGGTGGTGCTATATCTGATTATTATTAAATGGGGTAATATGGGTTATTTTAATATTATAGAATCATTACAAAATCATAGGGATAGTACAATTAATGAGGGTAGTCTACTACGTGATTATAAGTCTATACTCACTCAATTAGAGAAAGCATTGTTATCTTGTAAGAATACTACTATTTATACTGATAGGTCTATTCAGCTTAGTATGCTCTTAGGTGAGTTTGTACATATGCAAGTATTTCCTGTGTTTGATGTTAGTAAGTTACATCAAAGGGAAGATACTAAGAATGGCAGAGCATTTATTTACTTAGATATTAATGATGTATTTACTAAAGATAGTGTAGTACAATACATGATTGAAGATAGGATTCTTAATAGGGTAGATACAGTAGAAGATATAGCTGATACATTTATTAAGCGGTTATCTAAACAAATAAAAGATAGGGAAGCATTTATCAATAGTGATGAGTATATCTATGGTGACTTTGTGAGGAATTTCAAAGACGTATTAGGTGTTGATGTAGAGACAGTTAATGATGCTTGCAAGGCTATTGAGAGTGGTAGTGGATATAAAAGAATAAGAGATACAATAATCAAGACTTTTAATGGAGCATTAGACGATTATATCAAAGCTATTAAGGGGTTAGATATTGTTAATCATAAGTCAGTGGATATGACAAAAGATACGATTAGTATATGTTGTGTAGATACTAAAAAGAATATGATTTATATGAGTCGTTACCCTGGCAATGATAGGTTTATCATTAATCCTACTAAGAAAGATTGGAATGGATATACGTTTGATTTCACTATTGAGGATATAAGTAAAGCAGTGTCTAAGATTAAATCTCTTGAATGTTTTGGTCGTGTAAATTTGTCTTTTAATGGTAAGAATGGTGAGTCTGCAGATGGATTAGTAAGTTATTCAATCTATGGAGATTAATCATGGGTGTATTACGAGATAATAAGGCTATATTAAATAAGATAGAAAAGCAGATGCAATTCTTTAAAGAGGTTATGTTGGTTGGTGATGTACGTCATCTATGTACATTGAGTTGGTTCGCTTTCAATAAGTCAATATGTAATAATTATTTGAGTCTAAAGATAGTTATACCTAAGAATGCATTTCAATGGGTAGAAGATGGTGACACGTTGTATTATTGTGTAGACTTACGTAAAGTTTTGTCTTATAATAATATTACAGGGTTTATACTTGATAATATATTAGAGACTGACTTAGGTAGTGCCTTAGAGAATGGTATTGATAATCTGTATGATTCATTATGTAGAAGGGGTACTAATTTTTCTTTAGATGAGGTAAAAACTTTTATAAAGGATGTGGCTACTCCTGTTGAAGTTGGTTTATCATTAAGTGATTTGTATAATGATAAAGTGATTAGGAATAGGTTTGTAACTGCTTTAAATAGGGCAACTGAATCTAGTCTAACTGAGTATATAGAGAGTTGTTTAGATATTAATAAGGTATATAGTAATCAAGAGTCATTCAATGGGCAAGGTAATCTAAAGTACCTATTTTATAAGAATGGGTGTTTAGCAGTAGCTAGGGTAGACTTTAAAGATGATAGGGTTGTATTTCCTAATTACGGTTTATTACCTCAATGCTCATTAAATAAAGATATTAAGAAGAAAGATTCTGTAATATACTATTCTATTAGTGATGTCATGAATAAAGGATATACAAGCAATAGTGGTAGTAATTTGGTATTGCTTGTAGATACTAAAAATAAGATGAGAGTAGACTTATCTAAAAATCATAATTGTTGGGTAGAGACAAGGTCGTAGTTATATGGGTAATTTAATACGAGATAATAAGAACATATTGAATTTCCTTGTTAAAAAAGCATATCCATATGAAGACGAGATGTTTGTTGAAATATACTATCACTATTACACGAGTAATAATATTTCATCTTATAGGGAAGCTGTTAGAGTATATCTTAATACGACTCATGATATGTTTACATGGGTAGACAATAAGAATAATTTATTATATTGTATTGATATGAATAAGTTAGTACGATATAATAACATGTCTATGATAATGATTGGTGATAATAGGGAACTTATTGATTCTAGCTTTAATGGTAAATTACTAGAATATATTATAGGTAGGATATATAAGTCTTTTCAGTCTGACACATTACCTATTATTAATCGTATGTTAAAGTATTATGGTATTACTGATAATGAGTATCGTACATTATTTGACTTTAGTAATGATACAGATGTATATAATATTCTTCATTCTAAATTAACTGAAGAAGTCATGGATAAGTCAGACGAGTGTTTACGTGATTTCTTTGATTCTGTTAAGCTACCTAAGACTATAAGGGATAATCTTATACATGGCAGTTTGTTACCTGTATTACGATATAATATAAAGACACAGAATGTGTATATTCCAATGAGAAAAAATATTGAGAGTGTAAAATTGATGTCTAATAATACATTGAGTGGTAAAGATGAGCGTTATGTATATTCATTAGATGATATCATGAAAGGCAATACAGCTATTAGGAGTAGAAAGAAATTAACACTATTAATACGTTCTAATAATCATTTTGATATTCCATTAGGTGGTGCGTTTGGCTAGGAGTTGACTGTGGGTAATTTAATTAGAGATAATAAATCGTTATTACATAAGATACAAAAGAATACAAATTTACCACAATTCTGTGATATGGTATATTATGGTAAGACATTAACATATATTTTAAAAGCTGGTCTTTGTAGTGTAACAGCAGATGGGTTATTACTAACATTTACTATACCAAAGAATGCATTTCAATGGGTAGAAGATAAGAGTTGTGCATACCTATGTTTAGACTTATCTAAGGTATTTAAGTATAATAATATAAAGCATTTCACAGATAATATTAGTATAAATCATAAAGATTTACATAGTTATTCTTCTTATATAGCTGAGAGTTTTATAAATGAGGTATTGTATATGGGTGGTGTTAATGATGACTCATGTACAGTTGATTTATTAAAACATTATGGCATTCAAGACGTAACAGAAGGTAAACTATTTAAGTTTGGTAAAGACAAAGATAGGGTACAAGACTTAATTAATGTAGTAACTAAGGATTTTGAAAATACGTTTAGGACTATTATAGAAGATAATATGAATACAAAAGATTTATTTACCACAGCATTGAATCCTAAGTGGATATTCTTTCATGATTTTAAATTATTAGGGTTAGTTAAGGTTGACTTTAAGAGCAACGTAATTACTACTATTAGTAGTAAAAATCCTAATGAATGCAATATTCATAGTGGTAATGCAAATTGTGATAAAGATTTTATAGTTGATTATCTTCAGCATGGTGGTTCTTTATATAATACTCTTCTGATAGATAAGAAGATAAATTTTAGTGTTCATAACAGCGTAATTAATTTTACTTAATTTGTATTAGATAGAGGGAAAGGATAGCATATGGGTAAGGCATTACGTGACTATAAAGCAATAGCAAAACATATGGTAAAACTAGCATATCCATTTAGAGATATTGTTAAATTCTCTCTATCTTTTAATGTGTATATGGGTGATTATTATACGTTATCTGCTACCATGTTTATGGAGATACGAGTCAATTCTAATGCATTTACATGGTATGAAGATACTAAAGGGAATTTGTTTTATTGTTTAGATACACATACAGCATTTGATACGTCTAATATATTATCATATAAGTATAATAGTGGAAGTAAGTATACTAGCTTTGATGATTTTATTACTAAAGTATGTAATGAATATATGAAGTATATGTCTACTAATTATCGTGCAGAGGAAGCATTACAATGGTTACATACATTATTAGATATGTATGGTATTCCTCATACACAATATGCACATGTAAAAGACCTCATGGCATATGCTAATACATATAATGCTTTTATGGGGTCATTACATAGAGATATAAAGATGAAGGTATATGATTATATTAGGTGTTCTTTACAAAAACCATTATTTTATATTGGTATGAAGGGTTTACTAAAGGGTGATGGGTTGTTAACTTGTATGAGGTTTGATACTAATAAACAATTAGCGTATACACCTTGTATTGGTTCATTAATGGGTGTTAATTTAATGTCAAAGTCTATGGATGGTAAAGATGGTCGGAGAGTGACTTCTTTTGATATAATACTAGATAAAAAGAGTGTAGTAAATGGAGATAATCGTTCTATAACGATGGAATTACATACAGCTGATATAAAGACAATTCAATTAGGGGAGTGATGCTTTGGGGAATGTATTACGAGATAATAAGGTTATATTAAAGAGTGCTTTAGACGGATATAAGAGGATAGCTAATAGTGTATTATCTGGTATCTTTGTGGCAATCGTAGGACGTGGTGTACACTTAAATTTTACATATAAATCATTTAATTTTTATGCACCTATTAAAGGGATACGGTTTGATTTAGAGTCAGATGACATAGTGTTAGCTGAGAAGAATGATAAAGCTATTATATGTGTCAATACATATAATGTATTTAAGTTTAAGAGATTAGGTATTCGAGCATTACAAGTCTTTCAAGATATAGAATATTCTACTATTACATCTTTTATGCAGACTATGGGTGGATATATTTATGATGATATGGGTAAACATTATCCTGAGTTGTTAGAGGAGTTATGTACTAAATATTCTACTAAATATGGTAAACCTTGTAAGACACGTGATGACTTTGGTCGATTCTTTGAATGGGAATCTTCTACTTCTTTTGAACATATGTTAGATGATTTTATTGATACTATTACATTAGATAACATAGCATATAAATTATCAAAGACTGTATATCAAGAAGGGAATAGGATAGGGGTATGTTGTTATGATTTTCCTAAAAATGTTATCATTTATCCTAAGTATGATAATAGTAGCATTTCTGTGTTAACTGTGTTATCTCATTCTGCGAATAACGATGATGTAAGGTTTAAATCTATTTCTAATAATGTTGGTAAAGCAGTAGGGAATCGTTCCATTAGTATTCATATACCATATATGTCAGCTAATAAGAAGATATATAGTGATACTAATAATGGTTTAGAATTGTTAGTAGGTGTGTAGATGGGTGCGTTACGTGATAATAAGATACTAATACACAACATATACAAACGAATCAAATCCAAAGGAATCATGTCTGTTAATCTAGGTGGTAAATCAAATCGTATCAAGTGGAGATTAAAGTCTAGTTATAATGTTATGGCTATGAAATATGAAGTATATAACTTAACAGCTAAATTCTTTTTAAATGAGTGTGAGATTCGTGAGAGTGGGGATATAGTATCTATAGGACTTGATGTTAGCAATCCTAATGCTTGTAAATTTGAATTACAAGAGGGGAAATATAATTTACGAGATATTATACAGCTTAGGTTATTTACTGTGGATGTCGCCGCTAATAATACTGTATGGTATACGTACTTTCATGGGGATATGAATGATATGGCTAGTTTCTTTCGAGGTTTTGATATTCATACCATAGAAGAATTGAAGGACTTCTTAGGGGATACGATTGATACAAAGACGTGGAAAAGTCTATGTACATCACGTAGGATATCTGAAAGTGTTGTGAGGGACTTATTAAAGAGCATAGAAGGTAGTCATTATTATCGTTTGTTAGATAGGTTTACAGATGATATGTTAGAGGAATTAACAAAGTTCTTTAGAAAATTAGTAGTACCAAAGAGTACAGTAGGGTTCAATAAGAAAGCGAACTTTGGAGATACATTTCTACCTATTGTATCATTTGACTTTTCTAAGAGTGGTAAAGTTAAGTATATGTCATTAGGTGGATATATAGAAGAGACAGACTTAGGTACAATGAATGTTGATGATGTCACTAGGGCATATATATCAACTAAGTTATTGAGTCTTAGCTTTAAGGAAGAAGTCATACAATCTAATCAATATAGTCTTACTATAAGTAAATAGTGATTATGTATAATATATAATAGTAATTAGGGTTATAGCACATTCTATATAGTTAGAGTGTGCTATTTTGTTGTGGTGGAGGTTTAAAAGTGGCTACGATTCAAGAACGTGTGAATAGTATCCTTGAGTCATTACGTATTGATGAGGGGATGCTCACAACTGCTAAGAATAAAAAATCAATACTTAGTGTGACTCCTAAGTATGAAGTATCTATGTATAGTGATGTAAAGAATGATAGGGTTAGTGCTAAAGTATTAGATGGTGCTAACTTTAATATTAAAGAAGGATATAATCAATATTATAGTATATTTGATACATATGTAGTATTCGCATATAAAGATGCAGGTGATATTATGTATCATGAGGGATATGTGTATAAGTTTAAATCGACTGAGGATGCACGTGTGTTCTATGATAACATGGCTGATAGGGGAGACTTGCGTATCTTAAAGGGTACTAAGTTAGTAGGTGTATGTCTATACTCATTACGTGAGAAGAAGTTCATGAGTGTTCTATCTGCAGTAGAAGATTTATCAAATGGGTATGTACATGATGCTTTATCTGCATTAGATAAATACATTGAAACAAATGCGATTCCTTTTGAAGTAGAAGAAGTACTATATGAGTATAGTGTAATAGGTACTGTTAAGTTGTACAAGCGTGGATATAACTGTAGTCTAAATGTAAAGATTAAAACAAAAGAACCTGTTGATAGGGATACGTTTAAGATACTAACAAATGCAGTTGAGAGATATAAAAACATGGGTGTGATTAGTGGTATGTTCAATGCTCTGGATAAAGATGATTATATTACTATACATAGTTATTTGTGTAATTAGGTGATATATGAGTATACGAAACAGTATCATAGATAATTTATCTGAGGGGATGTTATCTAATCTAAGTACATCAAGAGATGTCTTTTCTAGTATAGTAAAGAATCAAAAATTACCTAATAGTTTTAGTACAAAGAACTCTACAGATGGGAATTGGTTTAGTCCTACGGCTCATAAAGACGTTGTCATTAAGATACTAAATAGTAAGGCGATAGCATCAAAGAAAGTAGGTAATGTATTATTTCAAGATTGTGGTGGTTCAAATATCTTAGTGGTGTTTTTAGATTTACCAATACCTAGGGCATTATTAATTAATACATTGTTTGATAAGTCTACTGCATTGAAAGAGTTGGTGAGTGTGGCATCAAAACTACCTAGTACATATAAGGGGTTTAAAGATATTGCTGAATCTCCTAAGTCAAGATTGTATCTTTTAGCAGATGTCATGTTTGATACTGCATCAAATTCTGCATGTCTTAATGTTAATTCTTGTGTACATACATTCTTTACTAAATGGTTTAAATTGAATGGGACAAAAGAATTTAATAAGTATTTTGTGGATAGCAGAATGAGTTTGTGTTTAGATGTTGACAGTGTACACATAGCGAGTTCTGCTAGTGGTGAGGATTGGGTAGGTTCTTTCTTAGCTAAGGTAACAGACTTAGATAGATTTAATGAAATAAAAGATTCTATTAAATCTAGCAATGAATTAGCTTTTTACCCTGATAGTAATGGTGTTGTCAATATAGATTTTTATATTATTTAATTAAAGAGGTTATAAATGGGATATAGTAATATTATAGATTCTCTTAGTGAAAAGAGAATTGACGAGGGAATGTTGTCTAAAGGAGCATCTAATAGAGTAACAGGGTTCTTAACAGACATTGTTAAAGGTAATTTTAGTGGTATGACATTAAGGGATGGTTCTTTCCGTAGTGGTAGGATAAAGAAGATTTATAAAGCTAAAGAACTAAATAGGGTTAAAAAAGGCGATGCAATTTTTATTGATTATGGCGATGGTATTTTAGGTATATTATTTGAGAAGTTAGATATACCTCGGATTATCTATTATAAAATTAAAGATGTGCCTTTTGATGAAGCAGTAGATACTTTAGTAAAAGAATATGGTACTACTTATACCAATTATTTAAGTGATGCTAAGACTCCAAAAGCAATGATTTTCAATGCTTTAGCAGACGTTATGTACAACTATAATAAAAAAGCTGGTTGTGCAGATGAAAAAGAAAGTTTTGACTTATTCTATGATAAGTGGAAGGGTATTAGTGGTACTGTAAATATCTTTAAAAAATATTTAATTGATAGTAATCTGAGTACAATGATAGAGTTGGATAAACCTATATTACGGATACTATATGGTCATGATAAAGATTCTTATTCTGCATATTGTGTTTTTAAAGTTTCAGATTACGATGCTTTGAAATCTTTTGTAGATTCAACTAATAATTCTTTGGGTGGATATATTAGTCAGTCTTTATATGGTAAAGATGAATATATCCTATCATTATACTTATATGGTATTAAATCTAAATCTTCTTCTACATGGCATGGTGGAGATAATTGGTAATAATATGTCAGTTAATAGAAATATATTAGACGCATTGAGGGATATACATGAGGGTATGTTAACCTCAATGAGACATAATAAGAAAATGAGTAAAGATGGTGAGAAGTGGTTAAAAGCTATCATGAGTGGTGATTCTAGTCATATACCAATGAATAACGTAGATACGTTTCGCATCTTTAATAAGTCAAAGTTAAACACTAATGCTAGTCAACATAGAAGTGGTGCAGTACTATCACGTAGTTTGAGTGGTTCTATTTATAGCTATGTGTATTTACATGTGTATAAGGTAGGTTCTACATTGTATATTGCTTTTATATTCTCTACTAATACTGCGAGTGAATTTAGTCGTGCTTTAATACATGAAGCAGATGAGGATACGATTGCAGATATTGTACTGGATTTTAATAGTGGTAAATTAAAAGCAGATAAGCCTAACTTTGTAGATAGTTTTAAAGGTTGTACTTTAGTAGCGAGTACATATTATAATACAATAGATGCTAAATATTATAAGGAGATAGATGATTTCATAGCAGATATATTCGCTGATTTAACACGTTTCTCATTTATTCGTACATTTGACGAAGAAGTATCTAAGCAATTGGAAAGAGTATTAGCTATGTCTGAACCTTTTATCTATATTGATGACTTTGAGCAGAGGTTTGAATTAAACTTTGTAACAAATGATAAAACATCATTGGGTGAGATATATGATATCTTAAAAAGTATTTGTTATTCAAATGTTCTTGTTAGGACATCACGTTATATTGGTATAAATTATGAGATGTAGGTGTATATATGGGATATTTTAATATTATAGATTCATTGAGTGATATTAAAGTTGATGAGGGTATGGTAGAATCTATACCTAAGAATAAGAATAAAGATATTGATAATCTAGTTAAGGCTTTGTTAACGTCTGATATAGACTTTATACCTAGTAAAAATATTAATTCTTATAAGTCTTTTTACAATAGGTCAAGTTTTAGTAAGAACTTTGTAGATAATGTTATTAAATGGACATCTTTAAAGAATAAAAGTAATAATGGTGCAAAACTTTACATGATTTGTTTGGGTGATGGTGGACGTTTTCTTATGGTTTTTGAAAGGCGTAGGCTTTCAAGATTAGGAAGGTGTTTTGTTTTTAAAGTACCTGACGAGTCTACTATGGAATCTGTTTTTGAACTTGCGAATGATGGAAAAATGTCTTTTGATGTAGATAATCCTAAGTTAGATGGGTGTAAGTTGATAACTGATACGTATTGTATTCATGGTGGAGATATAACAGACTTCGATAGTGGTGCAATTGTTGCATATAGTACACGCTTAATGGGTGATACTGTTGTTGTTATGGAGACTATGTTTAAGAACTTTACAGAAGCTTTTAAATCTAACTATAAAAATAACTATGACTCTGTTGTTGAAGAAATAGCTAAATCATGCGTTAATTATGAGATTTCACTCACAGATGAAGGTTTTGTAGTTACACTTGATTTTGGTGTGGCTAAGGAACGTAACAGAATAGAAAAGTTCCTAAATGCTAAAAAAGGTGGTCATTCTTTTTATATTTGGAAAGATGGTAAGGGTAAAATTAAATTAAGTGGGAGTCTTATATAGTATGTATAGTGAGGTGGATAGATGGGTTATTATGATATAATAGATAAACTTTCTAATCGTGTAGAAGAAGGGATGATGACATCTATTCAAAAGAATACTGTTAAAGCTAAGAGTGTGTTATCTGCATTAATTAGTGGTGATTTTTCATCGCTACCAAAGAAAGATATTAAAGTATTAGGGGATACTAAATTCTTTAATAAATCACCAATCAAATATACTACTTCAGAGAAAATGGTTGAAGATTTGTACGTAGCTGGTGTTAGTAATCATACTGTACGATTTGTGTCTTATATTAAAAATGGTATTCCTTACTTTGTGTTATTGTATATGAATGTTGTGACAAGACTTATGTTTGGACGTTGTACTATTTACGAATGCACTGAAGTTGGTAGGTATCAAGAAATAGTTTCTGATATTAAAGGAAAGAATGTCAGTGATTATAGGTATTTAGATAGAGATATTGATGGTTGTAAAATAGTAGCTAAGACATTCTATTCTACTTTAGGTAGTAGTTATTGTTATTATATGGGATTAGATGATTTCTTAGACGATTTTGTATTAGATTGCTCTTTACAAGTTAAACATAAATGTAAAACTTTTGAGAAAGACATGGAGTTATACTCTATTACTAATAGTACTTTGTCATATGATGCTAGTATATATGAGTTTTCTTTTAACTTGTATACAAGAAAAGGCGATAAAGATGGTATATCAGCATTATATAATTACCTAGATTATTCACTAAGTTCTAAAATCATGTACATATCAAAAGAAGATAATGATTTTGTTAGAATCTCATTCTATTTGTAAAGGTGGTTATATGGGATATAGTGACTTAATTGATAAGTTAATAGATACACGGATAGACGAAGGTATGATGACTTCTATTAAGAAAAATACAGTCAATAAAGAGATGAAGTCTTTTACAGATGCTCTTCTTAGTCATAATGTTAAGAAGTTACGTAAGGTTGATTTAAAAGTGGAAATTCCTATGCTATATAATCAGACAGGGTTAACTAAGAATGTAGGGAAGTATTTAGTATTTACCGATAGTAGACCTAGGGATATATATGATGAAGAAGTAAATGGATATAATGTAGATGGTGAGTTTTATTATAGCATTACATTCTTCTATGGTTCTGCTGTTTCAAGACCTTTGGGTAAAACATTACTATATAAATGTGATAGTGAAGAAGTATTCAAAGCATTTGGTGATAGTATCAAAAAGCATGGTTTCACTTCAACAAGTGATATTCCAAATACTATGTTTAAACGTGGTAGTGTATATTATAATATCAAGACAGATGAATTTATTGATGATAAAGATATGGTAGTAGATATTATCTTTTCATATTGTAGTGATATATTAGTTAAAGACTTAGTTAAATATGGTAATGGTGATGCTAAATCTGTATTAAATAAGTTCAATGTGTTACGTAGTGGTCATTTTAGTGTAATTACTGCTGAAAGTAGTATTGCAACAAGTATAAATCTGTTATTGTATGCTGATAGAGAAATATTACAAGAGTTTTATGATGACGTATGTTCTAAATTACCTAAATCTAACTATAAGGTATTTTTAACATCGCATGGGTTCATACAGATTGTGTTTCCTTTTTAGTGGTTAGAGGTGATTATGGGTTATAGTAATATAATAGACTCACTAACTTCTAAGCGAGTTGATGAAGGTTTATTATCTTCAATAGAAAAGAATACAAAGAATCTTGCTATGAAGAGTTTAATTGATGCGTTGTCAAGTGGTGATATTAATAAATTAGATAAGAAGTCTATTGAGATAGATAAATACACTTTATATAATAAATCTCCATTGTATATTGGTGATAGTAAGAATATTATATTTAGTCATAACATAGAGGTTGGACTTGATAATACAAAGAATGTAGTTGTATATAATAAAGGGAATGATTTTTACATAGCAGAGATACTTAAAAATCATGGTGTGTATGACAATGAGAAGTGGTTATATCCAACTGTCATCTATACTGCTACTGAGGATGTGGTTAAAGGTTACATTGATGATGCTAATAATAAAAACTATCCTACTACATCGCATATGACTGAATGTGGTGTTGTTTTATATGATGAAGCATCCAATGCATTCTTATCTGATAAAAAAGAAGTCACTAAGAGAGTATTTAAAAAATGTTCTGAGGTTTTGAAAGATAGTTTACCTAATTTCATTAAAGTGTTCTCTAAAGAGTCACTTCCATTAGATGGGTATCAAGTATTATTCTTTACATATGATAATGGTATTACAGATGTTGTTATTAAAATGTATAGTAACAACAGGGATATATTAGTTAACTTTTCTGATAGCGTACTATTTCCTATGAAAAAGGGTAATGTAAAGACGACTTCTCGTGGTTGTGATGACTTTGTAACATTTAATTTTACATTTTAGAGGTAGTATGGGACGTTTAGATATTATTGATTCTTTAGTAGACAATCGTGTCAATGAAGGGATGATTACTACTTTAGATAAAAGTAAAGGATTAGAGGAATTACAAAAAGCATTAACAAGGCGTGATTTAACGATTATACCTAATCAACATATAAAACCTAGTGTAGAGTATTTTAGTAAATCATTTAATAACATGCCATTAAATTATATTGTTGATGGTGGAGAATTACCTAGTCATAATGGTAAAAGTTATTATATTTATCATTTAGCAGATAAAGGTATTCATTACATAATGTTAATAGTAACTAGGGAAGATGTTAGTTTTAGGCGATGTGTGATACAGCGTTGTGATACTGCAGATGTAGCAGATACTATATGGGATTATGTAGATAGAAAAGCATTGGCTATTGTTGATGTAAGGTCTGAATTTAAAGGTTGTAAAATAGTAGCAGATACATTCATTAGTGGTCTTAGTAATAAATCAGTAATATTTAAAGACACAGATGATGTTATGAAATATATGTTTTATGATTCCGTGAGATTTTTACAGATAGAATTTCGTAGTGCATATGATTCTTTTGTAGAAGAGTTGGTATCTTCTTGTCATAGTTATACCGTGTCTGTTGATAAGAATGATACGTTTACTTTAGGGTTTAGCTTTAATACAAGGGATGATAATTATAAAGTATCAGATTTGTGTAAAAAGGCTTTAGGTAGGACTAGTACTGATACTTATGGTATAGTGTTAAATAGTTTTACAAGTTTTTCAATAGAATTTTATTATTAAAGGGGATAGCATTGAATAAAAGAAATAGTATATTAGAATCATTATCTGAAGGTATGATAACTACTGCTAATCCTAAAGAGGTTAGTAAGAGTAATAGGGCAAAACTCTTCTGTGAGACTGTAGTAAAGATGAGGAATGGGTATTTAGAGGATATCTATAATGTTTTTGGTGTAATTACATCAAGTATAACTAAGTATACCAAACCTGTTTTGGTAAATTGACATGTGATAATAGTTTATTTAAACCTATTTATTGTGGTGGTTGTTATATTTACTTTACTACTGATTATAAGTCTGAGGTACGAGTATTTGTAGAAAACCCATATTCTAATGAATATACAGAGGAATCTGAACGAGATGACAACATTCTTGTTTATGATGGTGGAGTTGGTTCTGCTACAGAAGAATTTGTTAATAACTTGATTAGTTTTGTAGATGGCAAGTGTAATACGATTGATGCGTATGTAAATCTTATTGATAAGACTTTAAGAGATGAGGGTTTTACTTACAAAGGGACTACTTTAGGGTATGAGTTGGTTTCTGCTACTCGTGATGAAGATATCAAGTTTGGTAAATACATTACTCTTGTTGGTTGTTTAGGTGAAGAGTTCTTTAACGCTATTACAGATAATGTGATAAAGGTGATTTCAGATGTATATTGTGAGATATATTTAGAGAGTGTATACTCTAAATTAAAATTGCCTACGTTAGGGTGTAGATTAAAGATAGAATTTGATAATGGTAGTAGTGCTAAGGACTTTTATAAGAAGATTAGAGGTATTGGTATTGAGAAGATGGTTAATCGTATTAAGATTACTGGTTCTACAGTAATTGTAGAATGTTTCTAGTAGGTGAGGTATGAGTGTTAGAAGTAGTATCATTGATACTTTATCTGAGGGAATGCTCAATAAACAATTAGTACCTAATAGTGATAATTACATCAAATATAAAGACTTATTAGATTGTAAAATTCCTAGTGATACTAAGTTACTTATGACAGGCATTGATTTTAATATACCTAATCAATTTAAGAAGTTTTTATCTAAGAAACAAAAACCTGACTTATCTAATACAGTAACAAATGTATATAAGATAGATGATTCTACATTGCTTATTGAGTTTAAGTATATGACTTTACCTGTTTGTTTTATTGTTGGTACAGGTTTTGATACATACGATATAGCGTGTGAGAACTTATGGAAAGCATTTAGCTCACATGTTGATAGGGCAGGGTATGAGATTAGTCGGTTTGTGTCTTATGGTGTTCTTGGTATCACATATAATACTCCTAAGGGGTATGGTACATTTTGTTTATCTGAGGAAGAAGTAGTTGAGTCTTTCTTATATTATTTCTATAAATCTAAATCATTAAAACAAGTAAAGAAATGTTTAATTGATAGTGGTTTAGCTAATTATACAAACATATCTAGTATAGCTTTCAAAAAATTATGTTTTGGAAATAACTCTGATTTACAGTTAGATATACATTGTGTTATAGAGGCTAGGGATAAGGTATATGATATTGTTGATACAATATCTACACCTATTAGTATGTTTGTGTCTGTAAAGGATGATTTGCTTATTACGTTCTCTTTAAATGGTTAGTATTTTAGGTATTTTATTGATATGTTTGTTATATAATAGTGTGTTTACTTTATATTAAGTGAGGTATAGTTAATGAGAAAAGTGTTAGAAGCTTTAGATAATGAAAGCACAGTTGTCAAGCTAGACGCATATATTCATGATACAGTAGAAGTTGAAAATATTGTACGTGATGCTTTTGATGGTAATATTAGTGCTATTGATGTGACATTAGAAGATAATGCGTTGACAGTAAAAGTACTAGCTGATACAGAAGTAGGTGAAGAAGTATCAGATGCTGTGTTAGCATATCTAGGCGAAAAAGCTAACTTTGATTATGATTGTGAATATAACACAAGTAGCGTTAAAGTAGCTGGTGAGCAATACATTCAATCTACTATTAATATTACTGCTACTGATAGCACAGTAGAAAAACGTAAAGTAGTAGAATCATTTGAAGTTAATGAAGGCTTATAGGGTAACGTAGAAGATATAAAAAAATTATTTAGGGACATTGCTAAAAATCTTGATTTTAAAATGGGACAAAACTTAACAAATAACAGTTCCTTTAAGAAAAAGACTGACCTTAAAAAACCTGCTTTACGTAAAGAAGTTGGTGATTTCACAGTTAACTTCTATGATGAAGTAGGTGAGCAATGTCTAACTATTATGCATGGTAATGTAGGTGTATTATTTGCTTATAAAGTAGATGGTACATTCGATAAAGTTTCTGAGTTGCTTAAAAAATGTAATAGCATTGATAAAGTAGAGTTGTTAATTCGTTACATTGTAGGTATTGAAGGTTTTGAAGTCATCGGTCGTGCTTATATTGACGATAATGGTGATATTACTAAATCAATTCCTGGTGTTGCATAATATTTTTGTTGCTTTTTTAAATAATATTACGTATAATTATGTTAGGTTAAATAGTGTCATGTTAGTCCATGTCATTTAGAACATACACTAGATATTTTTAATTTACAGAAGAAAGTGAGTTCATACAATATGAATAAAGTAGAATTAGCTGAGGTTTTGGTTAATAAAGGTTTAGTAGATACTAAAAAAGGAGCAGTAGAAGCTGTTGAAGCTTTGTTTACTGCTATTGCTGAAGAAGTAAAGAAAGGTGAAAAAGTATCTATTCATGGTTTTGGTAGTTTTGAGCAAGTAAAGCGTTCTGCTCGTAAAGGTCATAATCCTAAAACTGGTGAAGAGATTACTATCCCTGAAAAGAAAGCACCTAAATTTACTCCATCTAAAGTATTGAAAGAATCTGTTAATCAATAATAAATAGGTGATTTAATGGGTATCTTAAAAACAACTTGTGACTCTATTGCTGAATCTCTTTTAAGGAAACGTAACGAATCAATTAATGAAGACGTTAAAGAGACAGAGTTAGAAAAACAAGCTAAAGAGGAATTTGAGGAAGATTTAGAAAATCAAGAAGTGATTGAAGATTCTGAAAATTCTGAGGATGAAGAAGAGATTACTGAGGGAGATTCTGATAAAGAAGTTCCTATTAATCTTATTATCAATGCTAACTATCAAAAGTTAGTAGGTAGTAAATACTTCTTTGTACCTGATACTGAAAATGATAACTTTGAAGAATATTCTTTCTTTGTATATGCATTGACTAATGATGGTGTTGGTGATGAATCACAGGGAGTTAGTGACGTTACAAAAGTAGTTAAACGTGTTACTAAAAAATTCTGTGGTGATACATTAAAAGACTATAGTGGTCCTGATGTAAATAGGATTAAGACTAAAGAATCTGATATTCTTAAATTTAAAGTTACTTATAAAGTATCTAAATAAAATAAGTAGATATATTATGCAAAATGGTGTAGATGTAAAAGTCTACACCATTTTTTATTTGGTACTTGTAATATTTTGTAAAGTTGTATATAATAGAGATGTAAATTTATAGTCATTTAGTACTTAAAGGAGATTATTATGTATACTAAACGTGCTGATTACAAAGTAAAACAATTTTCAAATGTATTTAATCAATATGTAGTAGGTAAATATTTAGATTTAATGGAAGAAAATAATTATTATGGGGTTATTACTCATAATAGTGATTCACAGGCTGAGTTTGAAGCAGTATATCTAAATGGTGGTAGTGCAGATAAGATTTCTGCTCATTATCATTATTTTAAAGATTTTGCTACATATGTATATAGCACTATTGCTGTAGATATTACAGATGATATGAATGTCTTAGATTTGTTATCTTTATTATCACATGGGAATAGAAAGTTTAAATTAGGTTCTATTGTTAATAATATCTTCATTCGTTACTATGCAGTTGATATGATTAATGATTTGTATTATTTGTGTGATGGTGCAATGTTTAATTACGGTCGTTTTAAAAATCGTTTAGTAGAGATTTATAGGGATATTCATTGTGATGACGACTTTGAAGATAATAAAGATACTATTGTCATCAATATTCATAAATACTTCGATATGTTAGAAACGTTTTCTCAAAGAACGAATGAAGTGTTTAGCGATAAGACTTTTGAAGATGCTTGTACATATGATAGGAAGATTTATCTAAAGACTAATATACGTGCATTACGTAGTGATAAATATAAGTCTAAGGGGTTAGATTATAAAGCATCAATTACTTTGTATTATGATTTGTTAGAGCGTGCTAAAAAGAATGCATTTACTATGTCTTTTGCTGAAAATAAAAAGGCATTAGTTGATTATATTCGTTCTTATAAGACTAAGGATGGGATATCTTGCGTATATGTTAATCGTACACTTGATATGTTCTTAAATACTTTGTTAAGTAATATTGGTCTATTGGTTAGTTACGGTAGATTTGTCAATTCTATTGTTGAGGGTGATGATTTTGATACTTTAAATAGGGAGTATCGATTATACAACTATGATATTACTAATCGTGATGAATTAATCAATATTATTAATACTAGATTAGTGTGGGTAGCTATTTTATTACCTGAAGATTATGCTAAATATATTTGTTTAGCACCATATGGTAGTTTAGATGGTAATGGAACATATACTACTGTAGAAGATTACACAGATGATTCTGAGGATACATTAAATGATACTAATGAAGATATTGAAGAATTAGAAGATGATGTGGAAGAATTAGAAGATACTACAGTTGAAAAAGTTACTGTGGACGTAAAGATGGCATCAGACGGTACTTTATATGATAATAAAGTAGTTACTTTAGATGATACAAAGGTTACATATTCTACTGATATGGTTCATTCTGTAGTGTATGCTATTTTGATTGGTGATATCACTTATCATAACTATCAAGATAAATTAATTATTGATGATATGTGGTCTTTCATTCAAGATATTGTAAGTGTATGTATGTCTATTGTTAGATATGAAGATGCACGTATTATGTTGAAACAGTTTGTAAATGATATTACTTTTAAGGTTCACTAGTATTATAGATAACATTGTATTCTGAGCAGATATAGTGTAGAGGTATAGTGTTGTGGATATGTTGGTCTTAATAAGTCAATTCATTGGCTTTATCGTGTTAGGCACATTTTTAATGTATGTAGTCTTTGAGGTAGTACATGAAGCATATCTTTTTGTGTATGGGTTGATTATTTCTTTTAGAGGGGAAAATAAAGATATTCACTTAGGAGATAGTGCTACTAAAATATTGCTTATTTCGCTTTATAATAAAGGTTATAGGTTTGTACGTCTTTTATATCATGAAGATGGCAGAAATTCCATACAAGTGGCAATTTCTAAAGATTTAGGGTATTGTGATGATGTATATATTGATGATTATATTGCGTTGCAATTATACAGTGCATGTGTTGCTGATACGATTTCATATTCAATCGAAGATGTTATAAGTCGTTTATAGGAGTGTATGAATGGACATTAAAATGTTAGATACAAAATATGTAGATAGTTCATTGTTAAATGCTTTGTTAGAAAAGCGTATTGATAGTGAGTTAGATTTCTTGAGTGTACTAGCTACTATGAAAGAGAAAGCTAGGGTAGAATTCAATAAATCACAAGAAAATAAAGAGAGTGTTAATAGTGAAGAATCTATTATTGCTCATGCTGAATATGAAGTGTTAAATATTGTAGAGACTTTGGCTAAGGAGTATCTACGTAATAATGGATAAAATATAGACCTAATATTCTATGAGTAGGTTGACATATGTTTGTATATTTATTTAAGAATTGTCGTATTTTCCACAGGGAAATATCTTAAAATTCTGTATATATTTATCAAATGTGTGTATAAAATTATTTCTTATAGTTATTAGGTTTAATGATGGATTTGTTTATAGGAAATAAGCAGTTACGACTGCTTATTTCTTTCTATATATGAGGTTTTTATTATGTGGAAATATCGCTTATATCTTGTATTAGGTCTTATTCTAGATACATTAGGTTTATATCTAGCTTTTACAGTTTTTGAATATTTACGTGATAGGAATATGATATTGTCTTTAAGTACAGTATTATTAGTATTTGTAGTTTATGTTTTCTTGTTTAGTGCGTACCTAGATTTTGATTATTATGCTCAACATAAGAAAGAGAATGAAAAAGAAAAGATAGGATTTTAATTTATGGTATACTTAATTGGTGATATACATGGTGATATCACTCAGATAATGAAAGAAAATCTACATAATAATGGAATTAATATTTCTAGGAATGATGTTCTTATAGTATTGGGTGATTTTGGTCTTATTTTTAAAGATACAGAGCAACAAAGATTAGCACTAGATTATATAGGTCAGTTAAATTATTATGTGGCTTTTATAGATGGTAATCATGAGAATTTTGATTACTTAAACTCTTTACCTATTGTTACTAAGTGGGGAAATAAAGTGCATAAACTTAATAATCGTTGCTTTCATTTATTAAGAGGTAATATCTATAAAATAGAAGGACATAAGTATTTATGTTTTGGTGGTGCTACATCTATTGATAGAGCATATCGCACTTTAGGGGTGAGTTATTGGTTAGAAGAAGAGCCTACAGATGATGATATGGTACGATTATATAAATCACTAAAAGACATAGATACTGTAGATTATGTATTAACACATACTTGTAGTAATAAAACTCTTAATTCCATGCAGAGCATTAAACCTATCTTTGATACTTGTAAGACTAGGGATGTATTAGATACGATTGAATCTTATCTAGATGAAAAATCAATTATGTGGTTTTATGGTCATTTTCATGTTTATGAAGTAATTAAGAATAGATATGTTTGTTTGACTAATGAGGTAGTTTTTTCTATTAGTAGAGAAGGGACTGTAGATTATTTTGAGCATCCTTTTTCTGCAGATACATATAGGTTCTATGATTATATTTCTTTAATGAAGCTTAATCAGATGTTTAGTACAATTAGTCAGGATAATATTAACGAGATACAGAAGATATATAGTGGGGTTGATGAATTATGAGAGATGCTAAGTCTTTTTATGATTTCCTAAGTAGATATGTAGATGATGTAATTTATATGATAGAAGGAAATAAATATGTCTATGGGAGTCATCGAACTATTAAGTATAGTTCAAGTTCCGAGGTAGGATATACACAAGTCTATGATGTTCCTGTTGGTCATAGTTCTAGTGTTGAGGTTTCTTTCTATAAACCTAATAAAGAATTATCTATGTACTTTGATAATGGGATAGAATTAGTTTTTAGAAAGAGAGATAGTGGTGGTCATAATGTATCATTATCCTATGGACTAAATACTGTAGATAATGTATCTAGTTTAAATCAAGGTGATTATGACTTTACATTGACTATATATCTTTTACAGAAAGCATATAAAGCTATTCATATAGGTTGTGATTTTATTGTTGGTAATTCCTTTACTGATATTGATGGTATTATGGATACACTAAAGTCTTTTTCTAAGGATGCATTTAGTTTAGAGACGGTTCATTTGTATAACATGATGGCATTACATAATTTCTTCTTAAAATTTATAAAGGATGAAGATATTAATGGTATGGGTAGCGTAGTTGATATGACTACTAATCATCATGTATATCGGTTTAAAGATGCTGAATATGGTTCTTTTGGTGTAGATTATATACCTTATACTTTAGGTGGTTATAAAAAAGACTTGTTTGTTTTCATATACTTTGAATTTGATAAGATGTATTTCTATTATGATGTACTCAAAAAAGAATATGTATTTGAGAAGAATAATAGACTGATTAAGGTTTCAGACTCAGATAAGATTATCAAGGATTTAAAGTTTATTCTAAAAAGAATTGATGAGATTGCAAGTGTTACATGTGATTCTTATGATAATACTTTCTTAGATACTGTAGACGATATGTTTAAGATAATACGTAGTGTTTTACTATAACATTAATAGTGTATGATGTGATGTCATACACTATTTTTATTTTTTGAAAAAATTTTTAATTTAGGGGTTTACAAAAAAATATAGACGTGGTAATATTAAATCACAAGGAAGGTTACAAAACTTTACATCACCTTTTAGGGTAGGTGGTGATAATTTTTACACACGCATCTTGTAGCCTTTCTTGTAACATTGTAGTTTTCAATAAAAAGGAGATTTATTATGAAAAAGAAAACTTTGTTGACCGCTTTGGTTATGGGTTCTATGTTGTATGGTAGTGTAGTTTCTGCCGCCACTATTGTAAGTGGTACAGATAATATTGTTGCTCCTACATCAACTTCTACATTTGTAACTGGTTACAAAAATAATGTGGATGTACGTGATTCTCTTGTAGGTGGTACAATGAATACTGTACGAGGTAATGTTGATAACTCTGGTGCTAATCTTGTTGTTGGTTCTGAAAACAACGTAAAAGCATCAAGTTCTATTGTTAGTGGGTGGAAAAACAAATTAGAAGGCAACAATGCCTTTGTTGGTGGTATTGAAGCTGAGGCAAAAGGTGATAATACTTTTGCATTTGGTTTAAAAGCTAAGGCTATTGGAGAAGGTAACGTAGCTATTGGAAAATATTCAAATGCTACAGGGCAAGATTCTATGGCTTTAGGTCGTGATTCTGTTGCTAGTGCTACAAATACTAATGCATTAGGTCAAAATGCTGTTGCAAGTGGTGAAAACGCATCTGCTATTGGTCATGGTGCTGAGTCTAAGGGACGTAATTCAAATGCTTTAGGTTCTAGTGCTAATGCATCTGCAGATTTTTCCACAGCAGTAGGTAATAGTGCTAAGGCAAAAGGTGTATCTAGCACAGCTACAGGCTTTAATGCTTTGGCAGAAGGCAACTTCTCTACTGCATATGGTAATGATGCACAAGCAAAAGGGAATCGTTCTGTAGCAGTTGGTTACAATGCTAAAGCTGGTGAAAGTTCTGTAGCAGTTGGTAATAACGCTAAGGCTTGTGGTACAAATGCTGTAGCTAATGGTGCTGGTAACAATGTATGTGGCAATAAGTCTGGTGCATTTGGTATTGGTAACGATGTAAAACAAAACAATACATATGTAGTAGGCAACAATGTAACTACTACACAAGCTAATAGTGTAGTACTTGGCAATGATTCTACTGATAGGGTGGCTACAACTGAGGCTAGTGCTAAGGTTGGTTCTGTAACATATGGTAACTTTGCTGGTCAAGGTTCTAAAGTTAATGGTGTTGTAAGTGTTGGTTCTGTTAATAAAGAACGTCAACTTATTAATGTAGCGTCTGGTAATGTAAGTGCTACGTCTACAGATGCTGTTAACGGTAGTCAACTATATTCTGTTGCTAATGTTCTTGGCAATAAAGTAGCGAAAAATGAAGCTAACATTCGTTTATTGGCTAATGGTTTAGGTGAGTTAGGTGGGATTGTAAATGACCACGATACTCAAATTGAAGCTAATAAAGTAGAAGCTAAAAAACACACTACTGTAAAAGCAGGTTCTAATGTAGATATTACTTCTACATTAAATGAAAATGGTGGTGCAGAATATACTGTTTCTGTAAATCGTTTACATATGGGCGATGTTGCTATTGATGAAAATGGTTTAAATAATGGTGGTAATCGCATCACTAATGTTGCGAATGGTGTACAAGCAAAAGATGCTGTGAATGTATCTCAACTTAATCGTGTAGATGCTAAGGCAGATTTGAATACTGCACATATCAACTTAGTAGAAAATAACGTAAATGCTAACACAGCAAATATTGCTCATATTGATGATAAAGTAGATGGGTTGCGTACTTCTATGGATACACGCTTTAATAAAGTAGATTCTGATATTGCAAAAGTAGGTGCTAACTCTGCCGCTTTAAGTGCATTGCATCCTCTATCTTTCAATGCTAATGAAAAAGTAGAATATGCCGTAGGTTACGGTAACTATAAGGGTGAAAATGCTGTTGCAGTAGGTGTGTTCGCACATCCTAATGAAAACACATTATTCTCCTTAGGTGCTACATTTGGTGGTGGTAGCAACATGGTAAATGCTGGTGCTACATTCCGATTTGGTCATGTTAATAAACAAGTTACAAATGTAAATACTGCTGTAGCTAAAGATGTTCAAGACTTGACTAAGAAATATGAAGCTTTGGCTAAAAAATATGATAATCTTCTAAAACGTCTAGGTATGGAAGATGAATCTGTAGAAGTAAATACAGCAGAAGTAGAAAAAGCACAACGATTTGTAATTAATCGTGTTGATGGTGAAGATAATGACGCTTATAAAACTGAGCGTGTATCTGTAAATACTCAAAGCGAAGAATTCACATATCGTGATGCTTATGGAACTGAAATGAAATAATATTTCATATAGGGCAAGAGAGCAGATATAGATTATCTGCTCTCTTTTTTGTTTTTAATTACATAACTTTACAATTATAGGTATTTATGGTATATTCTATGTAAGACTAAATATAGTAATTTTATTGTGAGGTGGTTGCTTTGAATATATCAAATAATCGTAAAGCTATTGTTTGTGATGTTAAAGATGTTAAGGATATTTCTACAAGTATGTGTGAGGTATCAGTTGTTGGATTAGATAGATTATTTTTAATACCTAAATGGTGGTTACGTGTATCTAATAAGTTAGTGATATGTTTAAAAGGGTTTAGGTTTAAAGATAAGGCTCTAGGGAGTGAATATCTTACTATTCCTTATAATATGTTATCCTACATCACTTCTAGTCGTTATGTAGGTAATACAAATGTAATAAATATATTATCTAAAACAACTACATATGATATCATGAAGATATTAAACATGGATTATGTAGCTAATTGCAATACTATAGAGGAGAATAAATGTTAAGTCAGGAATTAAGACCTAAGACATTAGATGATATGGCTGGTCAAGAAGAGGCTAAAAAACTATTAAAAGCTATTATAAAGAACCCTGAGAATGCACCTAAGGTATTATTATTTTGTGGTAGTTTTGGTACTGGTAAATGCGTTGTTGGTGATACTAGGGTACATACAAGTGATGGGTATAAAAGAATTGATTCGTTAATAGATGCACCAAAGTATGATGAAGAAGGTTTCATGGATATCTCTTCTAATCATTTAAGAGTTGTTGGTAGCGAAGCGACTCATTATTACTATGGTGGTAAAAAGAAAGTAATAGAGATTAGTTCTGGTCGTTTTAAGATTACTGGTACTTATAATCATAGAGTTCAAGTATATGGTGGTCGTAATGGTTTACAGTGGAAAAAGCTAAGTGAAATTACGACAGATGATTATGTTGCTATTCCATTAAATCACGATATCTTATTTAATAATAAATCTAAGACATATGATTTCATGAAAGATGATATCTCTGAAAGAAATAAGGGTTACTTATTAGGTACTTTCTTTTGTAACTTGTTGGAAAGTGGATATAAAGGAGATGATTCTTTTGATAGTTTCATTTTCGTTCATCATAGTGATGATGGTTTTATGGGTAACTTAAAAGATGAATATTATAATAAAGTGTTAGGTAGCAACGTGGAATTCTCTAAAGGAATAAATAGATACATGAGAGATTATTTTGGTAATTCTTGTGATGTCCCTGAATTTGTATTCTCTTCTAATAGAGATTTTATTTGTGGTTTCTTAACACCTATATGTGAGTTTTATCTTAAAGGGTTTTATCAGTTTGGTAATTTTAGTGAAAAAGTAGCAAGGGATTTACAACAGTTATTTTATTTATTGGGTATTATTACAAATATTAAAGTTACGAATGGAGTGCCTAGTTATTTAGACGTTCAAGATGTTCTTAGTCGTCAGAGATTGGTTGATAATTTACTAAGAGATTCCTTTGGTCTTAAATTTATTTTAGGTAGTTCTGTTAATTATAAGAGTATTAAATTAAAAATACCTAATAATAATTACACAAGAAGTGTTGCTAGGAGAATATATCAATTAATTAAAGAAAATCATAACTTAGATACTATGCTTTTATCTCATTTTATGAATATTAGGTGTAATGATTGTAGGTTTATCACTAATCGTAGAACTAAGTCAATTCTTATAGATTCTTATCATAATATAGTAAGTCTTGCTAATGATGTTGGTGTAGACATTAGTAAAGATGAGATGGTACAGAAATTTAATTCTTTATTAGATGATTATATGTTTGTACGAGTTTCTTCTAAAAAGGAATTATACAATAAGTATGATGTGTATGATTTAACTGTAGCTGATACTCATGCTTTTACAGCGAATGGGTTAATTAATCACAACACCACTTCATCACGTATTGTTGGTAGGGAATTAAATAATATTAAAGATGAAAACTATGATTTATTGAATTCACCTTTTTATTATGAATTTGATTCTACTATTGTTGGTAATGTGGAAGAGATACGTAAGTTGCGTGATGTATTTACGGTTTCTTATGGTGATTATTGGAGAGTTGTCGTTCTTGACGAAGTCCATACAGTTTCTTCTTCGGCTCAGGCAGCAATGCTTAAAATGTTTGAAGAGACTAAGGGTAGAACTATTTATATTCTAGCGACTACAGACCCTCAAAAATTATTACCTACGATTCGTAGTAGAGCATTGGAGATTAATTTCAATGATGTCCCTGTAGAAGCTATAGTAGATAATTTAACAAAGGTATCAGAAGAGAAGAATCTAAATCTTTCAGAAGATATTAAGTTGTTAATAGCTGATAGGTCTGGAGGACATATGCGTAATGCACATATGTTACTTGATAAATATATCTTATTAGGGGAAGAAGATTTCAAGGATAGTATTAAATCTTCTATCACATTATTCTGTGATTACTTAATCGCTACATATAAGAATGATAAGGATACTGTATTGTCTACTATCAATGATTTATTGAGTATTCCTAAAGATAATCTGCAGTCTGATTGGTCTATAGTCATGACTGAAAGTTTAAGGTCATTCTGTGGTTTTGATTGTAGGCATGCTGATATTAAGAGATTAGTAGATACATATGGTAGTGATTTCAATATTATTGCTCAATGTTATATGTCTACATGGGTTAAGAATATGTTTATAGATGTACCGTATACACAAGCTACATTACTGAATATGTATAAGGTAGTACAGGGTGCATTAGAGAAGAAACGTACACAAAGTGGTGTTGGTTCTGTTCAATCTATAGCAAGTAAATATGGTAGACCTGTTAGATAATAAAGTTTAGTAAATTTTTGTAATTAGCACTTGCATATCTTTAATGTATGTGTTAATATATAGTCAAGGGTTAGATATTACATCATAAAGCTTAACCTAACAACAGTAATAATTGAGTGTAAGTCTTTCAAGAACTCCTTATTTCAACTTGTAGTATCTAACCATTATTTTTAAATTAAATAATCAATAGTATATAGGCTCAGACAGCAATAATACTTTTAATCTTTCCAGGAAACAAGATACAAAGTGAGTCTAGAAGTACTTGATTATTATTAATATTATATTTTTAAGGCTCATACAGCAATAATTATCTTTTTATGCTTTGAAGAATAAAGAATTGAGTCTTGTGAAAAATATAGTGATAACTTTATATAAATAGAGATATAATTATAAGGCTCAAACAGCAATATTATCTTTTATTATATGTTTGGAAATATGAAGAGTGAGTCTTGTTCATAATTTAATCTCCTTTTAAATTAAAGTAGACGCATACAGCTATTAAAAAATCTATGGTTAAAGAGAAGAAATAATGTATATGGTATACTCGTATATCGTATAAAAGAATTCACCTCTTGTACTCAGTATGGCTACATCACAATTTTATCACAAGGATTTTAATGACTTGCGTCTAGTATATAAAAGTCGTTTTTATTTTTATGATAATCTTAGCATATAATGACATTAGTGGTGTAGTTGAGTACAAGAGGTGTTTTTTGTTATGTCTGAAGTAGATATAGAAGAGGTAGAGTATTCTTTAGATGATTTGATGGAGAATACTAAAGTAGGTTTTGAAGATGCTTTAGATAATATAAGCACATGTATCTTTAAGAAAGATTTTGAAAGTGTATTAAGATTGCCTGAGGGTTTCATTATTGATGGTTTAACCTATAATGAAATGTATAATAAGTTATTAGGGTATTATTCTTTTCAATTAACTGTCTTAGAAGATGCTTATAATGGTGATAAGGGTTTAAGAAAATTTCTTAAAGAATCACAAAGTCTTTATGAAAAATATTCTAAACTTATTACAGATAGATTATTAGAGGTAGAATTAATTTTACCAAGTTACGTTCATTAATAAAAAGGAGATTTATTATGGATTTCATGACATTATTATCAAAAAATGAGAAAACAACAACTACTAATGGTGCAATTTCTTATAAAACTTCTGGTAGTGCATTGGTTGATTTAAACAACTCAGTACCTAAGTTACGTAAAAGTGCTATTAATTATTTATCAACAGGGGATTTACGAGAATTAGATACTATCTATTCTTTGTTTAAAAAATCTGCTCATGAAAGTGTTAATTACACTTTGAAGTGGTTAATGTATCTACGTGATATTAATCAAGGTATGGGTGAGCGTTCTTCTTATCGTTTAATCTTGTTACAGATTGCTAACAATATCCCTGATTTAATTTTCTCTTTACTTAATACTGGTAAACTTGAGAAATTAGGTAGATTTGATGACCTTATCTTTGTATGGGATAAAACAACAAACGATGATTCTAAGAAGTTTATTCTTGCTTATTTAAAAACACAATTAGGTCAAGACGTAGTGTATCATAGAAATGGTGAGAGTGTATCTCTTTTGGCTAAGTGGATGCCATCTGAAAACACTTCTTCTAGAAAGACTTGTAAACTTGCGACTCGTTTGAGAAAAGCATTAAAGATTTCTACTAAAGATTATCGTAAAATTTTAACTGCTTTACGTAAAAACATTGACGTTGTTGAATGCAAAATGTCTAATAATGCATGGAGTGAGATTGATTATCCTCATGTAACTTCTAAGGCTAACTTGATATATCGTAATGCATTCTTAAAGCATGATGGTGAAAGACGTACAGAATATTTAGAATCATTGTCTAAAGGTGAGACTAAGATTAATGCTAATAAAATGTTCTTGTATGATATCGTGAATAAGTATGAAGCACATCGTTATGGTTACAAAGAAGGGGTAGATGATACTCTAGAGGCATTGTGGAATGCACAAGATGTTCCTAAATCTTATAATGATATCTTAGTTGTACGTGATGGCAGTGGTTCTATGATGTGTAGTGCGTTTGGTACTAATGTGACTGTATTGGATATTGCGGATTCTTTAACTGTATACACAGCACAACATAATAAATCAGAAGCTTTCAAGAATAAGTTTATTACATTTAGTAGTCATCCTGAAATTGTTGACTTGAGTGATTGTGATACATTATTTTCTAAGTTAGAAAAGTTAGGTGAATATAATGATTACACTACAACAAATGTTGAAAGTGTATTCAACTTAATTTTAGATACAGCTGTTAAGAATAATCTTAAACAAGAAGAATTACCTAGTACAGTTCTTGTCGTATCTGATATGCAATTTAATGGTGCTATGAGGGCAGATTCAGAAGATATTACATTGTTTGAAGGCATTGCTAATAAATTCAAGGCTCATGGGTACTCATTACCTAAGATGGTATTTTGGAATGTGAATGATTACAATGATACAATTCCTTTACAAAAGAATGCTAATGGGTTAGTACTTATGAGTGGTTTCTCTAAGAATAATATCGATATGATTTTGCAAGATAATCTTGACCCATTGGAAGTTTTAAAGGCTGAGTTAGATGCTAAATATGGTTTCATTGATTCTATTATTAGCAAGTAGTAATAATTACATATAAATAATATTGAAAAGTGTAGGTATTTAATTTTAATATCTACACTTTTGTGTTATAATATGGTAGAGTAGTGACATTTTCTGTTTAACAATCTAGATTTAAAATTATGGGGTATTAATTAAATGGCTTTACAACTTTATGAAGACGATTTGTTAAATGAAGAGGTGCTTTCTACTAAACTAATAACTTTAGCAGAGATTATTGTTAGAAAGCATTTCTATGCCAGTAGAGAAGATAAAGAAGATTTAGTTTCTATTGGTGTACTAAAAGCTGTGAGAATGATTCATAGTGACAATTTTAGAAGAGATAAAGGGAATTTATGTACATTCTTGTATACTGGTATGCGGAATGACATGCACAACTTCTTGTATCATAAGAATAAGTTTGATACTGTTGATTTTGACACAACTTTCGATGATGGTGGCAGTTTAGATTACTATTTTGAAGATGAAGTAGCAACTGTAGATTATAGCTTAGTGCATTTAATTTGTATGAAGTTTAAATGTTTTGGGGATGGCTTAGAAGATAAAGTTATTTCAAAATTAAAATCATATGGGTTTACTTTTGATGGGTATATTACTCATAAGAAAGACGGTACTTTGAAATGCAATGAAGATATGGTAAATCGTGTAGTAGGTTTACTATTTTGGGAGATGCGACAACGAGAGTTGAGTTCATTATTTAAGGATGGTGTGATATGAGTTCTTATGGTTCTATTTCTACAATTACTATGAGCGATGAAGAGAAAGATTTGTATGCTGAATACTTGAGTGTTTCTATTGGTAATCCTGTATTAGAGTTTGTTAAATATATGTTGGGTGATGACTATTTAAAGTTTATTGATATTTGTAGTGGTACAAATTTTAATATTCCTAGCAATAAGGCTTTAGAGCGTGGCATTATTAATGTAAAGATTTATTCTTATGTTAAGAGATGGAATTTTTCTAATGCATCTATTGTGAATGCTGGGAATATTTATAAGAAAACGGAGTTAGCGACCAAACGTATTGTATTGTCAGTTGCTAATGCCCTAGGCACAAAAGATACTTTAGATGGTGATGCACTTGTAAATTTTGTAAATAACATTGAACCTTTTGCTTTGAAGAAGAGTACTAATAATACTGATTCAGAAGATACAGAAGGTGTTAATGATATTGATATAGTAAATGATAGTTCTGAGGATATTACAGAAGAAGTTTCAGAAGATAAAGAGTAGGTAAGTTTGTTAAAATATGGAATCTCCTATTGATAATAATGATTTAATCTCTATTTTATCACAATGTGATAAAGATGAAGAGGTTACAGATACTAAAGATAGTCAACAAGAGAGTACAGATATTGATAGTAGTGGAGAAGATAGTTCTGATAAAGGGACTGTTTTAAATTCAATGACTTCAGCAATGGACGTATTAGATGCTGAGGAAAAGAGTCATACTACAATTACTGGTAGTGGTGATGTAAATCAAGATTTAGAGAATTGGATTGATGGTAAGGATTTAGCACCATCAGATGACTTAAATCGCTATGTAAGTGCAACAGATGTAAAGTTTAAATATGGGTTAACTCATAATACACTAACTAATTTTACATTGATGTCACAATTACAAAAGTTCTTAGATGTTTCTAATGAAATTTTATTTAGTGAGTCGGAAGCGATGAATCTTCCTCCTGATGAGTTAGAGAGTCGTGTACGTATGGCTTTTACAATGTATGCTGAATTATCAAGGATTAATCAACGTACTGCAATAGCTTTAGAAGAGCAACGTAGGAAATATAATGATGGTTCTACAGATATTGATAAGTTAGCATTGTTATTGGCATCTGTTCCTAGTGATAAACTAAAAGAAATTTTATATGCGATTACAAAGTCAAAGGGTTAATATATGGGTAGTGCTAGATTAGAAGATTTATTAGGCGATTCTAGTTCTTATACTGCCATGACTGATAGGGAAAAAGACTACTTTGTAAAACTTCTACAAGAAGAGATGCATCGTAGGGAAGATAGTGGTAGAGTTGAGCAGATTAGGGATATAGTTAGGATTGAGGATTGGATTAATTCTGATTACTATGTAGGTTCTGACCAGAAGAGTATATACCCTTATTGGAAAGATTTTATCGTAGATATCTTCAGAGATACTAGAAAAGATGATGAGAAGATTAATTCCGTCATACTCTCGGGGTCAATAGGTATAGGTAAATCAACCGTTGCGGAATTAATCATGATGCGTAAGATGTATGAGTTATCGTGTTTTAGAAATATCAATGCTATGTTTAACTTAATGTCAAAAACTAATATTATGTTCTTGTATTTCTCTGTTAATCAGAAACAGGCAGAACGTACTGGTTTTGGTGAGTATAGGGCATTAATTGATAATTCTCCTTATTTCTGTGAAAACTTTCGGAGGAATCCTAGGCTTAATTCTTTATTAGTATTCCCTGAGGGTATTTCTTATGCATATGGTTCAAGTGCTAATGATAGTATTGGTATGAGTGTTATATGTTCTATGCTCGATGAGGCTAACTTTTTAGGTGGTGGTGGTCCGTCTAAGGATAGTGAGAAAGCTACAGATTTATATGCTAATATTGTGAATAGGTCAAATTCACGTTTTATCATAGATGGTGGTGTCAATCACTCATTAAATATATTGGTATCATCTGCTACGTATGAAAACTCAGCTACTGAACGTCAGATTAGATTATCTAGAAATGACCCACATACAATCGTTGCCGCTCCTGCTCAATGGGATGTAAAGCCTAAAAATTTCAGCAAGAAGTTCTTTTATGTGTTTAAAGGTTCTAACTACTTAGAAGCTAATATAGTCAATTCTACAGATGATGTAAATAACTATAGGGTTTCAGAGGGTATGTCTAAACATAAATATATTGATGGGTTAGAGGATTATGATTCTATTAATAAAGTCATAGAAGAGTTACCACCTCATATGCAGTCTAAGTTTTTAAAAGTTCCTGTTGACTTGAGGGCTGGTTTTGAGGCGAACTTGCTAAGGTCTTTACAAGATATCGGTGGTGTTTCTACTGGTTCACAAGGTAAATTATTCAGCTCTCCTATGGTGTTACAAGATTGTATAGATGAGAATCGACATCATCCATTTGTTTCTAAAGAGATAGTTATTTCTACTGGTGATGATATTAATGTTAAAGATTATCTTAGGGATGATTTTAGGTTAAAGTATCCTGAAAGACCTAGGTATCTTCATATTGACCAATCGTTTAGGACGGATAGTACTGGTATATCTTGTGTATATGTGGATAGCATTGTAGAAGAGGATGGAGTCAAAAAACCTGTATTTGGTGTTGATTTCATGCTACGTATCAATCCACCTAAACCGCCTAAGAAGATAGCTATATATAAGATACGTAATTTTGTTATTTATCTTGTAAATGTTGTTGGTATGAAGATAGGTAAGTTGACATATGATATTTTCAACTCTGAGGAGTCAAGGCAGATTCTTGAGGAGATGGGATTTAATGTAGGTTATTTGTCTGTTGATAGAACTGATAAACCTTATCTTGATTTAGTAGAGATAATGTATGAAAAACGTATAAAACTGTATGATTATCCTATTCTTCGATATGAGTTATTAAACCTATTACATGATAGGATTCGACGTAAAGTAGACCATCCTAAGGTTGTTACAGATGATGGCTTTGTAGAGTATGAAGGTAAGGGTAATGATGGTGTTACTGGCACTAGGGTAGGTTCTAAGGACGTAGCCGATAGTTTGTGTGGTGCTATTCAGAATGCGTTACAAAGTTCTGTATCAGATGCAGAGGGTAATAAAGGGACATTTAATGACTTCTTGATGGCTAATAATATAGGTTCATATGTTGGTATAGATGCACCTAATAAACTTTCTGTAGAAGAGATGATTGACAAACAAATAGATGATATGATTGACGAAATAGAGATTAATGGTGGTTTCTATAGATAAGGAGTATGTATGGCATGGTATGACTTATTTGTAAATAGAAGAGGAAATAAGGATACTAATACTTCTAATGATATTATAGATGGTGTAAATACTGTTAAAGAGGGTATTGATACTGATATCATTAGGGAAGTTAAGATTGTTGAAGATAATAGGGGCAATACTTTTTTTGACGGTAATATTGAAAGTATTCATTCAAAGAGTATTAATGAGGGTGTTAGTTTATCTCCTAGTAATTTACAACAACTATTAGGTACGGATGATAATAATACATTAGGTCAGATTATTGATGGGATTCGTGGTGATTATTCTTTAAACGAAATTTTTTTAGAAAATGAAGAAATGTCAAGGGATTCTGTTATTGGTTCTGCTATGGAAATTATTGCGGATGATTCTTGTACTCCTGATGAGACGACAAATAGGGTAGTTATGGTTGAATCTACGGACGAGGGTTTAAAGAAGTTCATAGAAGATTTCCTTTATAATAATATAAAGATTGATGATAGGATTTGGTCTTGGTCATATGAAATTGTTAAGCATGGTGACTTTAAACTTAGACGTAGGGAATACTATGCTGGTTCAATGAATAGTGGAATAAAATCTGTATATTATGAAGATGTTATTAATCCTTATTTAGTTTCTCGTATTGAATATATGGGTAACATTTTAGGGTATGAGGATGAAGATTATCTTTTTGATAGTGGTAGTTATCGTGACGCTGGTCAGTTCTCTGGTGGTGTAGGTGGTTCTACTGCAGTAAGTGGCAGTGCTAAGTTTGAGAAGAGTGATGAGTTTGTACATTTCATTTCTTCTAAATTGTCTAAGCGTGAAAAGATTAAGTTAAATGTTAGGAAGTCAGATAATACACAGGAAGAAGTTACTTGTTATAGGGTAGTAGGTACTTCTATTGTTGATAGTGCAAGAACTATGTTTAGGATTAACGCTTTAATTGATAACATTCTTGTATTATCACGTATTGCTCGTTCAACACAGTTTAATCTTGTTAAAGTAGAGGTAGGTAATGCTAACCCTGGTCAGACGCAACAAATGTTGTCAGATGTTAGGCGAAGATTCCAAGCGAATTCTAAATTATCTAAAGGGGTAGGTTTTAGGTCTGACCCATCTCCTGTACCTATTAATAGTAATATCTATTTACCTACTAGAGATGGTAAGGGAGATGTAACTGTTGATAGTGTTGGTGATAGTATTGACGTTCAATCTATTGTTGACGTAGATTATTTTACTGATAAACTTTTTGCAAGTTTGAAAGTTCCTAAACAATATCTAGGTTTTGCTGAGTCCTTAGGCTCTATGGGGAATAATTCTCTTGTTAAGCAGGACTTGAGGTATGCTCGTTCTGTTATTAGGGTACAACAAATCTTAATTAATGGTATTATGGATTTGTGTGAAAACTACTTGAGATATCGTGGACGTGGTGCTGATATTGGTGCATTTAAGATTTATATGCGACCATTACCTACTAGCGAGACTGCTACTAAAGTTGAAGAATATGTATCAAATCTACAAATGATTGATTCAAGTAGTGCATTCTTAGATTCTTATGCTGATTATATTGATAAGGCTAAATGGCTTAAAGCAATGTTAAATTTAGCTAATATTGATGTAAATGAAGTAGCTACTGATAAGTTTAAAGAGATATTGAAAGCTATCGATGATGGTGAGTACGTTCAAAGTGATTTTGAAGATGGTTCTAGCGAAGAAGACAGTCAAGATAGTCCGTGGTAATTAAATAATCTTGTAATTAATGGATACATCATATATAATAGTAGTAGTTATATATGATGTATCTTTTTATTTTGAGGTTATTTATGAGTGATTTTAAGGTAAAAAATGCTCCTTGCTTTCAGTGTAAGGATAGACATATAGGTTGTCATGGGACTTGTTCTAAATATATAGCATTCTCTAGGAGTAGAGATGAAGCTAGAAATGCACGTTTACATGAGATTGATGTAGAATCTTACTATAGGAGAAAGCATTTAAAAATGAAGGGGGATTACGCATGAGTTTATTTGACGAGTTACAACAAGCCATATTAGATGGCGATATGGATTTAGTTGCGGATTTACGCAGACGTATCATGCAAGGCGAAAGAGATGAAAGTCTAGATAAAAACATGATACAAGCTATTATCAAAAAAGAGCCTGGTAGGGTTATAAAAGAAATTATTAATTCTGATAACTTAGATGCTATATCTTGTTTCAAGGCTTGCAGTTCTTTATTAACACATAATATTATAGAGGCACAGATTAATAATCGTGATATTGATGAATATCCTGTCAAAGAGTTATACATTATTTTAGGTACGTTTATTAATGATAGTTTAGAGAGAGGTAAGGATGACTTCAAAGAATTTGTTACGAAAAGGTACAAACGATTCATTTAGCCTTGATTTGGAAGATGTTCTAAATGAGGAGCATCTTCCTTTTTCTTTTTTAATAGATAAAAATCGTGATGCTAGGTATTATGAAGATTTCTTGACAAAATATCAAGCAATAGCTTTTGATAATAAGTATGATAGATTCATAAAAGAAGGTCAAGATGTTCAATCTATTAATGAGGCTACAAAGAAAGAGTTATTAAGTGGTGCTGAATCAAAAAGGAAGGCTAGGGCAAAAAAATTAACTACTACATATAGGGGTGTTAATAATGATGGTTGTCTAGAATTCATTACAAATAGTCAGTATACACCTAATAGGAAGTATCAACAAAAGATTAAGTTAAATGATATAAAAGATATAAATGCTTTGAAAGATTTTAAAAAGTCTGAGATAACAAGGTTATTATTAAATGGTGATTTATCTGTATATTGTAGTTGTGATGACTTCTTATATAAGGGTTATAAATATATGGCTTGGAATATGGGGTATGGTTTAGATAAGGAAAATCGTTTTCCTAAAATCAAGAATCCAAATTTAGAAGGCACTATTTGTAAGCATTTAATAGCTGTTTTATCTGTAATGACTTTTAACAATAATCGTATTACTGCTGACTTATTTAAGTCTAAGGCAGTAGGCTCTATGCGTGATAAGGGTTCTTCTAATTTAAGTACATTAAAGAGAAAGGAAGCTTTTGCGAAGCATAAGGCAAGATGGCATGGTTTAGGTAAGGGAATAGCTAAGGCTAGAAATATGCGTAGTAGAAATAGGAGAAAGGCATTACAAATGTCTAAGGGTAAGTAATTTAGGTACTATATATAAGAATAGTACTAAATTTATATGGATTTTATTCGTATAATACATTTTATTTAAGTAAAGGGGTATATTCTAGTGTCTACATATTTAGTTAGATATAGATTGAATTCGCAGGTATTCAAGGATGTATTTGGTGATGACTTGACATCTGTTTTTGATTTGCCTGATTTAAAGCAGACAAACATTAAAGATAAAAAAGCTAAAGATATCTATAGTACATTGTTAACTCAGTCTAAATTATACAATGTAAATGCTACACCTATTAGTGATGTATTTGGTAAACTAGAAGACCAATATGGTTTAGCTGAGGGTTCTGAGGTTTGTTGTGTGTATATGGATAGACAAGTAGACACATATAAGTTCTTGGGAATGGATATTGCAGATGATTTCTGTGCATACATTAAGACTTATAGTGGTAGCATTCGTGTTGAGAGTTTGTATAATAGGGATTTAATTTTAAAATCTCGTTGTGATTTCAATAAAGGTACAAGTAAGATTTCACGAAATAAGGCGATGGAAATTGCTGAGGATGTATTTAGTGAAAATGGTGTAGGATATGATATTGCTCGTGCTGTCGTGACTGCATTAAAATGTGGTGGTGCTTATTCTATTGCTAGTGGTATTAAGAAGTTAAATATCGACTCTACAGAAGATGCTGTATCTTTTTTATCTAAGAGTGTTTTAGGTGATATTGTTAGGAATTATACAGGTGGTGTTAGTAGTCAGCCTGCTGATAGTGTATTTGATAGTATTGTTTATAACATTGTAAAAGATAAAGTGAATGTTCAAACAATGGCATCTAGCGATGAGTCTGTTGATGATGTTGTGTTTGTTGCTTTGAAGTATCTATTCTATTATTGGGGTACTGTTGCTGGTTTATACTCTCGTGTTAAAGTTGTGTTAGGTTCTTTAGATACATTAACATATATTGCACGATTACAATTAGGTGATACTGAGTTTTTTGCTAGGTATAAAACAATCTATGAATTTAGGGGCATGGATGAAAGTGAAGAGTTTGATATTGCCCCTGAGTTACCAGAACAGCCAGCTGTTGGGTTCTCTTTAAGTGGTATCGTTAAAACTCATGCTTATACTGATTACTTAGCAACTAAATCTGCTAGTGATATCATGTTAAATATGGATAACATTGGTTATTTATCTGAATTCACCGATATTTTAGTTTCTAATGTTGATGATTATGACCAAAATTCTTTAGGTGATAATACTGTATTATCGGATGAAGAATTGCAAGCGTTGTCTAATATTGATGCTTTACGATATATGACAAGTGATGATTCTTCTTTGAATCCTAGTGCTTATGATTTATCTGATAAGGACGAGAGGGATTTATATTTTGATAGTGTTGTTAGGACTTATGATAAGAAGTTTAAGGCTTATAAACCTACAAAAGATACACCTATTGTGGATTCATTGTTAGATACTGTTGAAAAAGGTACTATCAACTCATTGAACTTAATTGCTAGGGACGCAGAAGATGATGGTGTTACTGATATTATCTCTTTGACAGGAACTGAATTACAAATTGATGCTGATAAGAAAATGTTGAGAAGGATTCTAATGTTAGTACACAAATTAAGTACTAAACTATTGAAGAAGTTCTTATAATATGGCAAAAGATATAGTTACAAAGGATAATACAACATATATTTCTACTGATTGGTTAACTATAATGCATCCTCATTCAAAGGTGGATAGGTTTTTTATAAAATCAACTCAGTACGCTAAAAAGAAGGAGATATCTAAATATAAAGACTTAGATACAGAAAATAAGTATTTAAAAATAGTTGTTAAAGATGATAAGGCTGACTTTGTTAATATATTAGGTTTGTCAGTTAATGTACTAAATGGTGATATTGCTTTAGGGTTAAATGTTAAAAGCGATTATATTGTTATTGGTAATATAAAGAATATGATACAATCTGCTTTTAGTGTAAAGGAATTACCTGAATACTTTGATATCAATTATTTTTTGAGTCTTGTTAAAGTAGATTTATCCAATACTGTTGATAATATTTTTAATATTGTTAGGGATATGTATTTGAATACTTTACAAGAGACTGATTCCAAATCTATTGTATGTCGAATAGTTAGAGAAAAGTCTTTGTTAACAAGTACTGATACTTTTGTTATGGGTGTTTACAATAAGTTGTCAGAAGGGTGTAACCCTGTTATATCTTTTATGGACTTATGTGTTTCTCTTTCTTGTAAGTTACAGGCTCAAGCAACTTTTTTCTATGGCTCTTTTATTGAGAATACGTCTTATGATGATATATTTGATACATACACTTATCTTTTTGATGGTGGTTATGTTGATATATCAACTCTCTTAAAGACATCAAAGAATAATGTTGATTTATTAACTTTGTACTATATATCTATTGGGATTCCTATGATATATTTATCTTCCTTGTTGTCTTATGGTTTCCTAATACGACAGAGAAAGATTGAGTATTCTTCTAAACCGAGTATACATAAAGAAGTAGAGTATAAAAGGTTTTTATCAAACATATCAAATTCTTTGCAGTCAAATAATTATGTTAAAGATAATACAAGGTCTATTATTTACAATGTAATTGATATATTCATATGTAAAGGTAAATTTAATTTATTGTCATATGCTGTAGAGAATGATAATATGTCTATGGTTTCATATCTTTTGAACTTATTGAAATTAAAAGATGTGTTAGATGATAATAGTATTACTGTAGAATGGTTTTCTGCTGTTGTATTAGAATATATTAGGGATATATATCCATTAATATATAATGGTTCATTGTATAAGAAAAATATGTTGTATGAGCAAAGAAATTTTATTAGAGTTTCTTTGTCTAAAATATATCATGTTGGTAAGTTGGTGGATGATATTTCTGTTCCACTATTAAGTTTATTTAATAAGGTGTAGTGAGGTTTTAGATGAGAGGTTATCTCTTTTATAAGGACAAAACACTTATCGAATTGAGAAAGTTTTTAACTGTAGGGGACACTATTTTTGGTAAATTTAGACCTCAGGCAGTAGCTTTCATTAAATATGCTAAAAGTGATTTAGAGTCAGAATTAGATATTATGGCTCAAAATGGCAATTTTACATTAGATAGCATTAATTTAGAGAATGTGTTTCCTACTAAATATAAGTGGTTTGTTAGAGATGTAAAGTTAAAGGCTTTACGTAAATATCTACATGAAGTAGAAGGTCGCATTGGTGAATTTCAAGGTGGCAAGGAAGATAATCTTAGACTTCTTGTAGGAATTCATTTTCTAAGGTTTGTACTATTAACTAAAATTGTTACATTATATATTTCTACTTATAGTGAGATGAAAAGGGTTGGATTGGATGCTGATAAATTAACTCTTAATGATTTAGGGTTAGGTCAGTCTATTCTAAAATATATTAACTCTTTTGAGGAATTTGATACAAAAACGATTGATGATTGGTTAGCTTTAAGTGTTGATAGTTCTACTATGAAGTACTATTTTTCTACTATGAAAAGAATCATGACAATCTTAGATTTTAGGTAATAGGGGATATAAATGTATAGTATTAGTAATTATTTTCCGTTTTTAGATAAAGCGGATTTTATTAAGAATGTACGTGAGACTCATTCTATTGATGAGTTTTTAGGGTATGAATCCTTGATTACAGATTTTGATAGTCAGACATCTGATTCATCAAATAGGGTTTTCAAGGCTTATCGAATCATGCCTAGCAATACATTATTTTTAATGGAATTACCTAGTACTGTTTTACGGATTTTTAGTGGTGACTTTGGTGGTAATATCATTGTTGATATTATGGAATTTGATTATCAAGGTGTAGCTAATATTGTTGAGACAGATTTAGTTAATGACGTTAACAAAGCGATTTTTGCATGTAATGGTGCTTATTTAGTTGAAGATATCGTAACTGATACTTTTATCAATGCTTGTGCTAATGGTTTTGATGTTACTAGGGATATTTCTGTTGATTATAAAGTTCTAGAAGAATCTGATAAGCAGAATAAAGATTCATTATCGTCATGGCTATTTATGAATGATAATATTGATGAATCATATATTATGGAGTCAGCTTTGGATACTCTTCAAATGTTGAAAGATAGACGTAAAAATGGCAAGTCTAATGATGCAGAAGAAGTAAAGGGTAAGGATGCTGTTTATACATGGTTAGACGCTTATTTCTCATTGCCTGAGGGTGAGGAGATGAAGAGTGGGGGTCGTGAGGTAGTTCCTTTACTTATCGGTCCGACTGCTGTTTTTAAATCTGCTACTGTAAAAGAGTTATGTAAAAAATATAACTATAGGATGGTTGACTTTAGGGTTGCATTTACTTCAAGGTTGGATTATAGTGGTCTATTCCAAATCGGAGAGGTAGAAGGTAAGAAATATAGCTATGCTTGTCCTATGGAAGAGATTGTAGTCTGTTCAGATGGTTTCCGTGAATTCTGTAAACAATCATATCAAAAGTTAGAGGATATTTTACAAAAAGGCTATACAGAAGAAGAGATTGCATCAGATGGTAATGAAGTAGATACTGAGAAGAAGTATTTAACAGATGAGCAAAAAGATAAGATTGTAGGATTACAATTACAGTATAAGAACTATATGCGTACTCCAGTGCTTTTCTGTGATGAAATTACGAGATGCCGTGACAAAGGGGTTAACGGAATTCTGGTACAATTACTTAATCAGAAAAAGTTAAATGATATGACTTTAAATGGTTGTAAATTTGTAGCCGCTACTAACTTAGATATTCAAAAAGGTTTAGAACGTGAGGAATATCGTATGGAATTAGATATGCTATACGATGTTAATACTGACTTAGACGTAGCTTATTCTAATAGGTTTATTCCTTTGAAAGTATATCCTAATGATGTTATGGATAGATGGTTTGAATGGGCAAGTGGTACTACTGATAAAAAAGGTTTCAAAGGTGTTTCTAATATTCACCCTGTAGTACTAGAGTTCTTAAATAATAATCGTGATATGGTATATAATGATAAGCCTGTACTAGATGCTATTGCTGAGGGTTTATCTGATAATGAGCAACGTACACAAGTATTCCCTAATTATCGTACATGGGATATGTTGTCTGATTATTTATACTCAGTAGATAAAACTGCGGAAGCTGAAAATGATGGTAAAGAAGATAGTGGTGAAGAAAAACTTTACAAACGTAAAATCTTAGAAGGTTATGTTTCTAAGTGGTGTTGTGAAAAATTCATTCCTTTCTTAGAGTCTAAAGGTTATAGTAATTTTGATGAGGTTAAAGAACCTATCAAAGATGATGTTGGTGATTTCTTATCTACAGCTTTAGAGACTGGCTCACCTGCTATGTTAATCGGACCAAGTGCGTTAGGGAAAACGTCGAGAGTTAAGCAATACATGAAAAAAGCTAAAATTAAGACAGGTTTAGAGCCAGTTTTAATTAATGTTAACTTAGCTAGTAAAGATGCTGTTGACCTTATGGGTATGCCTGTGAAACAATCATTAACAGAATATGTTGGTGGAGGTATTCTTAAAGGTAGTGGTTTAGACGATGTATCTAAGGCACTTCAAGACGTAGTTGCTAATGTTTCTGCAGATATTAAGTATGGTATGACAGATATCATGACGTTAAGAGCCCCTGATAAAACAATTAAAGATAGATTTGTGACTGCTCTTAAAGAGGGTAGGGAAGTTATTTTATTCTTTGATGAAGTTAATAGGGTAAGTTCTAATACAGTTACTTCTGCAGTATTTGAAGTTATCTCAGATTATCGTTTTGCTGGTGTAGACTTCTCTAATTACAAGGATAAGGTAAAAGTAGTAGCCGCTTGTAATATGGCATGGGAAGGTATGGATGATGAAGCTGGTGGATATGGTGATACTGGTACATTAGACCCAGCTTTCGCCGCTAGGTTCTCTATTTATTGGAAGAAAAACTATGATGAAAATGACGTAGCATCATGGATTGAATTCATGGAATCTCAAAAAGAAGAAGGTTTAATTGATGGTACATTAATTGAGTTCTTCAAAGGGTTAGAACCTGAGAAAGCATTGAAGACTATGGCAAGTGTTGAAAAGCGTACCTTAGAAGATGCACAGCCATCAACTCGTAATATGTTACAACTTTCCAAAGATATTAAATCAATGCGTGGTAGACGACAAGAAAATGGTACTTTTAAAGCTAAGGCATTTAATGGTAAAATTTTATTTACAGATGACGTAGCTATGATGTTTGAAGATTTAGTACTAGAACGTCAATCTGATTCTCTTGAAAGTCATGCTCAAAAGACTGTAAAATTCCTAGATTCATTATTATATGGTAGTGAAAGTTGGGAGTCTTTACTAATTGGTGATTCAGTTAAGATTGGTGATACTTCTATTTCTGCTAGTGATATCATAGATAGTTTAGTTCAATGTAGGGATGATTTAAAACAATTCACGTTAAAACCTATGAGTAGTGATGGTAGGGTTGATTGCTCTGATACTATTGATTTAGTAGAAGATTTAGCTGGTTTTGTACGTCAATTAGATATCAATACTGGTAATAAACGTGAGGATATGTTTAAAATGTATTTAGGTGAAAGTATCTTAGGAGAATTTACTAAGTATTTCAATAATACATTTGGTACAAATCTTGATGAAGATATCTCTATTGAGCAATTAAGCGATAAAACTCTTATCATTCCATTTATGAAGATTGTACAACGTAACTTCTCTAAATATAGTGGTAACACAGAAGGTATGGTACGTTATTGTTTAGACTTGTGTAAAGAATTCATGGAAGTTCATGGAACATCTTTACCAAATGAAAACTATGCAATGTTCTTAACAGGCATTAAGGATATTTTACCTAATGCTGACAACATGGTATTATTCTTGCGCAGGTCAGATGAAGGTCTAGAAGAGATGTATAAATTGGCTGAGGGTGTTGGTGATGATTGGATTATTGACATCACTAGTGATTTTGGCAACAAATCAACTAAGGCTGATATTGAAGCTATTAGACAATTAATCAAAGATAGCAAGAAGACTAAAAAAGATAAGAATGTTAAATATAATGTATTGTAGTTAGTAATTAGTAGGGGTGATATTGGATAGATAAAAAGCATCAAATATTACCTCTATTATTTTATAAAGAAAGAGATTAGATATGTTAGACGTAAAATATATTAATGATTTTATTGCAAGGTTGTCATTAGATGAAAATCCTGACTTTGGTGATAATATTGTACTAAGTGGTGATTTGGTAGAGTGTTATGCTCCTGATTATGATTTCAATACCTTAAATAAAGCAATTAGAGAATATAATCCTTATCGTGCAAGGATTATTGATAATGGTGTAGATTTCTTAGAGTTGAATGATACTATTTATGTTGATGGTCTTAAAGTTGATGTAAGGTATTATTTTGCACAGGGTGCATATGGTAGTGGTACTGTAGTTAAGTTAGTTACAGATGCTGTATATGCTTTTGTTAAAGGTGAATATCGTACTTTTAGTGGTTTCAATACTTATAATGCTTTTGTAGATAAGTTCATTGCGTAGGTGATTGGTCGTGGGTTTATCCGTAAATGAAAGAAATAGAAGGAAGCGTGTATTAGACTTTATTAATAAGTTATCTCCTAATGAGGTAGAATCATTACATAGTTATAATACACCCGTTTCTGAGTCTGTTGGTGATAAGAAATATATTAATATGTCAACGATTCAGAGCGTACTAGATAATAATACATTTGAGAAGATTACCTTTGGAAAGGGTTTATCTTTCTCTGATAGTATGGCTGTTATAAGTTTGTTCTTCATGTCTAATAAGAATGTAACATTAGTTGAAGGCTCACAAAATGTATTTAACATTTATATTGAGAGGTCTTTCAATAGGGATGAAGAAGTTACTTTTTCAGTAAGTTATGGGTTTGAAAAGAACGTATTTAGTGCAACTGATTTCAATGAATCACCTTTAAAAATTAATACAAAAGATGCTACTATGACATTTGACTTATTAGTAGATAAATGTGATTATAATGTTATCTATGATTCAATGTTGCCTTTGGTTGAGAAGAATTTAAAGAAATTTGACTTAATGGCATATTCTTTGTTTAAATCTGATTCATTAAAGCATTTAAGGAACTTTAATATCTCTACATTAGCTGTAGGTTTACATAAAAAGACAGGCAGATATATTTATCACTATAACCCTAGATTTATTCTTAGAGAAGCTTTAGAAGAATATGTTAATAATGGTCATTTATATAATTCATTACAAGATTGTTATGTATACTTATTAACTTTCTTTATTGCACATGAAATGGCACATCTTATTACTAATAATCAAGTTCATTTTAGTGGTGGTAATAGTGATGTTGATTTAGATGGCACATATGCTAGTGGTGGTATGGATAACGTGGTAATGGATGGTTTTATTAATGCTAAATTAAAAGTATCTTTGTCACAAACACCAAATTTAACATATTCTGCATCTAGAGATGGTGGTGTATTCCCTAGTAATTGTATTAAAGATACAATTCATATGAGGATACAGCATAATGTAGGGATTAAGAAGTTTAAAAATACTTATGATATGGTATCTACAGTTGTTGATACATTAAATAAAGTAGCTGGTTTAGATAGAGTTGGTGCTATCAATATACGTAAGAGCAATGATAAGTTGGATTCATATTGGGGAGCAGATGCTTTCTGTAACTTTTTTGTAGGTTCTGCTTTTAAAGAATTACGTGCTAGTTCTCATATCTTTCAAAAGGTTATATCAGATGTAGTAAGGGTATTAACAAATGGTAAAATCTATTGGAGTAAGTCTGGTGGTATTACAGATGAAGAAAAGGTTTCCGATAAGGAAATTTTAAAAAATGGTACTCTTGTAAAAGTTAAAGGTACTAATGTTGTTGGTATCATTAAGGGTTATAAACCTGTAAAGAAAGATGAATATATCACATTAGATGTGTATACTGTAAATACTGCTAAGATAGATAGGGTAGATGTAACAGATTTAGATGGTGGTGCTAAGTTAAATTCCCCTATTTATGTAGATAGTGGTAGTTTTTATGCTGATTTAGATAGAAAATACATTATTCCTATTGACGGTTCTTATGGTTCATGGGTTGAAGGTATGAACGATGAAAAGACAAGTCTTTCAGAAGAGGATTTATCAGATGATTCTTCCATGTCAATGGGTTCTAATGATGATTTTGGAGATAGTGGTGGCACTCAGCCTAAGTCAGTTAAAGTTGGTGACATCGTATGGATTTCTAAGAAGAAGAGATTCGGCATTGTAACCTCTATTGTTAATGGTTCTTTCCATGTTGAAGACGTAAGGGAAGAGCCTTGTGTTGTAATCGATGATTCAGATAATCATTAAAGGTGGTGGTGCATAATGGCTAAAAAACAATTAAAGAAAAGAATATTTGTACCAACGGGCAATGATTTAGGTGAATTTACTATATTCGATTTACAGCCTGTTGATATAACTTTTGTTGATAGCGATGATTCAAGTCAATCACAAGACAATAATAATAAGAAGAAGATGGGTAGTTCTCAAAGTTCTATACCTGACCCTGTTGATAACAACCCTTTAAATAAAGGTTCACAAGATAATAGTTCTTCTAGTGGTGGCAATGGTCAGAAAGATGAAAATCCTTATGCTACTAATAGTGGGAATAACAATAATTCAGATGATTTTGCTAAACAAGATAGGGATATTAATAATGACCTTTATGGTGATGATTTAGATACTGATAGTGGAGAACAGCCACCTCAAAATAATGATGGTGGTGATGGCGAAGGTTCATCTGGTGATGGTGAGTCTGGTTCTGGTAGTTCTGGTGTAGGTGGTTCAGATGATAATAGTTTTGCTCCACCTAATTATGATAGTTCTTCTAATATGGGTGATGATAATAGTTCTGTTGGTAACTCTACTTCAGAGATGGAAGATGCTTTAAACAAAGAACAGGATAATATGTCTGATACTGCTAAGGAACGTATGAGTGAGGTTAGTGGTCAGAATAATTCTAATAATAAAGGCTCACAAGGTGATAATTCACAAGGTGATAATTCACAAGGTGATAATTCACGAGGTGATAATGGTTCTGATAGAAGCAAATCTCCAAATAGTGGGGGTTCACAGGATAACAATTCACAAGATAGTAATGGTTCTAATTCAGATAGTAATTCTCAAAGCAATGATAGTTCTAATTCTCAAAATTCTGATTCTCAAAGTAGCGACTCACAAAATAGTAGTGGTTCTAATGGTGGAGATTCCAAGGGTAGTAGTGGCAACAGTAAATCTGATAATGATTTCAAAAAAGCACATGATACTAAAGGGAATGACCTAGACGATACAAAAGGTAAAGAAGTAGTAGAGAAGATGGTACGTGAGGCATCAAAACGTATGCAAGAGGAAATAGATAAAGATGAGACTTTAGCTGATACTAATAAAACCTCTTTAGATAACTATAAAGACTTCGGTGCTGGCACTATGACTACTTTGTTTAAAGGTAATAGTATGGTTGCTGATTGGAAAGCTAAGTTAGAGAAGCTTTTCAGAAAAGCATTAGGTCAACGCATCACTATGAATCCTAATATGATTAATAAAAGGATTGAGGATGCACCTCCTGGTAGGGAAGATATAGAAACACAAATGATTAAGGTTGCTGTTCTTATTGACTGCTCTGGCTCAATGGGTAACAAAACTGTTACAATAATTTAAAAAATTTATTTGAACAGAATACCCTCTGTATCTCGTAAGGGGTGCAGACTCAACGTTAAATGCTTTTAATTCCTAAAGTTCTACGACCTAAACAGTAGCTAGAAATGGCAAGCTGTGATTAGTAAATAATCTAAGGTGCGAAAGCAGAAAAAATAGTAGAGATGGCATAAGATGAAAAAAAGCATATCAGTGTCTGAGTGATAAAATAGTGAACCTCAGAAGACGTATGTTCTAAGTGCTGTAAACAATGGATGTTTAGCAGGGAAAGCCCTAAGTCTTAATAATAAGATATGGGAGACCTTCAACGACTATCTCCTTGAGGGAGAGTAAAACCGCAAGCTTATGGCGGAGGAAAAATGTTGCTCCTGTTTTAAGATATGCAGGATGAAGATATAGTCTACGCTTATGTGAAAGCATAAGAGGTCTGCTGGTGACAGTAAGACTGCATTAGGAGTTGCGTTCTAGTGTGAATAAGATAAATTTACAAAAATTGACAAATTATATTTTATCCTTTATAGTTATAGTGTGATATAGTGTTAGCTTATAATTATAAAGGGGATGAACTTATATTGCTAATTAATAATGCGTTCAATGCTCTAAGTATGGAACAATTAATCTGTGAGGTTAGGTACTATGTATTTAACAAAGAAGATTAGATTGTTACCGACAAAAGAGCAAGAGGTTTTGTTTTGGAAGAGTGTTGGTGTTGCTAGATGGTCATATAATTACTTTTTATCTGAGAGTTATAGGGTATATCAGGAATGGTTAGCTGATAACAGTAAACCAAAGCATATATCTGAGATGGAAGTTAGAAAGTATATTAATCATCATCTCAAAAAGACTACTCATACATGGCTTACAGAAGTAGGAAGTAATGTAATGAAGCAAGGTGTCAAAGACGCCAATACAGCTTTACAGAATTTCTTTAAAATTAAAGAGGGTTATCCTAAGTTTAAATCTAAGAAGAGGTCTAAACCTAGTTTCTATGTTAATTATGAGACTTTGAAGAGAACACCAAATGGGTTTCAAGGTGAAAAGATTGGTGTTATAAAGACTAGAGAGTCATTACCTAAAATTCCAAAAGGTCAAAAATATGCCAATCCTAGAATTACATATGATGGTAGATTTTGGTTTTTATCTGTTGGGTACACATTTAAAACAAAACAAGTTGAACTAACAGATGAGAAGATAGGAATTGATGTAGGATTAAAAGATTTAGCTATTGTGTCTAATAGAAATAATTCTTATACTAAAAAGTACAGAAATATTAATAAAGGGTATAGAATTAAGTTATTAGAAAAACGATTAAAGCGTTCTCAACGTAGGCTTTCAAGAAAAATTTTAAATAACATAGAAAGTTATAACAAAAATCGTATATCAACATATACAAGACCACTTGAAGATTGTAAAAACATTCAAAAACAAAAACATATAATTCAAAGTTTATATAAGAAGTTGTCTAATATTAGGACTAATTATATTCATCAAGTAACAGCTGAGATAGTGAAAAACAAGCCATCAAGGATTGTACTTGAAGATTTGAATATAAAATGGATGATGAAAAATAGACATCTTTCTAAGTCAGTTGCCAATTCAAAATGGAATGAGTTTAGGAGACAGATAGAGTATAAGGCTGAGTTATATGGTATTGAAGTTATGGTAGCTGATAGATTTTATCCTAGTTCAAAGACATGTAGCTGTTGTGGTAATGTTAAGAAGGACTTAAAATTATCTGACAGAGTATATAGATGTGATTGTTGTGGTAATGTTATTGATAGAGATATTAATGCATCAATTAATTTAGCAAGATATCAAATTTAGAAGAGTTCATTTAAAAAGGACTTCTAAATATGTACCCATCGTAGTACTGGGGAATTTAAGCCTTTGGAGTGTTATACAAACCAGAGTAGCGTATGCAAAATGGGACACTATGAATAAGGAAGATATATTGTGAGGTATATCAAAGTGTAAGTTTATAAAAATATAGGTTATGTAAATTTTTGTAAATTTATCGTAGCGGTAGTGGTGCATTTAAAAAAGTTATCATGCAGATGGATGCAATGATTAAGGCTGATAAACAAATGCGAAATGTGTTATTTTATATCATACCTTTTGAAATGTGGAATGCTGAAAAGTGCATTAAATTGATGGTTAAATGTAAGGGTAGTAGGCTTAAATCTGAATTAATGAAATTTGAAGCTATGGGTGGTACTGATATTGTGCCAGGTTTTCAAGCATTAATGAGGAAAGTTAAGAATCCAGATTCTATTATTGTTTTATCTGACTGTGGTGTTAATGCTAGTAGAACTGTATCAGACCCTACATATCAAAAATGTGTTAAAAAATATAGGGATAGAATTATCTGGGTATTGACTAGTAAAAGGGATATATCTGATATGAATGCTATTGACCCTTATGCTAAGAAACAAGATAGATATGTAGTATTTAAGGGAAATGGTGATTGATTTCACTAAAACTATAAATATTTTTAGTACATATTATATATCAATATGTACAATATGGAGGAATATACTATATCGTATATTCCTCTTTTCTTTTAAGTGTCTATCATGCAGATATTTATAGAGTATAATGTTTTCAAAGTTATAAATTGGTATACATTATAGACCTTAAAAGTATATTTTGTATTCAAATTTATACGTATTGTTGATAAGCATTTTATATATTGATAATACATATTTGTGTTACTTGGGGGTATTAAGGTACAAACATGAATAATAGTGCAAAAACATACTTATCAGATATTTGTGTATTTGATAGGAGTGTATACGAGAGTAATGTACCGACAGATTCTACCTCTAATTCTGTTCTAAGGGTTATTAGGGGTCCGCTTGCTGAGTGGGATTCTCTAAATAGGAATGGCAGAAAGTATTCCGAGAAATTGTGGGATAATGTGCTTGCTAGTCCTTATGTAACAGAGCAGTTAATGTATAATACTCTGTATGGCGAGGCTAATCACCCTGCAGACAGGATGGAAGTGGATTTTGAGAGGGTTTCTCATAGAATCGCTAAGATGTGGAAAGTACCACAATCAAATCAGATTTTTGGTGAGATACATATTCTGGATACTCCTTTTGGTAGAATCATTAATACATTATATGAAGCTGGTGGTGTTATTGGCTACTCTTCTAGGGCTGGTGGTGCATTACATCAACGTAAAGATTATATTGAAGTAGATGAAAATCAGTATAATTTTATTACATTTGATGCTGTTCCATTTCCGTCTGTACAGTCAGCTCGTCCAAATGAGGTAGTAACTGAGGGTGTAGTTAAAAAACAAGCACTTGAGACTAATGTTCATAACGCTCTTTTTAAAATTATTAAAGAGTGCGATGAAAAAGACTTTAAAAATATTAAGTCTTTTATAAATAGCATTGAAGGTTACGATTTAACACCTGAAAAGTTATTACTTGAAAGTGTTGAGGATATAATCGTTGCTAAAAGTGATGATACTGTTGTAGATAGCGGAGACACTATTGAAGTTGTTGATGATAGTGAATCACAAATTGATACTTTACAAAGTACTTTACAGTCAATCAAGGCTCAAAAACAATCTTTAGAGAAAGAGAATGAAGGTTTAAGGCAAAGTTTAAATAGTGCTTTAAATAAGATTTCTAATGTGTTACAAGACTCTAAAGATAAAGAGTTAGAAATTCAGAATGAAGTATCTGACCTAAAAGACACTATTGCAAGGAAAGATGTAGAAATTGCTGAATTGCAAAACGAGATTGATGATTTACAGCTTAGTTTAGATGAACTACGTTCTATTGAAGAAGCTTGTAAAGCGTTAAAGTATCAAAACAACTCACTAATTCAAGAGGGTGTGAGTGTATCTAATAAGAAATTAGAGGATGAGTTAAGTGATAATATTCTTGTTAATGAATCTTTAGAGAAAGAAGTTAAAAATCTTTCAAAAGAAAAAGAAGAATTAAAAGATGAATTATCTGAGGCTTATGGTGAAATTGCATCAACTGTGGACGATATCAATCGTAAAGATAGTTTAATTGTCGCACAGCAAGATACAATTACTGCTCTAAAATCTGATTTACAGTCATTACGGAAAGAATTAAGTGATGTTGATGGGGGTTATCAGTCAGCTATTGATAGACGTGATAATCAAATTGAAGATTACGAGCAGAGAGTAAAAGACCTAGAATCTAAGATTAAAAAGCTAAATGGTGAGTTAGATGAGTTGGATGAATCATATAGTTCTCTAAAAGAATCTAATAAAGTCATTAAACATGATTTAATCTCTGTGATTGCTGGTAATTATGGGTTAACAGTAGAATCTGTTCAGTCAAAATTGCCTGTAGGTTTTAGTAAGTCTGACGTATATTCTATATGTGAATCTATGAGTACTAATAATAGTATTGGTTCATTTAGGAACTCTATTGTAGATACTCAAATTGTTAATGAATCTTCCCAAGTTAGAAAAGAGAATACAGTAAATACTAAACCTAGAGTTGGTGAGATATTCTCTAATCGAAGGGGTTAGTATTCATTAGTTTATTATGAATTAAAAATTTATTAAGGGAAATAATTTAACATATGAAAACAAATATTTATGAGCAATACAGACCTTTGTTGGAATCATGGAAAGGTTACACCGACGTAGTTAAAGAACACGTAGAAGGTTATTCCGATGTAGAAGCAACTCAACTTTCTTTGTTGTTAGAAAACACAAAATCTGAGTTGGAAATTACTAAAGGTCGTATGATGAATGGCACAGCTATTCATGAAGGTACTGACATTTCTATGGTTAATACATTCACTTCCAACGTGTTTGATATTATCACAGCTGTGATGCCAAATCTTATTGCGAATGATATCGTGTCTGTAAGGTAATACCTAAGTAAGTTTATAATGTTTATATTTTCCCTTGTATAAACAGAGCATATATGGTTGTGCTGACACGTAAATAAACCACACTCAAATCGGTAATAGTTAAATAAGGTAGAAATACACGAATACGCTACTAAGAAAGTCTAAGGTCTATTGTATAATAGATAGCTTGATAATACCGAGTCTAAATTCTCTAGTGATAGGGAAACGATGTAACGACTTCACAGAGGCTATTAGAGAGCGATATGTGTAAGGGGATAAGAAGAACCCTTAATGTGTGGTATGTAGTTTCATATAAAATCTCTATTTATTTTATATGACGAATGAAGTAACTACTAAAGGTATAGTCTACTAAATAATGAAAATTATTTATTAGGTGGCAACCTCTTGACCGTAGGAATGGCCAAGTATTCTTCTTGAAATTCACTTATGGTAACAATAAAGGTAGTATCAAGGCTGGTACTGATATGATTTCATCTCAACGTGGTTTCACTGGTGGTGATTTCAGTGGTGAACACGTAAGTGGTGAGTCTTTGACAGTCACTACTAACAAAGTAGAACAAAAAGTGTTGCATACACCTATTAAGCCTGGTACATTCCGTTTAACTTCTACTGATACTGGAAAAATCGGTCAAGAATTAGTGGATGTTCCTAATAGTGATGGTTTAATTGGTACTATTACAGATACTGCATCAACTGGTTTAGGTGCTGGTACTGTAAACTATGTTACTGGTGAAATTAAATTAACAGGTGTGTCTGTAACACATCTAGAAGCTGATTTTGATTATGACCAAAACAGCTTTGACGCTCCAGTTGACCAATTGGATGTGCGTGTGGTTTCTGAGCCTGTAGTTGCTCGTCCACGAAAATTAAAATCCGTAAACATATATGCGGCCGCATAGAAGAAATTCTGTGCTGAATAACTCTATTAACTGCTGGGAAGTCTTAAAGGTTTTACGCTTTATATTAATATAAAGAGTTGAAAAACAGAAACAAGGTAAAACATGACCTATGCTGAAATAAAAGATATGGTATAATGTAACTTGGTACAGAGTTTGTATCATATTGCTAAGGGTTTGTACAAAAATAGATTATCAGCAGGTTTATATGATATACATCATATGGACTTCAACGACTATCTGAAAGCAACAAAAGTTGTGAGTAGACGTGAAATTCGTCAAAAGGAGTACGGCTCAAACGAGTGGGTGAGAATCCCTTAAATGGAAAAATAGAGTACCTAAGTCTTTATAATAAGATATGGTAGTGATATAGTCTGTTCTTATAAGAGATTATAAGATTTACAATGTAATGTGTTGTAAAGTAATGTAAGGTATATGTTTGACGTAGCCTATGACTTGAAAATGTCATTTGGTCTTGACATGGATACAGTGATTAACTTTTAGAGTCACACCAAGTAGAAATGCTTGGGAAAATTAACTAGGTGAAATGCTGGGAACCCCTAAAGTTCATATGCTTATTATTTATAATATAATAAGAGAAGAAATTCAGAAATAAGTTATGAAATGGTATATGACGATAGTAAGTCTAAGTACTGAGAACAATGGGCAATCAGCAGGTATTAGTTGTTAAATAATTAGTACCTCAACGACTATCCGAAAGCAACATAGTTTGTGAGTAGATAATGAGAATTATCAAAAGGAGTACGGCTCTAGTGAGTGGGTGAGAATCCCTTAAATGGAAGTGCCTAGCCCCTACTATTAAGTTAAGGGTGAAGATATAGTCTGAACTGTGATGAAAGTCATAGATTGGTAATGGAAACGATTACTGAGTAACAATAATGTTTAAAAGCTACAAGTGGTGAAATTGGTTACGAAATTGACAATGAGATTAACGTAGATAATGCTATTATATTGTTAGTAGCTTAAATAATACATAGTCTCCGTACATAGTGATATGTGCGAAAAATAATCTATTTAATTGCTGGAAGTTCCTAAAGCTAACTAGACTACAACGTAATCATGAAATAAGGGTAAGCGTGATAGTAGCGAAAGCAGAAAAAATTAGTTAGATGACATAAGGTGAAATAAAAGCTATAATATGGTAAATTATAGTCCTAAGTGTTGTAATAATGGATAATCAGCCGCTAAGTCCTTAATAGGGAAAAGTTCAACGACTATCCGAAAGCAACAAAAGTTGTGAGTAGATAATGAAAATTATCAAGAGGAGTACGGCTCTAGTGAGTGGGTGAGAATCCCTTAAATGGAAATGGTAGATGTGTACAAAAGATGGTTTAAAATTACATATAGAATGTCCTATATGTCATAAGAAGTATAAGATGATAACAAATAATCATCTAGTTAAAAAACATAATATTACATTAGAAGAGTTTAGAAATACTTATAAAGGTTATCCTACAGAGAGTGAGTATTTACAAAAGGTTAGAGTAGATGTTGGTTTAGCAATAGGTTCTAAAGAGAGTGTTAAGTCTTTTAGAAGTGCTAAAGCTAAGAAACAGCATGAGAGTGGAAATCTCAATCCGTCTAAAACTTTAAATGATTTGTGGGAAAATAAAAGAGATTGGATGCGTGAGAGACAGCATATCGGTAATAGTACTGAGGTTGAGTTTAAACGCAAGTCAGAAGTTTCTAGACGTTTATGGTCTTGTCCTGAATGGGTTAATTCTCGTAGGGATAGGAATATAAGATGTGAGTTAAGTGATAATGTTTTATATGTTAGAAGTTCTTATGAAAAGGTAGCTTGTGAGTTTTTAGATTCTTTAGGTGTTAAGTTTGAGTACGAAACAAGAGTATTTAAGTATTATTATGATGGTAGATTTAGAAATTATATTGTTGATTTATATCTTCCTTTACATGATATTTATTTAGAGGTAAAACCTAAAGACTTTGAATCAGATGATAAAAACAAAGCTAAAATACAATCTGTAATTGATAGTGGTAATATAATTACTTATGTTGATGAAGATTGGATTCGTTCTATAGATGATTTTAAATCTCATCTTAGTGAGTACATAAAGATATAGTCTGCTCTAGAATGAAAGTTCTAGAAGGGTGTAATGGAAACGATTACATTCGTAACAAAAGGTATGCAAGACTTGTTGAAAATTGCTGGTAGTCAATCTACTTGGAATAAACTTCCTGAGTATAAAGGTCAAGACGTTAAAACACATGAAGCTACATTGTTTAATGCTATCAATGATGCATCCAATACAATTCTTGGTAACACTAAACGCTATGAAGCTACATTTATTATCTGTGGTAAAAACGCCGCTACATACGTTGAATCCTTGAACACAAATATCGGTCAAGTACGTGAAATCTTCAAACGTGTATCTACAAATGGTATCGTTGGTGGTCCGCACTTGGTAGGTATCTTGGATGAAAAATACAAAGTATATAAAAATCCATACTACCCTGATAATGAAATCTTGGTAGGTGCTAAGGGTAAGCAAGTTAGTATTGCTTAGTTGATACATTTTGCCCTTGTAAAACCCTGTGAATTGCTGGGACGTGCTAAAGACTGTTATACCAAAGTGTAAAAATTAACAGTATGAGTTGTGGGTTAGCACTCCACAACGATGAAATGTACAATCAGCAGCCTTATATATTTACATTTTCTCTTATATGTTGTATTATTTACATATAAGGTGGGTGTAATTTATATGTGTAAAAACTATGTTGAGTGTCCTATATGTGGTAAAAAGTTAATGAATATGACATCACATATAAAGGCACATGGTATTGAGATTAAAGATTTTAAAATTAAATATCCTAATGTAGATTTAGTATCTGAGTCTTATAGAAATAAAATGTCTAGTAAGATGAAGGTAGTACGTAATAGAGATGATGTTAAAGCTAAGACATCAGAGAACGCAAAGAGAATGTGGAGTTCTAGTGAGTTTAAAGATAAAATGCATAAAATTCATCTTGAAGTGCAGTCAGATAAAGATTTACAGAGTAGGAAGTCTAAAGCATTAAAGAATACTTGGAAGAAACAAGAAGTAAGAAGTCGTATTATAGATGCTCAGAAAAAGGCTCAATTACTTGAAAGTGAAAAAGAAAGAAAATCACGTCAAGGGAAATTAAATTGGGAATCTAAAGAGTATCGTAGTAAGGTAAGAAAACATAGAAGCGTTCGCATTTTGGATAATGGTGAGCCTATGATTTTTGCTAGTTCTTGGGAAGTTAAGGTTTCCGAGTATTTAGATAGTTTAGATATTGGATGGGATTATGAGACTTTACAGTTTGAATATTTTACTAATGATGGTAAATCTCATAATTATTATCCAGATTTTTATCTTAAAGATTTAGATTTAATTTTAGAAGTCAAGCCTAAACATGAAATAGAGTTAGAGGTAAATCAATTAAAGTTTAGTTCTGTTGTTTCATGTGGACGTAATATAATGTATATTACACAAGATGATATAGTCAATATAGACACATTTAAAGATAAAATATATGGGGTTCATCGACTATCGAAAGCAGAGATGTAAAGTAAGACTGGTAACTCGGTCAAGGTTATTATAGGTTACATCTTTTAAGTGAGTAGAGTAGGAATTAAAGTTCCGAAGTGCAGGGAGTTATTACTGATAACCTAAAGGTAATAACTATGATATAGTCAGTACTAACAAGAAATATGTTAGTTATTTAATTTAATAGTCAGTTAAAATATTAGGAAATGTTCATTGAGGCTGGCTATATTTACGCTCCTTACTTGCCTTTATTCGCAAGTCAATTACTGGTTGATGCAGATTTTAAAGCACAACGTGGGTTCTGTACAATTTACGCCAAAAAAGCTGTAAATAAATACATGTATCATCGTTTGACTTTGGTAGATAATAAGCAAGTAGCCGCTAACTAATTGATAGTTAAGCTATAAGTCATCAGTAAACATGACTGTATATAAATACAAAACTAAATAATATATCCATTCAAAGAGGTGTAGTTAATTCTACACCTCTTTTCTTTTTTTGTTGATTTTGATTAGCGAATAGTATATAATTTAATTACAGCATAGTATTTTATATTAGGGGTGATTAAATTATGGAAAAGATTGTAGCTAGAGATGGAGTGTTGTGTAACATTCCTAGTGGTAAGACTTGTAATTTGGTTGTGTTATTCTCTGGTGGTTTTGATTCAACTGCATTACTGAATATGGCAGTTAATACTAAAAAGAAGTATGATAACATAAAAACTGTGTATGCATTGTATGTTAAGAGTAACCTATTAGATAAAGGAAAAGTGGCATTAGAGAATAGACATGTAAAAAAGTTTATTTCTCATATTAATCGAGATGAAGAATTAGTTAAGTTAGTTACTTTTAAGAGTTCATTCAGTGATTTAGAAGAATATTCCTACAGTGAGAATTCTTATGATTTAATATTTATTAATGCTATTAATTCAGTAGTACCTATGATAGGTGGTGCTGATATGAATATAGTATTAAATGGCTCTTTAGATAGGGATTCTAGGACATATCATTTACCATACTATAAGAAATTGGTAGATGATTTTAATAAGGAATATAGGGGCGTTGATATCTGTATGATGTTTCCTTTTATACAGTTGGATAAACCTAGAATTCTAGACTATTTAATCAACAATAATTTATATCAATATTGTACTTGTTGTGAGAGTCCTAGTAGTGATGAATTCTGTAATAGTTGTAAAGGTCATTTAGAAGCTTTATTTGGGTTATTATTAGCATATAAGTTATATGGTGATATTGAGTATAACGAAAGTAATGTAGATTTTGTTGAAGAAGAGATAAATAGGATGTTGGGAGTTGACATTTGATGGGTGATAAACCAAATTTACTTGGTGGTAAAGGTAAGAGAACATATAATAATGGTGTTATAGCTAAACGATATTATGAGGGGGAACAGCCTGAAGGGTTTGTGTTAGGGATGTTACCACGTACTGAAGAGCAAAAGGCTGAGAGTAATGCTAAAAGGGTTAAGACTACTATAGAAAAGTATGGTGTTGCTAATGTAGCACAGTCTAAAGACGTATATGATAAGATGAAGAAAACCAATTTAGAGAGGTATGGTGTTGAGCATCCTCAAAGTCTTGAATCGCAAAAAGAAAAAGTAAAGAAAACAAATCTAGAGAGATATGGTACTACTAATGGTAAGGTATTAAAACCTAAGATAGTAAAACCTAAAAGGGAGAAAAAAGTAAGAGTACCTAAAGTTAAAGATACACGTAAGGGGCATTATTATAATAATGGAATTATCACTAGAAAGATTAAAGAGGGTGATGAAATACCTGTTGGTTTTGTTAGAGGTATGTTGTTGAGTGATGAACTTAAACAGAAGAGGTCAGCTAAAGCTAAGGAAACATTTCTCAAAAAATATGGTGTAGACAATCCTGCTAAGACTAAAGAAGTACAAGATAAGATGAGGAAAACTACTTTAGGGAGATATGGTGTAGAACATTCTTCACAATCTGTTGTTGTTAAAGAGAAGATTAAGCGGTCGAACTTAGCTAAGTATGGTGTTGAATATTCATTTCAAGCTAATGAAGTTAAAGAAAAGATTAAACAGACGAACCTAGATAAATATGGTGTTGATAATCCATCTAAATCGGAATTTATTAAACAGAGGATTGTTGAGTCTAATCGTAAGAACTTAGGTGTAGATTACCCTATGCAGTCTGAAGAGGTTATGGCTAAAACTAGAGCAACTTCTTTAGAAAAGTATGGGACAGAATATCCTAATCAATCTGATATCGTGAAGAGTAGGATTGAGGCTACTACTTTAGAGCATTATGGTGTTAATCGTGTTTGCAAGTTAGATGAATTTAAGCAAAAAGTCATTGAAACAAACAGAGAACGCTATGGTGTTGACTATACTTGTCTAGTTTTTAGTGGTAAGTATAAAGGTAATGATAGTAGCTATAATAGGTCTTTTGCCAAACTTCTAGATGACATTGGTATTAGTTATGAGCGTGAGTTTTTATTAGAAAGATATTCTTATGATTTCAAAGTAGGAAATACATTAATAGAGATAAACCCTACTGCTACTCATAATACACATTTCAATCCATATGGTAAAAATAGAATTGATATTAATTATCATAAGAGCAAATCTAATTTAGCTATGTGTAATGGTTATAGTGTAATACATGTATTTGATTGGGATAATATTGATAAAGTTGTACAACTCTTGAGAGATAGGGAGACTGTGTATGCTCGTAAATGCGATGTTAGATTAATTAACGATGTAGATACTAATAAATATTTAGATACATATCATTTACAGGGGACATGTAGAGGTCAAAAAATTCGTTTAGGTTTATATTATGATAATAAGCTAGTGTCATTAATGACATTTGGTAAATCACGTTTTAATAAGAGTTGTGAATATGAGTTGCTACGTTATTGTTCACATTATAATGTAATAGGTGGTGCTGAGAAGTTATTCAAGTACTTTGTAGATAACTATAAACCTAATTCTATTGTATCTTATTGTGATACTTCTAAATTTAGTGGTAAGGTATATGATATATTAGGATTCAAATATGTTAAGACTAACTCTCCTAGGAAACATTGGTATAGTAGGAAAGAAAAACGTCATATCACAGACGGTTTACTGTTAAGTCATGGTTATGATAGGTTATTCAAAGAAAATCATGGTAAAGGTACTTCTAATGAGGAATTAATTTTAGCAAGAGGTTATTTACCTGTGTATGATTGTGGGCAGTCAACTTATATATGGGAAAATAATAAAAACGTAGAATAAATTTAGTATTCACTATATATAGTATTGGATATATTAAATTTAGAGTTTGTAAAATAACAGAGTGGGTATATTAATTTAGTTTTTGTAGATTAGTGTATGTTTACTGAGGATATATGGGAATTCTATGTGTGTATTCCTGTATGTCCTTTATTTTACTTTTAGATGAAGAGTTGGAGATATAAATGGGTTTAGAGTTAAAAAATACTACTAAAAACACAATTCGTATTCCTGATTATAATTATAATGGTACATTGGTTTTTGAGCCTGAAGAAGCAAAACCTTTGGATAATATTGATAAAGTATCTTTCTTCAGACCTTATGCAAGGGCTGGTATCATTGTAAGGAATAATGAGGAAGAATTAGGTTTATCTCAACGCACATTAGATGATATTAACAAGGCTAAAGAGGATTTAAAAGGTCATGTGTCTAATATCGCAGATGGTGTTGCAGATAGTGTGAAAAATGTATCTGATAAAACAAAAGACGCTATTAAATCAGTAGCAGATAATGCTGGTAAGATTGCGAATGACGTAGTAGAAGATACAGTTGAGGAAGTTACTTCTAAAGTAGAGAAAGTAAAGAAATTTACAGCTGATTTCCTTGATACATTAACATTAAAAGAATTGAAAGCGACTGCAAAAGAAGTTGGTGTAGATGCTGATAATGTTAATAAAAAGGCAGATGTAAAAGACATGATTTTATCTGCTCAAAAGAAAAAATAACATTTTGAAAGGTGAGTAGTCATGAGTAGGATTGACGACAGTTTACTGGTTGATAGTAGTTCATTTAGTAATGACTACATGGAATCACTTTCAAAAGAAAGACGTGATATCATAGAGGATTGCATGGTAGCTTTAGGTTATCCTGTAATTACTTTATATATTACTCAACGTCAAATAGATAAGTTGATAGATTTTTCTACTAGGCGATGTGAGAGCAAGGTAGCTTTACCATACTTAGCGACTTTTAATGTAGCTAGTGGTGTCATAGATGTTACTGGTTATGATATGGAAGCAGTAAGACAGATATATAGTGGTAGTGTAGGTGGTTCTACAAATAGCAATGTTGATTTAGTTGCTGACCCTGATAAAGATGGTGGTGGTTGTAACCTCAATCTAAATGGGTGTGATATATGTAATCAGCTATGTCAGTATAGGGGAATGCAAGCATTAGGGTATGGTGGAGATTTAAAAGGTCTTTATAACTATGTTGCTTATGCTGGTTCATTGTCTGAAATGAATATGTTGATGACAAATGATTGGTATTTAGACCCTACTGATAATAAACTATATATTGATGGTTTTAGTGGTGTTGTAACAGTTGAGTATGTAAAATCTAATAACACTTTTGAAGATATAGCTAAGAACTCATTTTGGAGACAGTGGATTCGTGATTATACATTAGCTATGGTTAAGATTACTGAGGGGCGTATACGTTCTAAGTATAAGATAAGTAGTGGTGTGTTTGAAATTGAATCCGATGAGTTAATAAATGAGGGTAATACTGATAAGCAAGAACTGGAGCAACGATTAGAAGATGGTGGCTTTGGTTACTGGAATATTATGAGAGGTTAGTATCTGATATAAGTAGAAAGGTTAATGTTAATGAAATTTACAAATTGTCCTTTCGGAGACGATACTCCTACCTTAGTTGGTGGTGTTGGGGGTGGTCAGCCTGTAAGATGGTTGTACTCTGAATTTGGACACTTCCTTAATGTGTGGGGCAAAAATAATAATGTTAATGTTACTTTCAATTTAAAATCTAAAGAAGACATCGATAGTAAGCTAAATATACTACATGATTATGTGGTTAATGGGTTATTGTCTAAAGATGATTTATGTGAGTTAGAGGAAAGGTTACGTACTTATAGTAATCTTGTTAGTGGTGGTAATGGTAGTCATACTCACGCCGCTATTGTATCTGAGGCTCATGCTAAGGGCAAAAAATACACGGCTTATGAAGATGGCAAGATGGTTGAGAAAGTTGGACGTGGTAGTCGTAAGCATGTCACATCTGCTCAACTAAAAGCATTGGCTGAAGCTAGGAAGAAGGCTCATACCGATGAGGCTTGTACTAAGCGTAGGAAGTCTATTCAAGCTAGACGTGATGCTAAGACTTTAGGTTTATAACATTATACATAATGATAGGTATATTTTAGTAATTTTTTAATGGGGGATTCCTATATAAATGAGGCAAGTTAGAAAACTTAGCAATTTGATTGCAGATGAGTTAGAAATGCAAGGTTTGGAAGTTGGTTCCGCTTTGTTTGAATCTACTGTGTCTAGCATTGTTAAGAGCGTAAATGAAGCTTTAAAAGATGCAGATAAAAAAGACGCTGGTAATACAGATGTTTTTGAAGAAGTAGAAGAAGGTTCTTTCTATTTTGCTACTGCAGATACTACTCTAGGTGATTATGAAGTTAATCAAGATGAGATTGTAGAATTGGTAACAAATGGTGAGCCTTGTGTAGTAAATATCTATGATTCTGAGGGCGAATTGCGTGAAGAAGGTGTAGAAGTTCCTGCAGAAGCTTTTGTAGCATTTGTTGATAGTGCAGACGAAGTAGTTATCGAAGATGTGGAAGACCTTTTTGATGAAGACGAGGAAGAAGAAGTAGAAGAGGGTGCAAAAATCTCATTTAAAGGTGGCAAAAAGCGTAAAATCAACGCTAAGAAAGCTAAACTTCTTTTAAAATCTAAAGAAAAGGGTGAAAAGTGGAAAGTTCAAGGCGATAAATTGGTGCGTAGGACTACTGCTGAAATCAAAGCATCTAAGAAAAATATCAAAAAAGCTAAAAAAGGTAAAGCTAAGGCTAAAAAGAACCGTAAAAAAGCTATGAAAGCTAATGAGTCTGTTGTAGTTGAAGGTTTTGATATTTCTGCTAATGGTACTATTTTCCATGTAGAAGATGGTGATGTTCTTTCTTATGAAGATGGTTTCTTGTCAGTAACACGTGATGGTGTAGAAGTATTCTCAAACTTGACTGTTTCTGAGTCATTCATTTCTCGTTGCATCTCTGAAGGTGTGGTTGAGAATTGTGAGGATTGCGAAGACGAAGAAGAAATTCAAGAAGGTAAAAAACGCAAGACCGTAAAAGAAGACGATGAATCTGAAGAAGAAAAAGAGGATATCAAAGAAGATTCTGACGAAGACGATTCTGACGAAGACGACGATGATGATTCTGAAGATTCTGACGATGATTCCGATGATTCCGATGAAGACGACGATGAAGTATCTGAATCTCTTTTAACTTTTAGGGCTGGTAAAGGTTACTGCTTAGTTTCTGAGGGTCGTGAGTTGCAAATGGGCAATAGGATTCGTGCTAGGGCAATGTTGTTAAATCAAGGATTTGAAGTTTCTTCAGCTGATTTAGACAAAGCATCTAATGGTCAAGTAGTAGTTCTATAACAGGTAGGATAAATAGCATGGGTAGGTTGTATTTAAGTGATACATTAAAACTTATCCTATCAGATAAAATTAATGTACCTGATACTGAAATTGAGAGGTTATCAGGTACATTTTATAAGTTAGGTCTTTCTGATAACGATGAGACTTATGGGATACTTTTTATGATTTATTCCATAGCTGAGACTAAATCACAATTACCAATGTCTATGGGTAATTTCCGTAGTATTTGGATTAATAATGGTGGAATTAGTTTAGATTTTGTATCTACTTTAGCTACATTCGTAAAGAATGGTATGTTAAAAATTAAGAAAAGAAACAAAGATATTGTTTCTGACTTAATAACTGCAGAGGAAGAAGAAGATTCTTCTAGTGTTGTTATCTTTGTAGAGGCAACAGAATTATTTAATGAATGTGTTTCATTAATGTCTAACTTTTTAGAGAAATATAGTAATCCTGTTTTAGAAGGAGTTCTACAGGAAGACGTTCCATCATTCGTTAAGAGTTATATTAAAAGATTGTATAATGTTCTAGATGATTTACATGTATTTGTAGAGTTAGAGTCTTTCTCCGATGATGGAAATACTAGACGAGTTAATATGAACATTAATAATACTTCTAGGTATGATATTAACGATATTGAAATTGAAAAGTTAGCTAAGTCTTTTATTAAGAATAGAGAAAGTAAAGTTGTTGATGTAGAGTGCTACAAAGACACAAATAAAACTTTATTCTTAGGTATAGACTTTAAACAAGGTACTAAGGATTTTAATTTCTCATGTGCTACTATTTTTTCTTTTATAGAAGATTTAGAAGTAAATCATGTGAAATAGTAAGGGGATTGTATGAAGTTTGTAAATAGGGGTGGAACGTCAGTTCTTTCAGCTATTCGTGAGGGTGCAAAACATGTCAGCGAGCAGAATGGTATCGCTACTATGAAGTTAGTTGACGATAGTGCTGTTAAACATAGTATTGAGGAAGCTTTTGGTGTTATGCCTAATAGTACTAATACTATGAGTAGTCAAACACCTTTTACTAATTCTGTCACTCCTCAATCAACAATAAATCCTAGAGTAGAAGGTAAAGGTAGTGTTAATGTTTCTAATGCTTTTGAAGATAAGTTAGTCAATAAACTTCAAAAATGTATTGAAACATTAGCTGATACTGGTGAATATTATAATGCTGTGGATGCATTATTTACACTACATACTATGGGTGCTTTAACGGATGGTGTAGTAGATTCTATCACTAGAAGGGATTTAAAAGAGATTAAATCTATTGTTAAAGAATTTAAAGATATCGTAGACGCTTTCTAAATATTGTTATAGTGTGTTATAATACTTGTAAGATTTTATTTACAAGGAGAATGATATATGAATACACTAACAAAAGAAAGTTTATTTCAAATGATAGTTAGGTCAGATGAAATACTACTTATAGATGTTTCTAATTTCTTATATCGGTATGCATGGGCATATAGAGATAAGAGTGTTTCTATTAATGGGGTTGAGACTAAGACAGGTCATATTTATGGCTTTCTTAAATTCTTAACTCGATTAGAGAACACATTTAACAATCCATCTATTGTATTATGCTTAGATGGGTTAGATACTTCTAGGAAAGAATTGAATCCTTATTATAAGGCTAATCGTAGTAATCATAGTGATATGAAAGAAGTTATATTATCTACAACAGATGATATAGTTAAGATGTCAAGTATGATTACATCGGTATACTCATGTTATGATAGTAATTTTGAAGCAGATGATTGCATACATTCTATCGTATCATCTGTTTCTTCTCTCTGTGATAAGAATAAGGTAAATAAAAGTGTATATATCTTGTCTAATGATAAAGATATGTTTCAGTTAGTTAAGGATACTGGTTATGCAACTGTAAATATTATACGCAAGCTAGATGGTACTTCTAATTGGAAACGTGTTTCTGATATCGTAGATGAGGGTGTAGTACGTGATACATTTAATGGTGTATCTCCTAAAGATTTAGTTAAGTATCGTTCTATTGTTGGAGATAGTTCTGATAATCTTAGAGGTTATTATAGATTTTTAAAATCTAAAGCCAGTGAAATTGCTAACAACTTTGACTATGATATCAATGGTAATAAGCTAGTTCAGAAAAATGGTTCGCTGATTAATGAGGATATTACAGATAAATATATACCTATCATAATGAATGATTTTCATATCTTTGAAAGCAATTATAAGATTATGAAGATGAAGTCATTTGACTTTGAGATATCACCTATTTCTGCTAATCATTCAAAGGAAGATATTTCTGATATAGTATCACTAATAAATTTATATCGTCTGGATTGGTTTTTAGGGTATTGTATGCGAAGAAGTTTGTATGGTAGTTATGTCAGAGAATTGTGTAACGTGTAATCATTATGTTTATATGTTAGAATGTTCAGATGGCTCATTATACACTGGTTATACAAATAATATAGATAAGAGGTTAGATACTCACAACAGAGGTAAAGGTGCTAAATATACAAGAAGTAGATTACCTTGTAAATTAGTTTATGTTGAGGTGTACACTTCTAAGCAAGAAGCAATGAGTAGAGAGTGGTATATAAAACATAAGCTAAGTAGAAAAGATAAATTGCAATTAATACAACATACGAATATAGTATAGACAGATAATTATTATAATGTTTTCACTTTTCACGTTTTATCACTTTAACTATATTGTATTATTGTGGTTGTAATAAGAGAGTAGGGTATTATGGAACACTTTATTGTTTTAGCGTTTGGTCTACCTTTTGTGTTAGGTATGCTTGCTACAATTCTAATATATGCGTTTTATTGCATTATTAAAGCTATTATAGGGAAAATTAAAAAATAATATAGTTTTTATGGGTACATGTTGATTCATGTACTCTTTTTTTTTATTTAAAAAATAACTATGATAGTGTATAATAAGTGTGTATGTATTCTTTGTACTTTTTGTGAAGAGGTAAAAATATGCTAGAAAATGCGAAGATAGTATATGTAGCACATCCTTATGGTGGTCTTAATTCTAACTATGAAAGTATATCTTCAATTATGAGATTACTATGTGAAAAGTTTCCTAATATCACTTTTGTATCACCGATACATGCTTATGGTTTTATGTATGAAGCTGTAGACTATGAAAAAGGTATTCGTATGTGTTTTAAATTATTAGACTTATGCGATACTGTGTTACTCTGTGGTGATTGGGGTAATTCAAGAGGGTGTAGGATGGAGAAAGAGTATGCTATTCAGAATAATAAGGGGGTAGAGGTATTATGATACAAGATATCATTGAAGGTGTAAAAGAGAAAAAAGAATTAGCAGATATAAATAAGGCTTTTATTGATAAAGGCGATTATAAGTCTGTTTCGGATGGTTATCATACAATAGGTGATTTGTATGAGCATAGAACATATCTTTTTGCAATGATTTGTAAACTATATATTCCAACAGTATATGTATGGAAGACTAAAAAACATGAAGATGGTACTATGTATGATGATATGTTTTTAGTAGGCATAGATTTACCTAATGGACAGATTTCATATCATATTAAGAATAAGTATTGGGATTTATTTAATGATGTAAAAGAAATAGAGCATGCTCCTGAATACGATGGGTATACTTCAGAAGATGTCATTACTCGTATGGGGGATTATATTAAAAATGTCTAAGTTTGATTACACTTTTAAATCTATGTGTAGTGATATTATTGATAGTGGAATAAGTTCTATTGGCAATATAGTACGTCCTAAGTGGGGAGATGGTACAGATGCACATACTTATAAAAAATTCGCTGTTGTCAATCGATATAATGTAGGGGAGGAGTTTCCTATACCTACTCAAAGACCTTTAGCTATGAAGTCATGTGTTGAAGAGTTATTGTGGATTTGGCAAAAACATAGTAATAATGTAAAAGATTTGAAGACTCGAATCTGGGACAGTTGGGCAGATGAGAAAGGCACTATTGGTACTGCGTATGGGTATCAAATAGGGAAGGAATCTTTCTATCATATTAAGTCTAATGATATTGTTTCTGATATTCAGAAGGCATTTCCTAATATGAAATATGACAAAGACGAATGTGTTTTCTATCATGATGGTTTAGGTAGTGGGCATAAAATCTTTTTAAATAGTGTCTATGATGGTGTATGTTTAGTAGAGATGAATCAGATAGATAAAGTAATTTACGATTTAGTACATACTCCTTTCTCTCGTAGGATTATTGCTCATATGTATAACTTTGATGATTTAGATACTATGAATTTATATCCTTGTGCATACTCTTGTACATTTAATGTAACGACTGATACAGAGGGAAATAAAGTATTAAATCTACTATTGAATCAGCGTAGTCAAGATATATTAGCCGCTAATGCATGGAATGTAGCACAGTATTCTGTATTATTACATATGGTAGCGAGGCATGTAGGTATGTTAGTAGGTGAGTTAGTACATGTCATAGCAGATGCTCATATCTATGATAGACATGTACCTATTATACAAGAACTAATAGGTAGGAATACATATGATGCACCTACATTTGTATTAAATCAAGATAAGAAAGATTTCTATGATTTTACAGTAGATGACATAACTTTACTAAATTATCAACATGGTAATCAAATAAAAGGAATACCAATAGCTATATAATAGTAATAGGTAAACTATATGAGAGTATGCTTGTATCATATAGGGATAATAGATTAGGTGATATGCTAATATGTGTATCACCTAATAAGCACATACGAATGTATAACAAGATAAATAAAATAATACTACTAAACATACTAAACATACTAAACATACTAAACATACTAATATAATTATTAATACTAATCATAATAAAGAGATAGATAATAATGATTTGAATTAATTTCTTCTAGCGAAGAAAAGAATTCAAAATAGTGTGGATAGAAGAGAGATAGTAGAAATAGACTAAGGATTAAGGATGATACTGAATTAATAATTAAGTCACGAATATATTAATTAGATTAGAGTTCATTGAATAGATTGATATCATTGAGTTGATATCAGTGAGTAGAGTTCAGTGGATACAGATTCAATGAATTGAATAGAGTTCATTTAATTAATATAGGGGAATTCAACAAGAAGTGAGTATCAAATAAGTGATTATAGTGTATGGGAATGAATCACTAGGAGAAAAGAACCATACAATAAATTAGAGTATAGTAAGACTGCGTAAATTATTGTAATTAACTGTATTTACTTGTAAATAGCTGTAAAGTATGTTACAATTCAGATAATGATATAGTGATATAGGAGATAGGATAAAAAGTGAAAATAGATGAAAGATTGATAGATGAATTAAGGGAGATAGAGAGTGTAGGATACGATGTAGTAAGTGTGTCAGTGATAAAGACTGTGTTGAAGAGGATGGGAGTAAAGGTGAGGTCAGATGCGATGGTATTGGGGGATGATTTAAGGATACTGCTAAAGAGTATGAGTCAAAGGGTACAAGAGAGGTACGAAAATTCTTTAAAAGGGATAGATAATCGTAGGGAGTCGAAGAGGTTGTAAGAAGTCGTGAGTGAGGTCAATGGGTGAGGTCAATGGGTGAGGTCAATGGGTGAGGTCATTGATTTGAAAGGGATTAGATGAGGTAAAAATGAAAAGAGAAATAAAAGATATGAATAGGTGTATATTATTTCTAACTATACGACATGACATATTTGATATAGGGATTGATATCATGGATACTAGCTTAGAGCATAATTTAATGATATCGATGGACAGTTATAGTAATGAGATAGAGTATGTAAAGATTAAGTTAGCGAGTGTGTTTAGTCGGTATAGGGAATTAATGTCATATTTAATGGTATGTAGTGATGTAAATGACACTAGTTCGAGGAATGTTATAGTCAGTAAATTAGTACGAGAAGGTAAATTAAGGAATGACTATGTAGATGGTGGAATATGGGAGAGTGTAGTCAAGAATGTAAGTATACTAAGGTACAAGTTAGGTAGTGAGGAGATAGAGGTACAGTTTAGTAATACAAGTGATATACTAAGTAATTTTATCAAGGCACATAACTTGAGGGTTACGAGTGAGATGGATGATACTATAGACGATATATCGGATAGAGTTGGTGAATGGTTAGGGTACATGAATCAATTTGTACAAGATATAGAGTGTGTACTAAAGGGTTTGTATGGTGTCTATGTAGAGATGATGGCTAATGTGGGGGTAGCTAAGTATGTACTAGAGCGTAGTGAAGATGGGTTAGTACGTAGTGTCTATCATAGTGATTTAGGAGATAGTGTTGATATCAAGGTCAATATAGGAATAGATGGAATACGGATGTTAAATTACTATGTTGATGTATTGTATGGGTATCAAATCGATGATAAAGGGAATGTACGTGGAAAGACGAATCATTCAAATCAAATAGACATACAAAATCTAGGTAGTGGTGATAGTGATAATTTACGTAGGTTGTTATCAATACTAGAGATGATGGCATATATCAATGATAAAATAACTGGTTATTATATGTCTAAGAGTTGGGATTATTTTGGGGACATAGATAGTGATATCATAGTCAGTACGAGTGAAAGCGTAAGGGAATTAAGTCAACGGTTTATGGAGGTAGCGAATGAAGATGAAGCTATGTCTGAGACTATTGGTGAAAAAGGTGCTATCTGTGAGTTAGACGATTTATATTATGGGTATGGGTTAATTATTGATATCAAAGCTAGTCTATTAAGTAAAAAGGTAATGGCATCGAGGGTATTTGATGTAGGGTTGATAGAAAGGTATTATAAGGAATTAATGGTAGCGTATGCTAAGTCTGTGTTTGGTAAGGACATAACGTAAGGACTTAACGTAAGGACTTAACGTAAATTGACTTGATAGGGAAAGGAAGTAGTGAGAGTGAGTCGAGCATTTGATACGGATAACGAAGTACGTACACTATTATCTATTCAAGGTGGGTTAGAGAGTTTTGACGTAGAAGTGAATCTAATAGATGTAGATAGTCGTGGGGTACAAAGGTTACATAACGCAGTAGCTGAGTGTAATCAAATACGAATGGGAATAGAAAAGATAGTATCTAGGTATCGTGAAGTGATTAACTATATACAATGTGTTACACGTGATAATAAATCAATAGAGAAGACGATAGATGTGGCATCATTACGTGTGCATGGGTTTAATCAATACGATGTCTATTTGTATGGTATAGATAGTATTTATGTGAGTATGTATGGTAATTTTACTATAACATTTGGTAGTGACTATGTAGAATCATTAATAAAGGATGATATATTAAAAGCTAAGGCTATTCGAGATAGTGGTTATGATGGCTATGGTGATTATGGTACGTGGGAGTTATTACTAAAGGGTGTAGCACAGCGAATAGAGAGTGTGTTGAGCAGACTGTATGTAGTATTTGTTAGGTATATGATGTCACCTAGGGTGTCAGATGAGATATGGTCTAGATATGCGAATCATGTAGTATCAGGTGTGTATCATGGTGATGTAGTTAAAACGAGTACTATTTATGCTGATATCGATGTAGAATATCGTAGGGTGACTAATTTTAGTATTGATGCTATGTACACATTTAGTGTATCACCTATAGAAGGTAATCAGTACAAATTAAATTACTGTAAGAATACAGAATTTTGTTATGATATTAAAAAAGAAGAACTCAGTAGTGAGGAAGTCGATGGTGTATTGTATGTACTAGAGACACTAGCGTATTTACATGATATGGTACTAGATAACGTAGATGGTGAGTATGCGTTTAATATACGAGCAGACGGTGTTGGACAATTATCGGATTCATTTTTAAGACTACATCGTAAGGGTGCTTTAGCATATGGTACTAAGTATATAAAAGGTTGTGCTGGCGAATTTGATGAAAATGATTATAAAGTGAGTTTGACAGTACATGTTAACGATTTGTTTACAAAGGTAATGGCATCGAGGGTGTTTACATTTAAAACATTCTATGGTATGTATTTAAAGATATTAGAGGAATTTATGGAATAAGATTTCATGAAATAGGTTAGGATGGTGTAAAAGGTTATGTGTGTTATCACTCGAGATGGTAAGGATTATGATATAGACATCAATAATTATACATTTCGTTTAGTAGTATTATCTTCATCATATGGTATGGGGATGACTTTGTTTAACACGGATAATAATTCTTATAGTTTGTGTTGGTCAGACCTTAGTAGTGAGTATGGGTATATAGCAGATACATTAGCTGAGGTATTTTCACGGTATCGAGAGTTTGTATATTATGTAGCGAATTATAGCCTAGGAGATACAGTACATTTTATTAAGTATCAGATACGGTGTATAACATCATATAGTCGATATAAGAACTTATTACTAGATGATTCTCATATTTTGCATGATGTACTAAAGTATATCTATAGTTTTAAATCGTTTTGTAGTGATAATAATATAGGTGAGGTTTATATTGATTTCACTAAAAGTTTTAGTCGTGATGTATTAACACATTTAATGTCTGCTAAGAAGATACGCATGGATTGTCAAGAAGATTGTGCGTTTACAGAATCTAGTGTGTATACTGATTGGTTATCTCATATGAATCAAGTAACAAAGGAACTAGATAGATTATTACGTGGCTTATATCCTGTGTATGTTGATTTCATGATGAATAAGAAAGTTAGGGATGCTTTATTACAGCGTAGTAGTGATGGTTTTATCTCTAGTGTGTATCATAGTGATATAGCGAATCAAGTCGTTATGACTTCTAAGCTAACAAATGAATTACGGATTAGGGATATAGAAATAGATTTATCTTGTGAATATACAAATGGTAGTTTTGAATTTAATTTTCGTAATGTAAAAGATAAACAAGATATTAATACTATACTCAATGTGTTAGAAACGATGGCATATGTGCATGACCAAATCATTTCATATTTTAGAAACGATATACGTGATTACAAAGATAGTCATGATACAAGTAGGGGTTCTGCTATAGGCACATTACATGGGTATTTGTTTATGAATGCTGACAAAGGTCTATGTGATATCATGGGTGACTTAGATAAGGTTGTAGAGAGTCGTAAGATTGATAGGATTAATCAAGTTAAGACAGATAATTGTTTGTGTAGTGTATATGTGGATGAATGTGGTATTGATAGCAGTATTAGTGATTGGTATGTATTTGTAGTTATATCATTGAATCAATTTATGCGTAAGATGATGGCAACACGAGTCTTTGATTTTGGCTTATATCCTATCTACGTATCACATGCACTTGTTGAATACTGCAGATAGCTTAACATTACAGAATTAACATTACTAATTAACATTACAATACTTAATATTACAATACTTAATATTACTTTACATTTCATTACATATATGGTATCTTATGTATATAAGGTTTGATTTGTAAAGGAGATTACAAATATGTTAACTATATTCTTTAATGATGATTCACCTGTTATAGAGTTGAATCATGTAATAGATATAAGTTCTATTAAGGAAGGCATTTCTGATATAATTAGTTTATATCGTGATTCTGTACGTATGTATATTGGTTTGAATGGTAATGTTCAATTAAGTGGCACTGATTGTTATAAAGTAGATGGTGTTGGTCGTGTCGAGTTTAAGTACGACTTTGGGTATGATAAACAGTTTTGCTTTACTTTTTTAGATGATGAACACGTATTTCACAAGATTCTATTTAGTGATGCTTTTATGTCTAGAGGTGTCTATACAGATGATGGTGTAAGTCAGTATTATAAATCTGTCAAACAGATTATATCCTTAATACGTTCTAGTCTTGAGCATATCTATATTTATCACTTAGGGATATTGTTTAATACTCGTTTTGGTGGATTGGATGTTACTGCAGTTGGTCGTTATGATGTTAATCATTTAGTTGAAGGTAAATATCATAGTGAATTATGTGATAAAGTAGGTTTTAGTGTTACGTATTTGACATTTCGTATAGGTGGAATGTTCAGTCATTTTGAGATTGTACCTATAGCTTTTGATACATGTGGTACTGCAGATGATGTTTTGGATATGTTAGAAATGCTTGCTTATTGTCGTAAAGTCATTTCTGATACTGATACATATAACACTTTGATGTCACATGGGTATATTTCATATATTCCTTATTTTGAAGATAGGGAAGACGTGAGTTGTGTCAATAGTGTAATACATCATACCAACGATGATTTTAAGTATTATCGTATTCATGAGTTGTGTGATGGTATTACTTGTAGGACGTTACCTAGTACAGCTAATACTGTACGAGCAATGGATTGCATGATTTATTTTACTGTATCTTGTAAATTATTTTTGCATAAGAAAATGGGGAGTAGTTTCTTCAATCCTAATGTACTAGATAAATTATTGTATGATGCGTTATATGCATATGGTAAATATATTGGTTACTTATCATGATAGGTGGTGTTTTTAATGATTGTGTGTGTAGAGAGTAGTGATTGTGGGCATATACTTTCTAGGAATGCTGTATGTTTGAATCCTTATATAGGTGCTAAACTAGATACTATCTTGTATAAGTATATTGATATATTACGATTAGTTAAGTATTTTGGTATAGTATGGTCAGCTGATTTCAAGCATACTTACCTTATGGAGTATGGTAATATCGTTGCTAGTTTTATGTATGTTAAAGAGACAGATAATTATACTTGTACGATTGATTTAACAAATTGTAGCCCTATAAAGTATGTTTTTAGTAAAGGTGTGTCTAATACTAACTATGATGAAGTAGTAATGGTTGTGTCAGAGTTATTGATAATATACTATAAAGATTTCTTATTACATGCATTTAGTCGTATGAAGGTAGATATATCTAGTGAGTTGTCAAAAAGGTTGTATAATAAAGATACAGCTATTAAAGGTGTATATCATTCTAGTTTAGGGCATAATATACGATGTTCTATTGATTATATAAAAGCTGGTACTTTCATTGCATTACGTAGGTTTGATGTATTATTTCATGATGGACTTGAGATTAATATAAATGCTAAGGTATTGTTAGATATTTTAGAGTGTTTGTCTTATGTGAGGGAACATATATTTCAGTCAGATGATGAGTTTGTACGTTTATTGAGTGGTGATTTGGTTTTGGAAGACTCTGATTACTTTAGTGATGCAGATGTAAAGGTATTATCTAATATAGGCTATAAGAGATATAAGGCTGATACAATACAGAAATGGTTTTTTAATGGCGATGCTTTTGTATACTTTAATAACTATATAGGTTCTACACAAGTGTCTTTTGTTGTTGGTATTAATGCTAGTTTGTTGACTAATAAAGTTATGGGAAAGCATTTCTTTAATGGCAGTAATTATCATAAGTTGTTAGCTGAATTATTACTTGATTATAGTGATATCGTTAAAGAATAGGGGCATGTTATGTTAATAATACGGTGGTATTTAAAAGATACTTGTATTCTTGTTACAGATGATTCTAGAACATTTACTCGTGCAGAACTAAAAATGCTTAAAGATATGATAAGTCCTTATTTGTACAAATTTAGGGATATAGGGTTATTGTATACAAGTGTCACTACGTATCTTACTAAGTATAATACTTTTTCTTCTGGTACTCCTCATGGTGTGCTTAACTATTCTTATAGTTTCACAAGAGGTTCTATGGATAGCTATATGAATATTAAGGTGTCAAATAAGCATGAGGTATTATCTAAGAATCACAGAAATATGTTCAAGGATTCTAGTGAGTATATAGGTTATTTAGCTAATATTCTTATAGAAGATTTGGCAGTTGTATATGGGGATGCTATATTCAGTACATTTAATGGAAATGTTTTTAATGGTGTCAATGATTTTCTAAATGCATATACTGATAATAATTTTTTAGGTGATACAGTATATCCTGGGAGGCTATCATCTATTGATATTAAGACTGTGTTCGGAATTAATGTAGGTTGTAGAGAAGTTGTTTCTTCTAGCGTACTTAATTTTGATATCGTATTTAAGGATATGGATTCATTAGATAGTAAAGATATAATTGAATTATTGAATACGATTTCTTATCTTAGAGATAAGATGTGTAGTGACTATGGGTTGGTGTGGTTTGGTTTATATCGAAGACATATATCAACTCCTTTGGAAATGTTTGATGTTTTCACCTCTACTGAGAGAGATTGTGTTTTTAGTCATATTCTTGGTCGTGATGTGAATACTCTTAATGAGTTAGTTGGTGATGTTGTTTCTGTGCATAATGATAAAGTTGTTTCACAATGCTTGAGTACTGATTATGTTGCTTTTTTACATGCACATCATGTTGTTATCTCAGTAGAAGTATCTTCTAGTTTATTGTATGCAAAAGTTATGGGGAGTGGATATTTTAAGACTGATATATTAAATTCTTTATTATATGATGGCTTATTTAAGATGGCGTTACATTTTTCAGATACTTAAAATATTTCGTATTTTGCTCTGTGTTAGCATTTACATGTTTACATATATAAACTTATATGTGTTAATTGAAAATGCGACACAGCTTAAATTTGATATATTAAATAGCGTTTTTATCTGTGAATTATATTTGAGAGGATTGTAAAAATGATTAATATGATTGTTTGTGTAGATAATTGTGATGGTATTGGTGTTAATGGTGATTTACTATTTCGTCTAAAAGGCGATTTAAAGAACTTTAGGCAAAAGATTTTGGGGACTACAATCATTATGGGACGTAAAACTTTTGAGAGTCTACCTAATGTTTTACCTCATAGAATGCATTGGGTAATTACATCAGATAAGGATTACAAGGCTCCTGTTGGTGTTAGAATATTTCATAGTCGAGAAGAAGTTCTTGAAGCTTTAGGTGATAATCGTGCGTTTGTAATTGGTGGTTCATATATTTATAATATGTTTATTAATGACGTAACCTCTATTTATGTAACAAAGGTCAATACTACTAGACGTGCTGATACATATTTTACATTTAATCATAGTGATTTCAGTCATAGTCAAGTAGGTAGTCAGCAAGTGGATGTAGATGAGATTAGTGGTGAGCGGTTGGTGTATACCTTTGAAATATACACTCGTAAAAATCTGCTTAAAATGGCTAAACAGGATGATACAGAATTAGACGTATTAGAAATGATTAAGTAATGCATTATTTACATTACTTAACAACTATGCTATAGTGTTGTTGTAATAGATTTCGTTGTTTAATAAAAAGGGGATTTTATGTTTTACACAACTTTTGCTAGTACTTGTGATAATTTAGGTATTGTTGCACATATTACTGATTTTTCTGATAAGGACGATATTATCGAGCAGTTGAATCATTATCGTTGGAGTTATGATGCTGTCAAGATTGACGATGATGAGGTAGTGGCTATTATTTATTTACGTGTTGGTATCGGACGTAATTTTCAATCAATTTCTAATAAATTAGGTTGTACCGTACAAGTTAATACGTATACTGTTGTAAATGGTTTAGGTACTGTAACAACATATAAAAATGGTAAAATCATTGATTACTACAATGATTTTGATGAACGTTATGAGTGGTGGTTAGTATGGGGAGATAAAAGTACTCTAATGACTTTTAATTTCATTGATTTTGATGATACAGATTCATCTACTAACTTAGAAGATAATGATTTAGAAGGTTACGAGTTTACAGATGAAGAAGTAGAATCTTTTACACAACGATTAAATAGTGGTTTTAACTGTGGATTTTAATTAGTATAGGGGGATTAAATTATGGATAATGTTATTAGTGGTGATATGATTGTTAGAATATGTGGTCGTAGTTTTTCATTAAAAGCTATTGCTGATATTTATGTTTTTGATAATATCTTTTATGTATTAGGTGTCAATGGAGAAGTTTCTGAGATTGCTTTAAGTGAGGGTGATTTTATTGATGAGTCTTTTAAGTCATCAATGCACTTAATTAATTCTTATATTTTAGAGTCAAAAAAGATTAATTCGTGTTTGGAGTAATTTTAAGATGGATTATTACTTTTTCTTCAAGTTATTTATAGCATCATTGGTTATGACCATTATTTTTGTATCTGTTGAGGATAGTGCTAAAAATGAGAAACAAAAATTAGTTTATGATGCTCTAAGTTCTATCTTTTCTGGTATCTCTATGATATCTTTGATTGTGTCTATATGGATGTGGGTTTTTGAGTAGGTGTTTGATTAATGGAATTAATTGTACGACATGATTATGATGTGTTAGCTAATACATTGTTACAAATTAATAAGAATTTCACAGGGACTAGAGGATTTTGCTGTCATCTAGATTCTATTATGGGAGTTCATCTAGTAGGGATTAAATCTTTTTCTTCTACTAATGGATGCATTAAGGTAGTGTGGTTGGTAGATTTAGAAGTATGTGAGGATGAATTTAATACTTTTGAAATTTCGTCTACATTGTCTATGATTGATACTGCTAAGTGCATTGGTGAAATTTCTTTTGAAGTAAAAAATGGTAGTGTTTTTGATAGTTACTTATGTACTACAAAAGTATATAATTATTTTCTAGAAGAGTGTAAGTTGGGATGAAAAGTATAAAATCTAGAAAGAAAAAGCAATTAATGTGGGTTGATGATTTTTCTTTGGATTCTGATACTGTTTCTATTAATAATCATAATAGCGTGTTAAAGAATCCTTATGTGAGGTACACTCAACTTATTAAAGGTAGTAAGTTAGAGTGGAATAGTAAATAATATCGTTTATTCTAAGTTCATTTTTACAAAACTTTACAACTTAATAGTATAGTGTTATAATGAGTATGTAGATGTTGTTAATTCTACATACTCATTTTTATTTAAGGAGAAATAATTATGTTGGATTTATACAGATATGATTTTTTAAAAATTCCTAATTATTGTAATGAAACAATTAAATCTTGTTTACCAAAGAAAGGTACATTTGAGGTAGATGGGTATTATTATACCTGTACACCTAAGGATTCTATATTAGAGGAAGTATTATTAGCTGACTCTTTTGATACTTATCAAATTACAGAGTTTGAGTTCTATCAGTCTATACCAAAGAACTTAAACATTGAGGTTTGTGGTAAGATGGGTTTATTACAGCTAAAACTTTCTGATATACAAAGAGGGTTTTATGACTTTGTAGATAAAACAATACATGTGTTTTGGTATGATTACTCTGTGTATTTGACTTTTGATTTAGGTAAGGTTACTGTTATTTATCGTAAATGGACTTTTGAGATTACTAAGGATACTTCTGTTCTTGTTAATCACGAGTGTATAGATGTTATTTTAAAAGCAATTCGATTGTTTAATGTTGGTGTTTATAAAGAGGTGTAATATGGCTACTAGATATTTTAATATTCCATTAGATGATTACTGTAAAATTGTGTCTATTTTTGTACGTTTAGGGTTTGATATTAATAAGTTAGTCTTTAAATCAAATTATTATGATTTAAAATATATTTTAAAACGTAAGAAGTCTATGTTGCTTAAAAGTGAGAGAAATAGTCTTTCTAGTTTAGTAGAAGGCTCTAAAGATATTATTTATTTACTGTTAGATGATGTATACCCTATTTTTAATGAGTTATATGAGCATGTAAAAGATTTTGAGATTAAAGAAGACGATATTAAGAATCCGCCTACATTTCTATGTAAGTTTAATATTCTTAATAATGGGGATTATGAATTACATAAAACATATTCATTATTAGAAAATAGGTCAGACTATGGTAATTTCTGTTATCAATGTTTGGGGGATTCTGCAGTAGAGTCTATTGCTAATTTAAGTTTAACGTCATCAGATAATTTGGTATGCAGTGTCAAATTAGGCTCTCTAGGTATTCCTTTGTATGGTAATCTTGGATATATGTCATCTAATACTTTTGAAGAATTCTGCACTGCTTTAGATAGGCTAAATTCTTTAACACAAGGGATTGCATTACAATTAAAGGCTCAGAAATCTAAAGAGTATTTAGGTTCATGTATAAGTTCTGAGGTAATAGTGGGGTACAAATAATGATAAACTATAACTACTATGATATCACTAATGTTTCTATGGGTGAATTACTAGATTGGCTTTCTGATTTTAAGGAGATTAATATCAGATATTCTATTATTGATAATCGATATTGTAATCTATCTGCATATTATGATAATAATTCTGTAATTGATAATTCTTATTCTTCTTATTTGGTTACTGTTGAAGGTTCTTTATTTGATGAAAAAGTATTTACTATGCTACGCTCTATTTCTTCAAATCAATTCCCTTTATTACAAGGTGAGCCTAATAATATAGCACCTATTTTTCGTTTAGGAGTAGGCGAGCGTTATGATGGTAATTACATTATTCAGAGTGTTCAACATTGTTTTGTTGATAGGTTGAAGATATTAAATTCTCATGTTCTTCAAGATGAGAATTTATCTAAGTTAATCAAAATTACTGAATCAACTAATGGGTGGGATAATACCACATCATACAGATTAAATATGTTGGTTTGTGATGAGATGGTTAGAGTTAGTACTCAATCTCTTCTAACTAAGGAACAGTATCTTTCTTTGGTTGCTACAGTTAAAGAAGTAAACAAATTGTTATCTAATTATAGATTAGATACTGCTAAAGCACATGCTAAGAAATTTTATAAGGAGTCTGTTTTTAGGGAGATGGTGATTAAATAATGAAGGCTTTGTTATTAATGAGGGGTTGCCCTGGTAGTGGTAAATCAACTCTTATACGTGATTTAGATTTAGAACCTTATTCTTTATCACCAGATAAATTACGCCTTATGTACTCTTCCCCTGTAATGAATGAAGAAGGAGATTCTTCTATTAATCAAAAGTGTAATGATGTAGTTTTTGAGACTATGTATAAAATGTTAGAGTATCGTATGAATAAAGGCGAATTTACTATTATTGATGCGACACATTGCTCTTCTCATAAAACATTACAAAAACAAATTTCTGAATATAGGAAATTGGCTAAAAGATATAATTATAGAATTTATCATTATGACATGCCTACTGATTTACTTCAGATAGCTAAACAGAATGAAATGCGTAGAGGAACATATTCTTTTGTACCACATCATATTTGTGATAAGATGTATAAGGTTATGAAAGATACTCCTAAATTACATCGTGATATTACTAAGATAGAATCTATTAAGGATTTTTTATCTGATTATAATGTAGATTTCTTATGCGATTCTAATGTTTATAATAAGGTAAAAGTTATTGGTGATATACATTCTTGTAATAGTGTTCTTCAAGATGCTTTAAAGGATTTTAATTCTGATACATTTTATGTTTTCGTAGGTGATTACTTTGATAGAGGGATTGAACATTACGATACATTAAAGACAATTCAATGGTTATTTGAGCAGAAGAATGTTGTTTTATTAGAAGGTAATCATGAATCGCATTGGGTTAGATATGCTCATGGTGAGGTTGGAGATGATACTGGTTATCAAAGATTTGTAGAAACAACTTTGAAGGATTGGTTACTTCATTATGAAGATGAAAACTTATTGAAGAAAGAATTACGTATTTTATATCGTAAGTTACATTCTTGTTACTTCTTTAAGAGTGGCAATATTCGTTACATGGTAACTCATGCTGGGTTGACACGTTTTCCTAGTAATGCGATGCTATTATCTTCTAATCAATGCATTAATGGTGTTGGTGGTTATGACTTTGAAGTTTCTTTGGAATTCATGAGACATCATACCTCAGGTTTAGATGTTCAAGTCTTTGGTCATCGTGGTGTAACTACTGCAGATGGGTTTAGCTACTCTTTAGAGGGTAAAGTTGAATTTGGAGGTAATCTACGAGTATTAGATATTAATACTGATGGTGCAACTGTATTAAATTATGAAAACACAGTATACAATAAAAAATACTTAGAAGATAACTTCAACTTTACAAAGAAATATGGTAAAGTTCCATTAGATACTAAATCATTAGAGGTTAATATTATTGCTAATTCTAGACTAGTGAGTGTTAAAAATTGTGGCTCTATGGTAAGTTTAAATTTCACTAGGGATGCATTTAAACATGATTTGTGGAATGATATTACTGTTAAGGCACGAGGTTTATTCGTTGATAGGATTAGTGGTGAGGTAAAAGCACGGTCTTATGATAAATTCTTTAATTTAGGACAGAGGATGGATACTGAGGAAGAATTAAACTCTTTAGAATATCCTATTCGTGTTGCTAAAAAAGAGAATGGTTCATTAGGAATTATTTCATGGGATTTTGATAATGATTGTTATATTTTCGCTAGTAAGAGTTCTACTAAATCAGAGCATGTTGGGTATCTAAAAGAGAATTTCTATAAGGCTAATACATTAGTTCAAGATGCTTTACGTGATATTCTTATTAAGCATGAGTGTTCTGCAGTCTTTGAGATGGTGCATCCTAAAGATGTACATATCATTGATTATGCTAAGAATCATAGATTATTCTTGTTAGACTTTGTACCTAATCAATTACATTTAGGTAATGGTATTCATATAGATACTGAGTTTTCTAAGAAATGTATGGATGAGTTTAGTCAAGTATTTGTTGACAATCCATCTCTATTATTTGATTACTCTTTAATTCCAGTAGAGTCTAACTATATTTCTACTAGGGAAGAATTAGATTACTATATTCAAAAGGCTCATGATGCTTATTTTGAGGGTTATGTGTTGACAGATGCTCGTGGCTATATGGTTAAGATTAAATCTGACTCATATTTAAGGTGGAAGCATTGTAGGGATTTATTAGGTGCTTATTTACGTGGTAAGGATATTAACACAGATAACTTAGATGATTTCAAAAAAGATTTTGTTTCTTTTTTAAGGACAAAATTTATTAGTGAGTTAGAAGATAAGAGTATTATAGATGTTAAGCATATGTATTATGCTAGTGGAGGCAAGCATGAAAGTTTGTATTAATGAGAATGTTCCTTTAGATTCAAGGAATCAAAATGCGAATATAAAAGCTAATATCTTGTCAGATGATATGATGCGTGAAATTGGGTTTACGGATTATGCTAAAGATAGATGGTATTTTAGTAGACGTGTTGGTGATAAGGATTGTGACATTAGTTTTAATGTCACAATCAATAAAAAGACTAAGGCTATAGAGATTGATGTGTTAGATGAACTATTTTTACAGCCTTATGATTATCAAATGTATATTGGTACTATTCCTGTAGCTAATCGTGTATATGATGATGTGCAGAAGTGGATGAAGTATCTTATGGATAATGGTGTTATTTATGGGTATACATTAGGAGATTACATTTAGAGGTACTTTATGTATAATAATTTCTGTAAAATATACGATGTCATTGAAGTACTATCTAGCTATTTAGATTATGCTCATGATTGCATGAAGGATTTATTTAAGCTAGGGAATAACGCTATTAAGTATGATAAGTATACTGATAAAGCTACTATTGTTGTTGGTGGTGAAACACACTTAATTACTGATACATCATTAATACCATATATAATGTATGATTACTATGTATCTAACTATGATAATATGTTTGACGATTCATTAGATTTTTATCATACTTTCTTATCTGTATGTTGTATATCATTTAAAGATATGGCATCAAATCTTAATAGCATTGTTGAATTTAGGGGTTACTTTGGTTACAAAACAGATGATTCTTCTATTGAGTTTTTAAGGGATTATTTTTTACTTATTCATAGTAAATTAGATGAGTTAGATAATTTGTAGGTGTTCTTATGGAAACATATTTTACAAGCGATTTACATTTAGGCCATGCGAATATAATACGTTTTCAGAATAGACCTTTTGATAGTGTTGAAGATATGAATACAAAACTAATACAAAATTATAACTCGATAGTTCATAAAAACGATTTAGTGTATATCTTAGGTGATGTAACATATAAGATTTCTGTTGAAGAGTCTAATAAGTTGATACAACAGTTAAAAGGACGTAAGGCTCTAATTCGTGGTAATCATGATTTAAAATATGACAGTAGTTTGTTTGAAGATATTCTTGATTATAAAGAATTTAATCAAGAAAAGATTAAGTATGTATTAATGCATTATCCTTTAATGCAGTGGAATGGTAGCTACAAGAAGAAAAGCATTCATTTACACGGTCATATTCATGCTCAATGTGAGTATAACTTAAAAAATAGACATGATGGTATATTGAGATATGATGTTGGTGTAGATGCTAATGATTATTTTCCTATATCTTTGACTTCTATAAAGGATTTCTTTAAAGTTAAATTAGAGCGTAGTGATGGTGATTAAAATGTCTTTTGATGATATTAAATTTAAGAGTGATTATTCTGCAGAAGATATTAATCGTATAACAAAAGATTTTGTAGATATGGTTAAGTATTTACGGAATAACGATTCGTATTTTAGTTCTGTGGTTAATGAGTGTGATAAGGCTTTAGGGGATTTATATCATTACTGTGAGTTAAGATATCCTACTACTCGTAGTGGTAAGACTAAAATAGTAAGTTCTATACGTGATGTATCTATGATTCGTAGAAAAGCAAAAGATATATTAGAGTTAATTGAGCCTATACTAAAATTAGATACTTCTTATGTGAATGAATTAGGGAAGATTTCAAATCATGTGAATAAGTCTTATCATAAATTATATATTACAGAGCGTGTATATACTCCACGTGTTTTAAATGATTTATTTAAAGATGGTGGTGATGATTAGGTGTCGTTTGACGCATCTACATTACAGGAGAAAATAGATAAATGTATCAGTAAGTATACATATGCTTATGTTAATTCTTGTATGTTAAAAGGTGAGGATTCCATTCATCAAGATGGCTTATATAAAGATATGATTTTTGAATTGTCTGATATTCTGCAAGAAGAAAGAAATAGATTGTTAGAAAAATAATAATAGACTATTGCATGTGGTTATAATTTATGGTATATTATTGATAGAGGTTTTAGTAGTCTTAATAGACTGAGTGGTTTCATTGAAGTTCTCTCTCAATCACTCTCACAAACAAGGAACTTTCGTCACGGTTGTGGTTAGTTCCTAAGTTCAATTATCACTCAGTCTATTAAGACTACTAATTCTGATAGAAGCTTTTTACAGAAGCTTATTCACATAAATTTCTCCTAAAAATAGGGTTCACATGATGTCTAATGTGGACTCTATTTTTATTTTGTAAAGATGAGGTAAGTGTGGCTGATTATAAATTAGAAGATAAGTATATCTCTTTTAATGGGATTACTTTAGGGAGTGACCAAGTAGAGTGTGCTGAATATATGCTTGCTAGACGAGGATGTATTTTAGGTGGACAATGTGGTTTAGGTAAAACTCTTATAACGTCAGTAGCTAATAAAGTATTGTTAGATAAGTATAATACTGTTGTATCTATTATTGTATGTCCTGTTAAGGCTTTAAAGGCTTTTAGGAGAGAGTTGTTTGAAAAACTTCTCTTAAAAGAAGATGAGGTTGGGATTATTTCTGCAGATTACACTTCTTATAATTTAGATACAAATCGTATTTTTGTTTGTACAGATACTCAACTAGAGAAGTTGGATAGGATTACTGCGGAGTTAAAATCTAGAAATGTGTCTATGATTTTAAATGTTGACGAGGCTCATAAACTTCAAGATAAGAAAAGTAAGTATTCTCAGATTATGTCAAGTATACGTTCTAGATGCTCTATTGTATGGCTTATGACTGCTACTCCTATTCTTAACTCATTAGATTCTTTGTATAATATTGTTAATTTTTCTGCTCCTGGTTTCTTAGGAAAGAAAGATACATTTGATAATAATTTTACATTGTGGAATTTACGAGACCAATATATTAAACGTGGTGGTAAACCTACAAAGATTAAAGTTAAAGAAGTCTATGGCTATAAGAATTTAGATATACTTAGAGAAAAACTTAATGAGATTATGATTGTCAGAGGTAAAGAGTACAATCTTAAATTTACTGCTTTAGATTGCGATTTATCTGATAAAGACTATGAGATTTATAGGAGGGTATCTAGTGGCATTTTGAACTTTGAAGATGATGCTAGAAATTTCTCTCGTAGGATGCATGATTTACAGCGTTTCGTGGATAGGGTATATACAGATGATACGATGGAAGACCTATTAGCTAATTACTGTGATACAGAGTATTCTCCTAAAGAAGAATTACTTTTAAATTCTTTAGAGGGTGCGTTTAGTAATGGGTATAGTGTTATTATCTATGCTGAGTATAAAGAGACAATTTCTAGATTAGAATCTATTCTAAAGAAGAATAAGAAAAAACTTAACTTAGGTAAGATACATAAAGTAACAGGTTCTATTAATATTAAAGTTAGGGAAGCTGTAGAGGAAAATATAGGTTCTAGAGATGTTGTGTTAATTACATCAGCTGGGACTGAATCTGTAAATCTGCAGAAATGCAATACGATTATATTCTATGATATTTCGTTTTCTACTAAGAACATGATTCAAGCCATCGGAAGGGTTTGTCGTAGGGATTCAAAATTTGATACTCAATATGCTATATTGTTAGTAACAAAACGTACAATCGACGAATACAAATATCGCATGTTTAATAATAATTTAAACATGGTTAAAGGTGCAGTTGGTGCTGGTAAGGATATTCCTTTGTCTGAGGATATGTTGTTGTCAGATGCTAATGATTTACGAGTATTGAAAGATGAATTACTATGGGCATATAAAGGTACGAAGAAAAGAACACGTAAAGCTAAGACAGCTGATTATAAAGTAGTTGAAAAGCAATTAGTTCCTTGTACTTATGGTGATGCAAGTGGTGAGATTGCTAGTTATCGTTTTCTAGTTGAACCTTTTAAGGGTGATACTGCAGACTTTGATTTAGATTCTTGTATTAAGTTATATTCTTATATTACTGATAAAGATATTCCTTTTGCGGTGTTAAAGACAAAGTATCAGCAATATTTTACGACAGATGAAGGCAAAAAGATGTTACTATCCATTAAAGATGGTGCATTGAATAAAGGTAGAATTTTATTGTTAGGTAATAACATAGAGATTTCTAAGTTAATACAAAAAGAAGTATTGAAGTTGTGTAAAAAATAATAGATTTAATATTTGAGGAGATAGTAGAAAATACTATCTCCTTTTTATTTTTCATCTTATGCTTTACAAAACTTTACAAGTATGTTATTATAATGTCAACAAAGATAGTAATTTTTATTTAAGAGGAGTGATTGCAGTGTATTTTCGTTTATACCATTTTAAAGGTGGTTTTGTTAAAGTTCAAAAGGCTATCAAAATTTTAACTAGGAATAAAAAGTATTCTTATATGGGTGTTATTCCTAATGATGAAGGGTTTACTGTTTGTGTAGGTTACTTTTATCAAGAATGGTGTTGATGTATAGTGTGTGATTATAGTGAGGATTTTATCCTAAAGGCTTTACGGTGGTATTATCCTAATACCAAATTCTTTATTTCTGAGAATGGTGTTATTATGGGTAAAGATTTTTTATTTGATGGTATTTACAATATTTTCACGGTTTCAGATGAGATGAAGGAGAAGGCGATAGTATATTATGGAGACAAACAGAAGTATACAAATAGATAGTTATTATAAGTTCTTAGATGATTATTATATTAGGTGTCATATTCTGGTTAACGATTATGAATCGTCTACGATTGGTTGGATTGATGTTGTATCATTAGCTGTGTTAGATGAGTCATATGGTGGTAAATTCCCTTTCGATATTGCACCTATTAATATTAATGATATTAAGATAGATGATATCAAGTTTTGTATGGATTACTACTTATCTGTTACTTTGGGTGATGATGGTGAGTCTGCTAAGGTAAAATCAAATAATTTTAATTTTTATGTTGTGTGGTTTAAATACTATATGTTGTTTAAGCATATATTTAAACCTACAGCTGAGACTTCTTTCTTTTGTAATAGGATGTTTAGTGGTGGTTTTATGAGTTCTTTACATAGTTTCATTAAGTTTTTTAAGGGGTGATTGAGAATGGTTGCTATGTATATTTTACTAACTTTATTATTTTTTATGGTTACTTGTTATTGTTTACACAAAGGACTTTATAATTTAGTATGTGTTTCAGTACTCTGTCATGTTCTCTCTTTAGGCATTGTTACTTTAGCATATCGTATTTTATAGGGGTTTAATTTTAGGAGGTTTATTATGAATAAGAAAATTGGTTATAATGAAGATGGTACTATGAAGACTTGGCTTTCTGTATCTTTCAGTGTTTTAGTTGTTATTCTTGTTATTGGTGGCATTCTTAGTTTAGTGGTTGATAGCCCACCATCTGATAAAATATTGTCTAAACCTTATGTATCTGTAATGGGGAATACACTAAGTTTAGATGATAGTCTACATTGGGCAAGTTATGGTTTTACTAAAGACGCATCTTTAAGTGGTATGGCTAAGTTTAGAGATGTTGATTTAGATTGGAAGAAAATTGATGCTAGTGATTTACCTAAAGAGATTAAATCTCGTTTAACTCAGTCAGATGTTGATTTAGTAGTTTATGTGGCAGATGTAGATGAGTCTTTGGCTAAGGGTGTTACAGATGTAAAACATTATGTTATTCTACGTCATTTTCATGAAAATAATACTGAACAACTTCGATATGTGTTTACTGTTGTAAAGATTAAGAATAGTGAGCCTAAGGTATATGATTTAGAAGATTCTGTAAACTTTACTACTGCTTATTTGGTAACAAGGGGTAAATAATGAGGAAATATATTAAAAAGCCTGTAACAGTTGAAGCATTTCAATTCTTCTATAATGATGAAGAGTCTACTAGACTATTAAAGGAAGAAGTAGGTACTGATAATTGTTTCTATAATTGTGATGGTAAATTATTTCTAAGGACATTAGAAGGTGCTTTGTCTGTTAGAGATGGTGACTTTATCATTAAAGGAATTAAAGGTGAGTTTTATTCTTGTCGTGAAGATATTTTCTATAAAACATACTATGCAGATGATATTGTTTATAAGTATATCGTTCATTTAGAAAAACATGATGTGTTTTCACCTATCTATTTCAATACATTTGATGAAGCTGTTACATGGGGTAGGGAATTGTTTAAAAAGTTCCCTGATATTAATGATTATGAAGATTTCTGTTATGTTGACGGTATGCATTTAGTAGATGATACTATGACTGAATTCTATATTTCTAGGTGTAAGGAATATGTTCCTCATGTATGGGACGAAGATATTTTAAATCTTATGCAAGAAGATTTAGAAGATAGTAGGGATTGTTTCAGTATCTATGATTTTACAAATGATAAAATTGAAGAAGATTTAGAATTGATTGTCAATGAGGCAATTCGTGGATGGGCATTTAAGTATAACCTAATTGATTATGGTTGGGGCTATAATGTTGATTACACTACTACTAGAGTAATTAGTTTAAAGGAGTGATTGTTTTGACTGTGTCTGATTTGTTTATGGACATCTCATATCTAACTTCAAGATGTTTTGTCTTAACATTACCATTCTTTGTTGTTTCATTCTATTTCTCGTTAAAAGACGATTTAGATAATACAAAAGGTAGATTAAGTTTTTCAGTATTTAGAATTACATTTATGGTACTCTTTGTGTGTTCTATTACTTGTTTTATATTCTCAATACTTTATATGTTTATTTAAAGGGGTAGTTTCACTACCCTTTTTATTTTAACTTTACACTTCTTTACAAATATGGTATTATTAGGGTGTAAATAAATATTTTGTTTGTATCGTAAGGGTGGTGTTACATTTGATTCTAGAGAGTTATAAAGTGATTGATGATTATGTAGTGATTAATGATAGGTTTTACTATAAATTAGATTCATTACATCGATTGTATCTAGAAGATACTTATTTTAAGGTATCAAAGAAAGATTGGATTGGTGATTGGTTTAGTCTTAATGGGTTTGAAGGAGATATAGAGGACGTAATTTCCTTTATAAAAGATACTAATAAACTCATTAGGAATTCTAAGTCAGAAGATTACTTAGTCATTGAATGGGGTATCTTTGGTTTTATCATGTTGGCTCTTATGGTGTGTTCTTGCTTTGTTGGAATGGTGTTAGTGAGTGTGTTACATGGGTAGGGTTATTAATATCATAGTATTTATGATTGCTCTTATGTCATATGCGATGTACTTAAATGTTGCTTATGATAGTGGAACTCATGATTTACATACTACAGCATTACGAGTATTTATTTGTTTATGTTTTTGTTATTGTATGTCTTTTGCTCGAAGGATGTAATGTAATATGTGTATGGCTGATAAAATAGTAAGTAAATCATTTAGTGATATACAAGAAGATATGCATAATGACTTATTAAAGTTATTATATCGTATGACTGAAGAAGAGATTCAGTTATATCATTATTTTTATACAAATAGGAGTCGTATTGATGGAGATTAATACTAAAGAGTTACGTGAAAAGTATGAGTTAGAATTGTCTGATATAGAGACAGAATTTGTATCTGCTAAGACTGATTTATTAAATGCTATTGATAGGTATAGGAGCATACAAAATCGTAGTCATGAATTAAAAGAAAAGATACGATTATTAGATAAAGGGTACTTGGATATCAGTGATATATTAGGTGATGTTAAGGTTACTATAAGGAGATGGTAAATTATGTATACTAAAGATGATTTTTATATTGATAATGGTTACGTTGTAATTTTGGGGAGTAAAACATATAAACTTTCCGATGTAAATGATATATTTCTACGTGGTGAAAGTATGTTCTTAGATTTCACGGATAATACACGAAGTTATGAAAATATTTTTGTAAATCGTGAAAATATTGCCGTGTTGGTAGAGTTCTTAAATGAATTTAAGGAAGCAAAACAAAAAGAATTAATGGATTTAGTGGATACTATTCATGGTGCTGAAGATGAAGAAGAGACTACTAAGAATACATCTGATACGATATTATTTGTAATATTGGTAGTATCATTATTACTTAATGCGTACTTGTTACTATTCTAAGAGGGGTGGTAGATATGGTAGGTCATTCTTATGCAACTTTTGGGATGGTAGGTGATTATTTCTTTTATGATATTGGCATGTCATGTGGGTCTTATGGGTTTCCTAATTCTTATTGGGATTGGGACAGAGGTGTGTATCATGTAAAGGATTTACAGGATATAGATTTAGAGACAAATGAGTATGGCACTTTATTGCATATTTACTTTAAACACTCTGTTTCTGATATGGACTATAAGCGTTTTTATGTAGAAGACTATGAGTGTCGTCCTGACTATTATGATGTATTAGCACATAATATTAAGGTAGGGATAGAAAAGTATAAGAACACTACAAGTGATATGAGTGATTTGTCATATTCATATCTATTCTTTGGTGGATTGTTAGCGTTTATAACTATTGTATTATTGTGTTATTATTTATTTACATAAAAATATTAAACTTTACAATTCAATACAGATATGGTATTATATGATTAAGATATAGTGAGTGTATCATATCTATACATTGATTATAGTATAGGGTTTTATAATGGTTTGATTCGTTATCGTTTAGTCTATATAGTATAATGTAAACTATTGTAAGATTGTGTAATGTTTTCATGTATATTCAAATAGGTCTTTTTATTTAGGAGAAGGCTAACACTCATACAATTCATCTCATGATACATTCACCATATCGAATATGTTTGATTTAATTTTAGCTTTCAAAACTTTACAAAGTATTACAGTATGGTTTGGTGTGGAGGTATAGCATATGGATTACTATGTTAATGAATTCTTAAAGGCTCATCAATTAAAGGTAGACGATATCTTTAGAGTTACAGAAACAGGTAAAATTGTTAAGGTAGACAGTAATGGTTCTTTTATTGATTGCAATACTGAATCAGTATTGAATTTAGGGGAAGTATTTAGTATCTTGAGTGGTGCATATAGTATTGAGAAAGATACGACTCGTTATATGTATGGCGATGAATATTATTATGTAGATACTAATAATAATGTAGTCAGAGATGTATGGGAAGACGATATCTTTGATTATGCTATGTTGTACATGGGTAATGTATTCACTACTCGATTAGAAGCTGAATCAGCTAAGGATAATATCATTAATCTATGTCATGATATCAATACTAAGAAAGATGATTTAGAAGAAGTAGGGTTCAATAACTTTACTGCTACTCCTAAGGTAGAGAAGAAACAAAGCATTGCTGAGAAGTTTAAATCTCATATTAATGCTAAAGAAGATACTAAAGATACAGATGGTAGTGGTATTTCTAGTTTAGTAATGTCTATTGACACAGATGATATTAAGAGTGGTAATTACAAGGGTTATACATTACGTCATCGTGGTGGTAAAGTCGATAAGAAAGACTTCTCTATTAATGCTGATAGTTTATATGATGCATTACAAGAAGCATTTAAGAAAGGGTTTAATTCCTAATAAAAGTAGGTGAGTGTAGTATGTTAGAGAATACGATAAAACAATTAGTGAATGCACTTGATTGTTATTACAAGGATAATCTTATTGATGGGGTAAGTACTGATACACATGGTAGTAATTATGTAGTAGCAGTGGATTATTCTGTAGAGAGTGTTAAATGTACTATGACAGATGGTACTATGACATTAGATGCAACATTGTATTATAGTGATAGGAAGTGTAATCTATATGTAAGGGGTTACAGAGACGGTTATGATACTTCTACATTAGATACAATCATTACTGAGATATGTGATGTCAAAGAAGTATTGCAAAGAGAGAGTGATATTGAAGTAATTGTAACATTGGTATAGTGTTACTATATACTAAAGATAAGGTGATTTATATTATGGGTTTGATTCAATTTCGATTACGTAGTGGTGCATTACAAAAGTTAATGCAGAAGCGTATGATTTCAATAAGTGAGTTATCACGGAGTAGTGGTGTTAGTCGTCCTGCTTTATACAGTCTAATTAATGAGAATGTAAAGTATGTTCGCATTAGTACATGTCGTAAAGTAGCAGAGGCTTTAAATGTAGACGTAGGGACTTTATTTGAGGTAGCGACTGATACTAACAATGTAGAAGATAATGAATAGGTTTTATAGTTTAGATATCAAGACACAATTCTTATTACAAGATAGTGTACGTAGGGATAGTTTTAAAAACTTAACTACAAAAGATGGTGTACAGTGGTTGTTATGGTCTTTCTATCATTGGGGCATTAAATATTTGTCTTATGATAGTAAGAATGGGTTACTATTGTTTCATAGTCGTCCTGTATATGATGAAGTAACGAAACAATGGTATGGTAATAAGGTGATGACTCATAGTGAGTCTGAAGGTACGACTGAAGGTAATGGTGATAATCATGGAGATGATTCCAACAATAGTATTAATGGTAGTGGGGATACAACTGCTACGGAAGGAAACGTCAGTAGTGAGGTTTCTAATACTGTTGGTGATATTCATGATAGCAATGGGGAAGGTGTAAATCATGTTGGAAATGATATTATGTTTAATACTACTTCTAGTGGGGTTGTCGTTGGTGATTTCAGCAGAGACATGGGGACAGAGGATTCTATTCATCTTTCTGACTCTATGGGCATACGACATATTCTTCTAGGTGTTAATGCTAATAGTAGTGGATATAATCATGTAGGGAATGAACCTAAGTCTTTATCATTCTATATTTATTCTCTAATTACGAGTGTGTATGAACTTAAAGAGGGAAGTTGTATAGAATTAACTACAAAAGCAATAGAGGATGATATCGCTAGTGGTGTATTAAAAGATGGTATGGTAGTAGAGGTATCAAACAATGGCATCACATGGTTTAAGAGATATTTTAAATCTATTGTACCTAATCTATCAACGAGTTATTGTGTATATGGTGGCGGACGCACAAAAGATACAGTACGTGATACTGCAGATGTAGAATACTATAATTATTTACGATATGTAGAGAGTCAAGGTACTACATGTAATCATACTTGTGGGAATGGTTGTAGTACCTGTAATGTAAAACATGAAGGTACACGGAATACGATTGATGGGAGAGGTGTTTTTGTTAATAGGGGTATTATAGAAGAGTAATGTCTGATTATAGGCAGTAAGTAGTAGTTATGGATAATAATAGTGTAGGTAGTAATAATACAAAAGATGACATCAGATACTTCCCTGAGTCGATTGTTAAGGTATCAATCGACATGGATGAGTATCTACGATTAAAAGAAATAGAGAAAGAGTGTATACGTCTACGCAGATGTGAGTGTGGTGTAGTAAAAGAAGAACCTAATATCAATACATGTAGTGTGTTTGTAGAAGAGCGTGATGTGTGTTATGATAGGCTACAAGAAAATCTGTATAATGAGTTAGAAGTACTATATACTAGATATAGGGGTTCAGCTATGTGGAATTTAGATTCTACATTAAGTGGTGTGATTGCATTTCATGTAAAGTATTTCCTAGATGATTCTATCATTGATTGGGATAGTGATGACTGTCATAGGAAAATGCATAGGGAATTAAAATATGCGTATAAGGTATTACATTACTATTTCAAGAAAGGCGATTCTTGGAAAGAGAAAGACGTTAGATGTGTTAGGCGTGCATTAAAGTTTTTACGTAGGAATTGGTTCGCTATGTGGACATAAGATATAAAAAATGATAAAACGTATACTAAAGAAAATATGTAAATGGGTATTCCATATTATAGTGCTTTTATTAGTTATCATAGCTTTAATATCAATAAAACAAGATAATCAAAGAAAGACTGAAGCTATTAAATCAGACCCTATACATATTATGAATGATAATGTCTTAAAGAATCATACAGGTGATACATTATATGTTTCATATGATAGTCGTGAGTATGATGATTATATAGTAGATAAAATCATTAAAGATATGAATCAAAGGGGTTATAGGGTAGTTAATAAGTATACTGAATATTTACAATATCAAGAATTAATTGGGGATATTGTAACTACTCGTGAATATACTGTAACACATGTCATTTATAGAGAGTAGTTTAAAAGGAGATTAAATTGTGATGGTATATAACGTAAAAGACTTAATTAGTGAATTACTAGAGACATCATGTTATGTAGATGATACTGTTCAAGTAGAGAATGCTGTAGGGACTCCATACCAAATAGCAAAAGTAATTAATAAAGATGGTATTGTGACATTGGTGTTGGACGATGAGTAGATTTCTAAGTGAGTATAACTTTCTGCAGATATTGGGTGGTCATTTATTTAAACAAAATATATGTGTACCTAATGTATTAATGACAGTACCTAAGAAGGGTCAGTATGAAGCTGACCTATTATACTTTAATTTAAAGTCCTTGCATTTAACTGAGGTAGAGATTAAATTAAATCTACAAGACTTCTTAAATGATTTCAAGAAGAAGATATATCATGAAAGCATTGAGGTGATGTATTTCTATTATTGTTTACCTAGTGATGTATATTATTTACATAAAGATGTCATAGATAGTAAATTAGGGGATGCTGGACTTATTTTATTACATGATATAGATACTGATACAGAAGATGGTGCTTTTTATGAATTTGGTTGTTATCAAAAACGTGCTAAGAAGCGTAAAGGTGTATCTAAGTTATCAATGGATAGAGCAATGTATTATATGCGACTAGGGTGTATGAAGTGGATTCATGGTAAGACGTATTAAATAGGAGATAAATTATGGCACATACAATAGATACTCAACGGTTTAATAAATTTAGATTACAATTAGAGTTACTAGCATCACATACAAGTTATAATGCTGAAGATTTTACATTCAAATACTACTATAGTGATGTAAGTGTACCTACATATAACTATGGTGATATCAGATTGCATAGTGTACAGTATAAATTAGGGGAGTATTTTATTATTGAATACTATCTAGGGAATGTACGACTTTATGATATCTACTCTATTAATAAAGATGGCGAATTAATTTGCAATGCTGTAGTTAATGAAATAGTTCATTATATTAGTGATTGTATCGATTGTTTAACTATTGTATTTGCTAACAAAGTAGTTGCTAATGACTTCATGAATTTTTATTTAAGTGATGACATAACAAAGGAAGATAATAGTACGATTGTCTATCATTATAGTGGTAGTGATTTCATGGTAGTATATACTGTAGATTTTGATACTAAGACTGCATGGTTGAATAATAAGTTATTTGTAGGTCATTTAGTAGAAATTAATTATCTTAATGAAGACAGAGTAAAGAACTTTAAAGTAGTTGAGCATTATGTGGATATGGTTAAAAGTGATAAAGATACAGAATGTGGGTTAATGTAATATATGGATACTGTAACAATCAATGTAATAAACTGTTTACTATATATTGCTTTCTTTATATGTCTAATAGGGTTGATATATAGTGTATATAAGATAACATTACCAAATCGATTGCTTAGGGAGTATTTACTGTTTGATGCTAAGTATTATAATGGGGAATTATTTGACACGTCTATATACGATATCTATTATTGTGTAACAGGTGATACATATGTATGTGTAAGTGATGACTATGTTATCTTTGGCATTACTGAAAATCATTTATACTATGATGGTCATTCAGTGATGTATGTATATAAGCGTTGTCCTTATGAGATAAATAAGTATAGGTTCTTATATGGGCGTGATTATCAATCTGTGTATAATGTAGATGGGTTAGATTTCTTATTCTATGTAGTAGCATATAGACATCATAGATTTGGTGAAGAGATAGTATCATATAATCAAATTCATTATTTATTATAGGTGGTGGTTATATGGGTTTAGTGATTGCTTTATTCTTGTGTTGTGTATTATGCTTTGTATCATATTACTTCTATAGTAGATATAAAAGTGCAGAGAAGATGGCTATCTATAATAAGTTCTTAGCTGAATATTATAGTGGTAGATTATTTGATACAAACTACTATAAGGTATACAGAAGTGTAGGCGATATAGTTAGTGTCAGTCATGATTATGTAGTATTTAGTGTAGATAAGGCAATGTCGTGGTGTAAAGGTAACACGATTATGGCTGTGTATCAACGTGATATAGTAAAAGATATATCATTACGACGTGAGTACATCAAGAGATATGGTAGGATTGATTTAGAATTCTATCATGACACATATGTGTTAGATGACGTAGGTAAAGAGTTGGTATTTTATAGTAAATTATTTGAATAGTATTCTAGGGGGAGTTTGTTAGATGTGCGTTCATAAGGAAGTAGAGCATAGGACACGTTCTTATACAAATAATCAAGAAGTGATTAATAATCATAAGGATGTGCTACGTGATATAGAGTATATTTGGGGTTGTTATCCTGAGTTGAGGTTAGGGCAATTATTATGTTATATTGCTACAGAGGTATTAGGCACATCTGACTCTTTCTATTTAGAAGATGCTAAGTATCAAACATTTAGGGATACTGTAGCAGATAGGTATGATAAGATATGAGCGATAAGAAGACTTCATGGTTAGATATAGTAAAATATGGGTTCTTTGTTATACGACTTAAAATTGAGGCTTACATACTCAATAAATTAATGACTAGTTCTACTGAGTTGTATAAGAGATGTGTTAATACGTCTATATTACATTTCTTAGAGGCATATGAAGATACTAATGAAAGTCGTTACAAAAAATTCTTAGAATCCATAGAAGATTCTAAAAAGAAAATGGATGATGAAGATTTTGATTGGTATTCTAACGTATATGTAGAAGGGTTTACATCTCATTATGATGTAGAAAAAGATATGAGACGTAAGGCTTATGATTTATTAAAGAAACAAACAGAGGAATTGAAGTGTAATGAGTACATTGTTTAAAAGAATTGTTGTATTATCTGTATTAGCTAGTGTATCATGTTATTATGTAAATGCAGTAGGTGTATCTGCTAGACCTGCTCCTGTGGTTAGGTCAGCACCTACTGTAAGAAGTACACCTATTAAAAGTACTCCTGTAAAGAGTACACCAAGTAAAAGTAATAGTGTAAAATCTACAAAGAGTACAACAGAGACTAAGTCAAGTAGTGAGACACGTAATATCACTAATAACTATTATAATAATGGTGGTTTCTTTAATAGTGTAATGGGAGCATTTACTGGTACATGGTTATATCATAGTTTATTTGATGATAACAATACAAAAGAAACAAATACAGAAGATACAAATAGTGGTAGTAATGAAGAAGATGAAACATTTAGCATTAGTTCTTGGATTACTAATAACTTAGAATATGTTAAGAATCTACTATTTGGTACTAAATAATATACTAGGGATTTATGTGGAGGGTATTCTATGTTAAAGAGTTTAATTAATAAAGAGTATATTCAGAAATTACTAGATGCTGATAGGGATACATTGTGTGGTTTATGGTGGGAATGTCCTGAAGATTTATTTGAGAGAGTTGATGTTATTCTTGAGCATGAACAATGTAATAGCAATAATACTTATAGGCGATATATCTATAAATGCACAGAGAATGGCAAGTTTTATGAGTATGCTTATTGGGAAGATTACTTTGGTGAGCAGAGTTGTTTTAGCTTTAGGGAAGTAGAAAAGAAGCCAGTTGTTAATTATACATGGGGGATAGAATAACATGAGTGGGACTATACAAGATAGAGCAATTAATGCTACAAGGTCAGTATTGTTTAGTGATTTTAATTATAATGCTAATAAAATAATTCCTAGTGATATGTTTGTAGTGTGGTCATGCAAAACATTACAGAATTGGAAAGCTATTGTAAGTGGTGTACATGTCAAAGAATTAATTGAAGTCACTTATAATGGTGATAAAGATGAAATATATGTAGACGTGTATGAGAAGAAACGCAATACAGTTATTTCTTATGATACTGATAGGAGTGAAAATGTATAGTATTAGTATTCAGCCACCAATCATAGCTATATTAACAATTATATTCCTATCATTAGTAGCTATCTTAGTAAGTATTAGTATTTATGATAGTGTTACTAAGTATAAAGATTCTAATACTATTAGGGGTAGATTAGAAGTTGTATTTGGTATGGTGTTAGAATCATCATTCTTTTTATTTCTGGTATTAAATATTGTATTACTATATAGTAATTTATAGAGGAGATAAACTATGGGTTGGGAAGAAAAACTATTAGAAGAGTTTGAAACATTAGAAGAACGTATCAATCATTTAATTACATTCTTAGATGATAATAAAGAGCATGAGGATTATTATATTCTATGTAAACAGTTATCTGTTATGATTGAATATCGTGAATGTTTAGATACACGTATTAAGAAATATAATATTAAATAGGGATTATAAAAGTTTTTTATAGAGATAGTACAAAACGCTAAAAAAGTTTGTATTATCTCTTTTTTATTATATTTAGTATACTTATAGTGTAATAATAGTTTTATTTACTGTGAGGTGCGAAATGAGTGAGTTAAAGACTTCATATTATTTACTGTTTATTATATTGTTATTGTCTTTTGTACAGCCATATATTTCAATAGGGATTCCAGACCATATATTTAATATAACACTATTTGTTATTGCATGTGCTGTGTACGTATTATCATAAGGAGAAGACACATGATTCCTAGTTATAAACTCATGCAACTGGTTGTCAATGAGTGCATTCAATATTTAAAACATGTAGAAGGAGCAGATGTATCTGATAATGATGACATCTATTCTTTTACAGATATCTATTCTAATGTAGTCACTGAGATATGTGATGGAGCATTAGATATGGACTTATATCATGTAGAAGCTAAGAAGTATGGTAAAGGGTTCAATAAGCATATGCTAGATACGTTATTAAGTCTATATGAAAAGAATAAGAAGAATTATAAGTATACTGTAGATAATGTAACATATATTTCAGATGAGTATTATGTATTAGAAAAAGTACTTGATAATTTAGTAAAGGAGAAATAATTATGTCTAAGGGTAAAACATATAAGAAAATGAGTAAGTATACGTCAATGGTAGCTTTAGCAATTCTAGGGTATCTAGAGAGTTTAGATGTAACTTTCTTGAGACGTCATATATCTGATTATGGACATGTATATTATACTGTTAAAGTTAAAGATGGTAATCTAATGTTTCTAAGTGAATTAACACCTGCTTTAGTAATATTACCACCTCGTGAGGTAGTTGCTTTCAATGAATTTATGGGTAAGGTATATAAACGATATCTAAGACGTTATCCTATTCAAAGTGAGGAGAGATTACAGGGATATCAAATGGATTTCTTATTATCTTTCTTACGTGATAATGGTAATGTGGATATAAAAGAATTTAGTGCTGATAACATTAAAAGGATTCATGAATTAGTTAAATCATGTGGGAAAGTTACGTTTTCTTCTTTCTTAGAATCTTTGTTTACAGTGAGTGTAAAAGAGAGTGATGAGGTTGGTAAGGTAGATGTAGCGATATCATGCAACTCACCTAAGTGTATTGATACGAATTTTGTTGTAGATGATACAGATTTCACATATATAAAAGATACATTCATGCACTTATATGCAAAAGGGTATCGTACTATTGAAGTAGGGGATGAAGTATTAGCAGTTGTACAAGAATATACTGCAGATGATGTAAAGGCTCATCGTGTATCTCGTAAGACATATTTAAACATATCCTCTACATTTGATATGTTAGGCTTGCGTGGGGCATTAAAAAATGGGGTATATGCTATTACTGATATACTTAATTTACCTCATCGTGGTGATGTAGTATACATGGATAATAAACCTTATTATGCACATAGCGTTCTGATTTCACTTAATAATGATAATCCTATCAAGGTTAAGTATATGTTATATCCTAATCATTTAAGTCCTGAGATGTATGATTTATTAGGGGAAAAGTCTGGGTTAGATTGGACATACAAGATTAGTGGTTATTATAATAGTTGTTGTTTCTTTATTGATACAATACAGAAACAATGGGATATATTTATTACTAAACAATAGGAGGTTATTATGTCACTTTGTTATAGAATGAATCGAATGGATGCTAGTACGTATATTGAGTTAGTACGTACTATTTATAAGTTACGTACAGTAGTATCTATTAAAGGTGTATTTACACAAATGTGTTTATCTAAAGAGGGTGTACCTACTTTCTATGATATCGATAATAAGAAGATAACAGATAGTAGATATCTAAAAGATTTACGGTTTGATGCTAAGGTATTAGATACATATACTACATTACTACTTGATGGTGGTAAGATGTTAAGTGTTACTACTATGATTAAAGAGTTATATGAAGAAGTAGTAAATTGTGTAGTAGATAGTATTGGTGATTTAGCACGATATAATAAAAGTCATACTAACTTTAACCTAATACCTAATTTCACTGTATTATATGATTATGATAATATGGATGATGCTTGTAAGATTGACTTAATACATAAGTATCAATATTTGTATAATATAGTAAATAAGTTTAAAGATGACGATAGATTAGTACCGCATTATGATATCAAGAGTGATAGTGTTACGTTTAGTATTAAGATTAAGAATGATGATATCTTCACAGGGACTCCTTTGTATGGGACAGATATTGAAGAAATATTATTACCTACAGTAGCATTTAGTAATGAATGTACAATAACTGTTAAGAGAGTACTAAGTAATATTAAAGCAATTATTCGGTATATTATGAGGTTACATGCTAATGCTGTATTAGAAGCATATACTTTCTTTGGTGATGAAGTATTACCTACACTTAATGTTGATGAATGTAAAGGTCAAGTCAACTATGTAAGTAGTAACAATATCAATGTTGGTTTACATGGTGATGTGATTGTAGTAGATGATACAGCGATTCGATTAATGGTATCAAAATTAAATGATTGGGAAAAGGTTACATGTTTTGTAGAAGCAGTGAATACTAATAAAGACTTGTTAAATCGTCCTATTGAATCATGTATTGGCACTGTAGCAAGTGCTATGTTAAGTTATATTAGATATCGATATGAATCTACCTTTAAAGAAGATATAGCGAATAATAGTCAATATATTAATAAGCTGTTACTATCTATGACGAGCATTGGTCATTATGGTGATGATTTCATTCATCAAGGTGTGAATGCTTTTATAATTGCATATAAGGGATATGTAAATACTAATTCCATGAATCAGTTAGATATGTTACTTGAGTACATACGATATTGTAAGGACGTGTATGTAACGTCTTTTACATGGGATACAAAGCATTTAATTAAAATACAATTCAAGCATAAAGCAGATGATTGTCTATCTGTTATTGATTATATTAGAGGAGAAGCTTTTGCGACAGAGTTAGATTGTGAGGAAGTCATTAATCTATTACATCTAATTCGTAAGTTAATATGTAATTTCTATCATACATGGGAGTCAAGAGATAGAGTAGTATTCATCGATGCATTAAATGGGTTTAAATTAATTTCAGAGGTTTCTAAATTATCAGATAATGCTAAGGTGTATTTTGATTATGAATTAGGGGATAATTTAAACTATGCTACAAATGTTTATGGAATACCATTGAATAATGATACAATTCTTGCATTTGGTGATATGGTCATTCCTATGTGTGGTAAATATACTAAGGAAGATTTAAAACGTGCTAAGTTCATGACAGAGATTCATAATACTAAGTATCAATCATTGAAAGTGTTGTTACGGACAATCATTAATACAATGTTTACTGTGTTTGAATCCACGAATGCATCTGATATTAAATCCGTGTCTATTGGTGTAGAAGGTATTAGGGATTTTGATAAGTTAGCATTCTGTATTAAGACACGTGATGGTAACACAAATATACACTATGTAGATGTACCTTATGGGTGTCGACATACTGTGTTTGGGTTCTTTCATGAAGATAGTGGTTATCATATCTATGATGTATCATTACATAGATTACTAGAGATATTGAATGAATTACGTGAATTAATGTTTAATTCCTATATGTACTTTGGGTATACAGTAGGGGATAATTTTGATACATTAGATAGTGATATTCATAAATTGGGTGTAGTTGTGAATTGTTGTGAAAATAGTTATAATAAAGAAGAGGTAGTTATGTGTGAAGTAAATAGTACTACTGTATGTACAGACAATATTAAATATCCTACAAATAATATAAACATGAGTAATCCTACGAATAATATAAACATGGGTAATCCTACGAATAATATAAACATGGGTAATCCTTATAGACATGGACGTGAATTAAGTATGTTATCTGATACTAACTCTTCTAAAGTACTAGCACGTGATTTAGCATTAGAGTTCATTAGTAGTGGTTATGATGTAGTCATGCGTGATGGGGATAATTTAGTAGTCTATGCATATGAAGATAATCGTCAAGAATATATTCCTAATTCGTTACGACGTGTATTCTATGATATTGATAAAGTAGAACTATTACCATTAACATACTACGTGTTTATGTGTAAATAATAAAAAAATAAAAGGGGATTACATTATGGACTATACAGTACAAGAGATACGTTTCACAGCTGAGGATTATGTCAGCTGTGTAGACTTATTCTATTATTTAAAAGCTAAGGGTAAGAATATAAGTTATGATTTACCAATCACATCTATTGATTCATGTGGTATAGATTTCAAAGGTGACTTCTATAATTATAAACTTAGTGATGAAGTATTAGATGCTTTAGGGGCATTAGATGGTAAATTGGATATGACTGTAGGGAAGTTATTGAAGAGATTAAAGTATGTAATAACACATGCTATTTATCCTTTATATGAAGTTAGTGCTAAGGCAATGACTGATAAGGCATTTGCTAAGTTATGTCCTAATTTCACAACACATGAATTACTACAGGGGAATAGTTTTAAAGGTTTTCTAGATTTCTTATCAATGTGTTATGACGCATATACATTCTTTGTAGATGGTGATTATCTAAATTGTTGTGTACGATATTGTGAGGAGGATAAGTGGAATTATCCTTTCCATATGTACAATAACCGTGGTGATGATATTAGGTTGTCTTTTGATATTATGAAGTATGTAGCGTTTACTGATAAGAGAGAGATGGCAGTACATGATGTGGTAGATGCAATTGAGGAATTAATGTATATGGCATCTAAACTACATCTCAATCGTTGTAAACATTTAGAGAGGTTGTATACTAAATGTTTACAAGATATATCTGATAGTGAGAGAAGTACACGGATTAAATATCAATTCATGTTTGATGAGTCTCCTGCACAAGAAGTCAATACTTATTATATTCGTGATGTAGATGGGAGTTTACATATTAAGTTAGATGATATCTCTTATTATAATACGTATTCTAAGATTCAGCGTTTACGAGATGCACTTAAAATGTGTACACGTAATAATCATTCATTAGAGGATGTAACAATCTTTGATATCGTGAGTGCTATGGTTTCTCATACAGATAGAATTCTAAGTGATGTGTATGGTGATGACTATGCTAAGTTTAGTAATATCGATATGATGTTCTTAGATAACATAGGGTACGCATATAAAGATACGCATCCTCATATATCACAGGCTATCAATTTATATGTGATATATTATAATCGTCATCTTGTTAAGAATCATACATATTCATTCTTAGAGCAGATATGTCATGCGATTACATTTAATAGTGAGACAATGGATGGGGATGTAGAATGTATAGCTGATAATGATTTTACATTCAATCGTGGCTATCGTGAAATAACTATATCATTAGACCAATATATTGATATAGATAATACACCTGTTGTTAATGCGAATATGGATGCTAGAGGGTATGTAATATCTAATATACTTGTTAAGATGTTAGATTACTTAAAAGTACTAGGTGCTACATGGTATTGTCATACGAGGTTTACACATAGTATTGCTATGTTAGTTATGATGAGTGAGTTAATGTATCATCCTAAAGATTATGTATTCTATGATTATTCTGTGACTCAGTCTTTTGATTTCATTTCTAATGAATATATTAGTGATGAAGAAGATGACGTATTGATGTGTAAAGGTTCAATGTTACCGTCTTTTGGGATGTATACATTAGATACATTACGTGAGAAGACAGGGTTTAGGTCATTAGATTATGTACTTTCTGCTCGTAAGGGTTTATTAACTATTATAAATGGTATCACTAAACAATTACAGGGTGTACATGATGAAGTAGAAGATATTGAGTTAGTACATGATATGAATAACTTTGATAACTTCTTTACTTTGAAATTGATATATCATAATGGTGATATCACTACTAGAGATGTATATGTAGATGGTAAAGAGTGGGATAGTGTGTATGATTATATCTTGGCATCTGAAAATGTTGATTATAAATACTTAGCGTTATTTAATACGAGAATGGCTTTGTATACATTTAAGACTCATGTAAACTCTATGTTACATCTTATTGATAGAGTAGGTAAAACATATGAGTTATATAATAAGAATCATGATGATATGCATCTTATCAAGAATCGATTAAGTACTCTTATGGAATATGTGCATAAAGATTATGCTGTACGTAAGAAAGAAGAAAAAAGTAGTAATGTAGGTACTGCAGATACTAAAGAAGTAGAAACAGAAGATACTACTCAATCTACAGACATAGTATTAACTACATTACAGAACATGAGTTCAAAGGTGAATGTCAGAGATATAGCGAGAGTATTAGCTACTGAGTATATGATTCATGGGTATGATTACTTAGATATGGAAGGCAATACATTATATGTGTATACCACTGATAGTGCAATAAAAGAAGTGATTCCTAGTCCTTTACATAAATTCTTTACTTATGTAGGTACGATTGATAAGTTACCATTGTTGTACTATCTCATTGGTTAATGGTGATACATATGGAAGGTGTAAACGCTATATTTGATTTTGCATATGGTGTGTATTCTATATTAGGGGTATCATTGTATGTATTTATCATCATGTTAGTATCAGTAGTGATAGGTGTTAGTAGGTCATATCAATTAGATATATTCTGTAAGGTATACACTAAGGCATCAATTATATTATCTATTATATGTGTTGTCATAGTATCAATTTATAATACTATATCATTTATTTTAGAATAGAGGTGTATATGGCTAATATTAATACGAGTGTAACAGATGTATTACAGCATTTAGGGATAGAATATATTCGTAGGGATGCAGATAATAATTACTATATGGTGACAGATAGTGGTGAGAAGATTTCATGTGATGAATTCTTTAAAGTCGTATGTATGCATCTATTACAAGATACAGATGAATTATATGTAGATAAATAGAGAAAAGAGGTAGAAAATTCTACCTCTTTTTTGCTTATTTACTTTACAATACTTTACAATTATGTTATACTATATATGTACCAGATAGGTGGTACAGATATTATTTTTCAAAAGGAGAAAGAAAATGGAAATGTTAAAATGTCTAAGCGGTTTACCAATTATGTTATTAGTAGCGTTATTGTTGGTACTTGTATATGCACATTCTAAGGGGTATGCTCCTACTAAATGGTACAAGTTGGTATTGATTATTTTGTTTATTCTTTCTTTACTAGATGTGTTTGTGATTAATGCGGATTTATATCCGCTTTAATCATATAAGGAGATATAAAAATGATTGTAGTAGCTTTTATAGTATTAGTTGTATTGGTGTATATCAATATGATTGGTAAGAAATTAAAGAATGATATAGAACGTGAAGAAGCAGAAGATTTTTATCGTAAAATGCGTAACGATAAAGATTTCTTGAAAAAGATAGGGGGTTGAGTTATGGAACCTGTCATTAGTCCGTGGACTATTTTTTGGTTACAAGTCTTGGTTAATATAGATGGATTTAATCATGTAGTTTTTCCGCTTATTATGATTCTTGATTTCTTTTGGGTTTGGTATCTTTTAGATAGAAAGTTTGTATTGAATAAGTATGATTCTTACACTGAGGCTATGGGTAGTAAAAGCATTGAGACTAATAAATCTTATTTAGAGATAGAGAGTGATATTAATTTTGCGAGTAAGTTTAAATATCCTCTATTAGTTGTATCTATTGTTAGTTTTCTATGCATGATTCTAATTCCTAGTAAAGAGATGCTTATTGCTATTGTTGCATCTAACTATATTACTACAGACAATATTAATATGGCTAATGAGTTATTTAAGTCTAACTTAAATGATTATGTTAATATTATTGCTAATGCATTTAAGAGGTAGATAAGATATGGGGGGTTAATATATTATGTTTATACCAACTACATTAGTTTGTTTCTTGTTATTGATAGGGTATCTATTAGTAACTATATTTAAGATTAGAAAGAATTGGCATTTTAAAAATGCTAATCACTATGAAGTATGTGGTGCAGAGAGGGATACAAATGTATTTCCTTATGTATTAGATTTCATTGGTAAGATTGTATTACCAATGGGGTTTTTAACTGTAGAGAGTACATCTATGTGTGCTATATTGATAGTAGCGTTTATCATCTTTATCTTTTATAGCATTCGTACAGATTTCAATTTCTTGTATGCTATAGTGTTTAATATTTATAAGGTAACTACAGATGATGGTATTATCTATACAGTATATTCTTTTGAAGATATTTACTATGTGAATAGTGGTAAGTATTTAGAGGTAGGAAATGGAATTTTGTTGCAACAGTCAAAATAATCATCATATCGATTGCGTATCGATTACAAGACCTCATCTAGTTAAAGCATTAGATAAAGATGATGCTACAAAAGAGTATATGGGTTTTTATTATGGCTATGTACAAAAGTATAGCCATTTTGAAGATGTACGTAAGGATTACTTATTAATTGTGGATGAGGCTACATTACAAGCAGATGCTAATGTATTACGTGTAGAGATTGATTATAATACTATACGTCAGTCTACAGATGTGTTAGACTGTAATGGTAAATTATTGTTTGTAGGTGATATCATATCATTTAAAAACAATAAGGATAGACAATTTATTATTGTTAAAGGACAGAGTAGTTTTGGTTTTATGGATATACATAATACTAAAGAAAAGACAGTATTTCCTTTGATGTGCAATAAATATAGTGGTAATGTCAATACAGACATAGTATATGTAGAGGGGTAGAAAATATGGAAGAAAATGTTAGTATGTTACAATCTCAAATTGATACTTTAGGTGAGCGTATTAAGGTATCAAAAGAGTTATTATCTAAGATTGATAATATTAGCGAAGTCGATGCTGGTATTATGAAAAAACGTATTAGCGATTGCATTGTTAATTTTGAGATTCTTAATTTTCTATTAATGGAAAAACAAGTGATTCAATCAAAAGAAAAAGAAATGTCTACGATTCTAGATACTGCAGATGAAGATGTGCCTGTTGCATCTGTAGGGTTAGATGGTGAGATAACTATTTAATATAGTGTAAAGTATTTGTATATGTGTTATAATACTCTATATACAAATACTTTTTTATTAAGAAGGAGATTGTTTGAAGTGGATAAGTATGGACGTGTAATATACGATAAGAACTTTCATACAAAGAACTTTATCCTACATTATAAGAACTTAATTAATGTAGACACGTTTAAATCTGATAAAGTTGCGTATGGAAAACGTATTGATGAATTAGCGAAACAGTTATCATCGATTGATATGAATAAGAATATTTTATTTATTGGTGGTCAGGATATACATCGTGAATTATTCTTAGCATTAATGAGTCGGTTTGATACATTACAATCATATTATTATTGTAGTATGATGCAATTACATGATATCTTTTGGGGTAATCGTGGTAGTGAAAACACGCATCTCATGGATGAAGATAAAATGTATTCATTACAAGATATTACGGAAAAGATATTATGTGTCTATATCAATCGTGAAATGATTCCAACACGTAATGCTAGTGTAGTAGGTACTGTAATTACTAATCGTTGTATGTTACCTAATAAGATAAATTGGTTATACTTTCATGGGTTTATGACTGATATGTTAGATAGAGATGGGTATAAAGCTATTTATGATTTGTTTAAGTCAGGCGATAGTTTTGTTATTGTAGATTTGAATAAAGATATACCATCTATCTTCAATAGTAATGATACTAAGGCTAAGAAAGCAGTTAGAAAACGGACTACTAAAACTACTGAAACAGTGGCAGAGTTTTCCTCTAATGTAGCTGATTTATATTAATAGGGAGTATGTTAAATGAGAAATGTAATATATTCATGTCTATCTAAGTCTGACCCTTATTATGTTGATTATCTTAGAATCTTTGAAGAAGAGGCAGATAATTATAAGAAGCAGTTTAAGATAGATGGTGTATTAAGTGATGTAGAACGTAAGTTTATGGATTTCATCATTAAATCATATGAGGTAAGTGGTGAGACTCCTAGCTTAGACTTATTTATTAAAATGTTTAGTGAGTATCCTGTAGAGGATGATTTACGTGTAGCAGAAGAGATTGGTATCAACGACTTTAGGGTATATATCTTTAATCTTATTGATAAGAGGGTTAATAAGTATATTGCGAATCGGTTAGATGAATTAAATGCTAAGGTAAAGAGTGATGGTATCACAGATGATATCGCACAAGAATTTACTAAATTAACTTCTTTATCTAATCGTAATAAAGCTAAGGATATCAATATTGAAATAGATTCTAAGCAAGAGTATGATAATAAGAAGTTACGTCCTGTAGGTTTGGTAACTGGTATACCAGAGATTGATGATAAAATCGGTGGTATGAGTCCTGGTACTGTAACTACGATTGCTGGTTTTACATCACAATACAAATGTGTATCAGAAAAAGAACGTGTACGCACTAATAAAGGTTTACTAACAATTAAGGAAGTATATCATCTATTTAAGAGTGGACATAAAGACTTAATGGTTCAATCTGAATTTGGGATGCGTGAGTTAGTAGCAGTCCATGATGAAGGCACTAAAAAGTCTTATATCATTTATATTGGTGGCATACCTATTGAGACATCACCTGTACATAGATTTCGTGTGTTAACAAATGAAGGATTAGAATGGGTTGAAGCACAGAATATTAAATGTGGTGATAGAATTGTACAATCATTAAAACAATATACTCATGATGGTCATCGTGGTGATGAGTTAGATTGGGGACATAAAGCAGAGGTAATTGCTAGAACACAGGAAGCTTTTGATGATAACTTATTTACAGAAGGTTTGAATTGTTGGAAGGCTTTCATCAGCGAACTATTTAGGCATATAGGGTATGTCATTAAAGGTGGGAATACATTTATGTATTTTCTTAATGATAAGAAAGCATATTCTGTAAGTCGATTATTATCAGCATTAGGGATTTCTACAGTCTTTGTAAATAGTAAGTTATTCATTAAAGGTTCTTATTCATTAAATAATTTTATTAATGTAGTAGGTGCAGATACATATAGTGATGTGGCTCATCGTTTAGAATTATCTGAAATGAATGATGAAGATTTAGGCAATAGTGAATTTATTCCTATCTCTAAAGATGATATCTATGAATTTTTTGGTTCTGAGTTGACATGGAATACAGTAACTGATATAGAAGAATCAGAATGTTATATGTATGATTTAACAGTTGACGGTTCCCCTACATATTGTCTAAATGGATATGTAACACATAATACTACGTTCTCTTTAAATATAGCACATCTTAATGCATATGAGTTGGGATATAATGTATGTTATTTATCTCTTGAGACTCCTAAGGAAGATATTAATTGGAACTTGTTAGCGTGTCATAGTTATAATACAAAGTTCCAACGATATAACTTTATATCACATGCTAAGATGCGATGGGGTACTATGACAGAAGATGAAGAAGATTTTATTTTTAACGAGGTAGAGCCTGATTTAAAGAATGATTATATCGATGATGAAGGGAATACTCGTAAACGTGGTAAGGTTATTATATTAGATGAGTCTGATTTTAAGACGTTTAGTTTTGGTGAGATTTCTAGTGTCATAGAGAAAGTAGACGATAAATTAGGTGGTAAACTTGATTGTGTTATCGTAGACTATATTCAGTTGTGTAAGTTCAGTGGTCAAGGTGTTACATACGATGCTAACTCACAGATTAATAGTTATGTAACATTCTTTAGACGGTTAGCACAGAACTTTAAGAAAGAAATTAAAGAAGATGGTACTGAGGAAGTACGTCAATTAACAATGATACTATTAGCACAAATCAATCGTAGTTCTTGGCAGAAAGCTAGTAGGAATGATGGTCGTTATGATATTACTTGTTTAGCAGATGCAAATGAGTTAGAGCGTGGTAGTGCTAGGGTATTTACTACATATACATCAGAGGACTTAAAGGCAAGGAAGTCAGCACAAGTACAAATACTTAAAAATCGTGCTGGTCAGACTATGTACGACCCTGTTACAGTATATGCAGATGGTGAATCCTATGTATTTATGTCAGAAGATGGTATGAATAGTAGTTTTGGTGGTGATGGTCTAGCTAGTGTTGAAAGTGCGTTCGCTAGTATAGATGATTCATTTGATTTCTTATAATATGGAGGTATATTAATATGAGTTCTTTTAACTATAATGGTAAAACATATAATTTTACACAAGACGTGATAGCTGAGGCAGAAGGTAAATGTGTAGCTATTTTAACAAGCGAAGATAATGTAGTATGTGAGTTGACATTTGTAGATGGTGTATTAGAATCTATTAAAGAAATTGGTTAAAAATAGTAATAAGTATGTTCATTTAAAGTATAATGTGCTATAATGTAGGCAAATAGCGTATTATCTATATATAGTAGTGGTGTCAGTAGATAGAAGCTATTGATATCACTACTATTTTTATGTTATAAAGAAAGTGAATATATTTTAATGGGGCAACTAGATAAATTAACTAAAAGCTACGAACCACATATTATCAAATGTAGGGTAGATGGCGATAAAGCCGCTTTAGCTGTATTATCAGATGTACATCAGGGTTTAAATGATAGGAGATATTTACAAGATACTGTTAAATTCTTGTTATCTCTTGGGGATAGGTGTAAAGTTATCCTAGGTGGTGACTGTACAAATACTACGACTAAGAACTCTAAAGGTAATGTACTTGAAGAGTGGTGTAGTGGTAGTGAGCAGATTTATACTTTAGTAGATGATATTCGACCATTATATGAGAGTGGTCAGTTGATTGGTATTGTAGAGGGTAATCATCCTAAACGTGCATATAATGAAGCATATATCACTATTGAAGAGATGATTGCTAGTTTACTAGGTGATAAATCGCTATATAAAGGTTGTATGGGTATTGTATATTTCAATGTAAATGATAACCTATACATACATCAAATATTACATAAACATCGCTCTACAGAGGGTGCGTATGATTATTTTAATGCAGATGTAAATTGGTTTGAGCATAAGCATAAACCAATGATTAGACCTAGGGTTAGAATTGAACATAATAAATTTGTTAAAAAACCTGTAGCACGTCAAGTATGGGATATCTATCAGTCTAGTTTTCAAGTATTCCCTGAGTATGCTAAAAGTTCTGGATATAAGCCTAGTGTAAGTGGTTATTATGTATGTGAAATGACTGGTAATAAGCATAATCGAATGGCTACACCATATTTTGATAGTGATTATAGGAATTTAATTAAAAATGGCTATGAGTTTTAAGGGAGTGTAAGTCATGGATGAGTTATTAGCAAGTTATCGAAGTAATATAGGTCTAAGAGATTGTAATATAGAAGCTAAATTATGTATAGGTAGGGAAGGGGAATATGGTGAATACCCATCTGAACCTTGTTTAGATTATATGAAATTAGACATTGAAGGTTTTGAAGAACAGTTCGAGAACTCGTATATTTATACAAATATCTCACTTAGAGACATGGCATATATGGTTATGTATTCAAATTTAGAGGAAGATTATGTATATACTGTTCCTTGTGGTTCATTTGATATGTTGGTGAGGTCTGTATATCATTATCATGGAGTGGATGTATATATCACAATACCTTTAAAGGCTTTTATTACAAAATGCATGGGGTGTTTTTCATATATTAATGGTAATAGTGTAGTTGATTCTATATTTGATTTGTATAAAGATAAAGAGGGAGGATTTAGTGAGTGTTCAAAGAAACGTCTAAATTAGATAGTTGGATTGATTCGATTGATAGTTTTATAGAATTAGAAGATGGGAATGCAGTAGCATCAGATGTCATATCTAATGCAAAAGAGTTTATTAAGTCTGTATATGATTTAGATAAAACGAACCCGTGGTATCGTAGATGTGGAGTAACAATTCTATCTTCAGCTATAGGTAGTATTCTTATTTCTATTCAAGCTGTTAATGGGACTCAGCTGGACATTGAATTTCTTCCTAGGGATATGATTAGTATGTATCATTATGATACATTAAGCGAAGAAAACAATGTAGTAGACTTGCTCTATCTAGATGCTATGTCAGTAGAGGAAGCTATCGACGAATTTAAAAAGCTATTAGATGCTAGTGCTATTTAATTTAAAAGGGGATTTTATTATGGTAGTACATTCTGAGGAAGATATTATTGAATTAGTTAAGTTTTTTAAAAAAGACTATAATACAATGGATTTAACTAATCAAGTTAAGAGTGTAGTAGATTTTGTTAAGGGTACAGAATTATCAAGACCTATTTCTTGCACAGAGGTAGATGTGTCTGTACATGAGGATAGTACAATTACGATTGAGTATACAGTTAATGAATGGGCAATTCGTTTTATTTTCTTTTCTGATAATCAAGTACATGTGCAAGAATGTATTAATCACATTACTAAATTTGAAAATGTAAAACGTGCTATTATGTATGCGAATAGATTTCTTTGTATTTAGGTGATATATGGTATTAGTTTCTTTTGTGTTAGTATTAACAATATTTGTACTAATTTTATCCGTTATACAGGATTATTTTGCTGATAAGAATATGTGGTATTATTTGTTATCTGTTGCTACTGTATTATTGCTAATGGTGTTAGCAATGTGTGGTGTACATATAATTTTTAGATAATGCTTGAGTGTATGATATGATTTCATACACTCTTTTTTATTATCTTTACAAAACTTTACACTTATGGTAAGATGACTTTGTAGATATATTACTTATACTATTTAAAAGGAGATTACATTATGAGTAGGGTTCTTAGTAAAATTAAAAGACGTGGCAATACGCATTTGATTACGGATTTCATTCGTAGTTTACATGAGTACCATATGCGTACAAAAGATGTATTATTTATCATGACTAGTTGTGGGTATATGTCTTGGGAAGATTTCTGTAAAGTAGCAAGACATGATTACTTTAATAGTGGTTATGGTTCTCCTGAGGTAGCTATTGATTTAAAGATATTCACTACTAAGGGATATTTTTATCGTCATGAAATTTGTGATGGAATGGAAGAGTGGAGATTTCATTATACAGACCATGAAATGTCTAATCATAAATTAGATACATCAGATGTAAAGTCATTCGTAGGTTGTCATTGGAATACATTATCTGAAATTATTAAAAGAGGTAATGAAGATGTATAGCTATAGGGAGATTAATGCTAGTAGGTTTAATGAATTACATAAGGTGAGTAATGAATTACTAGCTAGAATTGCAACGTCTATCATGTTAGATGAGATTGATAGGTGTGATAATATTCTAGATTATGTAAGTGGTAATGGTAACTTTCAATATAGTAGGGAATTTACGTATATAGGTGGAAAAGGTACTATTAAGATTGGTACTCAACTTTTACCTATTAGGCAGAGTGATAAATTTTTCTTTAACAGTGGCACATTAGATATTTCTTTAGGGGAACATCAATTTGTTAAGATTCGAGTTCATAAAGGTCTTAATGGTTGTACTATAAGTGTGTCAAAGTGTCATTTTAGATATGTGACAGAGGAAAGAAATATTATTAAGGATATTTTATCTCAATACATGGGTTCTAATGATATTCCTAAAGATTCTGAATTGTATAAGGCTTATCTTGAGTATACTTCTATGATAGAAGAGATGAGTGATATTTTGGGGTTTTAGTATATAGTAAATTATATATAATGGTTGTACATTCTTTCTAGATTGGTGTATAATGTAAGAGAATTATTCTTATAAAGAAGTATGAGAATAACGACTGAACAAGTAGAAGTAGTGAAGCGTATGTTTATTATCTTAGTTATTTGGAGCATGTTTTAGCCGATAATAATGATGATAGATAACAAAAGCATAACGAAACGAAAGGAGGCCGTTTTAATCTATGTCTAATAAGATTAAGGCTGTATTATCAATTCTAACATTTTGTGGTATTCTGTTTGGTTTTGTAGGTAGTGCAGATGCACGTCAGGTAATGACTACTGCATATACTCCTCATGAGCAAGCTGGGTACATGGCGAATGGGTTATGGATTCAAGAGGGTTATGTTGCTCTTGATTTTCTACCTTTAGGCACACAAGTGTGGTTAGATGGTGTTCCATACATCGTTGGTGATTAGAATCGCCACGTACATTCATGACTAAAGTCATGATTAAGTGGTGTGAATAGTCCATGCATCTAGTGATAGGTGTGTGCCAAGATAGTCTACATCTTGGGGATTCATTGAATTGCTGGGAACTCCTAAAGCTTAACTAACTACAACGTGATATCTATTAATACGATATGAGCGTGAACGTAGCGAAAGCAGAAAAAATTAGTTAGATGGTATAAGGTGAAATAAAAGCATGTCATAATTGACATGTCCTAAGTACTGTAATAGTGGACAATCAGCATCCAAGCACGAAAGTGAAGGTTCAACGACCATCCCGTGAGGGAGTACACTACAAGCGTTTGGTAGTGGAAGTGGTGAAGGTCTTTATTGAAAAACAGTAAAGATTAAGATATGGTCTGTGCTTTATTGAAAGATAAAGATGCACGTAGTGGTGCTGGCTAGGTAGTAGCGAACTTAGTTGAACGAGCATCCTCTTAGAAAATTTCATAGTTATAATTATATATTTGATAAAAATTCCTCTTAGTATTATAATAAGATAGTAATATTCTTTATTTAGTGT